ACTGTTATGTCCGTGTGATGGCAGAAGTACTCCGTCTTATCTGACCCGCTTGCGAATCCGTACCCCTTCTTCTTATTGAACCACTTCACTTGATACATTTTATTTATTTATTATTTTGCCTTTATATCTGTTTTTTTAAGGAACTTACTAGAATCTTGTCCCTGAGGGCGCGTTTAAAGATGTATTTACTGTATTGTTTCCTCGGATTGATCTTTGCACGGGGATTATGGGCTGGTCGTTTAAAGATATGTTTCCGTGTGTTGATCTGGACTGGATTCTTTGTGTTCTTCTTGTACGCCTTGGAGGACGCCTTGCAGGTCGCCTATTTTGTGCGCTTCCAACTCTTCTGTTTGCTGTATTGTCTGGCTCATTTAAAGATATATTGTTTCCTAGTCTTGTTGATCTTCTTCTTGTACGCCTTGGAGGACGCCTATTTTGCGCGCTTACTCTACTTTGACTCTCAACAGGTATAGCATTCGCAATAGGTCTACTATAATTTATAGGATCCACATTTCTTCCAACAATATTCTCGCCTGTATATTCGTCTGCATGAGGAATTTTTCCTATATTGTTTAGAGAAACATTACCTACAACTTCTCCAAAATTAATGGGGTCTGCAATCACAGAATCGCTTATAAGAATTCTAATTCTATTATTTAATTCATCGTTTAGTTCGCATGTTAACTCAACAACAAAATCTAATGAAACCGGGTCAATACTTTCGGTTAAGTCATTCAATCGGGATAAATATTTATAATAATAAGACGCTCGTAAATAAAGTGGAGAGCATTTGACCAAAATTTCTAAAACGATTTTAAATAGTTTAGATAACGCTTCACGAAATGGTAAAAACATAAAGGATCTATCCTCTATATTTTTTATATCTTCCAACAAAGATAAGTATTCGTAAAACATCCGTGTTGTAACAACATCCGGGATTATTCTTATTATTCTACTTATGTTTCTGTATAACTTGTTATAGCAAAAATAAAATGAATCCCTCATTATACTAACGCATTACATTTTTTATTATACATCATCAGTTTTATCTCCTCTTTTATCCTGTTAATACACTCGTCATTATCCTTGTTGTTCAGATATTTTAAAAATTTATCTTTCAGATCTTTATCATCATTTGTCTCAAGCCATTCTTCCAACATCATCTCCTTCTCTTCATAAAGTTTATCCAATTCTTCTTTCTTGTTTGCCAAGTTCCAATTGTTTCCGTCATAAACCATTAAGTATTTATCCTTCATGTTTGAAATATAGATATTCATGTTTTCAGGTTTTAAAGGATTAAAATGTATCTTTTCAATCATATTTTTTACACAATAGTTTACTTTTTTGATACTATTCTTATAATCTTGTTCTGTTAAATGACTAATGTCTGTGTCTCGGTAAGATAAAAGAGTAATGTTCTGTATATGTGTATTAAAGGAACCATTTATCTCTAATTTACCCATTAACTTTTCTATTTGTTTGGATTGACTATGTAACTGAGATTGAAAACTCTTACGTTGCTCTTCTAGTTGCTTGCTCTGCGAGTCTATCTGCACATTTAATAAACGAACCAGTTCTTTAAGATCCTCATCCTTATTTTTTGTACATGAATATTTTATATGTTTTGATAAAGAGGATCTATGTTTGTATGGCTTATCACAATATTTACATAAATAACTATCTTTTATTGTCTCATTTTTATGTATCCCAGAACTAATATGCCTATTATAATTATAACGACTGGTTGTTTTATATTTACACCATTCACAGTTATGTTCCATTATAATCTATAGAAATATTTATTTATATGGTTTCACTCACTTGGCTAACATTCGGCTAACATTTGGTGAGTTTCCGGCTAATTACGGCTAACATCGGTTTTAAAAATAGGTAACATTTCCATTCATTATATTTAGGAGTTACACGTATTATGGTAACACGCTCACTTGGGTTCGCTCACCTAACTCACTTCATATTTTTGAAACGGTAAAAGATTGTAAATATTTACTTGTTTGTTACTTGTCCTTACTGGGTGGTAGGCTAACACTTCCGAGCGATTTTTTTCCGGGAGAGAGAGGCCGAAAAAAAAAATAAAAAAGTTTTCAGAGGATCCGAAAAATATTTTTAAAAAGTTCATGGATTTCTCTCCGTACATTCTTTTTATAAAGACTTAAAAACAAAAAATAGTATTATAGAATGTCTCACTTTATAATTTTGATAAAAGGTTTAATTCCAAAAAAAATACAGAGGCCTGTTGGAAGATGGAGAATAGAGAATTGTAATGTTTCCATGGATAAAAAAATAGATTTATCAAATGAAGACCATTGCGGTCCTTGTGGACAGTATGCTTTAGAAAAAAATAAGATAACACTCAACAAAACAATGTGTCAAATTAAAAAAGGATCCCATAAATGAACCCTTCTATGCGTTCGCTCACTTGGCTAACATTCGGCTAACATTTCGCGAGTTTATGGCTAATTACGGCTAACATCACTTTTATTTTTACGTAACAAATTTACTAATTATTTTTAGGAGTTACATGTAATACAGTCACGTGCTCACTTGGGTTCGCTCACTTCACTCACTTCATATTTTTGAAACGATAAAAGATTATAGAAAATGATTAGATTATTATGTTGCCTTACTGGAGGGTAGGCTAACAATTTGGAGCGATTTTTTTGCGAGAGAGAGAGGACGAAAAAAAAATAAAAAAGTTTTCAGAGGATCCGAAAAATATTTTTAAAAAGTCCATGGATTTCTCTCCGGAGTTTCCGTTAAAAGTACAGTAACAAATTATAAAACAATTAGTTTATTGAAATCTTTCTATGCAGTCGCTCACTTGGCTAACATATGGCTAACATTTCGCGAGTTTCCGACTAACTACGGCTAACATCGCTTTTAAAAATACGTAACAAATTTACTAACTATTTTTAGAATTTATACGTAATACAGTCACATACTCACTTGGGTTCGCTCACTTCACTCACTTCATATTTTTGAAACGATAAAAGATTATAGAAAACGATTAATTTATTATATGCTCTTACTGATGCGTAGGCTAACTCAAGTGAGCGATTTTTTTGCGAGAGAGGGAGGCCGAAAAAAAAATAAAAAAGTTTTCAGAAGATCCAAAAAATATTTTTAAAAAGTCCATGAATTTCTCTCCGGAGTTTCCGTTAAAAGTACAGTAATAAAATATAAAAATACAAATATATTATAATCTTTATATGCAGTCGCTCACTTGGCTAACATATGGCTAACATTTGACGAGTTTCCGGCTAACTACGACTAACATCACTTTTAAAAATACGTAACAAATTTACTATCTATTTTTATGATTTACACGTAATACAGTCACATACTCACTTGGGTTCGCTCACTTCACTCACTCCATATTTTTGAAACGATAAAAGACTGTATAAAATGGTTAGATTATCAAGAGGCCTTACTGGAGGATAGGCTAACATTTTGGAGCGATTTTTTCGCGAGAGAGGGAGGCCGAAAAAAAAATAAAAAAGTTTTCAGAAGATCCGAAAAATATTTTTAAAAAGTCCATGGATTTCTCTCCTTAAAGATTTTTAGGTAAAGTTATTTAAAATATTAATAATTAATAATATAATGCCTAAGTTGTTATTAATTGACAATCGTGTAAGACTAACAGATATCATTATAAGTTCTATAGAAAGAGATGTTGACTATGTTGTTTTTGATTACGAGACAGAGACGGTTGATAGTTTTATAAGTAAAATAACAATTAAACCATATGAATCTATAGGAATTCTTCAAGAACAAGATACCATACCAAGCTATACTTTAGCCAAACCGATGGGAGATTATGATTTAAATGATTATAGTACATGGACAACCTATATTGAATTAGTTCAATGGTGTGTCTCCAATCTAGGTATAAAATTCTGGGACTTGATAGAATGTAATATAGACAGTACCTGGCAAATGGTTATCTCCTCTTTACAGGATCAATTTAATATTACAATTCGTTCCTCTTCCAAACAACTTGGTAATACAGATGTAGGAGACAACTGGGTCTTTGATGACGGGACATCCTTAATTGGTATTTATTTTACAAGTGCAATTAATGAATATCCCTTTACACTTGGTGTTGGTTACAGTTTAGGAAGCTCTTATGTATTAGATAACAATGGAATTGTATATGGACAAAACTCTAATCTATACGGGCAACTAGGTATTGCTCCGTCATCTCCGATATCCAGATGGACGCAAATTGCTATACCAGGTTCTATCGCCGTAGTACAGGTATCCACGACAAACACAGGCGCAGTATTCCTTTTAACGAATGGAACCTGTTATGCATGCGGATATAACTACAAATATTGTTTGGGTTTACCAGAAACACAAGATGTTTTTCCATCAACCTATACATCTTTAAATACTTATACGCCAACTAAAATAGAAATCGCGGATGTAAAATATATTACGTGTGGATTGTCTCATACAATATTTTTATTAAGAGATGGATCCGTTACAGTTACAGGCGCGAGTTCCACAGGTGCAACCTGTTATGGAATAACTACATCAAATCTAACCTTTCTTTTAAAACCAAACGTACTACAAGATGTATATTTGATAACATCCATGTATCAACAAACTATGTTTGTGTATGCAAATAAACAAAATTGTATCTATTTTTTTGGTAATAATACAACAGGTTCTCCTTCTGTTGCAACGTATACAAAACTTCTACTCAAAGAATCACCTGTAAATATAAAACAAATTGAATGTGGTGGTGAAAATATGTATTATGTAGATGTAAGTAATAATCTTTATGGAATTGGAATAAATAATTTGGGACAGTTAGGCCAAGGAAATTTAACCCGGGCTTCCTCCTGGGTAGAAATAACTATTCCGAGCAATAAGGTTTTAAAGGTTAGTTCATCAGGTCCAAATCTTACCATATTAACATTGACAGGAGATATATTTTTTACTGGTCTAGCCCCAGGTATTGGTATACCAACTCTTAATTTGGCAACACCGTGGAGCGCGCCTGTTGACGACCCAGGCAGTACAATCACTAACATATCCGATTATTATAGAAATACTTGTATTGCTGCTTCGCTAGGTTCATATCCAGGAGGCGAAAAGGTATTTGATGTGTTTTCTTATTTATCAAATTCAGGTGAACAACCTTATGGAGGAACTGGTACAAGAATAAGAGTGTTTTGTATAAAAAATAGAAGTTATTTTGAAATGTCGGCTACAATAAATGGTGCGTCATTAGGAGATGCCCCGATTCTTATTGATTCTACCGTTCCAGCCGTTTATTTTAATGCAGTACAACATACAAATGAAATAACATCGTTTAGAAGAACACTTAGTTTGATTAATAGTGATAACGGTTTATTTCAAATAGGTTACAATCCTATTGCGAATACTACTTATTCTACTTTTACTAATTATACAATTAGCGGTGTAACACCAAAAGCAGTATTACATACAAATGCAGGCGAAATTGTTTTAACAAATACAAATATTGCAGCAACATCTCTTTATTCTTACGGAAATAATCTATATGGCGAACTTGGTTCAGGTATCGGACCGGTTACAGGGGCAGGTACTCATACATTAACGGTTCCTTATACAGGTCTAACCCTTAGCGTATTTACAGGACTTTATCATAGTTTGTTTCTATTAAGTGACGGAAAGGTTTACGTGACCGGTTTGAATAATTACGGACAACTTGGTCTAGGAAATATGACAAACCAAACAGCACCAACACTGGGTCTAACAAATATTGCAACATGTTGTTGCGGACTTTATAGTTCCTATTTTTTAAGTAACACAGGAGTTGTCTCGGTATGTGGATATAATTTTAACAGCGAACTTGGAAGCGGCAGCGATCTATTATCAGCTACATTTAGTTATTTCTATAAAACCCCCGTACAACTTAAAGGGACTCACACGTTATTGGCTTGCGGATATTACCATTCTATTAAAAAACTAAGTGACGGTACTATTTCAGCCGCTGGTTCAAATACTTACGGGCAACTTGGTCTAGGAAATACGAGCCCATACAATGGATATCAAAAGTTGACCTGTCCCAACTTTACGGGGCTTTTTGCTGGCGAAAATCGGTCGGCTGGTCTTACAAGCGACGGCACTCTATATGCGTGGGGCAGAACGATCGGAACAACTCCTTTGTTGACAGACATTAATGTTTCAAGCGTTTACCAAGTAACAGACCTTGGTATTATTTATATAAAAAACAGTAAGTATTACGTAGCCTATGCAAACGATATACTTGCACAATACGCATACGGACCCATACCTGGCATAATGCCTCTTAACGTAAACCCTTTAAGAATTTATAGCAACATTTGCTTTTTAGCCGGCACGCCAGTCAAATGCGACCAAGGGCTAATAGAGATAGATAAAATAAATCCAAGCATACATACCATTTTAGGAAAGAAAATCGTGGCGATTACCGAGACACATTCCACAGAAAAGGAACTGGTTATCATAGAAAAGGATAGTTTAAGACCGAACGTACCCAATCAGACCACGGTCGTAAGCATGGAGCACAAGATCTTTTACAAAGGTAAAATGATGGAGGCGTACAAGGTTTCAAAGAAAAGAATGAATTACAATAACGAAAAATTATATAATGTTCTCATGGAGGAACATAATAAAATGAATGTAAATAACATGATTGTAGAAACATTAGAGCCTACAAACATGATTGGGAAAGTATTCAAGGGATTGAGAGAAATGATATAATAATAATCTATATAAGTATATAACTATGAAACGTAAGCCTCTTCCACCACCACCTAGAGAAAGAGGTGTTAGTCCACCTGTTAGCCCAAGACCTCCGCCCCCACCTATTATCCCAAGACCTCCAACTGTTTCAAAAGAAAAGGAATTTGCTTTAAATGTGAATGAAAAGCCAATGACAAGTGAAGCATTATTGTCAAGAATACCATCAATTTCAAATACAAATTCAAATTCAAATTCAGAACCAGAATTTATTTCAAGAGCACCATCAATGTCAAATGCAGAACAAGATCCCTTTTTTATTGCAGCAAAAAACTATGTAATAAAAAAATTGGAGTTAGAAGTATTAAAGGAAGAATTAGAATCAGCGAAATATGAAGAAACATTAAAAACACCTGAATACTCAAAGATATATCCCAAATTGGAGAATATATATAAAAAACATAAGGGCCTAACCCTAGATGATTTTGTAACGGTTTCTGTTGAAGATATAGGTACAAAAATTAAAGAAAAAGAGGCCGAACTAGTAGAATTGGAAAAAGAATATGCAAATAAACCCTCCTCTCCTGACAAATTACAGTCAGAAATTATAACATTTAATGATACGTTGGACAGTTATATTGAAAACAAAACAAAAATAATGGCTATAATACCCGTTATAGAAACTGAAATAAACAAGGGTATTCCAATTAGAAATAAACTAGTTAGTAAAATAGAAGAATACGAAGATAGAACGAAACATAAAACAAACGAAACACAGAAAAATGATATAGAAAATGACTGGGTGCCTCATTACGAAAAATATGTTGAATTACATGAAAAGATAAGTAATTTATTAAATATTGAGGTATTTTTAGATAGAAATAACGAATTATATGGAAAGTTAAACCAACATTCAAAATATATAGATCAAGGATTATTCCATAAAGTTATTTATAATAATTTAGATTTATTAAAACTATTCCAGCGTCTAGGAAAAAATGTGTCTGAGATATTAAAAGATTATAGTTCTGGTAATGACTTTTTTATGAAAAAGATAGACAATGTCGCACTCATGTCAAGTAAGACTCCTATCAGTAAATATAGCACTAATCTTAGCATACCTCTACATGTAAGAGACAAACGTAAATTAGAAAAGCGTAACAAGGAATTACAAGCCATGATTGATGATTTAACAACTAAATTTAATTCAAGCGTAGAACTCCGTGTTAAAGAAATAAGTGAAGAATTAGAAACAACCCAAGGTAAACTAAGTGAATTGATAAAACTACAAGAATCAAGTGAAGAAGAAAAACAAAAAATGGTTGAAGAAATGAATAAAAAATTATCAGAATCCGAACAAAAATATCAAGACGAAATGGCTAAACTAAAGGAAAAAAATGAGGAAGAAAATGGTGAACTTATGGAACAAATGACAGAAGACCAAGAAAATTTGAGAAGAGAAATAGAACGTCTTAAAGGGTTGCTTAACGCTAAACCAGAAGAATTGAAACAACAAATAGAAACGAAACAAGAAGAGTTAAAAGTTCAACAAGAGACCAATGAATTTTTATTGTTGGCGATCAAAGCCGCGGATTTATACGAAAAAGAGGGATTTAAAGAAGGTTTTGTTGATCTACTTAACTATCAGCCAGATGACAAGTTTATGTTTGATTATGCATTTAGTCAAATAGAACAAGAAAAAGGTAAATATGAATACTTGGATGATTTTTTAAGGAATCCAGTTAAAATGCCAGACCAAATATACACCGATCAACTAATTCCACAAATAAAGGGAACTCTTGCTTTCAGACCAATTCTCCAAATACACTAATAAATGGGTCGTTATGTTCAAAGCGATGACCGCATATTTTTACGTATATTTTACTATTTATTTTATAGTCTAAAAATGCATTGTGTTCTCTCAAGACATAAACGACCATAGGAGTTGGCTCGCCAATCGTCGCGCGAATTCCTATTTTTGAGACACTTTTCACAATGCATTCTACCACCATTCCTTCATAGGGGAAACAAACATCAAATAAAAAGAGCACTCTAAATTGTGCTTCCGTGGAATGAATAATTCCAGAGGTGTAACTTACCACTTTCGCGCTTCCATTACGAATAAACCCTTCGTTTCTACACCGACCTTCTATTCTATCTTTTGCATATTCCAAGAAATAGGTTTCCATGTTATTTCCACAATCTTCAAAATTGACACGAATATCCTCTATAATCATACTAGGAATATAGAGAGAATCATCACTTATTTTTTTAGAAACCTTCTCTTGTACGGGAACCGTAGCCGTGAAGTTCCCCATTATCATTTTAAAGTAATTGTCCAAGAAGTCTGCTGTCAAAATGGTACGACTTAGTTTAAGAGCGTTGCCGGCAATTTCCTGGCATTTTTGATCGTTTGTTTTACACCAGTCAAGCACGTCTTGCAAGTTAGATAGATCAGAATTTACGGGGATATAGTGGACGTTTGGTTTAATAAATTGTTCTGCCCATGAAGTATACTCGCTCATCACTCTCAAAATAAGCGACCCCGTTGTCATCGTATAAAGCATACGATAGGCGTTTACATTTCCGTCAATATGAATAATATATTTATACTGACTTTGTTCGTACATTTTCAAAAACTTATCTGTAGGAGTTATGCCGGTGTTAAGCATGCCTAGTCCAAAGGTGGGGTCAAACCGCAAGGACAAAGAATCAATCGTTTTGCCTTTACCGCTGATACCCACGTCTAGATCATTCATGACCGCGGGGTCTTTTGACAAGAGCGCCAGCTTAATACGCATGTTTGTCTCGGCCGTGTATCCACACCCCGTAGGCCCGCCACGAAACACGGCCTTGTCAATGGTTTTCTTTGACCAGTCTGTAATAAAATTCTCATAGATATTATCCTTTTTATAGACCCATTCAATCTCATCGTAATTGGGAATAGGGATATCGGCATAACCTCTTTGACCCGATATGGAAAGAATCGGTAAAAAAGATGTGTAACGAGTCATAGGAACATTGCCTACGACCATTGGAAAGGGATGCTTCCAATCTTTTCTGAGAATAACCGCGTCTGTCAAGTTCAAAACATATAACCCGTCAGGTAAATTTAGCCGAGACAAAACATCTTGGTATTCATTTGTCTCCACTTCTTTATTCACGTGCTCTTTAATAACACACTGCATGACTCTGACAGGTTTTACCTTCACAATCCTTTTTCTTTGATCGTCTGTAAGATGCGGATTATCTTTAAGTTTTTTAAACGCTTCTTCTAAAGCCTTGTGATATATCTTCTGTAAGGGAGGTATTATTTTATACATATAGGGTACATTGTCTTGAAGACATAAAATATAACATTGATGAGAAATCTGAAACAGATAACGGAGTGTGTTTTTTAGAGAGGGTTCATCTATTTTCCAGAGAGGGTTCTTTAATTCTACAGGCTGATCTATAGGAACCTCATTGATTACATTTTTATAGTCAATCGCGCCGGCTTTTATTTTTTGTAATTTTTCAAGTAATACTTTTTCGGCTTCTCCATAGTTGACAAAGGTTTGTATTTTTAAATCCATTGTTATAATACGGTAATAAAAAAACTTTATTCCCTCGTCAATGTTTCAAACAAGGGAATCAGTTCCATCATTTTTTCAGCGGAAACGCCTGCATCAATCGTGATAGCATCTGACAACCATGCTTCATGATAATTATGACATTTTTGAAGATATTCCAAGGGAATTGTTTCGCCTTGTCTCGCCCTTTTATACACCCTTTCATACGAAATCTCTGGCAATGTTCGTAAATAGATAGGTATAAAGGAGGAGAACGAAATAAACTCGTCAAACCACATACTATAAATTTGAAAACCTATTTCTTCAATAATACCATCGTCATAAAGCATCTTGCAAAAGATATGCTTGTCTGTAAACAAACTTCGCTCACTGATAATATATTTGTACTTGGGGTTTTCCAGAGCCTTTCTCAAGATAGAAAGCCTTGAAATGTAAGCCATCATCTGAAATTGAAATCCGTATTTTTTCTGGTCTTTGTAATAATGTTCTAATATATTTCCCTCTTGGTCTTTGCAACTCATCCAAAGATCAACAGGCTCATCCAAAAAACAAACATCTTCACGGTCCCTGAAATGTTCTCGTAGAGATTGGAGAAAGGTAGTTTTGCCGGTTCCAATATTGCCTTCAATGCTAATAATTCGTGCCATTTTTAAAAGATAAAAGTTCTATTTTTTACAATTCAATTTTATGGAAAAAGTATTTTATCTAAAGTAGTTCGTACACAAAACATACGATGTAAAACAATTCCCGTTAAAAAGACGGCAATAAGAGTAAGATAAATATTCCAATTAAACACGTGCGCTAATATCTCTGCAAGAATAATGGTGCCTATTACATCTAAAATCGCAACGCCTAAAAAATGTGTATGGAACCCTTGTCCGGGTATACCCAAAGAATCTTTATAGATACATGACATATATTATAACAGGATTATAGTTTTAAACAGAAATACTCAGACCATTTCCTGTAGATCCAAACCCACCTTCTCCGCGTAAAGTTTCGTTTAATTCGCTAACAATCATTACCTTAAATGGTTCAAGACTTGGTTCGCAAATTTGGACAAGACGCTGTCCCTTTGTAGCAATAAAAGAATCCCTTACATCAAACATTGCGCAAATATTCCCGCGGTATCCACGGTCAATAATTCCTACCGAGTTAGCAAGACGTAATGATGTTTTTGAAATACTTGAACGAGGATAAAGATAAAAGGCAGAGGGCGTTTCTACGTCATACATGGCGCACTTAATACGATAATCCTCTTTGTGAAGACCCGTCATGATAACATCATCTGCCAAAGGCAGATCAAACCCAGAATTTGCATATAGATTTGTCTCCACTTCTAAATTATGAGCCTTGGCCGCCTCCTCATATAATTCTTTTACCGATTCATCAGGCAAAATATGGAGAGTCTTCATTTCTAAAAAAAGGAGTCCAATCTTTATATACATTTTTTCATAAGTTTTCGGGCCTTTCTTGTCACGTTTTTATTATGAAGAAGTCTTCCATAATACATGGCTGCTCTTAACCCTTTGCATGATATTTTTCCATTTTTGCAGATGGGGTATTTTTGGCTTTTGGGTTTTAAAAAGCATCTTGATCCATATCTCTTTTTGTAACTTTTACGGTAAATCGGGGGGTTCCAGCCTTTCATTATTATAATCATATATTTTTAATCATTACATTGTAGGGATTGCAGTTTGCAATTGAAGGCGTTGTATACTCTATAAAAGAATCGGTGAAATCATAGAGTATCATTTTATTTCCATTAGGAACAATTTTACATGGAATATTACTTGGAGTGGTATAATCAAGAGTACCTTCTTTTACATTCATTTTATCAAAACATAAATAGTGATTATCCTTTTCAATATAAGAAACACCTTTTTTACATGGATTAACTGAATAGGAAAACCCCTCTCTTATTTGTTTACATAAGACAAAAAATAATAAAATAACCAAAAATAAATTCATTATATAATACAAAAATATAAATATTATATATGAGTCAGTTTAGAGCCGGTATAGATGTTTCAAAAGGCACATATAATATAATTAAAGGAAATAGTAGTGGTTTATGGATTGGTTCAAATACTTCAACGGTGGACATAAATTCTAGCAAACTTAACATAAGTTCTTCAAATATATCTATCGTATCCAGGTACGACGGAGTAGAATTTTTACATAATCCGGTGATAACTATAAATTCTCTTGGACCTGCAGAGAGTTCTAGACATATACCAACCACAGAGTGGGTGAATAGTTATTTTGATTCAAAATTTGCGGCATTAAATCTTCAACTAAATGCAGATATTGTTCCGTATGGTGTAAATTTACTGGAACTCAAGTATATACCCTTTCAAACATCTCCATCTAGTATTACGCCTACCCTACCAGATAAAACAACTCGTGTAAGTATACTTGTTATTGGTCCCGGAGGTAGGGCAGGAGCAAATGTAAGTAGTTTAAGTGAAACAAACATTTCATTGGGAATCGGAGGAGCAGGTGGAAGCGGAGGAGTTATTTATTATCCAAGTATTCATTGTAATTTTTCAAAGCCATTTAATATTAATTTTTCTTATAGTACCGATCAAAATAGTATACCTATACCTTCAGCAACCGTCATAAGTTATTCAGATGAATTACTTTCAAGTACAAATGTCTCTTTAAGAAGTAAAACTGTTGCCATTGCTTATGGAGGCATAAACGGTATAGATACAACAGATGGTGTACCGGGAGCACAAGGAACCCCAGGTACAGGTATTATCTATTACACATACGGACAGGCAGTATGTCAACCCGGATCATCAAATATAAGCGGAAATGGTGAATTTTATACCGGCTTAAAAAACGCAAGCAAAACACTAAAAAACTACGGCGGCAATAACTTATTGTCCTATGAAATAGATAACAAAATTTTAGATAATGTGGGAGGAAGTAACCTTATTGTATATAACACAAGTACAGTTAATATTAGTACCATTAACCCAGGTAAAGGCGCCGTATACATGTGGTGTTGGAACGACTCTGCTACGCTTCAACTAAACTCTAGTAAGGCATTCAATGTATCAAACGGTCTAGGAACTCAATACAATCGCATCAACAATGAATCTAATATATTATCCTATAGAGACACGTTGACCGGTCCTGAAAAAATATTTAGCATAAAAAACGTTAGTAATAATTGTTCCATTATGTATATTGATAATATTGCATCTAGACCTCTTGATTTTTATACTAGCAATGGATACAGGTTTAATGCATCTGTCACAAACATGTCTATTTTTCCTTCAAATACTAACCCTATCCAAGTGAGAATAGCAGAAAATGCAACGACTATTAACGCTTCTGAAAATACAATCCAATTAGGAAATGAAAACGTGGTTACAAGAGCGTATCAGTTAAACTCCATTGACGCGAGTAAAAAGTTGATGATCGGTAATCTTCAAAACACTGGCGGTATATCTATTGGAACGGACACTTCCATACCAAATACGGTGTTAATGCGCGCTACAACTGATAATCTAAGTAATGTTCTTATAGAGTCAAACCAAATAAATATAAGTGCTACTAAAGTAGCCGTAAAATCAGGCGGTTTTGAAACTCTTTTAAGCGACCTAAGCGGCAATCTTTATATTGGTTCTGGTGATAAAGAAATAAGAGCAAGGACAGTTATATATTCAGAATCAAATATTGTCATGGGTGCAAATTCAACGATAACTATAGGAGGTATATCTATAGGTAACACGAGTGGTACAGTTACTCAAAATAATAATGACATAATTGCGACTAACATAATAGTAAAGGGCGGTATTGAACGTTTTATATATGTATTAGATAATTCAAATCTTCCTGTATTTAGCGTAAATCAATATGGTGTTATAAGAGGAACGAGTATAAATATTAGTAGCGGAGGAAGTACAAATGCATTCATTACTGAAACCGGGCTTATAAATGGAACAAGTATCAATGTAAATAATGCAGGAACTATAACTTCATCTATCTCTACCGCCGGAGTTATCACAGGAACAAGTATGAATGTAAGTAATGCAGGAACGATAAACGCGTCTATTAGTTCCGCTGGATTAATCACAGGAACAGGTATAAATGTAACAAATGCAGGAACAATAAATGCATCTATTAGTTCCGCCGGAGCAATCTCCGGAACAAGTGCAACTATTTACGGACCTATAAATATAAATAATGCAGGATCTATCACTTCCGCAGGAGATATCACAGCAAAAAGCGCTGTTTTTGCCACTTCAGGAACGATAAACGCGTCTATCTCTTCCACTGGAGTAATCACCGGAACAAGCATGAATGTAAGTAGCGGCGGAGTTAATAGGGCGTCTATCACTTCCGCGGGAGCAATATCTGGAACAAGTGCAACTATTTATGGACCTATAAATGTAAGTAGTGCAGGCGTTAATGCGGCGTCTATCTCTTCCGCTGGAATAATCACAGGAACAAGTATTAATGTAAGTAGCGGAGGCGTTAATACGGCATCTATCACTTCAGCAGGAGATATCACAGGAAAAAGTGCGGTTTTTATAAACGCAGGAACGATAAACGCATCTATCTCTTCCGCTGGAGCAATCTCCGGAACAAGTATTAATGTAAGTAGCGGAGGAGTTAATAGGGCCTCTATCTCTTCCACCGGAGTCATCAATGGAACGAGCATTATTTTTGCCACTTCAGGAACTGTAAATGCGTCCATCTCTTCCTCCGGAGCAATCTCCGGAACAAGTATAAATGTAAGTAGTGGAGGCGTTAATACTGCATCTATTAGCTCCGCAGGAGCCATAACCGGAACAAGTGCAATGATCTACGGCTCTATAAATGTAAGTAACGGAGGTTCTATAAACGTCAGTAATGCAGGAAGTACAACCGCGTCCATTACTTCCGCAGGAGCAATCACAGGAACAGGCTTGACTCTAAATGGTGGTTTAATTATAAAAAATTCACAAGGAATAGAAAATTTTGTTGTAAGTTCAAATGGAGCTGTAACTTGTTTAAATAATGTACTTGTACAAGGAACTATATCAACAAATGCAGGAGGAGAAATTATTTCTACAGGAAGAATAACTGCACCAAGTATAGTTATATCGGGTACTATAACTTCAGGAGACATTGTCAATAGAAATGGAGATTTAACAACGTATGGAAATACATTTTCATATGGAAATATAACATCAACCGGATATGTATACACTCCTAACGTGTTTACCTCAAAATTAGATTCAGTTGCACCAACGACAAGTATAACAATTGGAAATAATACAAGCGGAGGAATAACGATTGGAACAGGCACACCCATACAAAACACCCTAGTGTTAAATTCAAACAATACAAGTCTCAATAAGATGCAAATAAACGCTTCTAACATGAGTATAAACACGGATACGGCTGTATTCAAAGTACTACGCAGTTTAGGTCTTACTGTAAATTCAAACAATATATTGACCTTAGACACAAGTGGAAATACAACACTAGGACATCAATCAAATGTAACCATGGTTAACTCGTCCTTATGTTTGTTCAATGCATCAACGCTTTCTCTCAATTCAAACGGATTAAATACCATTTTTTCAGACGGGTATGGTAACGTTACAGTGGGAAATTCGGCAGGAACGACAAGCATCATGAGTTTGAAACAAATAAACTTTAATACGCCTTTAGTTACGTTTAATACACCGACAACGAATTCTAATCCAAAAAGTTTATGTATCACCAATAGTGGTATCGTGTCCTATGCAAACTATCAAGCCCCAGGAGTCGCGATATATTGTGCCGAGACATCTTCTCTAAATACGACAGAGTACATACAAGATCCATTTTGTATTTGTTCTCCAAGCGGCGGAACAAATGTCTCATCAAATGTATCGGGCTCATTGACATTAGGTATGGGTGTAGATACAGTCGGAAGATTTGGATACATTAATTGCGCTGAGTTTGGATTCAATAGAGATATTTATTTGGCTCCAAGAGGGAATGCATCCGTTTACATAGGAAATCCAAACTCTCAAATAGGCAATCTGACATCTAATTTATTTGTAAATGGCGAAACAACCATCACCGGAAATACATTTTGTTATGGAACCGTATCTGCGGCTTCAGACATAAATCTTAAAAAGGATATTTTTACAGTAGAAAATGCAATAGATAAAGTAAAGAACCTACGAGGTGTAAACTTTACCTATATAAAAAATGACGAGAAAAGCATGGGAGTCATTGCACAAGAAATTCAAGAAATTATACCTGAAGTTGTGACAAATAACAACGGAACGTTAACCGTCAACTACTGTGCCTTGGCAGGCGTTTTTATTGAAGCGATAAAGGAAATGTCTTTAAAACACGATAATACCATAAGTGAACTAAAAGAACAAATAAATGAACTAAGAACCATACTAAACGTCCTCACAAGTGCTTAGATACCTGTCAATCATGTCTTCGTGAATAGGAAAGTCAACCAAATTATCTATGAGTTCTTTGCGAGTAGGAAGACGAGACAATTCCATAGTGAATTTTTCAGAAAAATCCGAAATAATTTTCATCAAATCAGCATCTCTCTTTTCTTCTGAATTACTGAATCCGTCCTTAAAGTGTCGGGCAACCCGTTCTTTCATAAGTTTTTCATCAGGTTTATAGATGCTCTTTTTGACAGTGACAAGAGAATCTAAAATGTCTGGTTTAGATAATTCGTGAAACATTTCTTTCACATCCGTATTGGTAAAAGTACCATCAAACGTGGTTTTAAATAACTTAACGATCCCTTTGTCAATGGTAGGACTAGATTCAACCAAACGGTCGTATTCTTCGGTAGCAGTCAAAATAAATTCGCTTACCGAGACACGTTCCACAGGGTTCTTAGATAGTTCATTTTTAATACGTCTATAGAATTTATCCCAAGAAATCGTGCTTACTCTGTGTGCTTCATTTAATTCTGTAATGTGTAAAAACTGTTGTATCGTAGTAATAATCCCGGCCAAAATGTTAATACTTCCGATAACAATAGGGGCATAAAATGCATAATTCTCTGGTAATTTCTCTTGTGCAAAGTTGGCGGTTCCTGTCAAAGTACTCATGATAATAACGGGGATCGTATAAATATTATGTAAAAAATGATATTTTTCATTACTCTTCATATGCAACCATTTATAGCACATTGCCTTGTCGGCCCAATCAGACAACAATGTCTCATGTTCAGAACTCCATCCATTTTTATTTTCGTTCTCCATTATATAATAAAAATAAAAAATAATAACGTTATATAATGGAAGAAGGATTTGATGATATAAAAAAAATAAGAACAGAAATAAAGGACTTTTTTGAAAGGTTTAAAAAAAAGAAGGAACAGATGCGTTCCTACTATAAGGAGTATATTGAAAAAAATAAAAAGAATGACATGTTTGGATTGGATTCGTTTCATTTTCAAAGCAAACTATTAGAACTTGAGTCATCACAGTTGACGGAGCAATATTTATTAATAGACAACCGTATCTATTGTGATTATTATAAATTGTATGAGATGATACGAGTATTTCACAAGAAAACGTTTAAAATAGATACACAAAAGAGAGTGTATCCTATTTATAAGGATTTAGAACCCTTAAAGTCCTATAAGTTTGAAGATATAAATCATATCCATTATGACATAATTGAAATGATAAATCAAGCCTATAAAATTATAGAGGATACCAAAAATGAAATCATGAAACATTCCAAACTTTTAAAAATAGGAATAAATATAGACAATTATGTACACAATCATCGTTATAAAAATGAGTTGTTAATGACAAACATAAAACTATATGAGAGTTATTTAAAATCTTATCATATATATCATATGTCTTTTTTGTCAAAATTAAAAGAGAAGATCATACTAATATTTAGACAAATAGAGCGCAAGGAAAGTTCTGACTGTCCGGATGTAAGGATTGAAGTGTATGATTCTGAGGAAGATCCGACAGACCCTCCTTCTGATCCACCTGCAGATCCGCCTGCAGACCCACCCGCTGATCCACCTTCTGATCCACCTGCAGATATACCTGCAGACCAACCTACTGACACTCCTGATCCACCTGCAGATCCGCCTGCAGATATACCTGTCCAACCTACTGACACTCCTGTAGACCAGTCTGAAGACCAACCTGTAGACCAGTCTGAAGACCAACCTGTAGACCAGCCTGCAGACCCACCTGCAGATCCGCCTTCTGACCAACCTGTAGATCCACCTGTAGACCAGCCTGAAGACCAGCCTGCTGACCAACCTGTAAATCCACTTGCAGATCCGCCTGTAGACCAGCCTGCTGACCAACCTGCTGACCAACCTGCAGACCAGCCTGCAGACCTACACGTAGACCCACCTGAGCCACCTGCCGATTCCCCTTCAGACCAACCAGAGGAAACAAATGATAATTACGATGAAAATATTGAAACAATTAAAAAAGATTTTTCTGAAGTATTGACTTGGGTATTTGAAGATGTTTTGGCAGGAATTCAAAAAGAACAGTTACATGAATCTTATACTTTAGCTATACCAGAAGTTCCAGAAGAGTTACCGGAAGAGGTTCCAGTACCAGAAGTTCCATCAGAAGTTGCAGAACCAGAAGAGATTCCATCAGAAGTTGCGGCGGATGCTCCAGTAGATGCTCCAACAGAAGTTCCAGTAGAAGTTGCAACAGATGCTCCATCAGAAGTACCGGCGGATGCTCCAGTAGATGCTCCAACAGAAGTTCCAGTAGAAGTTGCAACAGATGCTCCATCAGAAGTACCAGCAGAAGTTCCTGTAGATGTTCCAGAAGAAGTTCCTGTAGATGTTCCTGTAGATGTTCCTGTAGATGTTCCTGTAGATGTTCCAGAAGAAGTTCCTGTAGAAGTTCCTGTAGAAGTTCCTGTAGATGTTCCTGTAGATGTTCCAGCAGAAGTTGCACTACCAGAAGAATTACCTGTAGAAGTTCCACCAGAAGTACCGACAGAAGTTGCACTAGTACCAGAAGAATTACCTGTAGAAGTTCCATCAGAAGTTGCAGAAGTTCCTGTAGATGTTCCAACAGAAGTACCGACAGAAGTTGCAGAAGCTCCTGTAGATGTTCCAGCAGAAGTTCCACCAGAAGTACCGACAGAAGTTGCACTAGTACCAGAAGAATTACCTGTAGAAGTTCCATCAGAAGTTGCAGAAGTTCCTGTAGATGTTCCAGCAGAAGTTACAGAAGTTCCATCAGAAGTTGCAGAAGTTCCAACAGAAGTTGCAGAAGTTGCAGATGTTCCATCAGAAGTACCGACAGAAGTTGCAGAAGTACCAGCAGATACTCCAACAGAAGTTCAAGAAGACGTATCTATATTGACAGAAGACTCTAAAAAAGTAGAAGTGGCAGAAACATCAACTCAGACAGATCTTCCTGAGCCACCTAAAAAAAAGAGACAGTACAAAAGAAAGTCAAAGGTTGAGGCGAATATCGTTTAATAACTCCATCAAAATATCATATTTTCCATCGGTATTTTGATTTCCGTAAAATACGGTTAAGGCATGAACCTTGTTTGTATAGTTTTGAATGAACCATTCCTGGTGTTTAAAATCCTCTATGTTCGTATATATATAGTTCATGAAGATATAAATAGGACAAAAGTTCTGATATGCATCCGAATATCTATTAATGTCAGATAAAAGCGAGTCTATGTATCTTTTATGTATATGAACGTATTTCTTGTGATGGTAGTTTAATTTAAGTAATTTACACCATTGTTCTCTTTTTAATCCATGTTTAAAGATGGACTTCAAATCCGTATATTTGTTATCTAATTCTACCTTTATAAAATTAGATAAAACATTTTGATCTATATCAAAGTTCCATTTGGTTGTAATGGAATAAATCCCAGCAAATTCTTTTATTTCGCCCCAAATTTCTTGCAAGAACTCCATTCTTATATTATTAAATACTTATATAATTTAAGTTCAATTATTTCCTTCTTTTAGCAGTTTTAGTTTTAGGATATTTCATGTCAAGTTTTCTCATTCTTAACATGTAAGGAGTAAAAGGTCTTCGGTGATAATTAAAGGGTCGTCTTTCTAGGTTTTCATCGTTCGCAGCCTTATTTTCAAGATATTTTCTTTCTTGATCCTTGTAAACTTCATTAAAGTGTCTAACTGCAGCCATATTAGTATTTCTTATACCTAATATCCTACGCCAGTCATCTCTAAATTCATCAACATTTTCGGCAGGAACATTCAATCCATTAAACAAGCTTGATGCACTTCTATTAGAGTAAACACGACGACCAACTACGGTACCTCTTGGACCTTGTAATCGCTCTAATCTTTTTTCTAAATCAACCATGTTTTCTTCTAAATAAGGGTTTGAAGATTCGTCGCGAAGAACGTGAGGTGGCGAATTTGTTAAATTTCTTAATCTTCTCTCAAGATCTGACAATCGCGAGTTAGTTGAAATGGGAGAGTTAGGATAGTTAACAGATGGATTGGCTGATGCATTAAAAAATTCTTCATTTTCTGCTTTTCGGGAATTTCTTCTACGCGGCATTATAATATCTTATATAAAATTTATGGTTTAGGAGACTTAGGTGACTTAGGAGAAGGTGTCTTTGATCTTTTCACTTTTGGAGACGAGAGATTATTAGCGCCTCTTTTAGATTTTAATCTATTTGCTTGTTCTTGATTTGCTGGACCGCTATTCGCAGGTCTTTGAAATGCTCTAAAGTTAAGAGCGTTCGCTGGTTGACCGGCCATCAATCCTGATACAACGCCTGGGGTTGAAAGAGCCGCCATCTGTTGTCTAACTGTACCATTTTTTAGTTGTTGTAATCTTGCGGAAAGAGAATTTAAACTAGAATCTTCAGCCTGGGCAAGAGAAGCAGAGGCAGCCATCTCTGCAGGCGTTTGGAGCCCTTTCATTCTTGCCTGAAGCGCATTTAATCCAGAGTTAACCTTTCTAGTATTGTTTGCTCTACGTTGTTCAAGAGCCGCTTGAAGAACCCTTTGATTCGGTCTGGAATCGCCAATAGGCTCTACGAGTCTCCTTCCCTGGTTAGGTTGTGCTCTGGACTGAATACGAGGAGCGTTTGTTGGAGCATTGACAAAAGCCAACATGGGTTCTTCTTGTACGATAGTAAGCGATTCAATGGCACGAATTCTTTCTTCTAGACCACGTAAGTCTCCAGAACCAGCATTAATTACAAGATCAATCATTTCATTTGAAACAGATTGAATGCCTGCAAGGATAAGAGAATTTCTTATATCTAGTCTTTGACTTGGCGAAATTGCTGCAATACGGTCTATACTACCTTCAATTTCATCTAGAGCCCTGCCACGATTATGAATTCTTCTACCTTCACCATCTTGTAAAGCAGAAACTCTATTTTGTTGCTCGGCATATGTAGCAACTGCTCTAGTTATCACTTCACTAAGTTGAGCGATAGATGTTTGCAATGCATTTACTTGACTTACTCCGCTATTAATACTTGACTGATTTCCTGCAATTTGCTCGCGTAAAGCATCTTCTTCTATTCTTAACCGTTCAGCCTCAATACGAAGCCTTTCAGCATCCGCTCTAGCGGCTGCCTCGGCGATTGACGCGGTCTGTTCTGCCGCATTTCGGGCCATTTGCATTTGAGCGTTTTTAAAGGCCGAATTTCCTACAGCTGCCGCTCTTTGTTCTTCTTGAGCGACTCTATTTCTCTCGGCAACTACTTTTTCTAATTCAAATCGTTCTCGTTCTAAAGTCATTCGGCTATTTTGTAGTTCTTGAGTTGCTTCTCTTAACGCAAGTTCTCTATCAGCCCTTATGCTTTGTTGAAGTTCCAAAGAGACTCGCGCATCTTCTCTGTTTTGATCTCTTTCAGCTAATCTTACTCTATAATCCTCTCTTTGCGATAAATAAAATTCTCTTGCATCTTGTACCTTATCACGAACATCTTTTATAGCGGCGGCTCGCTCTTTTTCAACATTGCTTTTTTGTGCGGTATTCAGCCTGATTGTTTGTAGTTCTCTCAAAAATGTCTCGCCTCCGTCTGGTCTAATAGAACGGACATATTCGTTTGTTGCATTTGCGTTATACTTGTATGGATACATTCTTTGTTCTGAGAGATCCGCATTTATAGTAACCTGGGCATTAAATTCGGAAAAATTATCAAACATGCTATTTAACGAATTCCCAAGAGTCCATACAGCACTAATTGTCTTGGCGTTTGATACTACTACAAGGCCTGCGCTAAGCATGTCTATTCCTGCACTAATAACATCGGCAAACCCGTCTCCATTAAAGAAATAACCAACATTTGAAAATACTCTTCTGTTTGTTAGACAATATAGAAACATTGTCGCAAGATAGAAATATAATTTGTAAAAACTATAAGAACCTGGTGCATCTGCGCACCAGTCAATAGTCGGAATACTTTTACTAAGATCAGGAACAGCGGGGATCCATGAACTTTTTTCCTTGAGTTTTCTTGCCTTTTCTGCTTCTTCAAGCGCTTTAGCCTTTTCTAAAGCCTTGGTATTACATTTATTATATCTTCGGTCTAACCAAGCATTTGTATCTGCCAACTTTTTCTTCATGATGCTCCACGTTTTTACAGTAAATTTAAGTTTTCTTTCTTCTTCATATTCGTCTACGGTCAAAGTTGGAAAGAACTCACCACCATCTCTCCATAATTCTTCGTATTCAGGTCTTAATCTTGTTTCCATATTCTTTGCAGGATTCAAAGTATGTAACAATCTTTTCACTGAACTTGGTCTTTCTCCTTGACGATATAAAGTCATCACTTGTCCGAATTCCTTTTTACTTCCTTTGTATTTTTCAGGAACACCCGTGCTTGAATTATGAGTTGCTTTTCTTATAGCCTCGTCTGCAATTCTTCTTGCTTCATCTTCTTCCGCATCTTTTATTCTTCTTGCAGCATTTTGTGCAATTTTTATTGCGTCATCTGCCTTCAACTTTGAAATGTCTTCGGATATCTTTTTCAACATCTCTGAAAATTGATCCACTCCTTTTTTGGCTGCCGCTGCCGCCTCAAGTGCGGACGCATATGCTGCTTCTGTTGATGCCTTAACAGAAATATCTGCGTTTATATTGACCTCTTTCGCGGCCTCTGCAGCCTGAAGCGCTGCCTTATAAACTTTGTTCGCTTCTTCGTAAGAAGCCTTTATACTCATATTTTCTTTAAGCATTGCTGCAAGTTTCATCTTAAAGGTTGGTGGCACATTGGCCTGAGGTCTGGGCGCTTGTGGTTGTTTAACGGTTTTTGAAGACGCTTTGAATCCTTGTATGTTGTATTGTGCAAATAATTCTTTTGTAGCCCAAAGCGCATGAAACGCGTGCCAAGCAGTTGGTCCTAAACTCAAAAGGCCTTGCCCCCTTGCTCCGTATGCTTGAATTGCAGAATAGGACGACATTAATGCTACAGCAAAATTTGCAATGGGTTTTGTTAGCCCAGGAGGAAATATCAAATTAAACCTTTCTTCTATAATAGCTACAGATGTTCCGACACCTAACACAGCTGTCTTAAGCGCCTTTTCAGATGGACCAAACTGAAATGTACTGTTGAGTGTATTATAAAATCTCCTTCCTTCAAGACCCTTTGCATTTTCTAACTCCAATCTATCTTCTGCGATGTCTATAATGATTCCGGCAACAGCCGCACGACATTTATGTTCAATAATTGCCATTTGTTCCGGTGTAAGAAAAAATCTATCTACTGCTTCTTGTGACGCAGCCAATAGTTTTGACTGATCTAGAGTTTTAAATGGTTCGGTTGGTTGCCCGATCTTTTCAAATACTGCTCTGGTCCTTTCATTAAATTGTTGTTGTTGTTCAGGATTCATCTGATTGGGTAAAACAACACCTAACACTGGGTCGGCTGCTGCTCCTGCTGCTGCACCTTCTTCTCTCCCTCGTTCTGCCACGATATGTTCAAACGAAAGACGCTGTATTTCCTTTCTTTTTAACATTATTTCCTCTTGCTCTCTTAAATGTACCATATCTTCAACTCTTTTATTAAACTCTAAACACATACTGCTCATGATGTATTCCCTGAATAACTTTCTAAACTGTGCGACAGGTTGGTCTGTAATAAAGGTGTCATCAATAATAAACAAATGGAACTTAGCCAACTGTGCTCGTAATCTACTAACTCTTTGAGGTGTATAATCACCGCGACTTTGTTTGTTCAACATATTTCTTACCGTTACGTTTTTAGAAACATTCATTCCATTCTGTTCTACTTTTGTAAAATTTATTCTACTTGTATTTACATTTCTTAAGTGAGAAGGTACATTTTTCAAAAAGGATGGTACAAACCTATATTTTCTAAGTTTTCTGGTAAGAGGACTAAACAAGGAAGAGTCTACTCGTGGAGTTACAAACCTCGTTTGTGGATCAAACATGCCTGCTGTAGCAACGAAAAAGGCGGAAAAGCAACCGCCAAGCGCTACTCCAGCCGTACCTGTAGTTGTCAATAAACCTCGCTTGGCCAATTCATCTATACCAGTTCCCTCTTTGAAAATACGTCTTATAATCTCTTGAGCGTCTTCTATCGTATCAACACCTTTCGTAGAACATAACTTTAACATGGCAGGTGAAGCCATACATGCGAGTGTTCCAAATACGGTTGATCCGGCTACTGACATAGCAGTGAACGAAGCACCTGCAAAAATAGGACTGTTTACTATATATAAATATAAACTTGACCTTCTACGGACTGCGTCTTGGTCTGAATGTTGTAGTCCGCGACCTCCGCCACCGCCACCGCCACCGCCACCGCCACCGCCTCCTGCTCTACCGGAAGAGGCCGGTCTCTGAGCCATGGCTCCGCCTTTCATAGTCCTAGACCGTTTAACAGATTTTCTTTTTCTAGACATACGTTGATAGTCATTTAAATAACCCTTGTCAGTATAAAACCTAGTTAAATGAGTGGTATAAGAAAGAAGATAATCTTGTAAACAGTATTGTTTTCCGTATCCATAAAGAAGATAATTCAAATGTAAAATGTATTTAACCGGCGCTTCTATTTCATTTAAAAAGGGAAACTCTACAAGAAACTGTTGATAAGTTGGAAATAAATCTTGTTTTCCGCTTTCAAGAGACATGCTATTTATATCTAATCCAAAATTACTTTTAATGTCATTCAAAGTACAAAACCTCATAAAATCTGCATACTTCAATGGGTTTGTAAATATTTCTCTGTCTATACCTGTCATAGGAGACGAAAACACAAGATCGTTAAGCTCTCTAAAATGGGCATAAGTAGTATTTGTATCCTTTTTTTTCCTTAAAAAAGTTAAATAACCTGATATTGCTCTATTTACACATTCATACGTTGTTCCAACTTTATCAGGACGTAGAATTAATAAAAGTTTTTTAAAGTCTTTGCACTGAGGATATCTTTCTTCAAAAATTCTAACATATCCTTCTAATTCCTGGAATGACTTTAAATCGCCATTAAATTCACAACTCATATAATATTAAAATATATTATTCTTTGAAATGCGGATACGTGCTTTAGAACTCATATGATAGTAAATATGCTCGCAACATTGCGGATAATTTTCTTGGATATAAATGGCGGGGTTTAATTCCTTTTTTAATTTATTTAAAGTCATGGTCCGTTCTTCGTCTGTAATAAGGCGTTTAATATCTTCATAATAACCGCTGTAATGATAGGGTTTAAAAACCTCGGTTCTATAAATGGCAAACCCGTTGAAAGCCGAATAACACGGAAATAAATCATTCGCCTTTTCCAATTTAGAAGTAATGTCTTTCTTCATGTGATCTACTACGGCGTACGAATGTATATGAAATCCCCAGCAATGATGCTTGTAATCTTCGTATAATAAAGCCCAAATATCATAATAATCTTTGCGATTGAAAGAGAGAGAATCCCAGGTATCTTGTGAAAGGTACGAAAGAATCATATCTATATTCCAGGTTTCTTGATTTACGTCATCCGCATCAATCATAAAATGAAAGTCGGTATTCAGATTGTTTATAATACTTAATCCGGTGTTTCGTGCATTTGCAATCCTTACTGCGCGCAATTCATGATCATTCCTTTGAGAAATGGTATGTACATTAAAAGTAGATACATACTGATAGGTCTTCAATAAATTCTCTGAGTTATCAGTGCAATTATCATAAACAAAGACAACCGAAAACGTTTTAAACCGCTCCCCCAACCTGTTAAGATTTAAAAAGATACGCGGAAGATACTGTTCGCAGTTACGAACACACAAACAGCACGCCACATTTAGGTCCAACTTTACAGGATTTAAATACTTACGGATTTTCTCCTTATCTTTTAAAGCCAACTCTCTTGTAGAGTCGCGTAAAGCCTCTACTTTTCTTTGAGCGTCATCTGCAAAATTCTCGTCGGAATTAATTACATAGCGCGGCTCACCGCCTTCATTAGAGCAATAATGGTGTCGTAAAGGAAAAAAAAGTTCAGGCGAATAAACGTAATTGTACCAGTCATCGCAGCACCAATTGATAATGGACTCTGGAAAGAATTCGCCAAAGATATGCATGTGTTCGCGCGAGACAAAGGCTTGGGTTAAAATGCGCGGATTGTTATTAATGGGGCCAGTAAGACCGACATTCTTGTTTTCCTGTAACTTTTGGATACAATCATTCACCCAGTTTTTTGTTTTAAAAGAAATGTCATCGCCGCATTGATAAAAGTAGTCACATCCATCGTCATAAGATTGTCTAAACAATCGGTTCCATATGGCGGTCAAATGTCCGGGTTTCTCATTCATTTCAATGTATTTTATTTTGATATCTGCGTATATTTTCTCAATAATTCGCGAGTAATCTTGTTCACCCTTGTTAGAAAAAATCCTATCGCCCTTATCATAACCAATGTAAAGGATATAGGTATGACCTTCAGAACGACTTGTAACGAAAGACTTTAGATAGTAATTAAAAAGATAAGATTCTTTTATAGAAGACCAATTACGATTGCGCGAAGTACACGGAATTAACAACCCGATTTTCATTTTAATAATAATAATATAAAATTATTAAGTTATAATTATTATGATTCTTATTTTATATTTACTTTTTATTTGGTATTTACTTGTTAAAATCAACGAGGAATATTATGTGCATGTATGTTCGCTCGGTACACTGTGTCATTCCACTAAAATAATTATGAATAATAAATTAAAACTAGAGTCGTACCCTTTTGATTGGATCTATTCAAATCCGAAAAATGTATTACATATGATAGAGGACGATTTCAAAACATTTTTAGATAAATCATTTTATATTGGCAAGAAAAAAAGGGCAGGTCATACAGAATATGATGATAATTTATTTAATCATCATAATCCAAAAGATAACGAACTTCAATATAATTATTTTGTAAGATGTGTCAACCGGTTTAGGCGGTTGTTGAAGACGAGACAAAAAAAGTTATTTGTTTCTGCATTTTTAAACTGCTCTTTTGAAAACTTTTTTGAATGTAAAGAACAGGTTTTAAAGATAAAAAACGCTCTTGATAGACGGACAAAAAACTTCAGAATTTTCGTCCTATTTCATATACCAAGCAAAAATAATAGACATTTCATGTTTACTCATGATGACATGGACTTTTGTTTATTGTATACGACCCATTCTGATGGATTAAAATTCAATCATGTAAAAGATAACGAATACATCAATAAAATCTTAAATAATAAATACATGTTTGATGTGTGTAATCTTAATTAATATTAGGAAAAAGAATCTCCTCGTCCAAAGGCAATGGCTTTGTCTCAGGTTGTGACTCGGGTTTTGCATCAGGAAATTTTCTTTCAAGCTCCCTTTTATAATCTTCTCTCAGAGCGGCAGATGCATCGCAACTTTTTTGAAAGTCGGAAGGAAACTTATTATCATAATATCGTGCATAAGAATTGTAGGTATAACTATCCATATAGAAAAATAGATAAATTAAAAATTGAAAGAAAACGAAATTATTATAGTAATGTAGAAATGTCGCAAACTTTTTCGGAGATAAAACAAAGGTGTCAAATACTTATGGGTATGCGCGAAGAACTTATTGTAATACGTGATAACTTTGATGAAAAAATGAGGTATTGCGAATCCTTAAAAAATGATATAAAAAGAGGCGGTCTTGCATCTAAATACATACAACTTGAGTTGGTAGATGCGATAAAGAATCTGGAAGATATTCGCTTAGAATTTGAAAAAAAACATAAGGAACATACCGAACTAAAAGGATCAATTGTACCCAATGATTTTCTTGATTCAAGATACACGGAAATCAAAGAAAAAGAATCGGAAATCAACGAATCCATGAAGAGGAATGATACAATTCGCGAAGAATGTGAAGAAATGGATATGATACTTGAAGAGGTTTGCAGAGAATATGAAGAAATAAAAAATGAAATAGAAGTGATGAATAACAGTCATCATGATAATTATGACTATGGAAATAACCTTTATAAAAGAAATAAGGAGTGTTTATCTCGGTTAACAACGCTGGAAAATGATATTATAAGGCATAGACGTATGTACGAGAAAGGATTTGAAGAGAATCAACGAAAAAAGGAAGAGATAAACAAAGAGCTGACAGAGTTTTTCAAAATATGCAGGGAATTAGAAGAGGATCCCGAATTAGAAGAGGGCGTTCTCTTGTAGTCTTGAATGAATTATTTTTACTAGTTGTTCAATAGTACTATTTTTATACGTATGGTAGTCCCATTTATTATGCCAGTGATAACAAAAACAGCCTTTATAAAAGTTGTTGAAATCATAGGTTTCATTTGTAGGATTAAAAAAATTTGAATGACCTATGTTGTACGGATTTTCAAGCCAATCTGGATCAAACCAACTGCACGGTAAAACAAGTATATCTAAAGGTAAATCATACGTCAGTCTTGCTTGTTGAAATCCCCAACCAAGATCACGATTTATAATAAAGTCTATCATGTGTTTCATTTTTTCTGACCTTGGTTCTAAGGAGATAAAGATTGCGTTGTTAGGATACGGTTCACTCGCCCATTGATAAAGACATATTTCTTTTTCAAAGTTTTTGAAAATAGGGTCAAAACTTCTTAAAAAGAAGCAATCTAAATCAAACCATATTCCTCCATAATTATATAATAAAAAACTTCTTATACAATCGCTATATAAAGGAGTATTTAAAAATATGCTTGTGTTTATATTAAAATTTTTGGTTTCATGAGCGAATAAAAGTGGTTTAATTTCTGCGTATCTTTCTATCTCCATATTGTAATCATTTGGATTGTTATTTTCTAACCATAATATGATGCGATGTTTATTTTTAAATACATTAAAATAGTAGCAAGATAGTATGGAATACAAATGTTTTTCATTTAAATCTCCATTCCAATAACAATGAAAAATAACAGGTTTATCATAGGTTCCTTTCAAAATATTTGCTTTTTCTATCGCTTCGTTATAGTCATTATTATTTATTAGTAATTTCATTATATATCAATTGTATTTTTGAAACAATTTAATTACGCCTATACAATAGTAGTTAATGTTTATCAATCATCTTTTTACTTATGTTAGTATTATGAGTAAAAAGTATGACATTGATGAATCTCACGGTTTGTCTCATAGCATGAATGTGTTGAACCACGCACAAAATATATACAACAGCGAGGTTTCTAAAAACCCTTACTTGGAATCCCAACAAAAAATAATTTATACTTCTGCCATTCTACATGATATGTGCGATAAAAAATATGTGGACGAGACAGAAGGTATACAGTCTATTAGCGATTATATAAAGGACGAGGTTACTTCAAAAGAGTTGGACGTGATTAAAACGATTGTTAAAACCATGTCGTATTCTAAAGTATCTAAGTACGGCTATCCTATGTTGGGAGAATATATGTTAGCCTATCACATTGTGAGAGAGGCTGATCTTTTGTCGGCATACGACTTTAACCGGTGTATTATCTATGGTCTACACAAAAAAGAACATTGCGTAACCATCATAGATGCCTTTTTAGAGGCCCGTAAGTTATTTAACGTTAGAGTATTAAGATATATCGTGGATGGCCTTTTCGTAACAGACTATTCAAAGGGATTGTCTAAGAGTCTACATGAGGACGCGATTAAAAGTATACAACTATGGGAACAGTTACATCAAGATAAAGATATTATAACAATTGATTAAAGTCATATCTTTTTGGAAAAGAATTTATAATTATACCTGGTTTTAATATAATGGAATGTGTAATATGCTTTGAAGTTGCAGAACCATTTATGTTACCATGTAATCACTCCGTATGTATAGATTGTTATCGCAATAAAGACCTTAAAAAATGTCCCTTTTGTAGGAAATCCATAAAACCTGTCGTGCTTCATCACGTAGAAATACATGTAACAGAGCCTTATGTACTACAACCCGTTGTTACACAGGAATTATGTACGACTGCATTATGTCTTAGTTTTTTAATTATAGTTGTGTGGTTAAGTTTATTTGTTAATAGTTAATATATGGAGTGTGCCATTTGTTTTGAAGAAAATGACCCCTTTATTTTACAGTGTAAACATTCGGTTTGTTTAGACTGTTATCCAAAAATAAGATCGTGTCCCTTTTGTAGGAAAGAAATAAAGCAAAAATTTTCTCTTCTTCACTTTTTATACAAACGTCTTGAATCTTATTATACTTCACATATGTTTTCATAAAATTGAATTTAAATTAATAGATACTAAATTACTTAAAATGGAGTGCATTGTCTGTATCAAAACGGTCCATCAAAAACAAGAGGAATGTGTCAAATACTCATACAAGTATATCATCTTATTTATTTACACATTTGCGATGGGAATTATCCTGAGATATATTAAAAATCATTTACAACCCAATGTTTGACTTAAATTCAATATTATTTTTATCACAGTATATTTTATTTTCGGTTATAAATGAGGCTGATACATACGATGCTTGGCCGCCAACTAGATTCAACATATTTGTAATTTCTATGGTTATTTTTCTGTAAATTTCTGAATTGAAACATTGTGTAAACAAGAATGATGGAGTATTTATAGAGTTATATTTAACAACTATTTCACAATTATTATTTTTTATTATGGTACGACAAATATTTATAAGAATTTCTTTCCTAGCACACCTTCCATTATCAATAATGAATTGTTTCACATTTTTAAATTGCTTCAAAAACTCAAAGGATATACCTTCATATGCGGTTTTTTGATTCCAAAATTGCATAAGATCGGAAGAAAATTCTTCTTCGTCTATTAGTAATGTATTACCTAATATTTTTATGGTCTCTGCATTCATATTGTAAAATCTAAGTGATTTAGTTTCACTATCCAACATTGGAAAGATTGAAAATCCGCTATTATCTGTTTCAAGTTTCATCATTTTACTTTCAAACACTTTTAGTTTATCTTCCAGTTCCTTTACCTTTTGTTTAGTTTCAATTAGTTCTTTTTCGTTCGTAAAATAATTATAAACGGGAGCATCACTTTCTGGAAATATAAGCAGGTCTTCGGTTTCCATTTTTACATCTTATTAATGATATTTAATACTTCAATTTTAAAAAACTTTAAAACTTGGTCTTTTTAACGTTTATTTTTTGTTTAATATTTTTCTTAGAATCAAAGGCCTCTTCCTCTTCGTCATTCGCTTTCATTTTCCATAGTTCGGGAGCACACAGTTTGAAATTAGGAGTGGGGTTTGCTTTGTACCATGCGACTTGAGAGTTAAGTTCGTTGCTTGAACTGTTATTACAGATCACGAGACATTCAAAGTTCTCGGTACATTGGTCCATGACTTGGCAAAAGGATTCAAACGTTGGAAACATGCCAGCATAATTTTCATAAATACGCTTTCGGTTTGCAATATAAGGTTCTCTTAGAATAAAAACATAGTCCACGTTAGTACGTAACTGAGGCGGAATACCGAGAGGATATTGCATGGTAATAATGAGCATAATTTTCCAGTGGCGACCGTTCATGAAAATCATACGCATCAATTCATTTTTAGACCACGAATTGTCATAAAGACAGTCATCTAAAATAACAAAGGTCCGTGGGTCAATAGAACATTTTTTATAAAGGTCCATTTGAGTTTTTACCTGTTTTAAAACCTGTTTTTGTCTCAGCAAAATATTAGAGATAATTCCCGTTTCAAATTTAGAATGAATAAGAACTGGCGGTACATGATTTGAGTAAAATTGATTGGCGCCTTCTGTACCGGATATAACCGTACCTATTGGCACATCTCTTTGATGATATAATAGATCGCGAACCAAAAAACTTTTACCTGTGTCTCGTCTCCCGATTAAAACAATAACGGGGCCTTTATTTTCATCTTTACTAAATACGATACGTTTCATATCAAATTTTTTTAGTTCTAGGGTCATTACATTATATAAAGAGAACATCGCATAGTTCGCTACGCGAATAAATGGGTTAAAATATCGCGAATTTTTTATATTTAAAACTAAATGATTAACGATTATGAATCATCTAATTATACAATCTATAATCCCTTATACGACTCTGTAGGAATTACTCCAGAGTCTTCAGTAAATACCTATACTGAAAAAATAAATTACAATGAATATGAATTTGTAGATAAGGACGGAAATACTAAAAAATGCTTTAAGAAGTTTATTACCCTGGTGGATTATGTTAAATTTCTAATAGGGAAATATAAAAACGATGTTTTGGTTCTCCCTTCTTTAGAAGGCAAAAAAGATGATCTATTTCAGCAAACGATCCATTCACCCCATAACTATGCCTATGTTGATAATTGTTTCTATTACTTAACCTCTGCTTTAAAGAAGAAGGGGTTTTTACACGGAATGGAGGTATACGACAGTTATATATGTATTAAAAAGGACGTGGAAATTAATATTGCAGACGACTTTGAATACATTTGCGATACTAAATTCTTTAACGATAAACTAAACAACCTATTTTATTTTAAGGATGGAACCATTACAGATATTTTAAAGAACAAAGGAATGGAATCTATTGAAATTTCCGAGGAAAACATAGAATTAGATATAGAAACACTTGAAATAGAATCTATAAAGTCAGAAGACGAAAACAAAGAAGAATGTGAAGAATGTGAAGAAAAAGAAATAACTGAATTGGATGAAGTTGAATCAGAATGTTCTGTAAAAGACAGTGATTCGGAAATGAGTTTTACAGATGAAGAGGTTGAAGAATCGGAATATGAAACGGTATCCGAGGAAAGTGAATCCGAGTCTGAAATGGAGTCCCAAGACCTTATTTTAGTAATTAAAGAAATGCCCGTACAAGTTGTCTCCATAGAAAAATGTGAAAATACGTTGGATTCGCTTCTTGAAAAGAATGATGTTCGTATGGAGGAATTAGAAAGCGCAATGTTTCAGGTCATTGCCATGTTGTATACCTATCAGTCTATTTTCAAGTTTACTCACAATGATCTTCATACGAATAATATTATGTATGTAAATACAGAACTGGAATTTTTATTTTATAAAATAAATGGAATACATTACAAGATTCCGACATTTGGAAAGATTTATAAAATAATTGATTTCGGACGTTCTATTTATACCGTAAATGACAAGGTTTTATGCAGTGATAGTTTTTCGGAGAATGGCATGGCTCACACCCAATACAATTTTGAGCCATTTTTTAATCCAAAGAAGCCGGTCTTGGAACCCAACTACAGTTTTGACTTGTGTCGTCTAGGTTGTTCTATTTTGGATTTTATTATTGATGATTTAGATGATATTGATAAATTCAGACAGATTCCGGTGTACGACCTAATCATTTCTTGGATCTATGATGATAACGGAAAAAATATTTTGTATAAGAAAAATGGGGATGACCGTTATCCCGAATTTAAGTTATACAAAATGATCGCGCGAATTGTACATAACCATATGCCATTAAAACAACTACATCACGAGTGCTTTAAAAAGTATGTCTCTGTCTCGGAATCAAATCCGAACATAATGGATATAGACGATTTAATAAAGAACACCACAAAAATTTAAAAACCCGGTTCATTATTGAAGACGGGAGTCTTTACATTTGCAGAATTAAAATAATTATTTTTTGCGTATAATACTAAACAAGATATTACGGTAATAATCATAGAATCTTTGAATACATTAGGATACTCCGTCTTATTTATTTTATTTATCGCGAGTTCAACAATGAAATAAATAAAACCTATCGCAGTTGCTATATATACTTCTTCCATTTTAAAATACTATTTCAAAAAAATATAGTATTTTAAACGATTCTATAATTCTACAATACCGAGGTCAATGGTGGGTTCTAAATCAGAAAAGTTCATTGCGTTGATAGGTACATCATCGCCAATGATAAAACCATCTTCTTCTGGGATATCAAAACTTTCTATAGAAGGATTGAATGAAATAGACTGTCTTGATTCTGGCTGAGAGATGGGTTCAAACACCGGCTCTGGTTGAGGCATGGGCTGAGGCACAGGTTGAGGAACGGGCTGAGACACAGGTTGAGACACAGGCTGAGGCTGTGGCATAGGCATGGGCTTGTCATCAAATTTAATTGCTTCGCAAACATCTTTTGGTTTTTCATCCTTTGGCTTGTCATCCTTAGGTTTATCAACCTTGACTTCAATCTCGGACGACTCGTCCATGTATTGTCTCAGCAAGGACTCAATAGGAATTCTATCGCGGATCGTATTCATGATGCAGGTTTGCACTAAAAGTTCAAACTCGCGAACCCTCTTTTGTTTTTCAAGACCGCTAATTTCAAGCTCAAAGAGGTAAATGGTGGAGTATAATTTGCGAGCGATGTTAGTGTAAATATTGTGTATAAAAATACCGAAATCAGGAATGTCAATGTTTATTTTTTTTGATTCGTTTCCAACACGAACACAACTCAAAATTTTAAGTTGGATAATATGAACACACACCATCAAGTCTTCTAAATAATTACAGTTGCATAATTTAACAATTCGTTCCCTTTCAGTATCAATGAGTTGTTGATTCCACTTTGGAATTCTTGTTAGCAAGTTCTGAAAGGTCATTAAGTATTTTTCGGGTTCCTCGTTGGTTTCGCATAAAGCCACAGATTCATTAAAAATAGAACGAAACCCGTCCATTATATGCGGAGTAATGTAGTTCATAAGAAGAATAGACCATTCATTTTTGGAATCTGATAATAGGTTTGAGGTATTGTCTTCCATATACAATTTTTAAATAAAGAAAATAGAGTTCCAAAACGCATTGTTAATTAAAATATTCTAAAATATAATAAATAATCCAAATCTCATTTTTGAGTTCCCTGCAAATTTTTTCATAATTAAATCTCATCTTCAAATATTTATCAGAATCATCTTTATAGTAATCCATTAGCATATCCCCGTAAATCCCCTTATTATATAGTTTTGTTGAAAGTTCTATATTGTTCTCTTCTTTCAATAACTTTTTTATATTCTGGCTCCATTTTACGGGCTCTTGTTCAGCATTTATTTTGGGTATAAAAATATGAATAAATCGTGAACATATAGGGTTCAAAAGCCGATCGCGATTTGAGGTGACAATAAAAAAACGCGTGGTCTTACTATAAATCTCAATGCATCTTCTTAGAGAATATTGTGCATCAATGGTTAGATTTTCGGCATCATAAAGGACAATACTTTTGAAAAAAACTCTATTACAAGTTTGCTGCTTTGCAAACTCTTTTATTTCGTCTCTTATGACCTTGATTCCTTTGAACGTTGCGCATTCCAAGAACATGCAGTATTGTTTTCTTTCTTCCAAAGAATAAATATGGTTTAAAAGGTAGTTCACCGCTTTACGCTTACCAGAATGAACTTCCCCATAAAATAGAATATGTGGAATATTTTGGGTTTCGTTTAATGTTTTAATTAAACTGTCTAAAATTTTCATATAATAGATAGTTTAATATATACTCTTTATATAATGAAAGTAATTAAAATTTTTTTATTAAATCAACCCGTAACAAAAAGAAATATACAAGATTCATTAAACATGTGTTATGACAACATTGCATTTTCTACATTTCCCTATATTATGTATAAAATAAAATCGTCTCTTGCCTCTTTGGAACGTTATAATTCTGGTAATTGTATTGCATTATCGTCTTTTTTGCAAAAATACCTAAAAAATAATTATGGTATTGTCTCGTACATTATTCCGGCAAGTGTCCCGAAAATATATCAAATAGAAAACAGCCCCGAAATATGTCACGTGGCTTTATTAATACCTATCTCAACTCATTCCTTTTACATTATAGACCCGGCCTTTTATTTTATGGAACCGATCCTGTGCGACTTAAACGATCCCGTTATAAGAAGAATTGACACCATGAATATTCATTCAAAGGAAGTACTCGGCATAAAATCGCAACTTGTAAATGCTTCTGCACCCGGTCTTATTCCTCAAACCCTAGGTTGTAAATGTTGGTACGAAACCACCCCAGATGACCCGTGGTTTTATTATACAAATGAAGTAATGGACGCAGACAAATCAATCGGCGGACATTTCATAAGAAATAAACCAGAACCCTTTCTATGTAAAACCCGTGTTTTAGAAAACGGTCAAATATATAAAGACTATCATTTAAAAATGGACGAACATCAAAACTTAACCATTATTAAAAATTATGTGGAAATTTATAATGGACCAATTCATAAAATTCCACAAAAATTGCAAGATGAAATACATACCAAACTATTCAAATACTTAAGGCGTCTAAACTAGGCAACCTAGTTAAACTAGGCAACGCTGTGTAAAGGTTGTGTATAAGGGTTTGATTTGAATGCTTTTAATAGATCAGCGGAACGATAGTCGTCATTAACATTGTAATATTGTGAAGGAGTAGTGGTATTTTCGCCTAACAATCTGTTATCAGGAACTTGTGATATTCTGGCGCTTGAATATGGTACATAGTCGTTGGTTTGTTCCTTTTTATTTAAAGTATAATTATTCTGAGTGTTGTACTGTTTTGCATTACCATTTGGAATTCTATTTTCAATCGGTTTTTGTATGTTTCTTTGATTGTATTCTGCACTGTATGACTTTGTTTTAGCCATACCAATTGCATTTCCGTAAACTTCGTTACTGGTTGTTTGTCTTTGAGTATCCTCTAAATAAGGATTTGAAGTCAAATAACCCGTAGATTGCTGCCTCTCCATCGTTAAATGGTTCTGCCCTATTTTTTCTACATCCATTTCTCTGTTTGTCGCGGAAAGCATTTCACGCGGATTAAAGACCATCGGCTTGACACAACCTTTTAAATAACCACCCTTGGTGTTTTCTGTGTTTGGCTTTTTAGTATGTTTCAAGGTTTTTACAATAGGGTCAACTACATTTGCCAAAAAGATACCACGAACATTACCGTAATAGTCTTCATTCGTGTCACGGTTATTTGTAAAAGATTTATAACTATCCTTTCCGTAATTTTGGGCCGTAGTTGGGTTGGCGCCTTGAGGAGTCATGTTTAAAACCGTATCTGTGCCTAATTGTTGTTTGTGAACATTTATGTTGCCCTTTTCAGTATAACCCATGCTTTCAGAAGACATTAAGCCGTAGTATTCTACATTAGTTGTCTCGCGCTGTTCCTTTGTTAACATTTGCACCGGAGTAGACATGGGTTTCTCCATACCACCTGGAGCGCCAAAGGCCTCAACCATATCATTTACGTGAAAGGTATCGGGGCCCTTTTTCACAAATTTTCCCATTAAATTTTGGTCGGATGTTACCTGTTTTGGATCATAAGCAGGCGCCGTGTAATTGTTTGCATAACTAGATTTAGGATTATTCGTCGCTCTCAGAGCATCTACTTCCTTTGGTAAACTTTTGTCTCGGTCTGCCGCGGACCAGTTGAAGCCAAGTTCGCCCTTGTTGTCTCTAACCTTTTCCCACGGAGTCGTGTTTGCCTTCCTTAAAGATTCGTTCACCCGAGACAAGAAAAATTCGCTTTGATTTTGGTTTCCAAAAACATTCTGTACGTTCTGTTCGGGTTTGAAAAGAGATGATATTTCTCGTTTATCAATGGTCAAAGACCCGGCGCCGGTATAACTATCCATACGTTGGCTGTCAGGAGTGTAATGTCCGTAAGATTTAGAATTATAAAACATGGCCATGTTGTTGTGAGTCATGCCTTCAGCGGGTACCTTATTTCCGGTAAGAGAATCGTATTGTTCCATGTTGCTTGAGACATCATTTATCTTTACTTCATTATTGTTTAGATCCTTTAATTCATCTCCAGTCTTTTCATTTCTCTTTTTACCTAAATAATATTTATCTTGATATTGAGAATAATCTCCTTCATTGTTCATTGCAATTTTACTATCGGCTAGTTTGTTGTAATAATTCGTGGTGTTATCCTTTAACAACTGATACGGAGCATCAACCGGCGTATCTTCAAAATTTTCCTTACTTTTATCATTAGACATTAAATACAAAGCGCCTACAATAACAAGCGGTATAGCAACTTGAGCCATTATTATATAATATATATTTTAATAATACGGGGATTTATAATAATCCTTTTCTACCATTCGTGTAGGACAATTATTTTCAAACCCCAAAAATAAGTTGGCCTGCGGGTTTAATGGTAAATAAGCGTATTGTGCCTGAGGCTTCTCGCGAAAGGTCCATGCAGGTAAGGAACTCCGTGTCTCGTCTACACCAAAATGAGAGGTTCCATAAAACTTTGAACGTGTATCCACCTCCTTATAGGGCTCTCTATAACGACTGTGCTTGACATTATCCCTTAAGGCTTCGTTTACAAGAAATGAATTGGTCTGTAGATTTGCACCCCATTTTTGTAAACGAATATTAATATCATCAATATAAGGATTTTCTAAACCATTACCAGGGACATTCAAATGATAAATTCCTATATTTGTAGATTCAAGTAATTTTTTTTCAATTCGTGCAGGATCATCATGAAAACGTGTAAATGCCATTATATATACTATCCTAAATAATTCGGACGTTCCATCGTTGTTTGATAAGAAGGTGGAATGATTAAGGGTATTTTATCAAAATAAGAAATCTCATTTAAATTGTTCGCTCTAGGATCAACAGAAAAAGACTCGCCCTCTAAATTGGTCGCGCGAATTCCTCGCAACATGGACTCAACCTCTGTCATATTGGAACGTTCAAAATACATTTTGGGGTTGGGTCCATTCTTAAATAAGGCAGGGGATTGGTGTACTCCAGCGCCTTGATAATGTAAATACTCATTCATTTTTTTATCCTTTAATTTTTCAAGTTTATAGTCTGAAGGAGTGTTTAAATTTCTCGTAGATGCCATATATTATTAACATTTATTATTTGATTTGTATATATCTCGCGTATTTGCACCGGTATACCACGATGCCTCTACGGTGCTAACCGTGTTTCCAATATTTTTATTATTAAGAGGGTAGCCATCAATGTTTAAAAAGGCCATTTCGGACATTTGGACCACGCTTTTTTTGTCCTTAAATGTATCGCCGAACTTTAGTTCATTCTCTGCACCCACATCTACATTTCCTCTTCCTAAAAAGGGAAGACTTAAATAGGATCTTTGGTGCAAAGAAACCTTTACGTTGTTTGTAGTATTTTTACTTCTTGTTAAACTGGTGGATTCTTCTACATTGCAACCAAGAGGGCCTACACCATGGGTACCTGTAACCATAAGCCTGGGTTGTTGAGTAGAAATATCTAATGCCCCATTACAATCATACGTATACGGGTTGTACAAATTATAATTAGAAAGATGCTGGTTCATAATAGATTTCTGAGACAAGGTTGAACTATCATCGCCGGTTCTGCTTAAATTATCAAAATAAAAATCAACAGTGGTCATATTATAGTTTTAAAAGATAATTAATTTAAGTTAATACTTTTTTAAGGGTTTATCAGAAGGAAGTGATCCAAATAAGTATCCTAAAAAGTCGCCGTATTCGGTTTGTCCTACACTTGTTACAGGATTAGTATAAAAAGGTCGCATGGACTGTTCAAATTCAAACTTATCTCCTAAATTAGAAAATATATTTCCAATATCCGCATTATCTTTATTTTCTTGAAGAATAAAATTCTTGGCGTTTTCATTAATATTATCTTCTACTTGTTTATCGTATTTAGGGGCAACCCTATCCGGCTCCTTGTATTTGTACTCGGGTAATAATAAATTTTGAAGCGGGTTATTGCTGGTTATTCTCTGATACTCTTCTACATCAGTAAATCCCTCTTTTTTCCCTGATTTATGAATAATAACAATTACACCTAGAATGATTAATCCTAAAATAAAAATGATATATCTATTAAAACATACATATCCAATTAAAGATAACAAGATCACCAGTCTAGAAATCGCATTAAGTTTTTGATTTGTATCCATATTTGAGTACACCCATATTTCTGTGATGTATTGAGAATCAAATAATATACTAGGGTTGTCTGCCCAAAATTTCATATAGTATAGTTATTTATATTTTTATATGTTTCTTTTTCTTTTTTCCCTTACTTTTCTTTGGCTTTGTACCGTCTACATTTACCACAAAGGTATCCTCTGCGGTTTGGGTGACTTTAACATCCTCAGGTATTTTTGATTTTGCACGTTCCTCTCTCTTTTTATTTAAACGTTCCTTTGTCTTGGACATTTTAAGACTTTCTTGTAATTTATTCGCCATGCCCTTAAAATCCATCTTCCCTCCCATTCCCATCTTGCTCATCATTTCCTTCATACCAGGCATGTCCTTCATTTTTTCCATAATTTCTTTCGCTTCTTCCAAAAGTTCGCTTTCCTTTAAATCGCCCTTTTTGATTTTATCTTCAAGTTTCCCGCCAATATTTTTGACAAGATCCATAATCTTTTTAGGGTTTTTCATTAGCGAACTCATGAATTCCTCGGGGTTTTCAATGTCGCCGAGTTCCTTGGATGCTTCAGACGCAATTTCTTTCGCTAAACTACCAATCTTACCGTTCATGAGGCCATCTAAATGTGACTTTATTTTTTCGCCGTCCATAAAATCGCCGGATATGTCGCCAATATTACTTGAAAAATCGGTACCAAATAGGTTTTTCATTTCATCCATAGATTCCATTATTTTTTTATGAAGATCTTCTTCTTTAATGGCTTCAAATAGTTTGCTAGTATCTCCAAAGGATTCTTTGGTGTCAACTTGTTCTACCACTGAAAATAAAAGCAACTGCAGATATTTCCAAATGGTCTTTTTCGTTTTTTCAGTTACATTCTCGTTCATTAATATGGTAAAATCAATATTAGGTAATAAAAAGTTTGGCTCTTTAAATAAAGTCATATTCTCATAAAGTAATTCAAAAAATATCTTGGGATAAACTTCCGAACAATGCGCAAAAATTTCATCGTCAGATATTTTTAAAGCGTCCTCTAACTCCGGAAAAGTATTCAATAAATCCATTTTAAATTCTAAAATAATTTGTGAAAACTTTTCGTTCGCCTTTTTTTCGGTCATTGTATATTGGGTTGCCTTTTTTTTATATGTTTTATTCGTTATTAATTATGGACCAGGTGGAGGTGGACGAGGTCCAAGACGGTCTTGTCGCGCTCTTAGAAGAAAAAAATCAAAAACTGCGTCTTCAATTTGTCGTGCTTCTTCAGGCGATACTTGTCTTAATGTACTAGGATCTATAGCAGCCTGTACTCTCTGTGCGGTTGCATTTGCTCTTGCTCGTCTTGTTGTATGAGCAACACCAGCAGCATCTCTTATCTGGCTTTCTTGGTATAAAACATAGGGTATTTCATCTGGAACAACAAACCCTTTAAAAGGGTCAAAATATACTGAAGTTGTAGGATTACCATTTATAGTTATAGGAGCGGGAAGTGTCATTTGATTCAATCTTTCCATACCAAAACGCTCGTAAAAATTAAGTGTCGCCGGAACTGTTATAGCCTCTAAATATATTATTCTACCATCCACTCCTTCTCTTTCTATAGGATTGAATAAATTATATAAACCTTCTAACATGTGTGAACCTGTAAAAAAGTGGTATCCCACGGTTCTATCTGATAAATAAGTAAACAAATGGACGTAAATATAAGGGTCATCAACAAGCGAATCAAACGGTATAAGCCGAACATTATGATCATCAACAAATCTAGCTGAATCTACTGTTGCAGTTTCTTCTGAACAACATAAAACTCCAAAGATTGGACCTGTTGGAGGTTGTGGTAGTTCATCAGGTCCTTCAGGATTGTTAGTATCGTATTCAATTGTTAATAAAAAATAGTTTTCTAAAGTAATAGAATTATTAAATTGACCTCTTGTAAATGTTTCAGAAAGATATTGAACTGACGTAGGTAATCTACGTATTATATCAGCTCTTTCAGGAAGTGCATTTCTATTCAAATAAACAACAGTCAGTGGTAAACTTTGATTGCTGTTATGATATAATTGAATTGATTTTTTACCTGCAAACCTCGCCACAATGGCTGCGTCGCTTGTATATAATACAAATCTTAGTGGCGATTGATGTATACTATCATATCGTATTAATTCGGTACTGTATTCACTATTTTGTGATGCCGATGCTGAATAAAATCTTTGTAATGGTTCTGATTCTTCATCTAATTCTGATAATCCTGCTAAGTGACGTCTTTCTCCCGCTGATTCTGTTCTTTCTAATGTACGACGGTGTAAATAGGATAAATTTTGTATCAAAGGTGCTGAGAATGATCTAATCAAAGCTGATGCGGACATTTTTTTTAAAGGTGCTGATAACACTCTTCTCAAAGATGCTAGAGGGTTTACTCCCGGAGCTAACACTACGCCTTGAAAGTTTGAATTGAATTCACCCTCTGATTCAGTATTAGATAGTTCTGCTGCTATCATTGGATTAAACGCTGGATTAAACTCTTCAACCTTAAGACTTTTACCTCTACCTCCACCTCCGCCTTCATTTTCATTTTCACCTACAGTTCTTTTTCCACCCGTAGGCTCCATAAGTCGTCTAGCCGCAGCCTTGCTTCTAGTAAACATTCCACCTCTCATATTTCTACCTCTAGTTTTATTTTTATTTCTACTTCTAGTTTTATTTCCACTTTTAGCCCTACGTCTAGTTCCACGATTCATTATATTAAACCTATATATTATGTTCGTTTAACCTCTGGAAATTCGGAATTTCTCATTTGTTCTATATCCTCCATAGAATACTGCATTTTAGATTTTTTGTCACCTTCTACTACTACAGGTACGTGTCCGATAGAGGGTCCGTCTAACCCCGAATAATTGTACATTTGTCTCATCCCTCCATTTCCTTGAGGCGCTAAATCTTGTGGACCGTCATCAAGAAAACTAAAATAATCGCTCATGACTCCACTGGACTTAAGAGAGTCTTTTCCTAAATCAAACGGGTTTGGTTCAGAGTAAATCATGGTCTTTTCTTCATGAATTGTTTTTGATTGCGGTTTAATATAATCCAATATTTGACTCCCAGAAAGAATTTCGTATTTTGGTTTTAATAACAAGACAGGTACGCGATTGATCATGGGAGGCATTTGAAATTCTTTGCCGTTAGGCAATAAAATATAGGTAATGTTATCTCTTACAACACGTTTATCAATGCATATATAAACAAACTTTGATTGAAAACCTCCTTTATTTAATTCTTGCATAATAGAAGCACTATGTTTGCAATAATTACTAAAATAAAACTCATGTTTGGGGGCGTTCATTAACTATAATCTATTTTATTTGATTGATTTTTTAACACATAAAAATTGATTTATATTTAAATGTTGTATTGTATATAATAAAATGGAAGTAAAAATCTTAAACGTCAATGAAAAGGGTGATATGCTAGAGTTTGAGATACACAATACAGATGTAAGCGTGGTAAATTCATTGCGGCGTGTGGTGTTAACTCAAATTCCGATGCTCGTGTTTCGCGGGTTTCCACACAAAGAGAATCAACTTACCTTTCACAAAAACAAAACAAAGTTTAACAATGAATATTTGAAACATCGTATTCAGTGTATTCCTGTTTATGAAAGTGACGAGTCTAAGTTTGAGAACTTTGTACAAAATTATTGTGTAAAGGTGAATGTGAAGAATGACACCAATGAACTGAGATATGTTACGACAAAAGATTTTAAGTTATTTAACAAGGTATCAGGAAAGCAGATTGACATTGCAGAAAGTAAGCGATTGTTTCCACATAATCCTTTGAGCGCCGATCATATTCCTATTTGTGTATTAATGCCTAAAATTTCGGAGACGGATGAGGCAGAAGAGATTTCCTTGACTCTCAACTTTACGATTGGAACATCTAAGGAAGACTCGTGTTGGAATACGGTTTCTAAATGTTGTTACTTTAATAAAGAAGACGAGCAAGAAGTCAAAAAGGTTTCAAAGGGAGTAAAACCTGAGGATTTGGACGATTTCCTTATCTTAGATGCACAGAGGATTTATGTGCCCAACCAGTTTATCTTTAAAATAAATAGCATAGGAGTATTTGAAAACAAGGAAATTATCGTAAAGGCGAGCCAATATATCATAGACGGACTCACCGATTTTAAAAATTTCCTCATTCATAAAACGAAGTTGTCCGTGGAAACAATTGGTCCAGCAGAACCGTTTGGAATTTTCAAGGATGAGACAAGCGATAAAGAGGTCTATTATGTTCGGCTTGACCAGGATGATTATACGATTGGTAAACTATTAGAGAATCATTTGAATTTATGGTATAAAAAGGACATTTATTACATCTCTTTTAAAAAGGATCATCCCCATGATACGCACTGCTATGTTTCCTTCGCCTATCGTAATGTGGTAACTTTTGAAACAATCATCGGCCATTTAGACGACGTTGTCACTAGAATTATACAAATGTATGAAACGATTTCCGGTAATTTTACAAATAAATAAAATAAAATCTATATTTAAATGATAGAATATGGTAATATTATTAAAATTGTTTCTTCAGAAGATTACGATAATCAACTTTTTTTTGTAAAACGTATTGCTTCCGATAAATTAACCTTATTAAAAGCAAACGGCCAAGAAGTAACCATCCCCATAGATAAAATAGAGGAGGTTATGATTGTCTATGTACCCGAGGAAAAGGGATTTGTAAACCAGTCTCATTTATCAGTGGGTCAATGGGTTGAAGTAGAGTTCAAATCTAAAACGAAGGATGTCGTACAAGGACGAATTATAAAAATAGATGCAAATTTACATGTTGAAACTTCAAATGGTATTTATTACATACCGATTGAATATGGACTGCCTGAAAATGTAATAAGCGTGAGAGAGATCCTTGAAAAAGAAGAAGAAGAAATAGAAGAAGCAAGAGGTGCACAACCAGATGTTGAGACACAAGAACCACAAGAATCAGAAGAAAAAGAATCAGAAGAAAAAGAAGAAGAACCAGAGGACATTATTGAACCAGACGAGGTGATAGAGGAAGAGGTACTAGGTTCTATAGAGGTAGAAGAGGGGCAAGAGAATCTATTTTTTACGCTTGAACAGCAAAAGATTGATTTGTTAGAACATTTATTAATCAACGTTGAAGAAAGCAAACGAAGTGTATTTTTAATGAAAAAAATGTATAACATCATTCAACGTTACAAGGAATTAAAAACAAGTTATACGTCTTTTGACGACGGCGTAAGGGTTCTAAGATTACCACAAAATCAATTCCAGGAATCCTTTATAAAAAATGTAAATCCTTTGTTTGTACCCGTTTCAGAGAAGGTTAAAATTAAACTAGTTGATGTTTCAAGTGAAAAAGGGTCAGAAAAATCATATTATTATAAAACAGACGACATAAATGAGACACTCTTTCAAGACCCGCCTCTAAAAAATGGACCCTTTTCAGAATATCAAAAGACACTTTTGAAACCATTCAACTCCCTTGTCACGGAAACCAATTATGATAAGCACGAATTTATGAATAAAAACAGAAAGGAGGTTTACCTTCTTAATGAGCTTCTTAAAATACCAATAAGCGAATCCTTTGTCTCGGAGTCCGTCATAGTACAACCTCGGATTTATTTACACTATAGTTTAAGAGATCAAGAGAATTCAAACATCTTACTAAAGTCTAATCTATCAAGAAACCCCTATTACGAATTAATGTTTAGAAAAGAGAACGAAATAAATGTAGTCAACGTAGATGATTCTTTTAAGGCTTCGTGCGAATTGTTTAACAATGAAATAACATGGTATAAAAATGACTGTGCTACCTATCAAGAGTACGTTGAAAAATTGTTACCTTCCTTTGAAGACTTTATAAATTGTTATTTGAACACCAAGTTTTTGAACTTCTCTCAAGTGTTAAAAGAAATGGAGACCTTGCAAATAGACAAGTTGAATAAAACCACCTACGATATCCTGTTTGCAATTCTAAAAAAGAATATTAATGACTTTTACAGAACAGAATTAGAAAATCGTAAATTAAATACGCGCGAAAAGAAACAACCCGCGATTGTCAAAGACATGACCGTCATCGGCGCTCTATTAAGAGACTACTATCCTCTAAAAAATGATTATTTTTATTCTATTAGTGAAGTATTTAAATCCGGTCTGATTGACTGTTATCATTATTATGCTTTACAGACAACTCAACAAAATGTCAGAGTACTGGATTCAGAGATAGAACAAATGATGGAGAGTATAAAAAAAGAATTTGAAAATCCGCAAAAAGAACGGGTCTACAAAATATACGAGACAGACCAGCAACGAAAGAATGACGAAAATAAGATAGTATTACAGGATATCCCGTGGGAAAAAGGCATCATAAGTGCTGGCGAACTCTTACATAGAGAATTGGTGAAACGAAACTCCTTGTTTACTCTAGAAGATGTTCTTGTAAAACTTAGAAAGGTGTGTGAAAATAATATAGATCAAATAAAAAATCAGTTTGACAAAAATGATATACAATTTGTAAAGGAGTTTATCATACGGTATCAGATTATGAAAAATCAGCGCGCTGATGTGCTTGAAACCAAGAAGTCGTTTACTTGGAACGGAAGCGCATGGATTCCTTTGAATGATGAGAGTTGTCTCACCAAAAATTTGGTACGAATCAAGGGCGACTGTCAAGAAGTAAATAAGGATAAGGCATTCAAGGAACGAATCAACGAGATGATCAATAATTTTGAAACGGACAAGTTGAGAGAAAAGGAACTAAAAAAGGTGAAGATAGATGATGAAAGTCATTTGTCTCGTCTTCGTTCGCTTCAATTAAAACATTTAAAAGTTGACATGAAATATCACACAGAAAAATATAATTATAGAACCCTAGAACTACAAAAGGATAACATCCCTCAAGACATATCACCCTATTTAGAGTTGAGAGGTAGAATACTGAAAGAACCCGTCTTAACCAATAAATACAAGGCCCTGCAATTGTTTATAAAAAATTATACAAAAACGGGTGAAGATCCACATTGGTTTTACTGTATTGAATCAAATGTTAAATTACTTCCAACCTTTTTGCTAGAATTATCAGACGCCTTTTTGAAAACAAATACTTATCCCGAGACCCTGCAAATGATTTGCGATCGTCAAGGAGAATTAAGTGACAATTTTGATTACTATGTAGATAAGTACAGCGGTTATCCTATTAAGGCCATTAACTTTGACGATGAGGAGGACTATAACTCGGAAGGGTTCAAAGATGTTTTCCACGAAGTTATAGAGAAGGAGGAAGAATTTGTAGAGGAAAATCCAAAAGACAAAATGGTAAAGAATGCGATCAACGCGCTACTATCCTATAGCGGGGTTTTAATAGAAAAAAAATACACGGATGAGTTGTTTGAATCGGTCACGAAGTCGGTTTCTCTTACGTTAAACACGGGTAAAAGTAAGAATGAAAACAGCATCATTGTTTATTCCGTTATGGCGCACTGTTTCATTTTCATACAGACTTTGGTTGGAGATGTTAAATTTTCAAAACCTTTCCCCAATTGTGTAAAATCTTTTGAAGGATATCCACTTGACGCAGAGGATAAAGTCTATAAGGGTCTTAAATACATGTGTTGCATTGTAAAAGAAATATCGCGTAAAACAGAACCGTGGGAAAGTGTAAAGGGTACAAAGATAGAAGTAATGCTTGAGACATTGGTAAACTATACCAAACAATTTGTATTACCTATAAAAGAAATAAATGATAAATTAATTGCGAAGCGAGAAGTAAAGGTAGTAATAAAGGAACATACAGAAGAATATAACTGGTCTTTATTCTATCCAAGATTAAATGTAATCAAACCCATTCAGGAGGTATCAGAATCTCCTCTTGAAAAAATAATGGCATTGTCTTTTATCATTCAATCTAAAATAAACGCACATATTTCAAAACAGTCTGCAATCCTAACCAATAGTCTTAAACAGCCTTATTTAATTAATACATGTTGTCAAAAGAACAACGATGTCTTTCAATATATGGTTGAGAATGCAAAACTTACAGAGTTAGACGAGGTGTTTGCAGTCAAATATAAGATGGATAAAAAGAATGAAATGCAAAAAATAAATCACATGTACTGTGCAATTCCGACTAAAATGATGCATAGGAATGTCTCGGCTTCCTATGAAGAGTCCGTTATTTATAGAGGTGTTATCCGGTGGTTTATGTTTGATACCGAGTTGGCATTTCCTGAGAAACTTAAAAAATATGGTATTGTGAAGCCGCCAGATTACAATAAAAAGGATAAAATAGCAGAAAAGATCGCAAAGATTAAGAATTTTAAACCGGTGCCAGAAGAGGTTTTTATAGAGATTATAAAGGATATATCACATAAAATAGAGAGAACTATCGTGGAGAAGGTTCATAAGGTTTCTGTAAAGAATCAGATGGATGAATGGATCAAAGATAACAAGGTCAAGGAAGTATACGATTTCTGTGGAGAAGAGACAAATAAAAAAATAATAAATATATTAAGTCAAATACCAAAGGCAGACAAAAAAAGAACAGAAGCATGTCTACGATTCAATACTCTTTTTAGGAATAATAAAAAGAATGATTTTTTACCGGAAAATCTTGAACATTTAAATTTTATGAATCACATCCTATTAAATAAAATTAAATCTTTGTTATTTATCTTCCCAGAAAAGATTAAAAATTCAAAGGCGAATTATACTATTCCCAGACACTGGGATCTAGATAAAAAGCATATTATGGAAATAAAGCAAAACATTTTTAATTATTACAGGACCATTGAGACCTTTCATAAAAACGAGGATCTCCTTTTTAATTTGAATAAACTAAATCAGACGTCGGATTATGATGATTTTAAAAGATGGATTACCTTACCGATTCATAACCAGAAGATGAAAAATGACATTTATTACTATATTTTTGTCTCCATCTTTCAACATTATATTTTATTAAAGTCTCCTAAAATGAATGAATACATAAAGGTAATCATCGCCCACTTTGTCAACGAGGATTCTACGGCACTTAACTTTGACAATCAAAAAATAGAATACATTTCGGATATGGCAAAAAAATCCGAGACACAGATTAAGACCGATGCATTGAAAAACTTATCGCGAGAGGCACGAAAAGCGCAAAACACATTAAAAGAACTCAAATTAGGAGAGTGGAATACAGGGTTGTCAAAAAGCATATTCAAATACGATAAATCATTGTACAATGAAGTATTTGAAGAGGCTAAAAAGATTAGAGAGGGCATGGATCTTGTAGACGAGGATAACTACGGAACTTACGGGCTGGACGATGGAGAAAATATAGAGGGGTTTGATGGAGATGAATATTTTTAAATTAAAAGTATTGTCTATATTTAAATGGATATTAGTCGTCTTGTTATGATTATGTTTGTATATATATTATTATACTCCATCATTGTTATGGTAAGACCATCTTTTATTTACAACAACCAACATGATTACCTGAGACAATTTGGCGTAGGTTACAAAAATACTACCATCCTTCCATTGTGGTTGGTGAGTATATTACTCGCTATTTTTTCTTATTTTATTGTACTCTATTTCATGCATGTCAGATATAATTGTATTTTCATAAATACGTAAACTTAACTATTAAAAATTGTATTATAATCGCCATTTTTAGTAGAACAACCACTATTTAACAATGTATTTGTACTTATTAATACTGTAAGGGATCCAATTAATAAAAACCAAATAAAATACCCTACCGTATCTTTTAGAAGAATATTATCGTGTAATTTGCTGATAAGTTCGGGGGGAGCCTTTGTAAGAAGATTCATTTGAATAAATTTTTCTAGTAGTTTAGAATTATAGTAAGGAATAGGATTATCATCGCTATCTCTAGTAGGAAGTTCAACGCCATCCTTACCTGTAACAATCCTGCCGTTGTCGTCTACTGGTTTGCCTTGTTCATTTAATTTATAGAGAACAAAATCATCAGGAGTCATTTCACTTATCAACATCGTTTTCCCCGTGTATATAGATTCTATGGCTCTTAACAAATCAATATTAGTGCCCGCGGCTGTTACAGCCTTATCTCTTTCTTCGGTTATCATAATTTCATTGATTACATCATCTACTCCAAACATTTGCGCGGCTTTTAGACCGAAAGTATTTGAAAACGCGCGAAGCCAGCCCGGGAAAGCAATAAGTAATCCACAGAAGGACCCGAAAATGATGATCCAGGGCATTAAGGTTGCATACAAAGCAATACCCGCGTTAGCCTCTCCGCAGAAAGAGGGAAGAGAAGATAAATATATATTATTAACGAATTGCAAGATACATGCAAACGAAAAAAATATAAATATCCACATAAATTTATCCTTGGTAAAGTATTTGTATTTAAAAACAAAAAAAAGGAAACAAAATGATACATAATTTACAACAGATGTATTTGCTAAACTACTCAAATCTGACATAATGTATTATAGCGTTATATTTTTTACAATATTACTCTTTATAATATAAATGAAACCATCTTTAGTAGAACCATCTATTAAGTACATTTTAAATTCAGAATTAAAAACAAGCAGATATCAAAAATTTATTGAGAATAGTTTTTTATTTAACTTAACTCTATTTATTCTTTTTTGTTTACTTTTTGTATTTATCTGTTGGCTTTTTTATAAAGGAAACCAAGATCCTAATGTAAAAAAGGAAAGAGAACGAAAGAAAAAAGAATACATCATGTCTAAATTACATACTTATCAGAAAATGAAGCAAGAAGTGTATACAAATATACCTATGTAATATATGGATTCTTATTATCGCGATAAAAAACAGAAAGAAGACAAATATAAAAGGACATTGAAAAAGGCTCTTACAAAGGGAGACACGGAAAAAATAAAGTCTTTACGTGCAGACTACTCTTTAAATCCGATTGATAAAGAGAAGGCTAGACATATGAATGAAACGGAATATTTAAGAAATCTAAAGGAGAAAATTGTAAATTTAGAGAAAAAACGCATTGATGTTTATTATGATATTTTTTATGATTTGCAAGACAACATGGAAGAATATGATTCTTATAAAAATGACCTGGATAAACTGAAAAGACTCTATGATACTCAAATGAAAATTAAAACAGAACGCGAAGAAAAAATAAAGGCAAGCCGAGACATTTTAATGAATGAAATAAATGAAAACATTGCCATTTACAAGTTTATGGAGATGAGCGACAAAAAAGAAAGTTATTTAAAAATAAGAGATTTAGGAAAAAGGTTAATGGATAAAAAGATAAATATTATTCCGACGATGGAAGACGGTAAAGTGGTATTTCGCTCTACCATAAACTATGAACCCGTAGTAGATATTAAAATATAATACCATTTTAATGGGAAAATACATTGATATAAGGTACTTTATAGTAAGTTTAGCGATTGGTCTTTTTTATATATACGTCTCAGATGAACATAAACAGGTCATTATAATGTATCCTACACCCGATAATAAAGATCAGTATCAGTATAAGGATAAAACCGACACATGCTTTACCTATGACTTAAACGAGGTCTCTTGTCCAAATGACGTAAATCAATATCACCAGATTAAAATACAAAAATAAACCTCTAATATAATGTTTAATATTAAAAGGTTCTTATCAAGTCGTTCAGGTGTCATTATTATGTCTATCATATTAGGTCTTGGTTTATCAACCTTGTTTAGAATGAGTTGTACTTCTAGAAGTTGTATTGTCTATACTGCACCAGATTTTAGCAAAAAAAAGATTATAAAATACAACAACAAATGTTATAAACCCGAGGAAAAAATGATGACATGTAGTCCTACCAAAAAAACAATTGAGGTATAATTCTATATTTAGAATAGTTGTTTATTTTTATATGGAAAACACGACTAACATCAACGATCTACCTATAGATACGAATCCGCCCAACAGTTATGAATTGCCTGAAAATCAGTTAAGAAATAATCGCGCGATTGATGAAAATGTAGTGATCCAAGAAACAAAAAAGGTTAGGTTTGAGGACCCGTCGCGTCCTACTTCTAAACAAGTACCCTCTGGTCATGAACTAAAAGAAAAGCACAAGATTATTATTTTAGCAATCCTGTTTTTTATCATCTTCAGCGATGTTAAAGTGAAGGCCTATTTGGTTTCCATCTTAGTAGTTATCTTCGGAGATTTTATACGTATTACAGGCGGAGGAATATCAAAGATTGGACTTGTTTTCTATTCCTTGCTTTACGGACTAGCCTTGCTTATCACGGTTACCGTAATTGATGTATCTGCAATCAAGTTAGCCTTTTAACTTTTTATAAAAGAGATGTCATAAATTCATTCATGTCTTTTGTTCCCATACTAGAATTGCAGTTTTGACAAATAGGTTTTAAATTACTTACAATCGTTTTTCCGCCTTTAGATTCGGCGATCACGTGACCACAATGAAAGGATGTTTGTGAAATATCCGTTGATTTGCAACAATAGCATTTGGATTTACCAATATCCTCTCCAATGTTCTTGTTCCAAACCAACTTTTTTATTGCAGACGGAATACTCTTTTTCTTGACAGCGTTTTCAACTTCCTTTATCTTTTGTCTCGGCTTCTTTTCAGTTCCTTCCGTCGGAGATTCCTTTACCTTTTGCCTCGGCTTCTTTTCTTTTGGTTTCAAATCATTCGTTTCATATTCTTTAAGAATGCTTAGGAAAATGGCGTTATAACAAGACCTAATCTTCATCGTGTTTGTTAAGTCTTGATAAGAATTTCCTTTATAGATAGGAGGATACCTAATAAAATTTCTATATTCTACAGGGTATTTTTTTTCAAAGTCTTCAAGTGCGTCCACTAGCATTTTTGAGTACTTTTTATTTTCTCCTTTTATCTCCTTATATTTATGGCCTTGTTGTGCAGCCTCTTCCATGGTAATAGGCGGAGGCATCAAAGGTATGGGTATCACAATTAAATAGGATAGACAGGATACTCTATTTACCACTAATTCTGAGAGGCGTCTAACATCCTCATGTTTTTCATACAGAAGGTATTGTTCCGGGTAATTTTTCTGAACGATTGTTTTTTTTGACACTATCATTTTTTCAGGTAAACGCATATTCATCATTTCTTCTATTTCACGAATCGCTGCATAAAAGGTCATTACAATAACATAAAAAAATGGGTTTATACGTTTTCGGAATCATTAATAAGCAACAGGCCATTAATATGCCAAAGCATACAGGGTATTGTGGCAAGGGAAGATAAAGTTGTAAAGAGGAATAACGATGTTTTCCATAATAAAGACGAACAAATTGGTGAGCCATTCAACAACAAAGTGGAAGATTGGAGAAAGATAATTCTCTAGAATAAACACAAACCACAGAACGACGAGTTCCGTGCAGAACTTTTTGTGTTGTTTGTACTTAGCCTGGAACTTTTTGACTTCATCGCCATCAATCCATAGAATGGATACAAGAAGAATCGTAACAAGGAATTGATAGTAAATAATGATAATGTTTTTATAGTATGAACTGTTGTTTGTCCTTTTCAGAGCGGCTTCCAGAGCACAATTCTTTCTTTGAAGATCCTTAGAACGATTTGTAAACGATGTATACTTTTCCATTAAACCCTTGTACATAACCAACAACGCGCCGATGTTTTGGTCCTTGTCAATAATCTTACGCTTCTTATTTGGATATGGAATCTCCTTATGTACCTCCTCTGTCTCAGTCGCATCATTAATACGACTGTAGATCTTCCGCCTGAAGATAGACGACTGTCGGGCAGTCATCTTGGTAAGAAGTTTTGCGTCCGAGATAATGTTGTTCACGACTTCGCGGTAATTCATTTTTGATGCTATTAAGTATTAGAACTATATTAGATTCAATTTTTTTTATATTTTTTTGTTTTTGGTTTATATTTAAAAAATAATTTACGATTCTTTCCGGTTTTGCGATACTCTTTGTATTTTTTGTCTCGCTCAAGTCTTAAACTTTCATAAGTAGATTGTTCGCCTATACATGGCATTCTAAAACGACGCATAATAGGGTCTTCGCCGGTTACGTTATTCAATAAATAGCAATAGGATAATATTTTAAACTTATTGATAGTTTTTATATTCATAAAAGATAGACCGTAATAAATAGATAGGATGGTATCGTAAGTTGCAATTTTCATTTTTTTACTTTTTACTTGAATCACATTATAAGACTGACAAGAGTCTGTTATAAAAACATAAAGCATGGGTATATTATCCACTTTCACTTCATAGACATTCAAAAACTTATTCTTGTATTGTGTTTTTGTATATTCTATACTGTTTAATTTATCCCAAATACTATCATCAGACAATACATATACACAGTTTTGTTGTTCGGTTCTGAACTTTTCGGGAAATAAATGTTGGTAATAATACATGCCATAGTCTCCAAATAATACGCATGAAGATATCTTTGATAAGACCTTTTTAAATAGGGGTGATTTTGGAGTGTGGTCGTCCACATTGCACCGTCGGATAATAAGAGGGTGGGTTGAGTTTAATAGTTCAAGTCGTTGATATACCTTTTTCCAGCGGGTTAGGTCTCCTAAAGGCCGAGACAACTCTTGGTACATACTCATTCTTAAATAGTTATAAGGAGCGTAGTATATCTTATTTATTACGATTGCATTTTTTTTAAGATTTTTAAATAATTCGTTTTCTATTTGAGTAATATCTACAAGAGGAATGGAGTTAACAAAAATTTTATAGGTACCTTCAACAAGAGCGGTTCTTACTTCAACATCGTCGTATGTTTTACCAAGAATATCAGATAGTTCAATAATATCAGGAATCGCCTTTGTACTAAAAAAGTCGTAATCAGGTACATCATTGTCTGCGTAAAATTTTTTATCTTTAGGTAGAGTCATATTGATCGCCATGCCTCCATATCCAATTAATTGTTTGCGTATCATGTACTCGTCTACGGTACGAAAGAGAGCCGGTTTTGTATAAAGCTTCTTTTTCCGTTCTTTTTGAATTCTTTGATTTTCAACCAAGGCCGTATCTAACTCGGTATGCATATACTATTTATTTATTAATTCTCAAGAAGAGATTTTACATTTGGGTGTTCAGTGGTAATAATAGAACTGTTTGAAAACATGTCATTGTATACTTTTAAATGCAGGTCATTTGTTTGAAAAGATAATCCTATAAAGTTAACCTTGTGTTTTAATCCATTTACGAAATTATAATTATTACTAGTATTTGAAAAATCAGGATACAAAAAGGACACATTTGATGAAGATAGTCCATCTATGTCAGGCGATTGAAGTAGGTCACTTTCTCTATAAATAACGTTATCTCCATTACCAATATCAAGCGCGCTCATCAAAGAAAGACGACTCTTTCTGTAAAAATCCTTTTGAACGCCTGTAACATCTACAATAATAACTACTTTACACCCTTGTATCTTATCATTTGTTAATGAACTTAATAATGTAGTATCTAATGATTTATCGGTACTATTTAGATAAAAAATAATGTTACCATTCAAACTATTGTCTCCAAAACTGGCATTTAGTGAGGCTGCCATTTCATCATACGTTTTTTTAAGTAGACTTTGAACTCTAAATATCAAAAACAGAGGATCGCTCGTATTTGGACAATTCATATTAGAGGCTACAAAATACTGATGTACTTGTGCCATTGTATCTGCAAAAGGAAGACTATTATAAGTTTCCTTGTAATCATTGGATTGAAGAGTTGATGCACCAATAACTGGTTTACCCTTTAATGAATAAACCGTAAAATCCAGGGCTCTTACACCTTGTTTTGCACAATTAATCAAAGCACAATAATTCACGTAATCATTTTTGAAATCTCCCGAACAGCAGCAGTTATATGCAGTCTTTATAAAGGTTTGGTTCAACGTAGTTGTTGTAAGATTCATTTTAGTATTTGAAAGTAATGGAATGATATTTGTATTCATTTTAGTCTCTAACTTTTTACAGTTATTTTTGTCCCTTCTTATAACAATATAAGTATAAATAAAAAAGGCAGATACAATAATAAAGATAACCACATTTAAAGCATATTGAACTGCATATTTCTTAATCGCTGCAAAAAAAATAGTAAGCGTGTCCATTTTGATTCCAGATTGCATTAAATTATATTATGAATATATTTAAATATATATATCATTATAGCATATAATGCCAGGTGGTTTATTAAACATTATTTCTTATGGAAATCAAAATATAATAGTAAATGGGAATCCAAGCAAAACATTTTTTAAAACGGTCTATTCAAAATACACTAATTTTGGAATGCAAAAATTCCGGATTGATCACGAGGGCCAAAGAAATCTAAAACTAAACGAGGACACTCATTTGACATTTAAAATTCCTAGAAATGCTGAATTACTTATGGACGCGTATCTTGTCTTTAATTTACCTGATATATGGAGTACTATTATACCACCTAGTAGTGAAGAGGAAACATGGCGCCCCTATAATTTTAGATGGATCTCTCATATAGGTGCAAATATAATTAAAAAAATGTCGGTTAGCATAGGCGGACAGAAAATACAAGAGTTTAGCGGCGAATACCTAAAAAATATGGTTGAAAGAGACTTTACGCAAACAAAGAAGGACCTTTTCTATAAAATGATCGGCCATACAAAAGAATTGTATGATCCTGACAATGCATTTAGTCGTATTGATCGTTATCCCATCAGTTTTTTTCTTACTCCAAAAACTCGTACCGCAGCCGAACCTAATACGAGCGTGTCGGACTGGTCAATGCCGTCCATAAATGGTAGAACAATTTATGTTCCTTTACATTTCTGGTTTATGAACTCTCCTAAAATGGCGCTTCCTTTAGTTGCATTACAATATAACGAGGTTACCATAGATATAACATTAAGACCCATCAAGGAGTTATTTACAATACAAGATGTAACTCAACCAACCTCAAAGGGACTTGTTCCTATACAACCAGATTTCAAAAATGAATATCATAGTATGTACAGATTTCTACAACCTCCTCCAAATATATTACTTCAAGCAAGTGATTACGGAAATAAAAATAATTCATGGAATACAGACATTCATTTGATGTCAACCTATGGGTTTTTAACCGATGAAGAAGCAAAAATATTTGCTTTAAACGAGCAAAGATATTTGATAAAGGATATCAAAGAGAACATATTTCCAAATGTTACAGGAAACAATCGGGTAAGACTGCATACCACGGCTCTTGCATGTAGTTGGGTATGGGTGTTTAAACGAAATGATGTTTATAAAAGAAATGAATGGTCAAATTATTCAAATTGGGATTATACAAACACGGTACCCGTTGATTTAATTCCAGCACCCACTGATAAATATAACTTACAGTTCAACGGAAATTATTTTGGTCCGGGCGTTGATTATGTGAATGTTGCTCCAGCTGGATCTGAAAAAGTGTTTGAGACAAGTTATAATGACTATTTTATTTCCGATTATTTAGATACTAAACTCAGGCGTGAAATACTTACACGTTTATCCATTATTTTTGATGGTCAACTAAGAGAGGATTCATTGGAATCTGGTGTTTTTAATTTTCTTGAAAAATATAAAAACAGTACAGGTAATTCAGATGATTATATTTATAGTTATAGTTTCAGTTTAAATACGAGTCCGTTTGAATTACAGCCTTCGGGTGCTATCAATTTAAGTAAATTTAAAACGATTGAACTAGACATTTCTACTATATTGCCTGATATAGACGAGGTAAATTCCAATTTCATTACGATATGTGATGCGGAAGGAACCGTAATAGGTACAACACAAGGAAATACCTTATACAAATATACCTTTGATTTATTTTTTACGGAAGAGAGATATAATTTACTAAGATTTATTAGCGGACAGGCGGCGTTAGTTTATGCGCGTTAAAATTTGGTCTTGTCTACGCATTTAAGACCTGGATGACATTCATTGGATGAAAACATATCCGCTCTATACTCTCCATCTTGATAACCTTCTTTTACCGATATCGCGCAAAGTACAATGACAAGAATTAATATCATTTGTATCCACATTATAAAATAATATATATAATTAAATGGGTGATTTTGTAAATATAGAAATTCCAAATTATTATTATTGGGAAGGAGATCCACCTCAATTACCAGACAGCGAAACAAAGACTTCCTATAAAATTGTGGGCCCAGACTCAACCAGCATTACAATATCTAGCGGGTTTGAAATTAAAAGTACGAAAAAGGGGTATAGAATACTAGGTAAAAGATCTAGTTCTAAACTAATATTTAGTTTTGCGCCATCATCAACAAATACAGAGAACGGAACAACAACAATATTAACAAACAATTCAACCACCTATAAGTTTAAAGGCACGCCTGCGGGAATAAACAAATATGAAGTAAATAGAGGAAATGTTATTATTATAGAATCAGAACAACAAAAACTTTTGAATGCAACAAAAAGAGGTATTGATACGGTGGATAGCGCGAAGAATACCTATGTTAAAAATACAGTGGCGCAATCAGACTTTTTGAAAACGGATGCCATTTATACTTCGTCTAAAACCATGGATAATTTGACGATGTTGTTATTTTTATTTTTAAATGATTTTGTTACGATAATCATAATTTCGTTCTTTGTTATAGCAATTTTATTGATACTTAAAGCAGAACCAGATTTTTTATATCCGTACGATTTAAAAAAATTTCCATTTACCTCAAAGGCGTATCCTCAAGACATGACTGTAATACAAAAGGACGGCGGGTTTTGTAACGGTTTAGTTGGAGATGAGTATACAAACCGCCCTACCATACCCGAGGATAATAAACAGATTGTTGATATTTTTAATAAAGAGATGTTTACTGAGAAGGGTTATAAAATTTCTGCAGAGTTTCAAGAAAATTGTAAAGAAACTACGAATACAAGCGGCGCAATGTCAGTTTTAGTTTACTGGATGTTGTATTTAAGACTACATAATTTTGTTTGGATTCAAAAGACGTTGAATATGATTCACGGCTCTTTAAGAATGATTACGCAGGTTCCTGTCTACCTACCCTTTACTATTTTATTAGTGTTATTCTTTTTTTTAGTTCAAACAATAAATAATGGAGTACTCAAGCCCTATTTTAATTATGGCGGTGCAAGAGGTAAAGATTTTGACCCCAATGCTTTTCTGGATACAAATGGTAAAAGAGGGTTTATAAATATCTTTATTATGATTTTTATTAGCATATTATCCTTCATAATTATTATTGCCATCCCATTATTTGTAATATTGTCCGCAGCAACTATTTTTGCAAATGTGAAAGCATTACTTGATATGATTATAACATCGTCATCGGTTGAATGTATGTTTTTGTCTTTTTTTGCAATCATATGTTCCATTAATTTTGTATTGAAACTTTTACCAGAAGACTTAGATCCAACTAAAATTAAAATAGGAAAGGACATGTCAAGTCTCACGAGAGACGTGATAGATTTTATTTTAAACATGTTCCGTTTGATAAAATTGCCTGACTTAAACACGGGCAGTGTATTTTTCTTTTTTGTAAATATATTCACCTTCTTAGGCTCTATTTTTGGAGTGTTCCTTCCGTTTTTTATGGCCTTGTCCGCGTCTATATATATTTCATTCAAAGTAGTATTCAGTTCATGTATTTTACCTTTCAAAGTAAAAAATATTTTTGACCTATTGATTCCTGCTATCAAAGTTGTCACGGTAATTTTACTATTTCTTTTGTTAATACATGTAAATGATCTACTTGGCAAATATTTATTGTATATTGCGATATTTATTACTATAGCAGTTGGGTATATAATGTCTAAAAACTAATATAAATTATAATTATCTAATTGTATAATGTCTAAACCGCGCGTCAGTATATGTACTCCGACTTTTAATAGGCGCCCCTTTTTCAAAGCACTTATTGAAGTTGTCATGAATCAAACTTATCCAAAGGGCCTTATGGAGTGGATCATTGTTGATGACGGAACCGATAAGATAGGCGATCTTGTCTCGCACATTCCTTTTGTAAAGTATGTACCGGTTGATAAAAAAATGACCCTCGGTGAAAAGAGAAATTTTATGCACGACCAATGTACCTTTAAAGAGGACGATGCAATTTTGGTTTATATAGACGATGATGATTACTACCCGCCCGAAAGAGTTGAACATTCCGTTGAGAAGTTAACGGGATCAAAGGCTTTATGTGCTGGTTCAAGCGAGGTTTATTTATGGTTTAATGAAATGAATAAAATGTATCGGTTTGGTCCATATGGTCCAACTCATGCAACCGCAGGAACGTTTGCCTTTAAAAGGGTTTTACTAAAACAAACACGTTACGAAGAAACCGCTCAATTAGCAGAAGAAAAATTCTTTTTAAAAAACTATACCATCCCATTTGTTCAGTTAGATCCCTTCAAAACAATTCTTGTCTTTTCACATGAACAAAATACGTTTGACAAGCGAAAGTTAATAGACCCTGAAAATCCAAACTGTAAGGAATCGTCCGTAAAAGTAAAGGCATTTATAAAATCAAAGGAACTACAAAAATTCTATACAACCGAACTTCCATTGATTTTAAAAGATTATTTGCCCGGAGACATCAAAAATAAACCGGATGTATTGTTGGAGATCAAAAGGAGAGAGGAAAATTCTAAAATGATTACCATAAATACATCTGAAAATAAGTCCTTTAAGATAAACCCAAAGGAATTATTAGAAGCATTGAAACATAAAACAGAGGAATGTTTAGAATTACGCCAAGAATTAGATAAGTGCAAAGATTATATTAAACTTTTAGTTGAAAATATAAGGAAGCGCGGTTAATTTCTATTTGACTAAGTTCTTCTGTATTTTTTCTTACAATTCTATAGTACAACTCTTTTTTAGAGCAGTTTAATTTGTTACATAAACCAATAATAAAGGTGTTATTATTATATTCATTACTATATTTTGTTAGAACCTTTGTGAATCTATACTCAGGCACCTTTTTACACGGTATTTTTGTTTTTTTATACAAATAATAGTTATGAAGTATTTTGATATAATAGGTCATTTCATTAAATATCCAAAGTTGTTTTTGAAAACTTATTCTATCAAAATAATCACCCACGCAAATATTTTCTAAAAAATTATAATAAAATGAATACTGATCTGGTTTGATACAATCAACAATATTTTCGTGAAAAAATAAGGCCTGTGTCGCCTTTTCATTTTCTATAATATTGTCTTCATTAAATTCTTTCATCATAATTTGCCTTATATTATGTTGAATGTTTTTCTCGTATTGGTTATGTGATAGATGAACCTCTTTCTGTATCGTGATCATGTTTGACAATTTTATGATCTCTTTTATTTTTTTGTCGTGGATATTTGTACCGCATAAAATAATCGGAAAATTTCGGGTCTTTTTCTTTTTTTCTTCCAACTTAAATTGTTTTAAAAAACTTGTTAGTACCTTTTTTTCGTGAGTATGCAAGTAATCAATGTTATCTATCACGCAAATTTTAGAACATTCTTTTTTATTAAAAAGTTCAATAATACTTGGTTTCATAAAAAGAAGAATATCTTCGTATTCATTTATATCCTGTATAGAAATAAAGTGCACATTATCAAGTTTTTTAATCATTTCCGTTTTTCCCACACCAGATTTACCATATAGGTATATAGGTTTTGTGGAATTTAAAAAGCGTTTCAATTCCTTGAGTTTTTCGGAATCAATCATTAATTTTTATATAAGTTATACTTTAATTAATAACATATATTACTATTATTTGTAATTCCGTCCCAAGATACTCCGCATTCATTCGCCCATTTTTTTTTCAAACATAGACCGCTGCTTGGTCCCATTCCCGAGACATTATATTCTTCTTTTTCATAATCAAAATTGCTACAACTTAACTCATTGCTTTTTGAATAAATAGTCTCATTTGAAACACACGTTCCTGAAACCAAACTATAATAATCCGGACATTTTGAAATATTTGCCGGGTATATCTGCTTCTTACTCATATTTGATAAAATAACACCAAATATTGACAATATAATAATCAAACTCAATACTGCTAGAATTAAAATGCTTTTATAAAAGTCCATTATAATAAAAAAATAAAATATTATATACTTCAATGGAATCAAATGGACGTATAAATTTATTAAATCTTCCTAGTGGAACACCATTATTTCTTCAAGAAAAGGTAAAAAGCGTGGATAAAACTTACTTCTCAAATGCTCTCAAACATACTCTGCAAAATTCTAAGTTGTCTGTCTTATTTTTTTCAGTGGCAAATGTTACAATTATAGAAAACGGGATTAAAGCAGCCGTATACAAAATGTCAAACAATACACATGTGATTGATACACAAGATTATGATCAACTTTATATTATTATGAGGTCCACCTTTTTACAGTACAGTTTGAATCAACCTGATAATATTACACAGCAAATTGAGGTATTAAATTCAAGAGTGATAGCCCATTGTGCACCAAAAATATATAGCGAAATAGAAACGTATATAAAATATAAAAAAGATTCCTCTACTTTAATAACTCCATTAGAGATGCCAACCTATATTCATAAGGATAAAAGCCTGGAGTTTAGAGGATTTTTTTAAGATTATAATATTTTTTCCAGATCCTTAAGTTCTTTGCTCCATAGATCCTGAATCGTAACGCTCTCTATTTCTTTGTATTCGGCTTCCTTATCAGTGTACTGACTTTTCAAATGTTTGACATTCTCTTCACAAACAGAGTCCATTGTCATTTTGATAAGATAGTTATAGGAATCATCTATTTTTGAATAACCCTTTTGCGAAAGAATACTGCATATTTCAGTAGTACTCTTTTTCCTTAGATCAAGGGTTTCTTCTAATATCTCTTGGATATAGTTGTATTTATTTTTCAAGACCTCAATTTCTTTTGTTAAAACCGAGAGAAGATACTCTTTACGAATGTCATAGTATCTCAAACGCTGAATGATAAAGTCATCGCAAATTTCATGGATCGTATTGTAGTGAACCAATTTCTCTTCGTGATTGAACAAGTTCATGTTTGAAAAGGATAGATACGAATATAGTTTTAGGGTCTTTACAATCTCATCTTCATTAAACTCCTTCCCCAGTGTTATTTTAAAATTAACAACCTTATCGGTAGACATATCATTGAAATCTTTAATGACACCTTCCTCAATCAACTTATCCAGATAAATCAGATAATCTTCATTCCATGTTCCAACAGGAAGTTCAGTAATCTCTACTATATTTTTTTTAATACAATAAACGCCCTTTGTGATAAACCGTGTATCCGTCTCTTTCTCAATCGTTCCGCGAAACCCTCTGTAGTAAGGAACAAAATCTTTATTGGCAGGTCTTTGCGCAAGAGTGTCCAAAATATAATGTACCAGGTCCTTTGGATTGAAACACTGAATCTCTGTACTAAACCCCGTACCGATTCCCTTTGAACCATTCACCAAAATCATAGGAATAATCGGAACGTAAAAGATGGGTTCAACTGGCTGTCCGTCATCATTTAAATAACTTAAAATATGGTCATCGCTTTTATTAAAGATATAACGAGTAATCTTTTCTAACTTTGTAAAGATATACCTCTCTGACGCACTGTCTTTACCGCCCTGAAGACGGGTTCCAAACTGACCGTTAGGTGAAAATAGATTGATGTTGTTTGATCCCACAAAGTCCTGCGCCATATTTACAATCGCGCCATTCAGACTTGCCTCGCCATGATGGTACCCGGAATTTTCGGAGACATAGCCACTGAACTGGGCAACCTTGATTTCAGTGGTCAGATTCTTTTTAAACGCGCTGTAAAGAATTTTTCTCTGAGATACCTTCAGGCCATCCATCAAATTTGGAATAGAACGGTCGCAGTCATACTTAGAGAAATGAATCATCTCTTTATTTACAAAGTCTCCAATAGAGAGGGTCTTGTCTCGGTTGTCTACCCGCAGGTCGCGGTCATAAGATGTCAGCCACTCCTTACGCGAGTCTGCCTTCTTTTTATTAAACAACATATCAATACATTCTTCGTCCTTTTCCTTTACATAAAAGTCTACCACCTTCTTATCTTTAAAATACTCTTTGAACTCTGCCCCCGTGCTTGTACCCAAACCCTTGTAATACTTGATTTTCCAACCAGGGTTTTCCTGCTTCCATGAATCATAGTCGGATTCGTTATAAAAGGAAACGCTTTTTGCTCCTTTGGACGCTTTCAAAATCGGCGTATTCATAAACCCAATAAACCCGTCAATCTTCAAAAGAGAAGGCCATAAACATTCAAATACATTAATACATAGACCCTTGATATGACTACCATCCAAATCTTGATCCGTCATAAACATAATCTTACCGTATCTCAGGTCATTCACATTTTCGTACTCCTTACCTGTTTCCAAACCCATAATCTTTTTGATCTCATTGATCTCTTTGTTTTCGTTGATTTTCTTAAGAGCCTCTCCCCTCACATTTAACAACTTACCCTTCATCGGATACACACCAATTATATTTCTATCTTCCGGAGAAAGACCCGAAATAATACCGGCTTTTGCTGAATCTCCTTCACACAAAATAAGAACACACTTCGTAGAGTTCTTTGTCCCAGCATGATTCGCATCCACCAACTTTGGAATCCCTCGCAGCGTCTTGCTCTTATTACCGTCCGTCTTCTTGGAATTTTTCTTTTCCTTTAGTTCGCTCATATCACACGACGCAGACAAAATACCCATGTTCGCGAGTTTCTCAACAAACTTGTCGCTTACCGTGCATGTAGACCCAAACTTAGAAGAGGGCGTTGTTAAATAATCCTTGGTCTGACTATCAAAGGAAGGATTCTCTATCGTGCAATTCAGAAAGATAGAAAGTTGTTCCTTGATGATCGCAGGTTTTATATCTAACTTACGCTTCTTCAAAATAAGAGCAATCATCTTTTTGATAATTTGCTGAGTAATATATTCTACATGTTTACCGCCCTTGTTTGTAAAGATTCCATTTACAAATGAAACATGTTTAAACTCGTCGCTCAGACAAACCGAATAAGACCAACCGTCTTGTGTCTCAGAAACCTTTTCGGCGTCCGTGTAGAGAGACACGTAATGAGTGAAGTCCTTTACCGGTACCAACACATCATTGTACTTTACTTTTACTTCCTTACTGGTTACACCTGCAATGTCGTAGACGCGTCGCTGAAACAAGGAAATCATGGACTGTGTAAGTTCCTTCATTCCAAGGCGCTTGTAATCAGGAGTAAAACTAACCAACGTATAGGGCTTTTTACTACACGAAGTAATCGTAGGCTTGTTTAAAATATCCATATTGTTTTCAAAGGTCTGAACATATTTAAGAGCACGCTTTGCATCCACCGTTTCAATCTTTCCCCAAGTAGACCAGATTAGAACTAACTTAAACCCAAATCCATTTTTACCTCCCGTTGTTTTTTGTTCTTCCTTATTATAATTCGTAGAGGTTCGTAAGTGTCCAAAAATCATTTCAGGGATCCATAAATCATAGGTCGGATGCTTTTCAACATCAATCCCATCTCCATTATTAATAAGAGTAATTGTATTATTTTCAATAGAGACTTGGATACTTGTAACCACTTCAGTTGTCGGGTCCTTCAACTTCTTCTGATTCGTACGAATGACGTGATCACGACAATTCACAATTCCTTCATCAAATAACTTAAACAGAGCAGGATTATAGTCAATATCTTCTAGAACAATCTTATCCTCTTTCATGATATACATAGGACCATTAATATTCTCTATAGAACCAATGTAGGTGTCTGGCGTGTCCAGGATGTGCTCCTTGTCGGTTTTTTTCTGGTACTGCAATTCAAGAGACATGGTTGACATTTTATACTGAAATATAATAAATTAATTATAATTCAATTTTATAATTAATGAGTTGCAATAAAATATGTGAAAAGAGCATTTATTCATTTCCTACAAACAATCTATCTACGAAAATGATTCAGGCGCAAGCACTTAAACAAAATAAGAATGCAAAATTTGTATACAAAAATAGTAGATTACAAAGTATTTATAGCACAATTTTAAGATTAGATTATCAAGAAAACAAAGGGCTACTTTTTTTATACAAATATAAATTGTACAAAAAATATTTTGACGATTTGCAAAATATTACCAATGATGTAAGGGGTAAGTTAAATGACATGTTAACGACTATTTTAAACGGACTTACTGAATTTGAATATAATTATGTGTTTGAGATTGTAACAACTACGACGGAGGTTGTGGTTGAGACATTTACTCCCTATGAATACACATTTTATGTAATGGCTCGTGTCTTGTCAAACATGTCATACTTTATAATAAAAAACATAAATGATACCTTTACTTTTGAACCAGGGTATTCGTATACGTTTGATTTATCGGATCCTACAAATTACGGAACAAAATTCGGGTTATCTAAGTTAAAGAATGGTGTCGGAATTGGTACCTATATAGGTACACCTGGTACAGAAGGAGCAACATTTTCTATTAACATAGAAAGGAACATTTCAACGCCCTATTTATTTGCTTACAATGATTCAGTAAGAGATATATCTGGTAATACAGGAGTTATCCTTGAAGAGGCTTATACCATATGGGGGTACAGTATAAACTATATTTATATAAATGTAGGTAATTTACCCATTACTATCATTGAAAAATATATTTACAAGGACATTGAACAATACACGTCATTAACCGTGTATGAATTTAATGGTCCCAAATACTTAATGGCTCCTTTAACAGACAATACAGTTTATTTTAGTAAAAATAAATACAGATATAACATTACATACGGTACATACTATATAATTGTACCAAAAACGTATAATGCAGCCCTTTTAATAAATGACGGATATGAAAAAATAATTAGTTTTGCAGGCCCCAATAAAACAACAAAACGAGTGAAAGGCGTACAATATGCGCCCGGAGTTACAGAAGACATCTCTCAAAACTTTTATTGGGGAGAGGTTACATTAACGGTTTATCAGCCATTTGATTTCCCTTTAAGTTTCTACTGCGAAAATTTTGGCTTTATGGGTGGGATAAGTTTTATAAACTTCAAAAGCTCTGGAAATTCATCCGGTTCCAAAAAGCCTTCCTATTTCAATAAAGAAAACAATTTATTCATAAAAGGTATAGACTCTCAGTCTGATTTGAATATTTTTAACGATGGGTTAAATACTTATATTGGATTTAACGATGATTTTGTCTATAATGAAAACAGACAATACGGGCTCTATAAAGGAGTCTATACAATTTATAACATACCACAAGACTATGCCATTACTTTATTAAATAAAGGAAAGAGTAATATTGTTAAATTAGAAAGTTTGACATCCACTTTTAAATCTGGTTTAGGTCCAGATAATCAAATGTATAACTTTTATTGGGGTATTCTTCGTATCACGGTTTATGCAAATTTTGGACAGATGTCTCTTTATTCTACTTATCAAGGATACATGGGAAGATCCACCTTATTTACTTATGGTTCCGAATATAATAATAATATTTCTTATCTACAAGAAAATTCTATACCAACGATTGAGAGTAGACCCGATGATACCTATCGGTACGTAGATATTGACCCGGTTACAACTATTATTACAAGCGATTATATAACATACCCGTTGATACCTACTCTAAGTTACGTGGTTCCGTATTCCGAGTTTAAAAATACACCGCCTATCTTAAATAACATAAATAATAATGTTATTGTCCCTGTGATACCTATAAGTTTAATAAATATATACGGTGGGTATAGTTACTCCGTTTACAATAAAAATAATAAATATTCTTTGAAAAGGGGAATGTATGTTATTAATTCTACTGGATATTATATTGGTCTTTTAAATTATGATAAAACAAATTTTGTAACCTATGTAGGTATTATAAGTATAATTAGCACGGGACCCGATGGACATAGTTATAATTATTATAAAGATACGATTATCATTAGTGTACTTGGAAATTTTGGGTATGTTACGCTTGATTTATTTGATAATAATGGAAATATAAATAGACTTCATAATATTTTAAGCTACAGCAATTAAATTTCTTTTATTATTATATATGAAAACTTTTGGTTCTAGAGCGGAGGTTTTTCACGGGAATGCTAAAAAAACTACCGGTGGTTTAACAAAGTCCGATTTATTGCAAAATAAACATGGAGAAATTGTCTCGCGTAAGAAAAGTGTAACCGCGAAAAAGGAGAAGCGCCTTGAGAAGGCTGGATACTTTACAAAAAAAGGTGTCTTTGGTTTTGTAAAGAAGGACGTAAAGGGGAAGTCTAGAAAGAGACGTACTTCAAAGAAATAGATTCAAAGAGACGCCTTTTTAGGAGCCGATGATCCTGCTCGTCTTACTCGGTTGACTGTATGAGTTGTTGCGTTTTTATCTGGTAATACGGAAAGTGTTTTTGTCTTTACTATGTTTGAGTTTAGGGTATTTTCCCTAAGTTTTTGAATACGCGAAGACGAATCAGAATACGTTTTATCATTTATACAACCAGAGGTACATTTTATTCTATACTTAAGCATTAATATAAGATTATATATTTTTAGTCTTCCTCTTCCTTTTTTTATATTTTCCTTTTGTTCTCCCTTTTGTTTTTTTATATTTCCTGGTTTTTGTTTTACCACCAGACATATAGTAACCTGCTTTACATGCGGCTAGTTGAGTCGCTGTACCCGTTTTAAAAAATTCAGGTATTCCGTCACTAGAGTTATATTCTTTAGAATAACACATATATAAATAATATAAAATCTAATTTATATTATTTGCAATGAATCCTCAGCAACGTTTGCAACTACATGAACTAATTAAACAGAATAACTCTGTAAACAATACAGACCTAATAAGAGAATTAAAACACAGTAATATCATTCGTAAAGAGGTTCAGACCATTGAAAACCTAAAATTGGTATACGCAGATCTTGAAATACTTCAAAGTGAATGCATTAAAAAATGTTATTTCCTATATGAGAACTATACCGTTATTTTCAATCGTTTACTAAAAAATAGGGTAGACATTGATGTGTTGTATACATTTTTGGATACATTACAGATGATTGAAGATGGAAAAATGGACCAGCACGAGGCATCTTTTGAGATTGGTACGCTTTTAAAAAAAATGTATATTGACCCTCGTATAGAAGACAAACCGCCTGAGTACAAACCGCCTATTAATATTACTTGGCAAGAGTTTAAAAAATTATCATCTACATAATAGAATGATCGTAGTGATTGTAGAATCGCCTTCTAAATGTAAACGCATTGAATCGTATTTAGGAGAAAATTATAAGGTGATTGCTACAAGCGGACATTTTAGAAAAATGACCAATCTTGACCAGATTGATTTTTCTACGTTTAAAATTAAATATGAAAATACCAATACAAAAGTGATAAAAAGATTACGCGAAGAAACTAGTGCTGCGTCGGAAGTTATTTTGGCTACAGACGATGACCGTGAAGGCGAAATGATTGCATGGCATATTTGTCAGGTGTGTAAACTCCCCTTAGATACAAAACGAATCCTATTTCGTGAAATCACCAAACAAGAAATTATAAAGGCTATTAATTCTCCGCAAACAATAAAAATGAATAGAGTCTATAGCCAGAATGCGAGACAAATTATTGATATCTATATTGGTTTTAAAATATCTCCTCTTTTATGGAAATATGTTAAACATACTCTAAGTGCTGGGAGATGCCAAACTCCAGCGCTGCATCTTATTGCGGAACGGGAGCGCGCGATTGAGGAGCAAGAGTACGAGACAAATTATCAGGTGTCAGGCTTTTTCACAAATAAAGATATAGAATTTAGGTTAGAAAAACATCTTGAAGAGTGTGAAGTAACACCATTTTTAGATTCGCTGAAGGATCATATCTTTGAGTTGTCTCGGAATACAAAAGAGACGACCGATCCACCGCCTCCCATTTTGAACACCAGTCTTCTACAGCAACTTCCTCTTTCTATGTCTCCGCAAAGAATCATGAAGGCCGCGCAGACCTTATATGAAAATGGATTGATTACCTATATGCGTACAGAGTCCTGCGTATATAGCGAGGATTTTTTAGAGGCAGCTTCAAGTTATTTAAAAGATAAATTTTGTAGACCTAAAATGGACGCGATGAAGACTCACGAAGGAATACGTGTTACCCAGTTAGAAATAGATATTATCTGTCTTGATGCAGATAGTAATAAACTATATTCCTTTTTACATAAATACACTCTGCAAACCTGCATGAAACCTGCGATCCTATTACATAAAATATACACAACAGAATGTCCGAATAAAATGAAATTTACACATACCTCTATCCTACAAACCTTTAATGGTTGGAAGGAGGACTCAAAAAGACCTGACTGGTCCTCTTATCTAGATTGTTTGAAAATGTTAACCTATAATTCTATCCATGCTACTCAAGTGTTTAAAAGCCAGGAATTTCATCTGTCAGAGCCTCAACTTATAAAACAGTTAGAAAAGAGAAATATTGGAAGACCTTCTACCTATACAAATATTTTAGAATCTATAGAAAAGAATTATGTGACTCACGGAAAGATTACCGGCAAAGAATATTCGTTGAATGAATATAAAATGGATAAACATAATGTGATTGAAACGTCTGTTATACGCAAGAAAATAGAAGAGACAAATAAATTAACCATTACGGAGATCGGGAAAGAGGTGGATAGGTTTTGTTATAAACATTTTGAAACCATTTTTAATTATGATTACACAAATCAAATGGAATTATCACTTGACCTTATTGAAAACGGCGAAAAGGATTGGAAGCAGGTTATTCGCGAATACATAGATCATGTGAATTCTTTGTTGACTATTGAAGAAGTAAAAAAAGTATATACCTCTTTACACGCAGGTTATTATAAAGATTCTCCACTTGTTATCAAGGACGGTATTCACGGGTTTTATGCCGAGTACAAGGATAAAAGTGTCTCGCTTTCTAATTATAAGGAAAAGGAACTTATCTATTCATGGATCGTGGAACAAAGTATACCTCCGGAATCTTTTAACGCCTTAATAGAGTTTGTATTAAAAGACAAGGTTGTTATGCATATTACAGATAGTTGGAGTGTCAGAACAGGACCTCGCGGTAATTATTTATATTTTAAAGCCAAAAATATGAAGCAGCCAAAATTTTATAGTTGTCCCGAACTATCAACTCGCGATGAAATGGAAAAACATATACGAAATAAATATAAAACTATATAATAAATGAATCAAATATTTAAAACTTTACAAGATAATGATGCAAAAATAGCAAACCCAGTATTTATCGCATTAATCGCGGTTGGAATATTTATAAAATTGGCGCTTTCGTTTGGTACGAGCGATGACGGTTCAATAGGACCAGCCAACTCCTTAATATGGGGATATAGTATTGTTCTTTTTTCGTTAGTAGGGATCATCTTTTTAAACATAGATATAGGTTCAGATACATGGACCGATATGAAAAAATTACCTTGGACAATGATACTTACTCTTATTATTATTATGTGGACGATTAGTTTAAACTTTAAGTATTTTACTCCCATCAATAAAGGAACTGTACCTTATCAGTATTACATGTGGTCTAGATATTCTACGGTTTTAGTCATTGCTATGATTGTGATTTCTCTTACACAATATGTTTTAAAATTACGGAAAAATACAGATTCAAGTGAGTATGCAAGACAATTATCCATGTATTCTATCATTATCTTTATTTTTAATTTGATATGTGTATGCATTCTTCAGATTATATTAGACTGTTTTGCGGTTGACGGTTAATACATCAAACTTTGTTGTTAATCCTATATGCGTATCTGATTCCCAAATGCCCGATATACGAATATAAACCTTATCTGTTTTGTACTTATAAATTGTTTTAAAATTAGATAGGCATAGTTCCTTGTTGATAAAACAATTTAATTTATTAAGAATACATCGTTCAAGATCTTGCAATTCTTCAACCGTTTTGTCATTGATTTCGTTCAATAAGATCAATACGGAATTTAAGGTAAACGAATAAATATTATAATTTATTTTGTAAAAAAGATTGTAATTTGAAAATTTATTGGCGATTGGCTTATTAAAATAGATTTTGTTATAGTCAATCGTAGACAATGAATAATATATATTCATACTAGACTAATAAATATTATATATTTAAATACTGATTACTTATTATCTTAATGAATGAATCCTACATTATTTATGGTCCGGAAAATTCATTAAAATATACAACCGCAATCAATATGATAAAACCGTACAGTAAATCCGGGTTGAAATATAAACGAAAATTTGAAATTGATATTGATGATAAAAAGTATTTTAATATGAGTGATATTCATTTTGAAATTGACTTTGAACTCTTGGGTACAAACGAATATGTATTATGGAACGAGTTTTATGCTTGCGTGACAAATATTATTGATGCAAACATGGATTATGGTATTATTCTTTGCCGTAATTTTCACTTTATTGATCACGAACTATTGAATATTTTTTATACCTTTATGAGAAATCCAAAGATTAAATTTATTCTTTGTACCAAACACATTTCTTTTTTACCGGCCTCTTTAAAGGAAATCTGTCAGATTGTTGCTCTTAAGAAACACAGTTCAGAAGCTTACGGTCTTGAATATAAACCGTTTTGTGATAAGATTGTTTCTTTTATCTTGGAGCAAGACGACCTTTTTCATCTGAGAGAGTTAATCTATCAACTCTCAACCTATAACTTTGACATTCACAATTGTCTCAGGTATATTTATTTTGAAATGGTGAAGGCTGGTTTGAAATGTAGTATGGATTCTTTGATACCGATCATTACGCGATACAATACCAAATATAGGTCTATCTATCACCTTGAGATGTTTATTTTGCATTTGAAATTGAATCTATGATAATCAAGCGTTCATTTGTTCACTGGGGATATGAACTAGATATCCAATTCCTCCACTAAATTCTACCTTTTTATCAGTTGGAAAAGTGTCAAAATATATTATGTTTTCTCCTCCCACGTCTGTTATCTTTAAAATACTTTCTTCCCCCTCATTTGTCATTATTCGTCCGCCAGGTAATAATTCCTGTGAGTAATAGCGTATAAATTCTTTATTTTCACCTACAAATAATTTTGTATGGATATTTATGGTTTTTATTCCATTTGGTGTTTTGACAGTTATTGGTGTTTTCATAGTTGAAACATAAAGAAGTTCTCCAGTATAATCAATTATTATTTTTTTTACTCCGCCTCCTCCGCCACCGCCACCACCTCCGCCTCCTCCGCCACCGCCACCACCTCCTCCACCTCCGCCACCGCCTCCTCCAGCATCCATGGAAGGTTCATCTATTTGTACAATTATTATATCTGTACCTATTTGCAAATAATCACCAATTTCTTTACTGTTATCAATTTTAAATAGTCTTCCATTTATTAATGCGCAAGTTATATATGAGCTAGCATCCTTAAGTACTTCAGCCTCAGCAGCAGCACGAGGATCAGCAGCCTCAACCTCATCCTCATCAGCAGCCTCAACCTCAGCCTCAGCAGCAGCACGAGGATCAGCAGCCTCAACCTCATCCTCATCAGCAGCCTCAACCTCAGCCTCATCAGCAGCCTCAACCTCAGCCTCAGCAGCAGCACGAGGATCAGCAGCCTCAAGTGCTTCAACCTCAGCCTCAGCCTCAGCAGCAGCACGAGCACGAGCAGCAGCACGAGCATCAGCCTCAAGTGCTTCAACCTCAGCCTCAGCAGCAGCAGCAGCACGAGGATCAGCAGCCTTAGCAGCAGCCTCAGCAGCAGCACGAGCAGCAGCCTCAGCAGCAGCCTGATGTGATTCAACATCAGACACAGCAGCAGCACGAGCACGAGCATCAGAAGCAGAACGAGCACGAGCAGCAGCACGAGCAGCAGCCTCAGAAGCAGCACGAGCAGCATCCTCAAGTGCTTCAACATCAGCCTCATCCTCAGCAGCAGCACGAGCACGAGAAGCAGCCTCAACACGAGCAGCAGCCTCAACACGAGCAGCAACCTCAGTATCATCATCATAAAAAGCAGAATCCCTACTATATGCATTATTATAAGATTCAAAATCCTTAGATTCAATTACAATCTTTTTAACATATTTTTTCCCCCCTACTTTAGTTATTTTGAATGTTTCTATTCCTTTATTAATACTTGATTGTAAAAAAAAATCTTCAACTATTACTAAAGGTTGGGTTTCCATATCTATGATCGCGAAAGGTTTATTTTCAGTTACTTTCTTTACAAAAAAATCACCATCTACTTTTACCAAGGGATACTCTGTATCACCTACTTTTATAAGAAGCTTAGATATGTTTTCATCAGTTAATTTATAAAATTTTCCACCTATTTCTGCAAATATTTCCAATTCATCTATTTGTAGTTGTTGATTAATATAATCTTTATCAATAGGATCATTAAATTTTTGGAACAAGAATAATAAGGCGGAGTTATCTTCATTGGCTTCGGGGAGCCTTTTGACTCTTGGTCCTGTTGCACTATAAGGAGTAAACATCCATCCCTTCATGACTTTTTTAAGTGTTCTGTTCTTTATTTTTTTTCTTAAAAATGTTTTTCGCATATATATAAGATGATTTAAAATATCGGCGGTTCGGTCTCAAAACGTCATTAGCCGAAATACTTAATTATCATCTTCTGCGTCTACCACCCTTTAATGTCTTGGATCGTTCCCTTTTGGATCGTTTAGATTTTCGCGCTCCACCTGATTGTATAGTTGCAACACACCTTTTGCTTGTACAATCTTTATCAGTTACAACTTTAAAAGTTTTTTCTCCTATGACAACTTCATGCAAAGGATTTGTAACAGGGGCAGTTTGCTTAGGTTTAGATGAAAATATACTCCGAGCCTCTCTTGGTTGTAATTTTTCGGCACTTGATACTTTTTCTAAGAATACTTTGTATGCACTCCTTGCATCTTTTGAAGTTTTATCTATTAATGGTACGGTAAGATCAGGTGTTCCAAGTTTGTCAAAGAGTCCCAATATTTTTGTTACTTCAGATAAAGAACGAATATTAGCATCCGTATAGATTTCTTGTATCATTACTGGAAACACATCATCAATGCCAGATTGTGATATTCCATTGTTGGAATTTTTCAAATTGTCTAGTTTTTCTTGAATATCTTTTTCAATCTTTTCTAGTTCTTCTCTATTGTCTGCTACAAAAGTTGCAATCCTTGCCTTTGCAGCATTTATATTCTCTATTGTAATAGGAATGTGAAGTCTTCCTTTTTTTAGTCTATTTATACTAGTAGGGTCTGATTTATTTCTAAGTGCCTTATCTATACCAATTAAACAATTATTATAATCTTCATTAATCGCAGATACAAGCGCCTTGATCAATTTGTCCTTGATAAGTTGTTCAGGTGTTTTAGTAACAGAACCAAAGGGATTTAAAAACGTTCTCTTTCCCTTTGCTGGTCCTGCCGCTGGGGGTTTAGCAGTGGAACGAAAACGATTAAGAAACGATTTCTTTCCTGTTACTGGTCCCGCTGGTCCAGTTGCTGCTCCTCCTCTCATGCGTCTATTTTTAAATTTTTTTTTAGTTAACACAAATGAATTAACTGCCCTTTTTAATTTTAACATATAGATATAAATATATTTTTTAATCATCTATAATGGATTTGTATACTGCGTGTGAATTACTTAATATAAATGTCTCGGATAGAAATAACACGGAACTTATAAAAAAGAAATACAAGAGAGCGTGTTTGAAATATCACCCCGATAAGAATGGTAATCAGGAGAAGTTTATTAAACTGAAAGAGGCCTATGAATTTATGAATAAAAAAAACGAGACAATCATGGATCAATTTGATGAGTCTGTTTTAAGAAAGTACGCGTATTTTTTAAAGTCTTTGGAGTCTCCGATCTTTAAACACCCCTTGTTTTTGAAATATGTAGTTCAGCCGATTGAAAATCACCTGTCCGAATATAAAACGTACGAACTTAATCCTACGATTGAAAATCTTCTAAATAAGGATATATATTATTTAGAAGAAGAGCACATTTACATACCTTTGTGGCATCACGAAATTATTTTCAATAAAAAAATACGTGTTATTATAAAACCCAATTTACACAACATGTATTTAGACGACGATAATAATATTTATATCAAGCAAGAAGATTTGCATTTACTCGGGGTAAGTAATTTAAAAGAATTAAAAATAGGAATACCGCGTGTTAGTAAAGATATTTATGATGCATCAAACCTGTCAAATATAATTATTACTCCTTAGGATCCTTCTTCTTAACCACCTTCTTTTTTGCTGGTTCAGTCGTTTCAACAACCGGTTCAGGAACAGTCTCTTGTACCATAGGCTCTGGTACAGGTTCTGGTACAGGCTCTTGTACTTGAGGTTCTGGTACAGGTTCAGGTTCACTTACCACAGCAGACATCTTTTTCATGTCAAACGTCTCTTCATCGCTGTCATATGTTTTTTCACAAACCGAAACATAGCACTTACCTTTCTCAAAGGACTCCGGCGGCTTGACTGCTGCTTGACTCAACTTCCAAGTCACGCCAAACTTAGAACCTGTAATCCAAACACCACCGCACAAGAGCGTACAACAAACATTACTTCCTTTCTGTACCAACTCATCGGGACTTGAACCGTTATCATTTGGATAAATTGGATTACTCTTCAAATCAAACAGGTCAAACTTGGCTTGGCCGTCCCAGAAAGGGAGCTTAATCTTGATCGTTGGCGCGCGAGTCGTGTCATAACTTCCGTCCTCCTTGTTCTTAGGAAACTTAAGAATAGGAGTCCAAAACTCTTTCACCACTTCAAGACTGCTATACTTTTTACCGAACCAATCACGAGAGTTTGCAAAAGCATCATTAATAATCTTTTCTTCCAGTTCAGCCATCATGGATTGAAGTTCGCGCGTTTCAGGGCTTGCAAACTCTTCACGCGGAAGTTGAATCGCCATATCATAAGAAGTAGACCCATCATCATTTACATGTTTATTCACGCCATAAGTAAGCATCATAGGAGTATGAATCATCAGAGCGCGGCGAGTCTTAGAATTCGTAATTCCGATACTCTTACCGCCCTTCGCATTTACCTTTGGTTTACCGTAGATCATGTTGGTTGCTGGTGAGAAGTCTTTTGCGTTAACAATAAGGTTTGCCATTTTACTATATTATTACTACCTAATTCTTTAAATCAATTTTTTTTTTATTCGCACCATAATATATAATATTCTTAATAATTGATTAAATGTTTAAATATAAATATAATAAATATATAATGGACCTACCTTTATCTTATAAAGATTTTAATTTATTGGAAAAGAACTCATATACCATAAAACAGTTGCAAATGATCGGGGAAAAGTTTAAAATAAAATGGAAAAATAAAATAAAACTAAAAATAAAGGAAGAGTGTTATCTTTTTTTAAAAAGAAATTATTACTGCGTTTTGATACAGAAACAGTGGCGTAAGTATTTTATAAAATTATTCAATAATACCCAAGGGCCTGCGTTATTTAATAGAAGGATATGTAACAACATGGAGGATTTTCTAACAACCGAAAATACAGGCGAGATTGATTATTATTACTTTATTAGTTTTAAAGATAGTGATACTTTTATTTATGGGTTTAATGTCATATCTATCCATAATTTAATTGTACGAAACATGAAATACAATCCGTATACGCGAAATCCGTTTACAGAAGAATTAATCAAAAATGTTATTACCCGAATGCGTTATAATTTTATTTTGAATAAAACGAGACATTCTGTACTTGTTGAAAAGCCAAATTTTACGATTGATCAGAAAATCGGGACTCTATTTCAGAAGATGGACTTTTTGGGAAACTATACACAAATTGAATGGTTTACGCGATTAGACGAGACAAAAATAAAAAAATTTATATTGGAGTTGCATGATATCTGGAATTATCGCGCGCAACTTACTCCAGAAATAAAACTATTAATATGTCCTATTACCGCAAATCCTTTTACGAGTATACCCATGTTTATGATTGAATATAATACAATAGACATTACACTTTTAAAACAATACAGTTACCATGTTATGTGCGAATTATTAAACAAGGCTGTGTTAGAAGAACATCAATCATTAGGAGCCTATTATATTTTAACTGCTCTTACACTTGTTAGTGAATCTGCTGCAGAAGCAATGCCATGGCTTTATAACTCTGTAATTTGACTTATTCGTATATTTCTCCTAATATTATTTATTCCTTTTTATTTTAAAAAACTTATAGGCATTAATTACGCTGTTAAAAATATAATAAATAATATATGGTTAAAATGAATATAAAAAGAACCTACAAGAGATATATATAAAATGGCAATCAAGGAAGCAAAGACTAAAGCACCAAAGACCCCAAAGGCGCCAAAGACGGTTGATACTCCAACTCCGGTAAAGGTTGAGTCACCTCCTCCTCCTCCCGTTGTTGAGAAGGTTGAGCCTGCGACTACCGAAGTCGTAGTTGAGGCAGCAGTTTCTCTTGGTACTCTTTTTACCAACCTAAACAAGACTGTACATGATCTTACATCCCAACTAAGCCTTGTAAAGGGCGAACTAAAGCAGCTTGAGAAGTTTGTGGGCCGCGAGATGCGAGTGTTGGACAAGTTCAATGCTCGCAAGAACAAGAACAAGGGAAACCGTGCTCCTAGTGGCTTTGTAAAGCCAACCAAGATTAGCGATGAACTCGCAGCGTTCCTTGGTAAGGAGCCTGGTACTCTCATGGCGCGAACAGATGTAACCAAGCAGATCACTGCCTACATCCGTTCCAACTCTCTTCAGGATAAGGCAAATGGCCGTCTTATTCTTGCAGATGAGAAACTAAGGAAGTTGCTCAACTACGACGAGAAGACTGTAGCCGACCCAAAGGACCATCTGTCTTACTTCAATCTTCAGCGATACCTTTCCGGACACTTTGAGAAGAGTGTCGCATAAACTTTTAGAAAAAGTTTAGCAAAATAGCAAATAATCTTTTAAAAAAAGTTTAGAAAAAGAAAATCAAAAAATAGAAAAATAAATATTTTAACTCATGTGGAATGTTAAAATACTTATACAAAGATATTAATATCAAAAAGAGACATCATCATGTTATTTAACTTACAACGGTTAAATGACCTTACATACTCTAATAATTCAGGTGTTTTATAAATGGATTTTATATAAAGATAAAACAAATAAATATCTCTTTCGTTTTTTGAAAATTGCAATAAGGTCTCATTATGATGTACAAACCAATTCATCGTTGATTGATAATTGTATAATAAAATAGGTGTCAGTACATAATAACAAAAACCATTTGTTGTCTCGGAATAATTTGCATTTCCTTTCAAAAGATCCTCGTATTTTAATTTAAAACAAGATAAATAGTTACACATCTGTATCACGGAAAAGACTCTTTCAAAGTTTAGATTTATAATAAAAGATTTCTCAAATTCTTTATAACAAGGGAAAGACTGTTTGTAATAAGAAAGCATAGACACATTTATAGTTCTTGCCCAAAATTCGCATAAAGATTCAAATATTAAAAAGTCGCTCTTTATATGAAATAGGGGTTCAAACATTGGTCTGTAGTCAATATCATGTCTACTAAAATCAAGGCAAAACATATGGAAGCATTCATGTATAAATACCTTTAAAAATTCTTCTTTTCTATAAATAACAACAACACTATTTGTATACGCACTATTAATGTTATGAGGGGACGTATTTTTTATCGGATGAGTTTTTGAAAAGTCTGATAATATAATTTTAAAATAATATGCTCTTTCTTTTGAAAGTGAACTATTAAAACATAACTTTAAAACAACCTTAATATAAAATACAAACCGTTTTATATTAATTCTATCTTTCGTGAATAAATCTATAGTAAAAATAGTGTTATCTATTTTAATACTTATAGAAAAACAACTGTAATGCGTGCGATTAATCGCATTTTTCATTTCATTTGATAAAAATATATTGGATACAAGATCTGGAGTTTTATGTATTTCTTTTATCGTATGAGTTGCTTCTATGTATCTGGTATTATCTATTAATTTGTATAATAATTTTATAAATCGGTTATTAATTGATTTTATTTTTTTGTAGTGATCAAAGACATATTTTATGTTTATATTACTGGTTTTTGTCAATTTATCTATTTTCATTTACATATTCTGTTATTTTATTCTGATTTAACTCTTGTTTTAGTTCTTATTGATGCGCCAGGTGTCTTTAGTTTCTTAGACTCTGTCTTTGATTCTTTTGGTGTCTTTGTCTTTGTCTCGGGTTCTTCTGCATTCAAATCAACTTCTGGTTCAGACTTAGACTCGGGTTTCTTAGACTTTGCCGATGGCTTTGCAGTTGTCTCGGCCGGAGGCTTTGCTGATGTCTTTGATGGCTTTGCTGATGGCTCAGTTTGCTTTGATGGTACCGTTTCGTCTATTGCATTTAAATCAAGATCAAACCCTTCGGGTTTTGGCTCTTCTGCATTCAAATCAACTTCCGCCATGTCTTTTGTTTCTTTTTTAGAGGACTTGGTCTTAGGTTTAGTCTTGATCTTAGACTTGCTTTCCGCTTTGGGTTCTTCTGCGTTTAAATCAACCTCAAAAGGATCTACTTTAGGAGCCTTGAAAGATACACTTTTATCCTCTGCGATTGTTGCCATCTTAGTTATAGGTACAACCTTAGGTTCCGTCTCTTTATTCAACGAGGTTCCTTGAGGCATTGTCTCCACCAACATGTTACTATACTTTTCACTCAAACCATCTGCTGGATAAGTTTCAAGGACTTCAAATGTATCTACCGAGACAATTGCATATTCTGTTATATCAGTCTTAATAGACCATTCTCTAAATTCGGAATCATCATACACTCCATCGTCCTTGGTAAAGATGAACCGTACCTTCAAAAAGGGTTCCGAGACAATTAACGACAATATCTTTTTATTTAGATCCTTTGCATATTTTTTGATCGCATCCTGAGTGGTTTCATTGAAATATTTCTTGGTTGAAATACTTTTCTTTATAATGTTCAGAAGATTTGTTATAATTCTACTATTTTCATCTTCTTGTACCTTCTTTTTCTCGTTTAGAATCATAAGTATACCCTTGTAAGAGTTCTTGGTAAGAGCAGTCTTTTTATCTGGATCGTCATCATTTATCTTTGTTAAAAGGTAATCAAAGACCGTATCTTGTACATTTTTCTGAGATTTCACCTCTTCTAATTCTAAAATAAGACTTGGGTTTCTTTCATACACATCAAAGAGGCATAATGATCCTTCACTAAATGTTGATAAATCAAATATATCTGGAGACTCGTCTAATGTTTCATATACACCAATCTTTTTATAAACCTTATTATTTTTAATAGCATATACATAACAATAAGAAAGATTATCTTCTTTTATCACTAATCCAGGCGATATATTTATAAGATGATTGAAAATAGACACCTCGTATAGTTCGCTCTTTAAACCTTGGTCGTTTGGTTCTAATTCGTCCACGTTTGTTTTATAAGTTTTTGAACTAATTCGCGATTCAACAGCCATTTTATAATAAGAATATAATCTTTTTATGTTATTCAATTATAATTAAAATTGTTTCAAGATATCTTTTATATCCATACATTTAAATTTGTTCTTAGGGGTTATCTTCGGATGAGTTGTAATATATTCTATATTATTATTTATGACCTCCATTTGTCCATTGAAAATTAAATAGTCAATTGACTCCTTTATAATAATATAGATTGCATTCAATAACTTATCATTATGTTCTTGTTGACCGCTTATTTCTATACTGGTATTCAGTTTCTTTTGCAAAGAAATACAAAGATTTGCGATATTATCTACGCTGCAAATGTTGTTTTTCATTAAGTTAATAAAAAAGGACAACATGGAATCCATCTTATCAATCTCTTTGTTATAGTTGCAAAATTTGTCGTAATCTGTTGTAGGAGAAACGTACTCTATATCGTTTAGTTCATTTAAATAACTGTCGTAATGTCCTTGAAAAACAAAGAAGAATTCCTTATTCAAAGGTATCAATTCCGTATACAACTTTGAAAAAAATTTAGAATAAAACACGTTGACGCTTACGATATTGAAAATAGTATTTGTAATTTTATGAATATCCTCTATAGACTCAATTGACTTGACGAGTTCAAATAATTCTACTTTTAACTTTTCATAATTATTCTCTGTCATTTTATTTAATATTTTAGTAATTTGTGCAATCTCAGATTGCTTTTTTTGTATCACGGTTTTCTTTATGATTTCTATCACGGGTATGTTTAAGGTCTTTCTAATGCTATTTAGTTTCGTAATAGCCTCGTCGCTTAATGTACTCTTTTTCATTTTAAAAGAAAGATCAATGATTGTTTCATAAGAGTACATATGTATTATTTCTATAAATATATTTATACGTTTTATCAATATATTTTAAAACTATTTCTTTTATAATGGATTATCAAAAGGAGATTAATAATTTATTTGAGAATGGCACGGAACATACCATGACCTATGATTTCAAACTACCCATTGAATATACGACACATGATCATCTGAATGATGTTATACGTCAAGATTTAGAACTCGCGTCGTCCTCTATTTATAAATTCATTCTGCCCGAGAATTCGCTTCTTATGAATAAATGGTCCTCTATTTATACAACCGACACCTCCTTTTTAAAGGACACCCAAAAATGGGTAAAAAATATTATACCTAATACCTATGATTTTAGTCCCTTTTATCAAGAGTACACCTCTTTTTGTACGGAGACAAATTTTATTGATAAGTATCAATACATAGGTCTTAAATTTCTGCAAAGATTAAACAACTCAAGTGTCTTTTTACATTGTCTCGGATTGTACAATCTATCTTGTCCTTTACTTTCCTTAATATCTCCTCTTTTTATTTTGATCATGCCCTTTGTCATTTTAAAGTTGCGCGGTATTCCTGTTACCATTCATCTATATATTGACCATTTAAAACAGGTATTAACCAACACAAGTTTATACAAACTCATCTCTGGTTTTAATAAAGTATCCTTCCAAGAAAAATCGTCTGCGGTTGTTTCTATCTTTATCTATTTTCTTCAAGTTTACTCTAACATAACATCTTGTATGGCGTTTTATAATAATATACATTCGGTATATGACTTTCTTTTGAAATACAAGGCACACTTGTCTCAGTCTATGAATCTGATAAACTCTCTTCAATACATGAAACTGTACCCTACCTATTACAAATTTTATATTACAATGGAATCCTATCGCTACAAGATGGAGTCACTTTATTCTAAAATAGAGGCGGTTGTTTTAACAGACTCTACCTTTGTTAAAATAGGACAACTAGGTTATTTAATGAATCTTTATTATGACTTTTTTATGAATCCAGACCACAATTCAACCATTTTATATAGTTTCTATCTTAACCAATACAATACAGACATGATAAGTGTTAAAAAACTTATAGATGATAAAAAGTTAAACACCTGCAAATTTAAAAAGTACACAAAAATGAAGAAAATGTACTACTTGCCACATATAGATGGAGCCATAACGAATGACGTGGCTCTAAAGAAGAATCTTATCATAAGCGGACCAAATGCTTCTGGTAAAACTACTGTTTTAAAATCTATAATATTAAACGCCTTGATGAGTCAGCAGTTTGGTTGCGGATGTTATAAATCCGCACGGATAAAGTGTTATGATACATTCCATTCTTATTTGAACATTCCAGATACTTCCGGACGAGACAGTTTATTCCAGGCAGAAGCGAGAAGATGTAAAGATATTATGGAATTTATCAATACAAATCCTAATAAAACACATTTGTGTATCTTTGACGAATTATATTCAGGTACAAACCCTAGCGACGCGGTTATGTGTGCAACCCTTTATCTAAACAACATGAATAATTTCAAAAAGAATGTTGATTATTTAATTACCACTCATTATGTTGACTTATGCAAGTCATTTGAAACGGATCAACAACTTTATAACATGAAGATGAAAGTAATTGAAAAAGAGGAATCCATTGAATATTTGTATAAGTTAGTTGAGGGTATATCTACCATAAATGGCGGAAAATATATATTAAAACAATTAGACTTGTGAAAATACTTTTCGTTTAAACCTAAATAAAAGAATATCATATTTATTCATAATGAACTTCTCGTCTATATTGGATATAAGCAGTTTTTTTATTGGAATGATTATCAATCTTATTTTGGTTTCTCTCATGTGTTACTACTTTAAACGAAAGTATGAGATTTTAGAGTTGGCTCAGACCGAGCAGGCTAAAATATTATACGAGTTATTAAGAAGAGAATCTCCGAAAAAGGTTGAATTATTTAAAAATGAAGAACCTCAGATAGACTATACCAATGATCCTCTCTTGAAGGCACGAGTGATTGATTCGGATTCAGAAGACTCTGGTTCCGAATCAAGCGATTCAGAGTATGAAGTTGAAGTTTTACCCCCTTCTCCTCGTAATAGTCCTTCCGGAAGTCCAGTTGGATCTCCGCCCGTATTTTCAGTAGAGTTGTCTCAAGAGATTGTAATGGACGAGCTCAAGACAGAGGACTTGGTCCTTGAACCTATGGAGTCTCTTGACCTAGGAGAGGTTGAGACACAGAAGGATACAAAGGAGATTGTAATAGATCAAATAACATTAGAGAGTCCTGAATCAAATTACAATAAAATGTCTATAAAGCAACTTAAGGATATTCTTACCTCAAAGGGAGTTAAGCCTAAGCATAACATGAAAAAGGATGAGCTGGTAGATTTAGTAAAGGATATTGAACAGGAAGTCACTATATAAAATATAAATTAATAATATAATGTGGGCTACTGAATATAAAACAAATAATAATGCAACCGATAGTTTTCCTGGTATAGTAAATGATGGCAGATTATTTACGCATTACACGCCAGACTCTATTGTAAATGAAAATATTAAAAGGGCTAACTTTATAAAAACAAATAGCGAATATAGAAAATATTTAACTGAAAATGCTCTTTCCATTATGAAAAACAATTACAATTCTATGATACTAGAAAATACAACACCTGAATTTACTCATATAAAAAATGGAACTCCTGTATTATTTAAAGGAGTACAAGATGATTCTACTCCATATGGTTATGAATGCTCTTTCCCTAAGAACATATTTCTTTCTAGAGAAAAATTAGATGATATGAAAAGACGACCCATGAAACCTAACTATGATATTAACGTTACCGAATAAGTTTTTTACATTACAAACGCCTGTTTTCCAATATAAGCAAAATCTTTTATTTTCAAACGAATATTGTTTAAAAAATTTATCTTGTTATTTGTTACATATTGACAAGATAAAACTACTCTTTTTTCATTTTTACATAATTTAGATGCTCTATGATATAAATAATTTCCTTCAAAACATACCGAATTATTATTAGTTAAATTTATACTTTTTATTTCATTATTATCATTTTTAAATTGGAATTCGGTACAAGTTAAATTATTTGTTATTGGTATTAATACTGTAAAAAAACGGCCATCATAATAATTATAGTCATAATGCCAATTAATCCAATCACCTTCATTTTCATAAATTAATAAAGCACAACTTGTTGGTAAATTTAAATCTGTTGGAAATAGATTTAATTTTATTTTTTCTGATACTAATTTACATAGGTCATTTTGATAAAAGTTAATTATATTTGGTGAATGTTTAACAATATTATTGGTAGAAATGGTTATACCCTTTTTATTTGGTAAAGCACAATTAAAAATTGTTTCTGGAAATGTTGATACATTTACTCTTTTTTGAATGTCTTTGTTAAGAATTAAATGATTTAATTCATTTTTTATTACATCCTTTAAATAAACATTAAATTCTTTGTACAAACAAAAATCATCATTACAAATATATTTCTTATTTAGTTTACAAGATCCAGAATTATATCCATAAAGACAAACACAAATAATAAGGACAATCACAAATAATAAAAACAAACACAAATAAAATTTAATATGTTTCATTATATATAATTTTTATTATAAATGATAGTTGTATTCCGAAAAATCTTTCTATCAACCACATCAAAGCGTGTCAGATAGAAAGATTCATGTTAATAATTTAATCACCGAAAGTCTAAAGTTTCATTACATAATTCCTATACATTTCATTTAATTCATCCACTCTAACTTCTCGTGTTTTTGCTAACCTTTCGGCGCATTCTTTAATGATGGGTTGTATGGTTAGCAATAACGTTTTTGTTCTTTCATAGGCTTGTGCAATAATAGTATCAATTTCCTTATCAATCATTTTTCTATATTCATCAGAACCCTGCGGGTAAAATACTTTTTCTCCCATTCCATAAGTAAGGATCATTTGTTCGGCAATCTTTCTGGTGTACTCTATGTCTCGGCTTGCGCTCGTGGTCAACCCTCCAATACAAAAGATCTCTTCCGCGATGCGGCCTCCAAGAAGAACCATGATCTCGCACTGTAGTTCTTGCTTGGTCGTAAGAACATTTTGATTGGTTTCAAACAAAGTAAAGCCGAGACACTGTGGAGAAAATAAATTGATAGTTACCTTTACAACCTTCTTATATTTTGTTAGGAGTGCAGTGAAAGCATGTCCCATTTCGTGAATGGCTACTTGATATAGTTGCGATTCCGTAATTTTCTTTTCAGATGGATTAAAACCCGTATGGATACGGTTTGCAATGAGCTCCAAATCTTGTCTCGCCATTTGCGTCTTGTTATTTCTCAAGGCAAGGAGCATTCCCTCATTTAACAGATTCTCAATCTGCGCTCCAGAAAGTCCCTGTGTCATTACAAGCAAATCTTCCATTGGAATATATTCCATCGGCTTTCCTTTCATATGAATCTTAAGAATCGCCTCTTGTGTAACTTTGTCTGGATTTCCAATGTAGATTTTTTTATCAATCCTTCCAGGCCTGGTTAATGCATCGTCCAGTAAATCTACGCGATTGGTCGCACCAATAATAAAGATCCCCTTTGTACTTTTAAACCCATCAAGGTTTACCAACAATTCGTTCAGCGTTGAATCATGTTCCGCATGACTGTTTTGGTCCGTGCGCCGGCGACAAACCGCGTCAATCTCGTCTATAAAAATAATACACGGAACATTTTTAGAAGCCAATTCAAATAGTTCTCTCACCCTTGCCGCGCCAACGCCCACGTACTTTTCTTGAAACTGGGCGCCCGATACAGGAATGAATCCAACATTTATTTCTCCGCTAAATGCCTTGGCCAAAAGCGTCTTGCCGTTTCCAGGAGGACCCTCTAAAATAATACCCTTTGGTGTTCTTACATTGTATTGGCTGTATTTTTCATAATTCACCAAAAGATCCGAACATTGCATTAATTCTTCTTTAATCGTATCATAACCACCTACACTTTTGAAGGAATGTCCGGTATTCTTTAACACCTCAAAACTTTCGCTTTTTGTCTCGGAATCCGAACCATCTTTATCGGAGAAACTCTTTTCAAAAGACTCCTTATCAAAGGTAATGATTATTTGTTCTTGGTGTTCGTCATGGTCCTCATTATTTAGATACTGATTAAAATATTCTTCGTCTGAGATAGATAGTTCAATACCCGTCATATTTTTAATAATCCCCTTTTTTTGACCAATTAACTTTTTCATCAAACTCTTTTGCCGTGTCAACTTATTATCTATATCACGTAACTGATTTTTATTCTTGTTATTTCCATCATAAAAAATAGATGTTTTTCTGCTATACTTAGACAACGGTACAAACCCCAACGTTAACTGAGCGCATAAAACAAATACAACCCGCATTACATATAATTATTATTTGGTTTTATATCTTTTGTATAATTAATCTTTAGTATATATAATGGAGAGCGGACGTATGATGTTGTTGCATTCTATCATAATTGGCGCGTTATTGTACCTATTTATGGTTTTTGTACTTGGTCAAAAAGAGGTGGTTGCTGAAAACAGAAGCATTTTAATAGGTGCTCTGTTATTAGTTTATATGATTTTATTTGGACATGGATTACCCGGTTCAATAAATAAAAACTTATAAAAATTGAATCCTCATAAAATTATAATAATAAGTTAAAAATGGATCTCGGATATATCGCATGCTTTATCCTTTGTTACGACGTATGGTTTTATATTTCACACATTATGATGCATCGCTACTTTTATAAAATTCATGGTAAATATCATCTAGAACCAGTCTTTCAAAGTCTTGGTTTTATTATACCCTTTATTCATTTAAAATCATCTCTGATATACCAACCGATCAACATCATGACTGCATTTGCATTTGTAAATGTTCGTGGGTTCATGAGACATAGGATACCTTGGTTAGGCGAACATCATATGTTACATCACAAGTATCCTAACTATAACTTTGGCGAATATTGGCTAGACGATTTATTTAACACTGAATATCCAAAAGACATATAAAGGCTGCGATCCAAAGTTATAAGTATGGGCCCAGTGTTATTTTTTTATTCATTCATCAGTTTTTTTGTAGGTTTTACAGTGGGAACCTATATTTGCACATGCTTTTCTGTATGCGGACATTCCATAGAACATACAAAGTATATTTTGGGTAGATTTATAAGTGATGTCGTACATGTTTTCTCTTTTCCAAAAGAAAATATGTGTAATTTTATATAAATTGAATCATTATTAATTCATAGTTACAGTTATAAAAATGGATCTTATTTCTTTTGAAGATTTGGTAGTGCAGCCTTACAACTCTTACTTCAATCTTGAAAAGGAATTACATGACGTAAAAAGCACGATATCTTTGATGGACCAGCGTTTAAAATACTTAGAGAAGCCTGCAAAGAAACCTGCAAAGAAATACAAAAATAAACCTGCAAAGAAGGATACCGATGTAGAAGATTACGAATTAATAGCGAAAAAGATACAAAATGATGCTGATAGAAAGCTAAGATTGATAAATAGAAATGGACTTCGTAAGAAAAATGAAGAAGAAATGATTAAAAGGAAAGAAGAATGGGAAAAATGGGATAAAGAAAGAGAAGAAGAGTCAGAAAAAGTACATAATAAAATAGTAAATACCGTTTGTTTGGGAGGAGATATTTTAGCGGATAATATTATATTTGAACCTACTAGTCTACAAGTTCATTTATACAAATATAATATTATAAAAGAGATAACTATAAACGTCTCGGACATAAAAATAAGACCATACAATAATTTATTGAGATGTATTTTGAAAATTATTTCAGTAGAAAAAATAATAATCTATGCAACACACGATTATAGGTTAATTGAACTAATAGATAATATCATTAAAGATAACTTTAAATTTACTATCATAGAAATAAAGATTGGATATAGTATTGGTCGTATGTTTCCTTTATCTTCAATAAGCACAAGATATAGAATAGAAAACCTAAAAAGTTACTGCAATAAAAATAACATTGTTTTGAAATTATGTTAAAATTGATTTTTAATTATAATTCTCAGTATCTTATAAAAATGGATCATGAAAAAGAAATGGATGAAATAAAAAAGCAAATTGCTATAATAAATGAAAAAACAAGACTAATAAATGAAGAAACAAGATTAATATGTGAGTCAATAAGACCTAAAATGATAGGTTGTATAGAAGAATTCTTACATAAAGAATGGCTTAAAATGGATTATGTAAAAGATAAAGATGTATGACACCATAATAAGATACAATTAATAATATTTTATAATAAAAAGACAAGCAAAGGTTGCCGGAAAGTCAGGAGAGAAATCCGGGACTTTTTTTAAAAAGTTTTTTGGGCCTTCCAAAATAAAAAAAAATTTTTTTCGGCCACCCTCTCTCCCGCATTTTATACTTTTGAGTTAGTCTATACTTTTGTATAAATGGTCTTGTAAAATATACGAAAGTATAAATGAATTGTATCCATAAAAGATTCAAGAAATACTATTTATACTTTTGTATAAAAATAAAATATTAGTAAATAGTATAAAAATGGATTTCTTTTGCGAATGTTGCAATTATAGAACCTTTGTCAAAGCCAATTTTAATAAACATATGCAATCTATTAAACATATGAAAGTTAGTCAAAAGTTAGGCGAAGTTAGGCAAAAGTTAGGCGAAGTTAGTCAAAAGTTAGGCGATTCTTTAAAATGCAAGTACTGTGAAAAAGTCTATAAACATAAATCTTCCTTATCTAAACATATTAAGTATCTTTGTACAAAAAATAAAACAGAGGATTTAACGGAGTTAGTCCGTTTATTAAATTTAAGATTAGAACAACAAGAGTATAAAATAGAAACGCAGACAAGCCAAATAGAAAGTCAATTCAAAAAGATTGAGACACAGTCCAAGCAAATTGACAAGTTAATGGGTAAATTAGAAATAAATGGATCCTTTAACACAACAAACATACAAAATATTACTTTACTTTCCTATAGAGATACCGATACAAGTCACTTAACAGATCATGATTATAAAAGTTGTATTAAGAAAGTAAACTATTGTGTAAAACATATGATAGAAAAGATACACTTTAATCCGTGTAAGCCAGAGAATATGAATATTTATATATCTAATATCAAAGATAAATACATCATGGTATATGACGGGCATAACTGGAACCTAGCAAACAAGAAAGAGGAACTAGAGAGGCTTTATGAAGAGAAGGAAATGATGCTTGAAGAATGGCTTGAGACAAATCCAGAGAAGGAATTAAAAGAAAAGTTTATGAAGTATTTGAATAATAAAGAAAGTGATGAATGTCTCAACCGGATCAAGGAAGATATCAAGTTGATGCTTTATAATAAAAAGATGATTGAATGTTAATTTAGAGACAAAGTATATTTTATAATAATGTCTCAACTTGATCGTGTGGATCAGATGAAGAAGATTCAAAGTGAAGCCCTTGAGTTGTTTATTAGAAAAAATGCAGATTATGGCGATGCCTTTGCAAAGTACGGAGTCATTGGCGTACTAATGAGAATGGAGGATAAACTCCAGAGGTCTTTATCTATTACAAAGAACGGGATCCATCTAGTTAAGGAGGAGGGATTCCGAGACACGCTGATTGATTTGCATAATTATTCGGCCATGGCTCTAATGTTGTTAGATGAAGTAGAATAAAGAATTGACAACAGTATATATAATGTATCTTAGTATTGATGTCGGTATCAAAAACTTGGCCTATATTGTTTATGATGGCGAAAAGGTAGTAGACTGGAAGGTGGTTGAAATATGCGATCCAAAGTTGAATGCAAACCACTTGAATATGGTAGATTTAGGAAAGGGACTTTTTACTGCCCTTGAGACAATCATAGATAAGATAGATTTGATTTTAATTGAGAATCAAATCGGTCAAAATGCTATTAGAATGAAGTCTTTACAAGGAATGATTACCATGTATTTTATAACAAAGGGTAAGTACAATATACAGTACTGGAACGCAGGAAATAAACTGAAAAGATTTTTAAAAACAAAGACTACCTACACACAGCGAAAGAAGATTGGAGTTAAGTTGACGCTTTATTTACTGGAAGAACACTTCCCCGAACAAATCGCCTATTTTAAGACACATAAAAAAAAGGACGACCTTGCAGACTGCTTCTTACAGTTATTTGATTATTTAGGAAAGAATGAAAAATTAAAGGACGATTTTTTTATTAAAACGATAAATTTATATAATGCGATAGATTTAAAGTTATAGTATATATTTTTATTCATATATGGAAGAGATTACTCTAGAATCATTTGATTTAAAACCATCGTCTGACTTTGGAGGAGGAATTGAATTCCTTATGAATGATAAACAAGGACAAATTAAAAAGGATCCCTCGCTTTCTCTTGAGGAAGAGTTGAAGGAGTTTGATTTTTTAGGAAAAGATTCAAAGCCAGTTAGTATGTCTTTTGAAAGAGAACCTATTTCTATTGGACGAGACACGGCGTCCATGGATACTTTTAAACAATCAAATGACGGATACAGACACATTAATGAAATCAATGTTGAATCTGAAATTAAGAATGTGGAAGTAAAAACAAAAGAGGATTTGTTAAGGGAAAAGTTTCAGATGTTAAGGAAACTAGAAACCCTGGAGACAAAGGGTATCACTTTGTCAAAGCAATACACGATGGAATCCTCTTTGGATGAGATGAAAGGAGAGTACGAACATCATTATTCCGAGAGAGAGCGAAAGAATAGTGTACAGTTTCAAGGTAAAATTTTAAATACTCTTATTACTGGCCTAGAATTTTTAAATAGTAAGTTTGATCCTTTTGACATAAAACTAGATGGTTTAGCAGAACAAATTAATGAAAACATAGATGAATACGATGAGATTTTTAGTGAACTTGCAGAAAAATATAAGAGCAAAGCAAAAATGGCTCCAGAGTTGAAACTTCTTTTTCAAGTAACTTCTTCTGCGATCATGGTTCATATGACAAACACGATGTTCAAGTCTTCTGTTCCGGGAATGGATGACATCATGAGACAAAACCCGGACTTGATGAAACAATTCACAACCGCGGCAGTCAAGTCTATGGAAAAAACAACGCCTGGTGTAAGTAACTTTATGAACGAATTTACAAGCCACCCAAAGCCTCCGCCGCCTCAAGCAACACAAGTTAGAAGACCTGAAATGAATGGACCTGAAAATATTAATAGTATTTTAACGGGTTTGAAAAAGAATATTAATATTAATGAAAAAAATGATAGTATTGTAAGCGCAGATGAGATAGAACAACTAAGTTCTTCGGGCATGTCAACGAGAAAAGGAAGGAGAAGAAACGACAAGAACTTAAGCGCAAACTCAATATCAATTGCAATCTAAAATAATATAAATATTAAGTAATTTAAAATATAATGAGCAAGATTACAATATTAAATGATAAGTTGTCAAACATAGATAAAACATTGGTCGGTCTTGAAAAGATAAGAAATGAAAAAGAAAATTCTATCATGACTCTTCAACAAAAAATGATGGAATTAAATAATATTCTTGAAGAAGAAAAAAACACCTTGAATGATTGTGTTAAAAAAATTACTTCTATAAAAGAATTGAAAAAGGAGTCAGAATCCTACTATAAACAAATAGAACAAGGAGTAGATACTTTATTGAATATTTTAGATTCTTCTACGCTTTGATCTCTTCCTTTTCTTCGTTCTACCGCCAATCATTTTTAATGGATTGTATACGGCAAAAGGATTAAACAATTCATGTACCTCTCTCTTTATCGTTTGTCTCAAACGTTTACAATCAGCTGACTTCTTTAAATTTTTAACGTCCACATTATCTTTTGTAATATCCAAGATCACTATTGCTCTGTTCTCATTTTTTTGTATTTTTTCCTTGAAAAACTCGCAGTTTTTTATCGTGTGTAAATTACAATACTTAAATTCTGGTTCGTTGCTTTTGCTAAATGCCTTGTTATTAAAATGATCGGTTATCTTTTTTACCTCCTTCTCATTCTGAGTGTTCTTTTCTTTAAATTTTATATTATCAGGCTTACTTAAATCAAATGTTCCCTCCTCAAGATCTTCGGTTTTAATGTAATTATAAGAAATAATTTTATAATTTTTTCTTATATCCGTTTTAGTTTCCTTCGCACGAACGCCTCCGCCAAAATAGACTAATTCGTTTGGTTGAAAGAGTATTTCCATAAGTTCCTTTTTACATTTTTCTTTGAACGCAAGTTCAGACATACCAAAGAGTGTTTTTTTATAGATATGAGTTTTAAAAAGATTCGTATAAATATAGGATGTGTATTCCAACAATTGTTTCCTGTCTAAATTCATTTTAAGAAATTCCAGGGCTAATCTAGTGTTTGCTGTGTAAGTACCTTTTGATTTTAAGAAATCTATTAATGATTTTTTATCAAAAAGCGTGTCTTCATAGATATTAATTTTTGTTTCGGCCGTTAGCGAACCATCCAAATCATTGAATTTAAACCATCTGTATTTTTCATAAATATGCAGATCTTTGAAAAAGGATAAATACCCTTTGTTCTTTGTTTTACCTACAGTCGTTACTTCTATATACCCATTTCTAAATTTGATATCCAATTGTATTTTAACGTATTTTTCTTCCGAAACCTCTTCGTCATCATTTTCATCTTCTTTATCAACTGTCTGATACTCCTCGGAATTTTTACAATAAGCCTTTGTATTAATATTGTGCATCTGAAACGTAAATCGGGATTTAAACCCGGGGACAATGTTTAAAAACCCAATATATTCATTGCATGTCACACCCATACCCAGCAACTTTTTATTAAATGTATCCACTTTTAAATTACTTAACTTGTATAAATATTCATTACCGGGTTTAATCTCGTTATATTGTATTTCTTTATCCAAATTTACTCTGTAAAAGATACGAAGATAGGATGCTTGTTCGTCAGAAGTTAACAGAGAGACATACTTTTTATCCACAACCTTTTTATAAGACTCGTTTACTTGGGTAATTAGTTCATTAATTCTTTGTTCAAAATCTCTATCAACCGTTATACCCTTTGGAGGATTACCTGAGACAATCTTTTTTAACTCCGTCTTGAAATAACTAATGGTAACACCTTTTACTGATTCTTGTTTTACGCTAGCCCTTGTAATAGATTGCTTACCTATAGAACTTCTATCTGTAAACTCTTTAATTTTAGCGTTTAAAACATCCTTCTTTTCCTTTTTCAATTCTTTATTATACATGGAAGTAAAAAAGGAGTTTTCCTTATCATTGTTTAGTATGATCACAATGTGTGTATACGTCTTTGGCTTTGAAGTTGTCTCCTTCCTTTGAGCTTCTTCTATATTTTGTTTATCAACAATAAGTTGTTTTATTTGAACCATGGCAATTTCAACCTTTTCTGAAAATTCTTCCTTTGTCTCCGTATAATCTGAAAATATCGGTATAAATGCAAAATAATCCCTATAATTTGCTTTCACGGCAATCTCCGTTTTGTCTGGAAGCGTAACTTTTTCAATAAGAGGGGTTTTATTAAAATAAAAATCTCCGGCGGGGTCGCTATCCAAGGTTGGAAATAAAAAAAGCGGTCGTTTACCTTCAGACAAATATTTTTTTAATAGATTGTTATAAGTATTTTCAAATAACTTATCAAATAAAAATTTGATGACACGTTCGTCGTTCGTTTTAGGCGCACTTAAATTAGTTAAGTTATCCGTACTTAAATATGCCCTTTTATAATTTTCATAACATTTCTCTTTATCTATACAAGAAGCAAGTGGTAAAGAGCGTAATTGAGGATTTTTTTCAGCCTTTTCATGATTAATAAACTCAGTAAAATCAATCTCCATTTTTTCAGAATAATAAGAGGTAATAAACCTATCCACAACTATCGTCATTATATTATACGTTTTAAATAAAATTTTCTTTATATAACACTTGATCTATACCATCACTTTCTTCTTTTTCAAGTTTATTTTTTCGTGCTTGTTTTAGTACATTTATAGCATCATTCACCTCTTTTTGAGTGACAACTTCTCCGCCTGCAATATCCTGTATTTGTTTATATTTATCGGGAATAATACAGTATTTACTATTTTCATTAAAGATGTAGTCTACTAACAAAATAAAGATCGCAGTAAGAACGAGCGAAATAAAAATATCGCGTGTACCTATCCATAAAATAGAAAAGATAACAAGTTGTCTACCAAGCGAATATTTAACATAATTTTCTTGGGTTTTACTAAGGTCTATCATAACATATTTTGAACCAATATTCATGGTTAACATGATAATTCCGGCAAAGTATTTATTATCATTTAGAACATTTACAATATCAACAAAACTTTTGAACTTTTTGGACTTTTTTTGTTTAGACATATTATAGTTCAATTATAAAAAAAATATATTTGATTCTAATAAAGCGATGTCACTCGCATTATTTGCTTCACCTATTGATTACAAAGAGGATGGAATTGACCAAAAAATCAAAAACAAACTGAGTCATGATATGTTACAAAATAGTTTGCCTCCCACTTCTAAACACGAGACTTATAACACGATAGATAAGAAAAATCCATTAAAGAATGACTTTTCAAATAAATATGGAGAAACAAGTATTTTAGATATTCATAAAAATTTAAAGGAAGAGAATGATACAGAATTATCCAATTTTTATAAATCCGAGTTAAATAATGTCGTTTTGCCTGAAATTAAAACAAACCAATACATGTTGATGGATGATAATAATGTTGAAAAATACAAAACACAAGGAACGAATGATGAACTGTTAAGCAAACTAGATCACATGATTGAAATGTTTGAACAACAAAAAGAGATTAAAACTGCTCAAAAGAATGAAGAAATTATTCTGTACAGTTTTTTAGGAGTTTTTACGATCTATATTTTAGACACATTTGTCTCCATCGGGAAATATACTAGATAGATTTTTTTTGAAAGATTATTACCGTAAAAGGAATAGACATTTTGTAAGTTTCTTTTACGTGTAGTCCATAGGGTTTGCATTTAGAAATAATGGTTTTTTCGTCATAATTATACAAGGTCTGAATATTTTTCCGGGTTTTGTAATTTACATCCGTTATCTTTTCAATAAGAGTATGGTTTGATATTTCGGTTGAATAATTATAATTTGCTGAAAAACACGGAGACGGATTATGGTTTACCATTTTGTAAAGAGGAAAGGTATCTATATCCGCAACACAAATAATAAATATACCTGTATGTACGAGCCAATCCGAGACATTATTAAATAACTGATTTATATCTTTAATGGTATGAATGGTTAATAAGGGGCAAAATATACAAGTAAATTTGTTATCTTTGAAGGTGCTCTTTTTTAAAAAGGAACCTAGTATGTAGTTATTTCCTGGATATTTAAATTTAGACATTTTTATCATAGATTTTGAATTATCAATCCCTATAGCTGTTCCAGATAACATTTCAACCAAATGACCATTTCGCGATTTGATACATAAGACCAGGCTATCTTGACAAAGATAATGTTTAGTCATTTTTATTAATTCTTCGTAGTAAGGAAGTGTAAATACCATGTCATCATAATGATAGGTATAAAAATTATCATAGATATTGTCATCTAAATAAACCTTGTCTTTGATGGTATATTCTGTTTGATTTACAGAAAAGCCCTCTTTATTACTCAATAATAAATATGTCAATAGTAGAAATATTAATACATATAATATCATTTGTATTAATATAGTATTTTTTTTTGTGAATAAGAGATATAATGGAAATAGAGGATTCACGAAGGAATTTCAAAACAATTACAATTTCAAATTATAAAAAGTCAAATGTTATTAAAGAACTTGAAAAAAGCATATACTATCACAAAACGGAGGAGGCATTCTTTTGGACGGGTCAGTTGTTATGCAGCGGCTTTATCATAGAACTATGGAATTTATATATTTATTTTATTTGCAAATATATTCATGTAACGAATCCAAAAATACCTCTTTATCTATACAAAAAGTTTTCGGAGTTTAAAGAGTTGGCAAATGTTAGCAGCGACGACTTTGAATTAAGAAATATATACGAAGTACGCGTGATCCTATTTAGTATTACTCAGATTTTGTCAGAGTGCAAAAAAGACACAACTCTTGATACCCTGAAATTTGTTTTTAATTTTGAAGAAGTGTTTCAAAATTTGAAGGCGCCTAACGTGGAATATATTAAGCCGTACTTCAAGGACGGAGATCCAAAGGAGTTATTCATTTCGTTAAACGAGTTTGTGTATCACCTGGTTGAGACAAAAAGTAAAATAGATATACTTTATTGGGTTGACTGGATTATTGGTTACGATGATATGCTTCAAAAAAAGAAAAAGCCGATCTTCTGTGAATCAAGAGACTTTATTAAAACAAAACATTTAAACATTATTTGGATCTTATTTGAAATTTTCTTTTCTTTCAAGGAGCCTGTTATTTTAACAAAAGTAATTGAATCCCTGTTTGAATTGTTTACTATAAAATACACTCCACAATCCAATAAAAAAAAGAAATATATTTTAAATTATTGCGTCATGCTTATCATAACAGATAACATAGACTTTAATAAACCAATCATAGAAAATACAGGAGTTTTTACACATTTAAAGGATAATATAGAACTAATATTTAGTCAGATTAAGAAATCAGAAGTAATTGAATAAATTATTTGTATAGTATAATTATGGCAAAGAATGTACTGAGAAGGCAATTTTCAAACATGTATGGAAAGGACAAACCGTTTCAATTAAATACAAGTAACGTGAAGTTATCAAATAGTACTGAAAACATGGAAGTAAACTCTAATCAAGTGAAACGTACTCTGAAAAACGAATTTAAAAATGTCTATGGAGAAAATGAACCGAAAAGTATGTTTCCTGAAATTAAACCCTCAAACATGACGGTTAGTGCTATTATATTTTTAACGGTATCCATAATACTTGTATCCATCTTGTATTATTATCGTAATAATATATTTGACTTCTTTCAAAAAACAAAGGATACTATTACTAAAACAGATACAGTATCCCAACTTGAAAGTAAGTATGATAGTTTATTTGATAGTATAAATAAAAAAATACAAGAAGATGATAAGGAATTGTCTGAAATAAAATCAAAACTCAATTCGGAAGTACATAGTATTGAAAAAGACGAAAAAAAGGAAAAGGAAACAAAGGCTAAAATAGATACAGGAGGTGTAGGGACTTTGAACGCAAAAATAGAAACAAAATATAAAGATAATCAAATCGTAAAAGGAAATGGTTATTGTTATATAGGTTTTGATAATCATATGCGAGAATGTACCGACGTATACGAAGGAGATGTTTGTATGAGCGGACAAATCTTTCCTACTTTAGATGTTTGTGTACACCCAGAGTTTAGGCCTTAAGCCTTACCTATGGTTTAGGCCTTAAAGATAGTTTTTAAATTGAACCAAAGGAGACAAATAATATCCTGGAAAATTTGGATCTCTAATCCCAGAATTTGATGGAGGTGTTAACACCGTAGTGTTACATGTTAACGTTGCATTTTCAGCCGCAATTTGGCGCAATTTTGCAGAACTATATACCCTGCGCGCCTGATTGCTTACTATGTTTGAAAATTCATTTGTTTTAAACCCTGCATTATTAACCCCTCTGTATTTCAAGTATTCTGCTTTTCTACGCATCTGTAAGTCTTCATAACTACTAAATAAAAGTAAATTGGAATCAAATTTTAAATTTCCTCCATATCCATTTGTTCTTCCGTTAAGAGTCGTGATAGGAATAATTGGATTATATTTATTTGAACCTATCGTTCTTAATTGAATTAATCCCAAATAAGGATAATTCACTGTTGTATTTCGCGGATCAATCTTGTCTGCGTCATAACAGCTGTTTATAGTACTAGAAACATCAATTGTTGTTTTATTTATATTTGGAGTTTCGGTTGGTTCTACAGTTATAGTTTCGGTTACAACATCCGTTATAGTGGATGATTTTGTAATAGTTGGTTCTTTTTCAAGTGTGTGTACAACACCGGATATGTCTATAATTTCTGTTTTGGTGAAAGTTGTATTTCCTTCCTTACTTACGGTTATCGTTGTATTTCCATTTTGTGTTATAGAAATTATAGTCATTATTATTATATTTTATTAAATTTTATCAACCTTTTTAGGAGGTTCAACAACCTCTATTTTATATAATTCCTCCACAAATGTGCATTCGTGAACTTCCGGTAAATTATGTTTTATACAAAATGACTGATTGCATTTGCATGTAATTAAAATAATGTTGCGTTTTTTACAGAAAAAACAAATCATTACCTTATGATCTATTATTTATTTTATTTATTAAATCATTTACCTGTAATAATAGTATCACCTTCAAATAGTTCTTTTTCAATCTCTTCCAAGGTTGCATTTACCCCGAGATTTTTCTCTTGTGTATTCATATTCTGAATAGATACCAATTCACCCTTTTCGTTGATTGTTTGGGTAAGTCTATTGTTTGATTCCTTGGCCTTTTCCATATTTTCTTTAATTGCTTTTACCTTGGCCTCCTTTACTCTTTTATCAAATTGAAGTTTGGCGTTATCCTCGTTCTTCTTTTTCTCGTGCATGAGTTCGTTCAGTTCCTTTTCTAAATACTGGACGTTACCTGTTTTATAAGCCTCCGGATGAAAGGGTATCCATAATCCAACAGGACCCACATAGACATCATGATTTGGGTCTACCTCGCGGATCATCTTACACCTTAATTCTGCCTCTTGTTGAGTAGGAAACACACCGCGAATCTTTAGTCCTCTTACTGATGTCTGCATGGAATGCTCATCCATGTACTTTTCTTCCAGTTGATTCTCTCTAACGTCTACAAATGTTTTATAGTCGGCCTCTACACTTGTATTCAAACTCTCTCTTTCAGATGAGACAAAATTCTTGAACTCGTCGTTCAATTCATCTGGTTTTATATTGTATTTGTACGAAACATAGTTTACAAATTGCGTGAACTTCTCCATTGATTTATTAAAATCATACTGCTTTACAAATTCTTCAAAGAAGAATCGGGATTTGTTCTTGATCTCATTTTCAGGCGAAATGAAAGACATACATACGAACTTTTGTTCAGCAATTGGCTTATCTTCGTCTAACAAATCTACCATCTTTGAAAAGCTTGTCATTATAAATAATAGATTACTTAATATTTATATTTTTTTCTTATTAATATATAATGAATTTTAGTTTCCAAGAAGTTACAAAAAGAGTTATAAAGTATTTAGTAGAAGGGTTAATGGTTGCGATTGCATGTTTTGCAATTCCCAAAAAATCATTAGATATTGAAGAAATTGCTCTTTTAGCATTAGTAGCAGCAGCCACGTTTAGTATTTTAGATACTTATATTCCTAGTATGGGAGAAAGTGCAAGAACCGGTGCTGGCTTTGGTATAGGCGCCAATCTTGTACATTTCCCAGGAGGATTTTAAATGGTGGGTATGTAATCCCAATTCAAATCGTTGCATATCTTTTTCCAAATCTCATCTTGTTCAACCTTCTTTTGGTCTTTTAACATAGGATAAAATTCCAAATATTGATTCTCTCCGAGAAGTTCACATAGTTTATAAAGCGTATAATAATAATTTAAAAAATTAACCCTTGAATTGGGACAGTATTTTGCATAAGGGATCTGAATATCCATAAACAAATTACATAGTGTATCTTCTAGTTTAGGACTCATGACAGGCGGCTTTATACCAAGTTTGTCTTTTATAAACGGAATGTGCTCGTAGTATTTGTTATATTTTAATTTTTTGAGTATTTCCTTCATCTTTTTATTTGTTAATTGCGCTAATTGGATACGTTCCTTTTTAACCTGGTTGCTGATTTGTTCTATGATTTCCTTTGGAATATCAGTAGATTCCTTTGCTTGAAACTGAGACAAAATTTCTCTGAAATGATTGATCCTTTTATACGCATAAAAGGAAACTTCTTTAGGAGGTTCCTTATAGGTTGGCTTATCATTGTCCACCAAATATTTATGATTTGTAAAACAATGATTGCAGACAATAATACCCTCATGATTTACTTTTATTAATTCACCTATGTTACAATTTTCGCATATAGACTTATTGTAGGAATAGTTATTTAAATTTACGATTTCAAAGTTATTTTTTTCCATATATTCATTGATGCAATGATTTATATTTTCAGTCTTTGCTACGTCATCTTTTAATTTAAAAAAGGTACTTATCTTCTTTTTTGGGTTTATATTTTTATCAATGTCCTGTTTTGATTCAAAGTATTCAAATAAATATTTAGAGTTTTCCAAATAATATTTATTTTTTTCTTCTTTAAGAAGTCTTATTTTATTTTTTAAATTAGTAATTTGTTGATTGATTTCATCTTTGTTTTCGGGATTTCTTTTATTTTCAAGTTCCTCTATTTTTACATTTAATTTAGGAATAATTATATCAACCGTATTATGAAAATGTTTAAGTTTTTTAGTATAAAGATTGTCTATCGTATCATCACCTTTTATATTCATTATAGATTTATAAGAAATGATTTTATTTGTTTTTATTTTAATTAAGTAAATTCCAAATTTTTTTTCTTTTATTAATGTATAAAATGGGAGGTGGTCTGATGCAGTTAGTAGCTTATGGCGCACAAGATGTATATCTTACTGGAAATCCCCAGATTACTTACTGGAAGGTTACTTACCGCCGACACACAAACTTCGCGATGGAGTCCATTGAGCAGACTTTCAATGGCCAGAGCGACTTTGGACGCAGAGTAACATGCACGATCTCCAGAAATGGTGATCTTGCTTACCGCACTTACCTTCAGGTAACCCTCCCAGAGATTAACCAGTCTATGGGAACCAACAATGTCCTCTTTGCAAGATGGTTGGATTTCCCTGGCCATCAGCTCATTGATGGTGTTGAGGTAGAGATTGGTGGTCAGCGCATTGACAAGCAATACGGTGACTGGATGCACATCTGGTCGCAGCTTACTATGGACAAGAACCAGGAGCGCGGCTACAACAAGATGGTCGGCCAGACCACCCAGCTCACCTTCTTGACTGATCCTCAGTTCGCGAACGTTGATGGTCCATGTGATTCCAGCGCACCTAGACAGGTATGCGCTCCTCGTAACGCTCTTCCTGAGACCACCCTCTACATTCCTCTTCAGTTCTGGTTCTGCAACAACCCTGGTCTTGCTCTTCCTCTTATTGCTCTCCAGTACCACGAGGTCAAGATTAACATTGAGCTCCGCGCGATTGATGAGTGTCTCTGGGCTGTAAAGGACACCGGTGCATCATCGGGTGACCAGAAGGCCTCCACCGCCTACGCCCAGTCCCTCGTCTCTGCGTCCTTGTACGTAGACTACATCTACCTTGACACCGACGAGCGCAGACGTATGGCACAAAACCCCCACGAGTACCTCATTGAGCAGCTCCAGTTCACTGGCGCTGAGTCGGTCGGTTCCTCGTCCAACAAGATTCGCCTTAACTTCAACCACCCATGCAAGGAGCTTGTCTGGGTTGTACAGCCTGACGCCAACGTGGACTACTGCGCGTCTCTTGCTGCCGGAAACGTTCTCTTCAAGGCTCTTGGCGCCCAGCCTTTCAACTACACTGATGCGGTTGATGCTCTTCCTAACACCATCAAGGCGTTCGGCAGTGATGCTGCGACCAATGGTGGCACCAGTGTCATCAATGCCAGCGGTCTTTTCCAGAATGCGGGTGCTGATGGCCTCAGTGTTGGAAACCTTGGCCAGGCCGTTCTTCAGGGCGGTTCTACCTTTACTTGGGAGGGTGAGGGCACCCATGACTCCACCGTTTCGGATGCAGGCACCTTCGTTCTTGCTGAGACCTCGCTCAACATGCACTGCTGGGGTGAGAACCCAGTTGTCACTGCCAAGCTCCAGCTCAACGGCCAGGATCGCTTCTCTGAGCGCGAGGGCACCTACTTTGACCAGGTCCAGCCTTGGCAGCACCACACCCGCGCCCCTGACACTGGTATCAACGTCTACTCGTTCGCTCTCCAGCCCGAGCAGCACCAGCCTTCGGGAACCTGCAACTTCTCCAGAATTGATAACGCAACTCTTCAGCTTGTTCTCTCTAACGCTACGGTCTCCGGTGTTAACACTGCTAAGGTCCGTGTCTATGCCCGAAATTACAATGTATTGAGAATTATGTCGGGAATGGGTGGGCTCGCGTACTCAAATTAGCCAGAAAATTATGCGATTTTGGCACCAAAACAATAGCAAAAATAAAAATATATTTTATTACCTAATTTTATAAAATAAGATATTAAGTTATTTTATTTTATCTTCTTCCTATTTTCTACAATCTCTTTTACTCACAACTTTTTGTATTCTTCGTCGCTGTATCTAGTACGAAGATCTTCGCGCTGTTTTTCCTTTCGTAATTTAGCATTTTCCTCTATTTCTTCCTTGGATTTTTTATTACCCTTTACAATACTATTCTTTTCTTCATTTGATATGTCCTTAACATCATTATCCTTATTTTTTTCATAAATTATAATACATTTATCAATAAAATCTTTATAAACATATGTTCTTTTAAGGTAATTACAATTACCGCAACAACTTTTTACATTATCTTCAGTATAACCTTTGTCATTATCAAAACGGTCAAGACCATTTTTATGAAGGTCGTCAGGCTTTTTACCACATAAATAACAAGGCTTATTTGTTTCTGTAATGAAATAATCTTTATCAATTGTAAATTCAAGATTCCTTTCTTTTGCTCTATGTTTATATATTGAATATTTTACTGTTGAAATATTAGCAAACGCATCAGGAAATAAAGTACCATCAACGATCTTTAAATAACTTAAGATATGTTCTACACGTTGAATAAATATATTTTGTCCTGTTGTACCTTTCATCATATTGCACATTTCACAACAACTTTTACAATTATCCAAACTGTAACCAAGCGTGGAATCAAGTCTGTCAATTCCATTAAAACCCTTGGTGTGAATAATCCCACAATAATAGCATGGTAGAGTAACAATATCAACAAACTCTTCTTTCGTAAGAGGAAAATCTAGTCTTCTTGTTTCAGCACTTAACCTATAATTTTTATAATGATAATTAATATTTTCACTACTTTCCTTGTTTATTTGTTTTACCTTTTCAGGATTAGCTTCTCGCCAATTCTTTGAATCAATTGCCTTCTTTTTAAGATAACATTCTATGTTTGATTCAATTAACCTTGCTCTCGCTTCAATCCAATAAGTTGCAATCTTATCAAAATTTTTATTATACCATTCCTTCTTCACTGCAATACGTTCGGGCTTCGCAGCATTTGCCCGGGCCAGTTCATTCACATGTTCCTTGTCTCGCTTCGCATCTTGTCTTTTGTTTGCCTCACGACATCCAAGACACGTTACTGTATCACCAAGTTGTCCCTTAAACATATCAAATGTAAAGAATATGAAACATGTATTGCATTTCCGTCCTTCATCCGTTATAACAACCACCTTTCGTTTTTCCTTATCCTTTATACGGTCTTTCTCTAAACAAACCTCGCATCTTGCAAATTTATAACTTGGATCGTTTTGAGTACGACATCCGCGCAAATAATTAGAGCAATGTTTTAACCCGGCTTCCTGCGTCTCCTCTAGAAATAGGTCGGCTTGATGTTTCCCGCAATATTTATTGTCACTCTTTTTGTACTTGCATCCTTCTTTCGCGCATAACACGATCGTTTCCTTGATCTTCTCACGATTCTCTGCACCGCGTATACGACAACCTTCACACGTATCATATTCTCCCATAAACCGCCACAAGAGACACGCAGAGCATAGCTTGAGATTGGCTTTCATTTCATCCGTATATTCCTCCATGTAACTGTGAATCTTACAATAATGTATTACTGCGTAGTTGCGGCATGGTTTGCTGTTTCGGTCTTTCGTCTGGCATTTCATTCTATAAAATTGAATAAGGGTAACTTTCTATTCAATTTTATAGTCATTAAATTGTAATTTCAACGGCGTTTAGTGCGTCTTGTGCGTTTATTTCGCTTTCGTTTTGTATACATTATTTATATCTTTTAAAATATCCTTACTTGACATAAATTTATAATCTTGTTTTTCATAATCTTTTTTCCATTTATTATTCATTTTAATAGTTTCCTTAGCGCTACATTCTTTTTTAACTACTTGTGAGAACAATTTAACGAATAATTCATTGTTTTGAATCAAATCTTTCATAGCCATTTCGTCATTTTTTATACTATCTAATAATCTCAAACATTTTTGTTTTACTATTATCATATCATCAATTTCAATATAATAATTATATTGTGATTGTAAATTATAATATAGTCTTTTATTTTTTCCATAAACATTGTTATCATTTAATCCAACAAAAACAATCGGTTTATTTTGTTTATCAATAAAAGCATCAATATAATTTTGATATTCTCTTTCATTAATATAACTCCATTTTTTATTGCCATAAAAAATTTTTATAAATTTGTCGCGTAAATCATCTAAGTCTTGAACTATGATTCTGTTTTTATATTGTTCTTTTAACAGATTGCCTAAAAAGGTTTTGCCAGAGCCAGACGCACCACTAATATGTATTATTGTTTTTGTCATATTATTATATACTTAGTATAATAATACATTTCATTTAATTATGATTATCAATATATTTAAGTTATTTTAAAATAATTACTTAACAAAATTATTAAAATAATTTGTCAACAAACCTTGTAACAATGCGAATATACACATGACTATTACTATTTTTACAAAGTCTTTTTTAGTAGGTAGTTCCAACTGTGTTTCCTTATTACTAAACTTGCCGATGTTATAGTGAATCAAATTCTCAAAAAGATTCACGAATATATATACAAAAAAAGAGATCACGATAATATGGAAACTTGCACCGGAAAGAATATACATTATATAGAATCTTTATTTTCTAAACTTACGTGTACCATATTTACAATGTTGTTTTTGAGAAAACCCTTTGGGTCTTCTACAGTTAATACTTCTTTTGTATTTATTACTCCATTTTCTAGATCTCATTATAATATACCTATATTTATATGCCAAAAGGGACATCTTTAAATTCTACAGAACCCAAAGGATTATCCTTAGATTCTACCGCGGAAAACCTACAGATGATCTCAAAAAGTTCAAAAAGTAAAACCAAAAAGAAACCGCCGCCGAAAAAGAAGGGATTGTCTTTAAATACGATAGATGAAAAATCGCATGCTTATAGTTATTTTCCTACTATATTTTCAAGAAAAAAGAAGCCGCCGCCAAAATCAAAGGGTCTATCTTTGAATGATGAAACGCCCATATATTCAAGAAGTAAGGTTAAACCAGACTCAAAAACAATAAGGCGTGCATCATTAAAAGTAGGAAGATTTATACAAAAACATAGGTCCAAGATACGCCTTAATTTTTTAAATACAATATGCACTGATTCAAATGTATGTATTGCGTTTGGAAAAGAAACAAAGGTAATCCGCGAGTTTTTTAACGACTTTGACCTTAAAATGATAGCAGAAGAACCAACGGTAATTGGTAAGCCATCTTCAAATGGATCTGTTGAATTGCTTACCTTTAAAAGAGACGGCTATGTTGCAAATGCCATATTTAAAACATCAAATGATCCAGGATCGGATAACTTGGGTTATGAGGCTCTTGTAGGAAAATTTATCAATAAACAAAAACTTAGATTTCCATGTTTCGTAGAAACTTACGGTCTATATTATAGCCCCAATAAATTAGATATGTTTAAAAACATTAAAATAGAAATCAATAAATATTCTTTGATAAAATCTTGCGAATATCCTTTATCTATTGGATTAATGATTGAATATTTAAAGAATGGATATACATTGAAAGAGTTTATAGAGAGTCTATATCAGGATGAATATGTTTTTTTTATGAACACCCACTTACTATATATTTTATATCAGGTCTACGCTCCTTTATCCATGTTATCTGATGTCTTTACTCATTATGATTTACATGCAGGTAATGTGATGCTGTATCCAGTTGGAAATGGTAAACATATACAATATAACTATCATTACAGTTATCATACCGTAACCTTTAATTCTGAGTATATTGTTAAAATGATTGATTACGGTCGTAGTTTCTTTAAAGATGAGGGCTATAACCCCAAGGATGTTTATAAAGATTTGTGCGAAAGTCAGTCGGCGCGTTGTACTAACTGCGGAGATGATAATGGGTTTGCGTGGCTAGACCCAGTTACAACCCATTACATTTCTTCGCAAACGCGTAATATGTCTCATGATTTAAGACTATTAAGAGTTCTACACCAGTATATTGAAACCTATAACAAGGATTTAATAAAACTTATTTATTCTATAAGATATCTAGAGCCTTTTGGAACGCCTGAACGAATGAGTACAGGCGATAAAATTTTGAATGTGAATGATGCGAAAATCCATATTGAAAAACTTATGAAAACATACTTTTTCAAGAAGAATAATAATTATGACGCTTCCAAAAGGTTGGGTGTAATGCACATCTATAGTGATGGGCGTCCGATGGAATATATTGCGGTATAATATATGCCAACTCGGATAAGAACAAGAACAAAAAAATCTGGTAAAATGACAAGAAAATCACATCTTTCTCCTATCAAAGAAGAACTGTCTCCTGTAAAAGAAGAGACTTCGGCAGAGTTGCGTAATTCAAAATCGGCTAGTTTTAAATCAGCAAGTTCAAAATCTCCTGGTTCAAAAAAAACAAAATTTAAGAGAAAAACTGCAAGCAAAAAAATAAGTAAATTTATGAAAACTCATAGAAATAAGATACAATTAAGGTTTTTGAATACGATATGTTCAGACTCAAACGTGTGTATTGCATTTGGACGGGAAGTAAAAAAGATCAGAGGTTTTTTTAATAATTTTGAATTTGATTTATTATCGGAACCACCCAAAGTGGTTGGAAGTTCTAATAATGGAACGGTTCAATTACTTACCTTTAAAAAGGACGAATATATTGCAAATGCAATCTTTAAAACTTCAAACCGCGAAGATGCGGACAACTTAATGTATGAAGCGATTGTGGGAAGATTTATAAATAGACAAAAAATACGATTTCCATGCTTCTTAGAGACCTATGGAATATTCAGCAATGGGCGATTTTATCCAAGGGGTCAAATAAAAGAGATAGAACATTACACAAAAATAGATATCAATAAGCCATCTTTGATAAAATCATGTGAATACCCTTTAAACATAGGAATTATGATAGAAAATATAAAGGAAAGTAAAACTTTAAATGATACGATTATCAATTTGGGTTTTGAATATACAAATTTTATGAACAGTCAACTATTATATATCTTGTATCAGATATATGCACCTTTATCTATTTTATCAGAAGTATTTACTCATTATGACTTACATTATGAGAATGTGATGTTGTACGAACCCGTAAAAGGAAAACATATAGAATACAACTATCATTATCCTGACCATGATATATCCTTTAATTCTAAGTATATTGTTAAAATTATAGATTACGGACGGTCATTCTTTATGGATGAGCAAACCGGGTATAATCCGACGGATATTTATAGAGATTTATGTGACAGCGATGCAACAACTAATTGTAATGATTGCGGAGAAAACAACGGGTTTACTTGGTTAAATCCAAGCCCTATGTATAACATTTCTTCGCAAAAACGCAATAAGTCTCACGATTTGAGATTATTACATATGATAAAGGATTATGATCTTGATTATAATAGGGATTTAATGGGTCTTATTCATACTACAAGGTACATACATAGATTTGGAACGCCTGAAATTAGAGATCAAAGTCCATATGGAATTGGAAATGTAAATGATGCGAGTAGACGATTAGAACAATTAATGGAACGAGACTTCTTTAAAAGGATCAATGACTATGATCCGTCTCTTAGATTGGGCGTAATGCATATCTATAGCGACGGAAGACCCATGGAATATATTGCGTTAAAAAATTGAATTCACTTTTTTAAATAACTTATGCTTCAAAAAAGTGAATAAAATGAACCTCTTTATCTTGTCTCTAATCCAGCGCGAAATCGCCGAATGTATGATGGACAAGCACGTGGCAAAAATATTACTGGAAGCCGTCCAGATGTTATGCTCTGCGAAACGTGTCTTGGATCCAGATGACAAAATTAACGATAAACTATATAAACTAGCACATAAGAATCACCCCGTTACGATTTGGTGCCGCGCATCACGGGAGAATTTTATATGGACTCTTGATTTAATTGACGAACTGCATAAGGAGTGGAAGTATCGGTACGGACATCCTGAGACAAAGGTTCATAAGTCTTATCTGGTGGCTCTCATTCTTCGCGAGAATATTCCGACCAAGTTTCCTGAAGAAGGTCTTACGATGTTTGCGCTTGCGATGCCCGACGAGTACAAGGGAGAAGATCCGATTGAATCCTACCGTAAGTATTACATGTCTCCTGACAAACAAAAGATTGCAACGTGGAAGAAGAAGCGCGCGAAGCCAGAGTGGTATGTTTACAATCTATAGATATATACTTCTAGACTGTCGGATATGGTGACGCTTTCTAAAAGCTCGCCTATATAACACCTATATAAAGAACAAATAATCGCGCCATTTGGCAATTCAATCTTAAGTTTTTTAAAAATATCATTTTTATCTTTCAAATGAAACGTGCCTAACCATAGAAATGAATTTTTTGAATATTTTTTTAAATTGACATCAAGTATCTTTTTATTAAGTAATAGCACTTTATCGGAATTTTCACTTTTTAAATCCAATTTAATATCCTCTGCATCATCGTGTAGGGATTTTAGAGGTTCAATTCCAAGAACAACATTTATGTTTGGTTGTATTGCCATGTACATACATATATATCCGCGGCCCGAACCTATATGTATAAAGGAATCTATATTTGGATTTATCGTTTTTAGATGATTATATAATTGTTTAATGCCATCAAAACTTAATTTATCATAAGCGATATCTTCAATCACAGGCTTACCTGGACATATGTTAAATAGAGATATAACAACTCTATTTACTATAGAAGTTCTCATTTTATATAGCAAACTATAAAATAGTGTCTAAGATAGCCATTCGCATATAGAGTCCGTTTTCAACTTGTTTGAAATAAACCGCGCGTGGATCTGGATCAACTTCTACCGAAATCTCTTTTAATCTTGGTAAGGGGTGCATTAAAATCATACAATCTTTTGCTTTACTCATCATTTCCGCGTCAATGCAATAGGAGGTAATAGATAAATATTCTTCTTCACTTGCAAATCTTTCTTTTTGTATACGAGTCACATAAAGTACATCGCTTACAACGATTGCTTCTTCTAATGACATGAACCTTTGTTCAACATTTAATTTATCTATAATTTCTTGGGGCATTTCAAGTGACTCAGGACTTACATAGATAAATTTTATTCGCGGAAAAAGGGCTAACAAATGAATAAGAGAATGAATGGTTCTGCTATTTTTCAAATCTCCTAAAAAGGTTACGGTAATGGGTTCTCTTGTCTCGGATTGTAAATCAATATTTCTAGAATAAAGTTCTTCATGGATGGTAAAGATATCTAGAAGCGCTTGTGTAGGATGCTCGCCATTTCCGTCTCCAGCATTGATGATGGGTATTTTTGAAACCCTTGCTGCCCTTTCAGATGATCCTTTTTCCGGATGTCTTAGAACAATTGCGTCTCCATAATAGTTTATTGTTTTAATGGTATCTTCCAAAGATTCGCCCTTTTCAACACTAGAATATTTATCGGTGATAGAAATGATCTTGCATCCCAACTTAATTGCAGCGGCTTGGAAAGAGCACGACGTACGCGTAGAGGGTTCATAAAATAGATTGATAATGGTTTTATCCAATAATCTATCAGGACCATTTCGTTTGAATCTTGCAGCCTTTTGAATATAATGAATAACGTGTTCCTTTGTAAATTGTACTACACTTACTATATTCATTATATTCTGTTGAAAAATATTTTTATATTACAATTTTATTTTTTAAATGTAATGGAGTTCTCGTTTGAATTATGTCATGGATATATTTGCAATCCAGAAAAGGATATAGAACCGCAGAAGGACGAGACTAATCTAGATAGAACGAATGTCGCTAGCACTAGGCCTATAAAACCAGTCATTGTGTCCGAACCAATTAATATACCTGTATCAAATGAGACTAATTTGGAGTAATGGCTCCATTGTATTCATCAATGTGAGTATACGCATCCTCTATGGTATAGACAAACCTAAGCGGCTTTTTTGTATTATAAAACCGCTTTACAATGCTAAACAAAAATCCTAAAATAGAATTTTCAGTAGTATATATGGATGTGGCAACAAGATATTCTTCAAAGAGATAATTATAACTCTCAAGTAATTTAACAAAATCTTGTAGATTGGATATACTTAACATACCAAGTTTTCTAACGTCCATAACAAACGCAAACTTGACCTTTTCCTTTTTTCTTATTTCCAAGTTTTCACGCATTTCTTCAAGAGTAAAAATAAACTGCAGTGGAGTGGGTAAGGGTTCTTCTACCGTAATCATATAAATAAAAACACCGTTATGAACGGAATTGGTTGAAGTTATAAACGGCGTTATGCTCATTTAAAAAAATGTATATTTAATATTTAAGTTATTTTATTACATAAACAATTTATTCATATTATCAGCCTCAAGAGTATTCCCTTTCATGAATAGTCGCGGAATTAATTCGTTCTCTCGGAACCTAAAAGTGAATGTCTTATTTTGTTCCTTCCTACCTACACGCCCAATCGCTTGAATGATTTTCTCTCGCGTCATTTTCAGAAGATCCTCTGCAATGTATGCGTGACTGAACTGATAGTTTGTACCGTAGATGTAGTCGCTCCCCGCAATGATAACCCCCAACTTTTTTTGTTCTGAAAGTTCTTTCATAATATCATTATAGTCTCCTGAATTTGGATTAAATATGCCAACTCCCAATAAGATGAGAATCTTGTAACTCATATCTACTTCCAATTTCATTATTTTTTTAACATACGAATCGTCTACGTCGCTGATAAACGGACAAATCTTATCGTAATCCATATCCGTGGTCCATTTTGAAAAGTGTTCGCGAGTATTCGGAATGTATACATGGCTAAACTGAATCTTTTTAATAGATCTCTCCAAAGCGTCCAACTGGCTAATAAGCGTCTTTGTTTCTGCATCAAATCGTTGATCCTTCATTTTATTTTCATTCTCCTCGTCCTTTGCCGTCTTGTCTTCAATCAGTTTTCGCACCTTTGACATTTTTTCTGCAACATCACTGTTAAACTGAATCTTCTTTTCAATATCAACCATCGTGCTTGCAAGAATTCCGCTGTTTGAGACAAAGTGCTCAATCCAGGTAGCAGGGTTCTCGCACAAATAGATGGTAGGTCCATGAGTAAGCGTGTGACTAGATTCGGTGACAACTAAATTCCCAACATTTAATTTTTTATTACGTGTTTTCATAAAACTCTTTACATTTGTAAACCAGTCCGGCAACAACTCATTCACCTTGTAATAAAACATACGTATGCTCTGCGACGTAATTGTTTTTAGATTAGGAAACTGAAGATGCATTTCTTTCATCACGATATCAAACTTATTGGCGAAGAACATGATAAAGGCCGCACACTCTTCTAAACTAAGAAACTTCATATGACTTTTTCCGTACTCTGTGATAAATTCGTACATTCCACTCGCTTCCGTGAATACGGTATGAGGCATTACAATCCCTCCATTACTATCTAACAAAGTAATATTCGTTGTCTCGTCTAAACTTTCAAGATAGTGAATGGTCCCGGAATGCTTGGTCTTGTATTTTTCAAAGAGCGGCTGAAGTTCTGTTTCATTCGGAAGAGTGGCGGATGAAAGAATAATCGTAGAAACCTTATTTATTTTCCAAATATGACTAATATCGTCGTGTAGAAGATGACTATCGTAATCCATAGAGATGGTTGGCTCGTCCCAGAAGAGAACAATTTTATCAAGTTCAAAGAAGGATTCCATATACAACATCGCAACTTCATAAGACTTAATATCGCAAATCATTAACTCAACGTTTCGGCCGTCGCTGTGTACAGGTCTCTTTTTCCCAAACTTTTCTGTAAACGTTCTTACGGAAGAGTAGTGTAGACGAACATCGTCAGAAGTCGTACAACCAAACGAGAACCCCACCTTTACACCCACGTTGACCGCACTCTTTGCTAAACTTAAACCGATGTGTCTTGATGCACAGATGAAGATCACCTTGAACTTTTTAGAAATACCAATAGGAGTTAATGTCTTACCGGAACTGGTTGGTGCGCGATAACATATCAACTTAGGACCCTCCTGATTCATCATCTTATAAATATCCTTTTGATGAACGTAAAGACCGAGAGGTTTAAACCGAAAAATATCGTTGTTTTCAATGTATTTATGGGTGTTTGTAATAAACGTATTTATATTCATGGTAGATTCAAACATAGAAAGAAAGTCTGTAACAAAGGACTGAATAATAGAATTCAGCGTGTAGATAGAAGAAAGGTACTGAACATTATAGTAATATAATTCGCGAGACTTGGAAGATTTACCGAACTTGGTAATAAGCGTCAACACAAGAGATTCAATAGACTCGTCTGCATTTTTATGACCTGACTTGAGACGAATCTTGTCTGCGGAGTTAAGGGGCTTCTTGGGTGCAACATACTCAACCTGTTTATAGTTATACTTTTTAACGAGCGAATCAACCGTACTTTTAAACATTGTCACATAAATGTGATAATCTTTATCGGGGTGGTCTAACTTTAATATTTGATGTATCGTTGAAAATAAACGGCAATCTATTTCTGTATTATCTATTCCATTATAAATCATTTTTAAAATTTCTATTTCTTTCGCATCAACCGCCTGTTCCATGCTTTCCCATTCGTAGCGAGTCAACTTTGTCTGAGTGAAGTCCATTTTGTTACATTTAAATACTTACTATTTTCTAATTCAATTTTTATATTTAGTTATTTGCAAAGGGTCTTTTATTTGTCCATCTGTTTGAAAATTTGAGGATCCGTATATATCTTGTAATAAAGCCCATTCAAACAAACCGCCGAAATAAATAGAGACGTTATTAAATCCCAACTTTTTCAATTGATTGTATTTTTTTATTACGGATGTATCATAATGGTCTTTTCCATAAATAATAATTTCAATATGTTTGTTTTTTTTTAATTGATCATTCATGAAACCTATTTCATAGACAGCATTTATAGTACCTTTAATCAAATATTTTTGGTCATCGGTAGATAAGGTATTTAATAAAATAATGGAAGTACCAATCTTACTCTGTAAAGTCTCATAATTAACATGTGTGAAATTAGAGTAAACTTGTCCCATTATACTTATTTATAACATTAAACTATACGAATTTAATCACAATATCTATACTTTCCTTTTTGAGACATTTTCCTGCGGACACGGATAGTTCCTCTCGCCTCTTACGTGAAGTCTTTATGTTTTCCAAAGAGTCGTTATGCTTTTTATTTTTTGAGACACTATTGTTTAAATTCATGTCTTGTTCAATGACAGCATAGTTTTCTTCAATGAACTTTATAATCTTGTTTTCAATAGCCCATTTGAAAAAGTTAAGTTGACCTATTGTTGTCTCAATACTGTATTCTTTATCTCCAAACGGCATCTTGATTCTATCCCATCTACAAAAGGGATCAAAGCGCCGCTTTGAATATGCCTTTAGTTTCAATTTATAATCATTATATACCTTGAATCTTGCACAAGATTCGGTATCATAGGTGGTAACATTTTTTTTGGCATAATTTGTAGAAAACCAATCTACAATTCTAAGAGAGATACGAGACTCACCATTTATAATTTTTAACATTTTTTCAAGATTGTTTTCTTTGTTGTAAAACTCCGTTAATTTATGGAGTAATAGATCATTTTGTGAATCCATTTTTTATTATTGGACTTATATTTTTAAATACTTTACACTTACTCTTTTATTAAAATTAACTGTTTGCCTTTTTTATAATATTCATGATTGTCTGTTCTTCTGCCAAGATTACATCCGAGACATGCAATACATGTATTTTCTTTATAATGGCCTATGTTATTATTGAAACGTTCCAAGGACCATTGTTGTTTCTCTCTTTTTTTATTATATAAAATCAACATGTCTTTTTTACAATAATAACATTTTAATTCGCATTCTAACAACTTTTCAATCAATTCATCAAACGTAATATGCTTTTCTTTATCAAATTTATGTTTTAGTTTGTCTTGACCTTTGTAAGAGAGGTACTTCTTTTTTATTTCACGTAAAATGATGGGAGTGTTTTCATCCTCTATTTTTAAAGATTGTAGATGGTCAAAATCCGTATTCAAAATATTTTTTTTATTATTATCAGAGATTACGATTTGTTTCATATAAAATATATTACAAAATAAGTATAGATATAAAACTTTAAATAGTATAATGTCAAATGAATGTAAGGAATACAACAGTTTAAAATACCGGACTTTAATATTAACCGGAAACAATATTGATAGTAACAAGCAAGAAACATCAGAAGAGTCGCTAGATATTTTTTTGAACAATGACATGGAGGAAAATAGAAAGGCTGTTTGGTCCAAGTTATCAAAAACTGAGAAACATAAGAAGATCCGAGACTTTATAGATAAGAATTTAACTCCTCAGTATGCATTAGACGAAACGGAGCAAGCAACCACCTTTCGTTTTTTTGTTACGCTGTTGGAAACAAAACGGTTGAGTAAAAACAATGATATTACCTATAACCGAGAGGAAAGAACGATTGAAAAGATATCCGGGTTAATCTTTAACCCATCTACGCGTAAGTTTTTGATTTCTGTGGACAAGCAAAATAAAACCGTTAAGAAAAACAAGAAGGAACCAGATCCCAAAAAAAATATAATTGAATAAGGATATAATAATATTATCTATTACTAATTAATGGACACGAATGTGTCAGAGGTATCAGAATCAGCTATTCTATTATCTATGCCTAAACATATAACGGAGCCTAAATACAAGGAACTTATTTTACTAGATGTTAAAAAAACAAACCCTCTTGTTACCATGGAAGAAATAGACGCCGTTCTTAAAAATCACAATAAGTTGAGAAGCGAAGAAACGTATTCATACACTTCAGAACCAAATGAAAAAATAAATGCTTTAATGTCTGTCTATCAGCCCGCTCAAAGAACCGAAGAATGGTACCAGTTTCGCAACGAACATATTACAGCAAGTAATGCATGGAAAGCACTCGGAACTCAGTCAACTCAGAATCAACTGATCTTTGAAAAATGTCAACCTATTAACCGTGAAAAATATTCATCGTCCTTGAATGAAACGCCGATGAGTTGGGGGCATAAGTACGAACCTTTAACCGCAAGACTATACGAAGAAAAACACAATACTCAAATAAGCGATTTTGGTTGTATTCCTCATCCGACCTATTCGTTTTTGGCTGCTTCTCCTGACGGTATTGTAACAGGTGCTAATAACTACGGAAGAATGATTGAGATTAAAAATGTTGTCTCAAGAGAAATTACAGGCGTACCTAAAAAAGATTATTACATTCAAATGCAGATTCAAATGGAGGTATGCGATCTAGATGAATGCGATTTTATTGAGACAAAATTTACAGAGTATGAAACGGAACATGAATATTTCAATGACACAAGCGAAATCGTAAGAGGAATTATTATCGTATTTATAAAGGATAACGATTTCTTTTATAAATATATGCCATTTAGTCTACACGGAGAAAGCGACGAACTTAAAAATGAATGGATTGAACATTCCATGTTGGAAGAATCGCTGGTTTGGGTGAAAAATATATACTGGAAACTGGATGTATATTCTTGTATCTTGGTAAAAAGACAACGTGATTGGTTTCAACACTCTATTCCTCAACTAGAAAAAATATGGAACACCATTTTAGAGGAACGTGTCTCGGGTGAGTATGTAAAGCGATCTCCTAAAAAAAGGACACATGATAAAAAAGAAAAGGAATGTCACGTTTTATTATAGAGGAGGTTTCAAATGAAAGGATATCCAGTGCGTATCTTTAAAATACTCGCAGGATTTCCAAATATTTGTCGGCGTTTTTTTCCCGAGACTTTCGCAATGGGACGATACAAACTGCTTCAAGGTTAAAATGCAATTATTATAATAAATCCCGTCAAATTCCTTGTTATATTCTGCCGACCATTCGTGATCTAATATGACATGCCGAATCAATTGCCCATCTTCAAAATAGTCCGATAGCTTCTTCCTCTTTCTGATTTGAGATTGGATTCGTTTAAAATCATCTTCTTTGATAATGTTGTTCACAAAAGAAACCTCATCAAATAATTCAAACAGCGTTTCTATTTTGTCAACCTCAATTTCGTAATATTCTCCATTTTTAAAAGGACTCAAAAGATTAACAAGCATCTGTTCCTTTTTTTTGTAATCAAATACGTTTTTGGATAGTTCTAATGCGAAGGGCTCTTCAGACTCTAGGTTAAGTTCAATTAATAACTCTTGCGGAGAAACGCTGGACGAACCCACTTTAAGCCCCAATTTGTTTGAAAAACAATAAACGTAGCCTTCCATTTTTACTATGTAAATAGGAAAATATTTTCAATTCAATTATTAACATAATGTTTTTCTTTCGCAAAAAGGTAAATAAATTAATACATGAAAAATTAGATAAATAAAAAATATATTTACAAACCAACACCACATAGAACCTGCGCTATTCAAATCTTTATAAAGAAATACTGATACTGTTACAATAGCAAATAATAAATAATACCATCTTTGTTCATATAAAAAACTAAATAATAATATAAACAACCATAGATAAAATAAATAACCATTTAAATTAACACCATTAACAATAATATTATCTTTGTTCCATATTAGGTGACCATTTTTAGTTAATGTAGAATTAACTTTATTACTTGAAATAATGGTTACAATATACGGAATACCAATAACAAGATACGGTATTATTATACTATTTCTTAATGTTAAATTACTTAATAACATTAATGATGCCGCAGCCTGTAAATAAACTAAAATAAATGCACATTTTGTAAAAAATGGGTTATATTTATTTTTTAGATTTCTCCAAATAAAGAATTCAATTAATTGCATACTAAAAGTTAAAATTAAAAAGATATATAACCATTTATTTTCAAAAATCGGAATTTTATATTGCGTGTATTCATTATTGTAGTACACAAATGCTAAAACAAAGGAACTAAAGACAAAGGTGTTTAACGATACTTCTGCATTCCAACACATTAAGTTATTATATTACAATGATTTTATAATTCATTTAAATGAGAAACAAAATATATAGTAGAATGGACATCTCTATGTTTGTCTTGAAACGCAACGGCGAGCCTGAAGTCTTGTCTTACAATAAGATTGTTCAACGAATCAAACAGGTTGGTTCTGATGATCTCTCTATCGCTTATAGCGATTTAGTCATGAAAATTATGGATCAACTCTATAACAATATTCCAACAAGCAAAATTGACGAACTTATTTGTGAACAATGCGCTTCTCTCGGAGTACATCATTATGATTATTCAACTCTTTCAAGCAGACTTATCATTTCAAACCACCAAAAGGAGGTAGACGAATCCTTTTCAAAATGCATCAATACTATTTACTTGACTCCAAACTACATCTCTGAAAACTATTATAGAATTGCAATGAAACATATGGATTTTTTTGAAAGCATCCTCGTTCATTCAAGAGATTATTTGATTGACTATTTTGGGTTTAAAACATTGGAACGCGCTTACCTTATTCGTTCTAATAATAAGGTTGTGGAGAGAATCCAGCATATGTGGCTAAGGGTTGCGATCCAAATTCACGGCGAAGACCTAGAACAAGTAAAGATGACCTATGACAGTCTTAGTCTAAAGGAATACATTCATGCAACCCCTACTCTATTCAATTCTGGAATTTCAAGACCGCAACTGAGTTCATGCTTTCTCTTGGCCATGGAAGATGACAGCATTGACGGGATTTTTAATACCCTTAAGGAGTGTGCCAATATTTCTAAATGGGCTGGAGGAATCGGTCTTCACATTCATAATATTCGCGCAGAAGGAAGCGATATTAATGGTACGAATGGAAAGTCAAATGGAATTGTACCCATGTTAAGGGTTTTTAATAACACGGCGCGATACGTAGACCAAGGCGGCGGAAAACGAAACGGTAGTTTTGCAATCTATTTGGAGCCGTGGCACGGAGACATTGAATCCTTTTTGGATATGAAAAAGAATCAAGGCGATGAAGAACTTCGTGCACGCGACTTGTTTTATGCCTTATGGATACCAGATCTATTTATGGAAAAGGTAGAAAATAACCAGGAATGGTATTTAATGTGTCCTAATATTTCAAAGGGACTATCTGATGTATATGGCGACGAGTTTCGCGCATTATACGAAGACTACGTTAAAAGAAACATGTATCTTAAAAAGATAAATGCGCGCGAACTATGGTTTCGTATCTTGGATAGCCAGATGGAAACTGGTACACCGTATATGCTTTATAAAGATGCATGTAATAAAAAATCAAACCAGAAAAATCTAGGAACGATTAAATCGTCTAATTTATGCTGCGAAATTGTAGAATACAGCGATACAAACGAAACAGCCGTATGTAACTTGGCAAGCGTATCACTTTCTTCCATGGTATCAAACAAGACCTTTGATTTTGATAAACTACATCGTGTTGTAAAACAGGTTACTGTTAATTTAAATAATTTGATTGATATTAACTTTTATCCAAGTGATAAAACGCGATCAAGTAATTTTAGAAATAGACCTATTGGAATTGGCGTACAAGGTTTAGCGGATGCCTTTGCATTGTTGGACATTCCCTTTGAATCAGACGCGGCAAGGAGCTTAAACCAAAATATATTTGAGACAATGTATCATGCCTCTATGGAACAAAGCATGGAACTGGCTTGTCTCACGGGACCCTATGAAACTTTTGCTAACTCGCCTTTATCGCGCGGAGAGTTTCAGTTTGACCTATGGAATGTAAAACCATCGGATCGGTATGACTGGACTAGTTTACGAGACAACATTATGAAACATGGAGTTAAAAATTCATTGTGTATTGCTCCTATGCCAACTGCGTCTACAAGCCAAATTCTTGGAAATAATGAATGTTTTGAACCTTTTACAAGTAATATCTATACGCGAAGAACGCTTGCAGGTGAATTTATGGTAATCAATAAGTATTTAATGAAAGAACTCATTGATCTAAACATCTGGAATGTTAAAATAAAGGACAAGATTATTGAACACAAAGGGTCCGTACAACACATTCCAGAGATACCTGAACACATTAAAAGAAAGTATAAAATAGTATGGGAAATTCCGATGAAACATATCATAGACATGTCAAAGGAACGTGGCGCGTTTATTTGTCAGAGTCAATCCATGAATCTTTGGATTGAAGAACCTAATTATAAGATTCTTACGTCTATGCATCTTTATTCGTGGAAATGCGGTCTTAAAACGGGGATGTATTACTTGCGTAGAAAAGCAAAGCATCAGGCGCAACAGTTTACGATCATTCCTGAAAAAAATGATTGTGTCATGTGTTCTGCCTAGAGATCTTCTTTATGTTCATCAAATGGTTCTTCTTCTGTAGTAACAGGTTCTTCCGTGGTAACAGGCTCTTCTGTAGTAACAGGTTCTTCTACAGGCTCTTCTACAGGCTCTTCTGTAGGTACAGGTTCTTGAACTTCTGAAACAGATTCAGGGTTTTCCATAGGTTCGGAAAAGTTACTCATAGGATTGTAGGTTGGGATGGATCCGTTAACTACGGGCTTTATACGAGTTGTATTTCTGTAATTTGAAATACTTTTACTTTCGTCAACCACAGGTTTAAAGGTTGACTTAAACTTTCGTGTACCTTTAGTCGTGGACTTTCTGGACTTAATCAATGGTTTATTGAATATAATGACACCATTCTTTATAGAACCAACCTGTACACCATTCTTGAAGAGAAGATTTTTATTTACAAAGTATTTGGTTTTGTTTATTGTAAAATAGTTATTTTTGCTTTCAGCATCTATGTCCCTTAATATTTTAATAACCGTTTTTAATTTATGCGTGTCTTTCATTTATTTATGTATATATTAAATAATTTCTCAGTTGATATAAATGAATGATACTCTTATTATTGTTATATGTATCTTTTTAATGTCAGTCGTATGGAGGTTTTATTTTAAATTAAAAGAGGGTATTGACAATGTTGACAATTACGTAATGCCCATTTCATTTTCAAATAATAGATCAACAAATCCAAGCAAAGATGAAAGCAAAACGATACATGTTCCAGAGCAAATTACGTCATCAGGAAATTTAAATTTAATGAAAAATACAAACCTAGAGGGCGCGTTGAATGTAAAAAGTAATGCGGATATACAAGGGCCATTATTAGTAGCAGGAAATACAACTTTGAAGGGAGAAGTAAAAATCCCCCGGGGAGTTTCAATCCATTTAGGTGATGGAGAGGCCAAAGAGGGTAATGCAGGAAAAATTGCTTATGGAATTTGGGATAGTCCGTCTCTTCTATCTATCGTAGGAGGCGGATATTATCCTAGAAAGGTTAAGGTGTGGGACGATTTAAATGTAGGCAGAGACTTATCTGTAAATGGTAATACGACTACGAATAGTTTGAATGTAAATGGCAGCGGTTACATCAATAATGCGACTATGAATAGTTTAAATGTGAATGGAAACATTGACATGAAAAAATTAAATGTAAATGGTACCTCAAATATAATTGGAATACAATGCGGTAAAAGAGAAGCTGGTCTTGGAGCAAATGCCAGAGTAAATTTTCCATCTAATTTTGCAAGTAATAATGTCTTTGTATTTACAAATCCAGCAGAAGGTAGTTGGGACGTACAAACAACAATTAGGGTTGTTAGGGTAGATAGCGGAGGATTTAATTATGAACAAAGATCTGGAAGGCAATATCGTGAAGGCGGAAACAAATATATTAGAGGTATTCAGTCCTATGATCTGCATCAATCCGATTTTGGTTTTACGTGGATAGCATTTTGTATTTAATATATTTTATCATTTTATATAAATGAAAAATATAACTAAAGTATTTGTTGTGTTATTAGTAATTTCTATTGTCTTTGTAACGTATCATTCTTTTTATTTAGAGGGATTTGACCAGGTACCGAGTTGTGGAGAGACTGGTAATGGTGTACCTGGGTGTTATTCAACCGTGAGAGACGATTATAACAATTTTGCTACGGTAGACAAGAGCGATTATATTTTAAAAACTCAGATCGTAACACCCGTATGTCCTAACAGTCCTTATACAGAATTAGAGGATGATGAATTGCCGTCATTTAAAGATGAAAAGGAAAAGGAAAAAGAAAAAGAAAAGAACGTAAGGGCTAACAGTAACTTTTTCCCTCTTGCAAATTTCGGTAGAGACATTTCTTTCAATCAAACAAATACTCCAGAGCCGGCTTCACAGCCTTCCACACAAGCAGAATACAAACCAACCGAACCTTTATTGGGAACCCAGCCTATACCAGATTATAATTTATCTATACCAAAGGCAAATGTTCCTGCTGAACCTGCTTCGGCAGAAGATAAAAAATCACAGCCTTCCAACTTGGATACATGCCCTCCTTGTCCAGCATGTAAAAGATGCCCGGAGCCCATTGTTGAATGTAAAAAGGTAGTAAATTACAAACAAGCCGGTTCAAGTAATTTACCTGTGCCATTGATAACAGATTTTAGCAAGTTTTAACGAGTCTAACTTCTAATCCTTATTTTTTTACAACTTTTATTCATTTGAAATGTTTCACATTTATGTTCTTGAGGAACAATTTTTATGACACATTTTGACTTTTTTCCGTATAAAGACTCGGTACAACCTTTTTCTACCTTGGTAATGGTTTTAGTGCATCTAGCTCTGAAATGTTCATATCTTTCACGAACCTCTTCATAGGACAGCCCCGATTTTTTCCCCAATACGGTATTGATATGTTCGTGTAAATTATAAACGAATCTTGAAAATGTGTCTCGGTTTTTCATAACACCATAGGTGAGCGGAACCTTTTTAAGGTTGTCTTTAAAATTTATTCTGCAATATTTACAAGGTAGTATATGCTCCAAAGAAAGTATAAAGGATCGGTACTGTTTTTTTTGTAATACTGTGGGATGGATTGGATAATTAAAACTCATGGTGTGTAAAAAATGCCACATAGCCGGTCCCCAAACGGTTGTCAACATTCCTTCTCCTGAATGATAATCATTAAGCGTATACGTCTTGAGTTTTCTTGTTTTCATTATATAATAATAAAATATAATTATAAGTATGCTTACTGTATTACAAAATAGTTTATTTATTTTAGATTTGCTTATTATTTTAGCGAATAGCCTCTACAATAGTAAAATAATACGCGTGATAAGTATTTTATTATTGGGATATTACATTAGTATTGTAATTATACAGCCTTTAGACATGAAAGTTTGTGCATTCATAGCAAGTTTATTTTTATTATTTACTTATTTAATTTATAAACTATTTCATTAGAGACGTAATCTTTAAAAGAGGTGATTCTTGTTCAAATACTTTATTAAATTTAATACGAATCAACTCTTCATAAAAATTCTTTTTGTAGGTAAATTTATTTATATCAATAAAAACGTATGAGTTTGTGTTGTGTTTTTTGATCCACATTTAAATTAAGTAAAATTAACGGTTTATTTTATTTTATTTATATAATGTTCTTTTACATTATTCTATTCCTTATTATTTTGGGATTTCTAGTCTATTATTTATATAACAAATTCATTAAAAAGGATAAAAAACTATTTATACCTAATAATGAATTTGTAGACGATAATAAATCGGGAGAATTAATTTTATTCTTTACAACATGGTGTCCTCATTGTAAAAGTACAATTGACAAATGGAATCTTTACAGAGAAAATTATTCATTAGATTATAAAATTAGTTTTAGTCAGGTTGATTGCGATCTAAACGCGAATGAGGCGTCTATCTACAATATAGAATCTTACCCCACCATTATTTTGAAGGTAAATGATAAAAAATATGAATATGACTCAGACTTTTCAAATAAAACAATGGATAAATTTATAAATACAATCATGTCAACCCAATAATTTTCTTTTTAACTATTAATGGAAGAACCACGCTTGAACATTGATGAATTATTTGAAACAAAGAAAAAGAGTGATTTAAATAGATTGTCTATTTATTCAAAGTTATTGGCTAGGATACATCATAAAATAAAAATGACTTCAAAACAAAGGGATAACTCTCAGTTTTGTTCTTTTATTATGCCCGAGGTTTTATTAGGCTACCCCAATTATGATTTTTCTGAATGTTTGACTTTCATTATAGACCGATTGAATAATGATGGTTTTGTAACTAGATATATACACCCCAATCTAATATTTATATGTTGGAGTCATTGGGTGCCTGGATACGTAAGAGAAGAATTTAAAAAAAAGACAAATACAGAAGTTAATTCATTTGGAGAAACTAAACCTGATAAAACTGTAGTTCGTTTTGAGAAAACTGAGACTAAGCCCGTATCAAATTATAAACCATCCGGGATGTTTGTATACGATGAAGAACTTATAAAAAGTATGAAGGTTTAAACTATTTTTGCATTTGTTGGCTTTACTTCTGGCTGTACTGCTTCGGGTTTTGCCTGTCCTGCTTCGGGGTTTACCTGTTCTGGACTAGGCGATAAAGTAAAGTTTTTAAACTGTGTCCAAAGGCTTGGCTTATCAGTCTCTTTAGATTCTGGAGATGGTTCAGATGAAGGAGGTGCTGATGAATTAGGTGCAGGAGGAGCTGACGAATTAGAAGCAGGAGTTGCAGGAGGTGTTGACGAATTAGGTGCTGGAGGTGTTGATGTATTAGGCGCTGGAGCTGCAGGAGGAGCTGATGAATTAGGCGCTGGAGGAGCTGCAGGCTGTGGTTCAGAAGGAGGAGCTGACGAATTAGATGCTGGAGGAGCGGATGGAGGTTCAGACGAAGGTGCTGGTGCAGCTGCAGGAGGTGCTGGTGCAGCTGCAGGAGGTGCTGGTGCAGGTGAAGGAGAAGACATGAAAGAAGAAAAGAGTGAAGGCGGTGGTTCAGGTGCAGGAGGTGCTGGTGCAGGAGGTGCTGGTGCAGGAGTTGTTTCAGGTGAAGGTTCCGATGAAGGGGCAGGTGTTTCAGGCGAAGGAGGTTGTTCAGGTGAAGGTGCTGGTGTTTCAGGCGAAGAAAAGAGTGAAGGTTCAGGTGAAGGTTCCGATGAAGGTGTTGGTTCAGGCGAAGGAGTTGTTTCAGACGAAGGTTCCGATGAAGGTGGTTCTGAAGATGCAGGCGGAGAAGAAAGGGCAGAGGGCATCGGTGAAGGCGAAGCCATGAAAGAAGGATCTTTAGATAAAGAGTTGATATTCATTGTATTCTTAAACAGTGGTTCCTTGTTATAACTTGGAGGTACAGGTGTTTTATCAAAATTAGAAAATGAAGTAGTGTTTAGACCTGTAGTTACAATTCCTTGTTCTATATTATTATATCTGTATTGCTGAGAATCTCTTGATTTGATATCATAAATCTCTTCAAAAAGAAGAAGAGCCTTTATAAAGTTTCGTTCACAGTTAGTGTATAAATTTATGATAGTATCACGAGTTTCCTCTTCTAGTTTTAAAATTTGAGACATTGTTAGAGTAGGGTTGATGCTGTATGTTTGTTCATCATCTACCATTTTTATTAAAAATATTTCTTTTATAATATCTGTTAGTTTCGTACGATAACCCTTTACTTCTTCTTCAATAATGTTTATTTGTTTTATATAATCCTTTATCAAGTTATCGTTCTTTGATACAGTAAAATCTTGTTTAAACAACGGATCATTACAGTATTCAAGATTTTTAAAGTCAAGTAATTCAATATCCTTAAAAGATTTTATTTCGCTTGGCATATTTTCTTTACCCGTAAATATCTGATAAAAAAGAACAAGATCCTTTTTATATTTTTCCTCCATTTCACGACTTCTTTTTTTCCACGATTTATTAGAATAATCAAAAATGTCATAATAAAGAAGATCTAATTCTTTAATACCTACTTCGTCCGTTAATTTACTTGCACTATCTAAAGAGCATAATTTATCTCCGGGGTTTAATATAATAAAATCATCTTCGTTTGTCTCAAGCTTATTTTTAAGAATGGTGATTCGTTTTCTGCACAGATTCATGGGGTTTGTCAATTGATGTAAGACGGGATTTGATTGCTTCGGGAGTTTTTTTAAGGAGGAGAGGTCTTTCAAATAAAAAAACTGGGTTTGTCCTTGTTCATCTTCATAAGAATATTGTGGGTCTATGGTCGCAACAATCGCACTATATATCATCATTAGTTTTATATAAAATTTTGATATATTGCTTATCATTTTATTCTTAATATTATCTGTCGCAGGCATTAAACTGAAAACAGCATCTTGGATTGTCTCGTTTATTCGTCCGCTTAATACTCCAATTTCAAGATTATTTAGCCTTGTATCAAATACCTTACCAATTAAAATAATTAGATTATCGTAATATTCCTTATCGGTTAACCTTAGAAGGTCAATGACATTTTGTTTGAGTATATAATGAATTGCAATGTCGTCAATTGTCTGAGACAATGATTTTATATTTTTTGGTTCAGATGGATTAGATATACTGTTTCCCATTTAGTATAAATAAACAAAATAAAAATTGATTCATATCTTATTTATTTAAAAGTAAATAAAATGAAGACTCAAAAAAATCATTCAACTCACGTAAAAAAGGTCACTGACATATGGAAATTGTACGATAAAGAAGAGGAGAGAGATGAAATAGACTGTATTTATAACTCCGAAAACGGATGTAGTTCATGTGGTGAAATGCTTTTTATATCCGACGAAGGATTTAATTGTTGTTCTAATAAGAGTTGCGGTAAAATCTATAAGGATATTTTAGATTTTGGTGCAGAATGGAGATTTTACGGAGCAGATGATACAAATAATACGGATCCTACGCGATGCGGTATGCCTATTAATCCGCTATTGAAAGAATCCTCTTTTGGTTGCAAGATAGTATGTAATTTTAGTTCTAGTTATGAAATGCGAAAGATCCGGCGTTATACCGAATGGCAATCCATGCCATACAAGGAAAAATCAAAATACGATGATTTTCAAGTCATTAGTGTACTCGCAAGCAACGCAGGTATCCCGAAAATTATCATTGATGACGCCATTAGATATTATAATAAAATTTCCGAAGTAAAAACCTATCGTGGTATTAATCGCGACGGAATTTTGGCGTCCTCTATCTATATTTCATGCAGCATCAATCAACATCCGAGAACCTCTAAAGAGATTGCATCCATCTTCAAACTAGACAATACGAGTGCTACTCGTGGTTGTAAAAACGCATTAAGCATTTTAAATGATATTGAATGTGAAGAGGAAAATAAAACCGTTCTCCATAATACAACTCCTTCCTCTTTTATCAATAGATACTGTAGTAAACTATCTATTAATCAAGAACTTACAAAGTTGTGTCTATTTATCGCCAATATCGTTGAATCTCAAAAGTTGATACCTGAAAATACACCGCATTCTATTTCAGCTGGAATTGTTTATTTTGTATGTCAGAAATGTAATCTGAATATATCAAAAAAGGCAATTACTTTGATTAGTAAGATAAGCGAGGTAACAATAAATAAATGTTATAAAAAACTTGAAGTACACGAATCCATTTTACTTCCGTCTGTTATTTTAAAAAAATATAATGAATCTTCATAATGAAGTATATTTTTATTATCCCTTATAGAGATAGAGAGAAACAAAAACATTTCTTTGATAATTATATAAAATATTTATTGGAAGATTATGATCCTGGTAGTTATGAGATTATTTTTGCACATCAAAAGAATAACATGCCTTTTAATCGTGGTGGAATGAAAAATTGTGGATTTTTATATGCAAAAGAGAAGCATCCTGAAACATACAAGGATATTATCTTCATTTTTAATGATATTGATACCCTTCCTTATAAGAAAAATTTATTAAACTATGATTTAGAAAAAAACGAGATAAAACACTTCTATGGATTTGATTTTTGTCTCGGCGGGATAATGGCCATAAGAGGTTCGGACTTTGAGAAGATAAACGGCTTCCCGTCCTTATGGTATTGGGGGTGGGAGGACACCGTACTTTATGAAAGGGCAAAGGCCTCTGGTATAAAAGTAAACCGAGACAACTTTTATAGATTCGGAGACCCGTCTATTCTACATTTAATGGATGGTGTACAAAAAAACTATTCAGATAATATGTATCAAAAATATAAAAATAAGACCATTACAGATGGTTTATCCACAATAAAAAATCTAAATTATGAAATGAATGATCTTCTTGATATAAGTCATTTTGACTGTAGTTATAGTCCTATTGATAATTCCATTAAAATACTTACCTTACAAAATTCTCCGACTCCAAATGTACAGACACAAAAAAAAATTAGGATGAAATTTCTATAAAAAATTACGTATGCTTTTAAAGATCCCTTGATTTGTGGACACAGGTTGTTCCACTTTTTTTGTAATACCAAGATAGTCCTTTATTACGTCCTCCACCGTTCCATGAAGTTTAAGTAATTCTAATGACTTCTCTCTAGAATAAGAGGTTTGTCTAACAATAATATTTATTTCTTCTTCAAAGGGCTCTTTTATTGTTGTATCCATTATAAAATAAAAATAATTATATATTTAAATATAAACTTTTATATATGATTATTGAAAAATTATGCCCTCCTGCTATTGTGTTTATTGTATTCGCATTGATACATATTATTATGGAATTATACGATTATAAATATTCAAGAGCATTGTTGAAGGCAATCATGACAATTTTAGTAGTTTGTTTGTTGCAAGCACTATGCCTTACAGGATTGAATATTGTCTCATGGGTAATTGTATTTATGCCGTTGATTATTTATTCCTATATGACATTAGTTATTTACTTTGTTTTTGGAACGGATCCTGAAGAAAAAATGAAAAGATATGAAGTTAAAAACACATAAGATAAAACACAATATAAAAAAATATTATAGTATATATTATGGACTCAGATTCTGTAAATGAATATAACTTGGCGAATAAATGGAGCCTTTATATTCATTTACAGAACACCGACGACTGGTCTTACGAAAGTTATCATAACATTACGGAAATAAAAACAGTTTGTGATGCGGTGAGTGTTATTCAAGAACTTAATTTTGAATTGATAAAAAAAACAATAATCTTTATCATGAAAGATAATATCAAACCTATGTGGGAAGATGAAAATAATAAAAAGGGAGGCGGATTTTCTTTCAAGATTCACAATAAAAATGTTGAATATGTTTGGAAACGATTATTTTATGCATTAGTAGGAGGTACAATTACGACAAACAAAAAGGTATATGATAATATTACGGGGATAAGTCTTTCCCCTAAAAAGTCCTTTTGTATTATTAAAATATGGATGCGAAATTGCGAAAATTTAAACCATAATGTGTTTATTGATATTGATTATTTAGATAAAAAGGGTTGTTTATTCAAGAAACATGAAACCGAATAATATAATCAATATATAATGGCTTATAAGTATACCAGGGATAACGACCGTAAAATATTTACAACAAACGGAAGTAAATACGCACATCATTTTGTAAGTTTAGTAAAAGAAATAGATTGGGGATGGACCTATGAAGGTGAGAATATTTTTTTAAGAGGAGTGTATAACGAAGAAACAGACAAAAATGATTTTGATTTCGTAAAAATACAATGCACTGCAAGCCTTCCGCCCGTACCCTATTTTCTATTTGGCGGATATGTTTATGAATTACTTAATAAAGAGTATGGAGGATTACAAAAATTTCTAGATCCTACCGGGGACGTAGATGTGAGAATAAACACGCCTATTGTAAAATTAAATGAAAGGGATAAATTTACCGAAGTGTATAATTTTTGGTATGAAGATGAAAATCATACGAAATTAAACGACATCATTGATAAATATTCAAGTTATCTTTTCAGTTCAGTTTTATCTAAAGTCTCTCAAATTCAGATTGATAATACGGTTGATTTTGATATAAAGGAAGACGATGATGAAGGCGAGGTGATTGATTTTGTAAAAGTAGGCAATGTTTACGTTGCAAAAGTATGTAATTCTTTTTCGCTAAAAATACAGGTTGTATGCAAATTTTCTAATATGGAAAAACCAGACCATCTTTTTGAAATGGTATGGTCTATTCAAAAAAATCCAATTGGCGAAGATTCAGAATATTTGAAGCATTACAAAGAAAGCAATCCTAAATTGGATGGCGTCTTCGTTCAGGATTTGAAATCTTTACTTGTAGATAACGTGGGTTCTGCAAATGATAGAATCTCTCTTTATGGTACGGTAAAACAACATAAATGGTTTAACCATGTTCAGCGATTAAAATACTTAAACTATGTATTTAAAGACTTTATTAAATTGTATACCGATAGAAGCGAACTTGAACTAATCAGAGCCTTTATCGTCTATATGTTTTTATTTCTTTTGAAAACGGAGGGTATCCATGTATTTTCCCTGGGCGACCGCGTAGGAAAGACAGATGTTATTTTTAATCAACTTACTTCAAACTTTCTGGAAGATGTTATTCAAAATCAGGATAAAATAAACCATAAACTAGGGTTAATTTTTAGAGGACAAAGAGTTACCTTTTCACAAGAACTAATGGGTAAATATTTTAAAACCGGAAAGATTGACATCATTATTGCAGAGATTCAAGAAAAATGTAGAGATAGAACGGTACCTCTCTTATTGTTACCCTCTATTGTTCCAACCAAATACAAAAGTGCTTACAGTTTAAGACCTAGAAAACTTAAAATGCAAGATAATTCTAAATTGGGACTAAGAACCGGTTCCAAAAGAAAGACTTTGCGCCGCACTAAATCAATGGGATGATGGCAAAGGAGCAAGTCCTAATTTAATTTCGCCGAGAGAAGCCACATTATATTTAATGATGAGAGGAAGATCATTTTCCATGTAAATTTGGATTTGATTACATAGGTTTGTACATTTAATAAAATAATTCAAATTTTTCAAAGAAAATTCACCTTGAATTACCTTATTATTCTTTTGAATAAACCCCATGCCATCGGATTCACTTCTAATAATTTCTGCACTAGCATACGCGCCATAACATTTAAAGATGAGTTGATTTTTAATGGACTTTATTTCAAGTTTATCAGAAATAGAGTTTAGGTCGCGAATAATCTTTTGGAAATCATTAGACGGTAAATTGATAATAGATGAAAACTTTACATCTGGAATATCAAGTTCTTCTTGTTCGGGTTCAATTAACTTCAGCTTTTGAATTTTACACTGTTCTTTTTGCTTGTTTTCAAATTTCAAAACTAAATGTTCTACAATACCATCATTGTAATCGTCTTTTTCAATATAAATAGAAAGAGTATCGTCGGTATCAATCGTACTAATTAATTTAAAAAGATGAAACATGTTTACCCCGACAATGATCTTCTCTTTGGTGCATTCGTAGTATTCAAAATTATCACTAAGTAAATGTAAATGAACCAAAATGGTGTGCGATTTATCCATGTTAATAATACGCATACCGTCCTTTTGGAAGGTTATATTTGTCTCAATCAGAATATCCTTCAGAGCAGTCATTAATGTTCTAAAAGGCGCAATTTGTACGGTCTTAATAAGTAATATATGTTGATCCATATTTTCACTCATTGTAGTTTTTAAACTTTAAGTTTTATATATTTTATTTAATTAATTATTCAAACATTCCATCAAATGCGGCTCCTCCTGCAGATGATAAAAATCCAAAGAAAAAGTATTGAATAAACGGCAAGCAAGCCAGTACGCATAATACAATTCCTACATATTGCATGGGCTGTATATCCTCAAAATACTTCGTACCCTTTTTATTATACTTTACAATAAGATACCAACCTGTTCCAAATAATATGACACAAATAAGGCCAATTAATATAACTACCGCAAATGCGCCTGCAACACCTTCAAATACCGCTCTAAATATGGATGGTTGTGACGAAATAATTTTTTTAGCCATTAAAAATATACTATATTATTTAATGGGCCATTATGATATCGCAATCATAGGAGGAGGGATTGCGGGTCTTTATTGTGCGCTAAAATTGTCTCCCCATTTAAAGGTGATCATCTTTGAAGAAAATGACTATTTTGGAGGAAGATTAAAAACAAATGAGTCTCCTCATTATGAAATCGGTGGTGGGAGATTTAATGAATATGATAAAATGTTATGCGAGTTGTTACGTCAATTCAATATGACGTTTATACCTCTTTCGTCAAACATTGATTATATAGATAAAGAGGATGGTCTTATTCCTCATGCTCAAGAATACTATTACCATCTTTTAAAAAAGGTTACGTCTCGCAATTCCGAAAAAATGAGAGAGATAACTTTTTATGAACACTGTGTTAATGTAGTAGGAAAAGACAGAGCCGATCATATTATAAATATTCATGGGTACACAGACGATATGAAACCATTAAACGCGTATGACGCGATTAATATGTATAAAAAAGAGGGAAAATATTTTGTCTTAAAAGAGGGATTTAGCGAACTATGTAAAAGAATGATATCAAAAATGAAGATAACCAAGGTATTAAATCATAAGGTAAAAGTTATAAAAAGGACGGACAATCTATTTCAAGTAGACCATGTTCTTGCAAAAAAAATAATCTTTGCAATCCCGCCAAAGTATTTGAAGTTTCCAATACTTAAACCGTTGTTTCCTTTGTTTGATTCCGTAATATCTTCTCCTCTTTTAAGAATATATGCTGAATACCCGGAACCCTATTGGTTTAAAGGGTTAAATAGTATGGTAACCGACGATGTTTCAAAACATATCATACCTATTCACGATGGGCTCATTATGATTGCCTATGCCGATGGTGAATATGTTAATGCCTTTATGAATAACGGTAAAGTAAAAAAGATCAGTGAATTAAAAAAGATTATTTCGGTTGAATTGAATAATCTATTTCCAAATCTAAATATTCCACCACCTACTTATTTCAAACCCATTTTTTGGGAAGTAGGTTATCATTCGTGGAAAAGCAAATATAATTCTCGTCAAACAATAAATGGCCTCACTGGTATAGAGGGGATATATGTTTGCGGAGAAGCATTTTCTTTGAAACAAGGCTGGATAGAAGGCGCTCTATTAAGTGCGGAGCATATCGTTAAATCTATTTTATGACAATTGAACCATGAATCAAACTCTCTCTTGCATTTATCGTCTGATTTCCCCAACTTTTTCATACATTTTAAAAAGTTAAATTCTAAATTCTCGCAATCCATTAAATACTATTTAGAAATTTAATACCTCATCAAAAGCGCAATCCTTGCCAGATTTTTCTGAAAGAGCATATTCGGACACTCGCGATTCAAAGAAGTTTGTTTTTTGTTCTAAACTTATCATTTCCATGAAATCAAATGGATTAATCACTTTATAAACGGGTTCTGATCCAAGTTGAATTAATAGCCTGTCTGCAACAAACTCAATATATTGATTCATTAATCCTGCATTCATACCTATTAAACGGCATGGAAGAGCGCCATTAATGAATTCTTTCTCAATTGAAACGGCATCGGTAATAATGTTCTGTAATTCTTCTTTTGATAATTTATTTATTAATTTGCTATATAAATATACTGCAAACTCGGTATGTAATGCTTCGTCCCTAGAAATAAGTTCATTTGAAAAGGTTAGTCCGGGCATTAATCCACGTTTCTTAAGCCAATAAATAGAACAAAATGCACCAGAAAAGAATATACCTTCCACACAAGCAAAAGCAACGATCCTTTTTGAAAAACTGTTTTCTGGATTCATCCATTTCAAAGCCCAGTTTCCTTTTTTTGTTATACACGGAAATCTAGTAAGAGCATTAAAGAGTGTATCTTTTTCTGTTTCATCCTTAATGTATGTATCAATCAACAAACTATATGTCTCAGAATGAATATTTTCCATTGCAATTTGGAAACCATAAAAGGCTCGGGCTTCAGGTAATTGTACTTCTGTCATAAATCTGGCTCCTAAATTTTCTAAAACAATTCCGTCGCTTGCTGCAAAAAAAGCGAGTATCATTTTAATAAAATATTGCTCGTCTGCCGTAAGAGAACTCCAGTTATCTTTTGCAGTATCAATTTCTTCCGGTCTCCAGAAACATTCCACCTGTTTTTTGTACATTTTCCATATGTTTTGATCGCTAACTGGAAACATTACAAACCTTCCTTGGTCTTCTTTCAATAGCGGTTCTTCAACATGGGTGCTCATCTTATTATAATATAACTATATTTTTATACTGTAAATTTTATATATTTTTATGTTGGCGATAATTAATGGATCCAACAGAAATCTCTTATTTATTAGAAGAGGAAAAGAAAAAATGTATTGAAAAAATGAAAGAATATTATAATAAATATGGAGACAAACATTTGCAAAAACTAGTTGATTATTTACAAACCCATATAGATAACTGTACCGATGAAGAAATCAAAAAACAATTACAGGAAGACCTGAAAGTTTTGAACGTATATTTTTAAGCCTGTCTGTGCAGGTTTCGCCATTTTCGTTTGAAGATATTCAATTTATAGGTGTGAAGAATACACAAACATCTGTCGTTTTCAATAAAGATCTCTACCAAATTTAACTTGATAATTTTATTCAAACGAATAAGTTCCTTGTAATTACGTAGAAGATCATGATCCAAGTAGAGAGATGCAACCCGTCGTCTTGTATTTTTTACAACACACTTTAATTCATCTCGCCATTCATTATTGTAAAATTCATCAAGTGTACAACCATAAACAACCATAAATTGTGGTATACTTTTGTTGCCTCCATGAAGTCCGTAAAAGTAGGGTTCGCTAATAGCCAGTTCCATTTTTTTTGACAATATATTCAAATACTTTTTTCAATTCAATTTTATTATATTAAAATAATATATAATGAAAAAAATCAATTCGCTATTGAATAATAAATATATTCTCTATCTTTTGTTTGTTTTGACTTTGTTCAATATCGGATACTTCATTTATTTAAAAGATAACTACAGTATTTTGAATTTTTGCTTAATTACAATTCTTATTTATCTATTCACTAAAAATATGATTATCATATTAGGTTTAACCATTTTAATTATAAATATTTTGGTACTTGCAAGACGCTCTAATGAAGGGTTTGCAGACCTTTCAAATAACGAATGTACCGACTTTACAAATAAAGTTTATAAAAACCTTTACTCTGTTGACATATCGGGTGTCTCAGTAAATTTGAATGATTTTAAGGATACTATAAAACCTTTTATGAAGGATGCTCTTGATGGAAATGATACAGATAAAGGATTTTATTTGAAATATAAAAATGAGGCTGAAATGCTTGATAACAAAACCCAAACATGGTTAAGGACAAATATAGTTGATATAGATGAATACAAAGATATATGCTATAAAAGTTCTGTCAAAAAAATGATAGAACCTTTGGAAAATGAGTTAGAATATACGCTTAAAGATCATGCGAAGGAAGATAAAAAAATTAGTAACATGGTTGAAAGTGTAAAAAAGGATAACCCTGATATTGAAAATGCCCTAAATATCTTAAGTGGTGTTGATATGAATGAATTAAATAAATTAATAAATAAATTGAATACATTTACAGACAATTTTTCTAAGTCTTAGGTTTTATCAATGATATACCCTTTTTTATTTTATTTTTTAGTTGTTCTATTGTAATACCTCCTCCCCTTAAAATATTACCTTCTTTTGAAATAGTCCCTTGAGATTCTCTGAAGAACATGGTTTTCAATAAGGTTAATAACCTACCATGTTCATAGGATTCTCTCTGTGTCTCATTCATAGTAATCATATCTCGGTGCTGATTTAGTTGATGAGAAGGATTGATAAACTCCCTTATAGGTATCAAATGAGTATCTCCAAAAAATAAATGTAAATTATCTAAAAATAGGCTCTTTATTCGCTTATCTTTTATAGGTTCTGTTGCCGTGTTTGGTTGTCCTTGACCCGTTGTCTGACCTTGTCCCTTTGTCTGATCTTGACCCTTTATTTCTTCTTTTACTATAACAGGATCATTTGTGCTTTTACTTTCAGCCACTTTGGATGCAGCAGCCATAGCAGCCACCAATGCAATTGCTGCTCCTGCTCTAATTTCTTCATTTGCTGATCCCGGTGCTGTTACTCCATTTCCTGCAGTTGCTGTAGTTGGTCCATTTACTGCTTGTACAGTTACTCCATTTCCTGCAGTTTCTGTAGTTGATCCATTTGCTGCAGTTGCTGCTTGTACTGTTACTCCATTTCCTCCTTGTACAGTTACTCCATTTCCTGCTTGTGCTGTAGTTGATCCATTTCCTGCTTGTGCTGCTTGTACTGTTACTCCATTTGCTTCAGTTGCTCTTACTTCATTTACTGTAGTTGGTCCATTTGCTTCAGTTGCTCTTACTTCATTTGCTGCTTTTCCTGCATTATTTCCTGATCCAGGTGCTTGTGCTGGTGGCTGCCCTGCATTTGCCGGTTGTCCTGATTGTTCATCCGTTTTCATTCTTTTAATTTGTATATTTATTTTATTATATATTTATAATTATGTCTGTTTGTCCATTTGATTTTACAAAAACAATTGAACAAAATATTGATACGCTTTCATTCAATTATTCATTTGATATCATCCCCTCTATCACTAGCGTGGATACTACAAACGCTTTGAATGAAGGCATGTCTATCAAACAAACCCCTAAGATCCCTTCTATTGTACTAAGTTTGGGAGGAAGAACATCAAGGGCAGTAATGACTATAGGTATTAATGGAAAGGTTACTGCATTTAATTTATATGATGCTTATATTACAAAAGTTTTTCCTAAAATGAAAAAAGGCAGTTCATATAATTTTGTAATAGAAGGAATCTCTTTGCAAAATGTTAATGGAGAAAAAATACTTGTATTTATACCACTTAATCCAGGTACAGGAACTAAAGGAAACATGTTTTATTCGTTAGAAACTGCATTAACAAGTGATTCAAATACTCTAAAGGACAGTTCATCTGACTTAAGTATTGATTTTAATAAATTCATACCAGAAAATAAATTTTATTATCATACTTATACTGATTCGTCAAGTACATTATATCATATGATAACATTTGATACTTCCCTTTTAACTTATGATGCAAATTTTGGAAAAATATTATCAAACTCGTTGGATAAAAAAACTACAGAATATTTTTCAGAAATAAAAGAAAAAAACAATGCAACTCTTTCGTATCCTCTTTTCATGTCTACTTTAATCCCTATAAATCAAGATGTCATTACAAATACATTTGAAGATAACATTTATATTGATTGTCAGCCCGTTGATTTATTAAAAAATGAGGGCGGTAATTATCTGCAAACAACTGTAAAAGAAGCAGTAGGTTTGATATCCTATATTGAAAAAGCATTTCCTTATCTAATCATTATTGTGTTTTTGACGTTGCTTATAATTTTTACGTATAGCATATCATCATTTATTAAGAAAAATTTTGTAGCTTCTACCGAAGGTCCTGAAATGCCTAAGGTTGACTCCTTGTATAAAAGAATGAAAGGTATGTTTACTCGTCCTAAACCTATACAATAGTTGAGCTTGTTTTTGATAACACAGGTTTTACATCTGTGTCTCTATCCATGTTTTGATTTTTTATTCTACTGTAATCTGATTCTCGGATAAGAAGTTCTTCTAATTGTACTTCTTTTGGAGAATTCATTTTCTCTATATTTTGCTGCTTCGTAGGTTTCACATAACTTGGCGAGTGTCTGATGATTTCATACAAATAAATAAGTGCAAGTAATCCTACAATAGGATGTAATGTAACAAACAAAATAACTACTAAAACTAATGAGATAACGATCCCTGCTGGACTATTTAATAAATTGGAGTCTTCAGGTTTAGGTCTAATTTGAAAAATAATAAGTATTGCTAATATAAGTCCAAGCAAATTATCTATTGTTACCAAAGAACTTTTTTTAGTTTTAGGTTTCATTATTATATAAATAGAAAATATAAAGATAGTGACCTAATAATAATATGTCGTATATAGGTAAAAAGGGATATACGCTTTTTAAGAATGATATTAATTCATCACAAATTAAAAAGATTCGTGATGAATTAACGGTAAAACCTTTTTCAACTCGCGGTCAAGAGGTTTCTTATCCTATTTTCAGAGAATCCGAAACTAAAATTTATGTACCGCGTTACTATGGAATAGAAAATTTTGGAGAGGCTGAAAATAGATTTTCAAAGGGCGAGACAATTAATTTAAAGTTCAAGGGTGAACTATTTGATTTTCAAAATGAAATTGTTCTTAAATATATTAAATCTGTTGGAGAAAGCGGAGGAGGCCTTTTAGATGTTGAACCTGGAAAAGGCAAAACCGTTATGGCGCTCAATATTATTAGTAAAATAAATAAAAAGACACTTGTTGTTGTACATAAATCCTTTTTAATGAATCAATGGATAGAACGAATAGAGGCATTTTTACCTGATGCAAAGGTTGGTAGAATACAAGCCGATGTGATAGATGTAGAAGGAAAGGATATTGTGCTGGGAATGATCCAGTCCTTATCTAATAAAGATTATCCAAAGGAATTATGGGATCAGTTTGGCATGTGCGTTTTTGACGAGTGTCATCATTTAAGCGCCGAGGTCTTTTCTAATGTCATGATAAACATTGTTACGCCTTATAATCTTGGATTGAGCGGTACAATGACACGTAAGGATGGATTGACCAAGGTCTTTAAGTATTTTATCGGCCCTGTTATTCACAAAGAAAAGACAGATTTAACTACCGAAGTCTTTGTAAAGGCGATCCGTATCCAGAATGAAGATACATTTGAAAATGTAAAAACAGACTTCAAGGGCCAGCCTCTTTATTCTTGCATGATATCAAAGTTGGATTATTCTGATAGAAATCTTACGATTGCAAACGTGGTTAAAAATGAACTAAAAGAAAATGAAAATCAACAGATTATGATCTTAGCGCACACAAAATCAATGGTTCAAGATTTATTCAAACATATTTCAACCTTTGAAAAAAGCATAGGATATTATCTTGGCGGAATGAAAGAGGAACATTTGAAAGAGTCTGAGTCTAAAAAGATAATCTTGGCGACGTATGCAATGGCGTCTGAGGGTCTTGACATAAAGACTCTTACTACTTTAGTACTTGCAACTCCAAAATCAGATGTTTGTCAAAGCGTTGGAAGGATATTACGCAGTAAACATTCTACTCCACTTGTGATTGATTTAATAGACGAACATCCTTTATTTGATACACAATACAAGAAGCGCCTGACCTATTATTCTAGTAAAAATTTTAAGATACATGAATATGACAATTATAGAGCATATGAAACAAATACACATGTTGTAAAAAAGAAGGAGAAGGTCTCCAAAAAAGACTCTAAGACAGTTCCAAAGACAGTTTGTCTCATCCCGGGACTAGGCTAATAAAAATTCTTGGAGGTATAATCAATAAAATATTGCTTGCTTACGGTATGAGTGTTTTTATAATACTCGGTGTATAAATTGTATAATTCATTAATGTCAGAACAAGTATTCTTTTCTAGAAAAACGTCAATTTGCTTTTTTTTATCCCACAAACTGCACCCAATTCTATAAATATTTTTTTCGTCTATACTTATGGAGGGGTAATAATACCGTATTAGATCATTAATGATTTCTTCATTTATTTCATACTTACATTTTGTATTTTCCATAAAAATTTTAAGAAGTTCGCCTATTTCAAACTCGGAATTATCTTCAAAAATATATTTTTCCCAAAACGATTTAAACTGTTCCACGTAGGGTAAAAAAAGACTATTCACATTCATATAATAAGGGTAAATATACGTTAGTCTGTTTGCTATTTTTTCGCTTACCTCATTTTTCTGAAAAAAGTTAAAGACTCGGTTTTGTTTTATATACAATTTCCATAAAAATAACATGTCCTTTTCATTAATATTTGTTCCATATTTATTATAAGTGTATTCAGTAATAAATGAATCAACGATATCTTGTTTGGTATGATTGTTGATCCAAAGAACATCATATTTCAAAGAGCGATTTGTTATGTCCTCTAAAAATGCATCTCCAGATGTAAACCGGTTTGAATAATGAAATGAAACGCATATTAAATTAATATAAAATTCTTCCGTTTGTTTAAAATAGTCCAGGTTAAAATTACTTGTCTTGATAATCCTGGATTTTTCAACGGGGTGTCCACAGTATTTAAACTTGTAATGATTCCCTAAATTAATTGAATGAAAGTATAAGGTAACATATTTATTAATGGTCTTTATAAATGGCTTCATAGAAGGCTCAATAAAATAAAATAAATCCGTCTTTTTCATAATAATATCTCCTAATGTAATTATGAAATATTTAGCATAAGATTTACTTGAAAACAGATTTGGATGTAAATAAGAAAATATATTTTGCAAGGTCAATGAGTTTGGAATATTTTTATAAATCGTATTATTCTTTATTTTTTTGTGAATTTTATTTTTTATTTGCTGCTTCACATTTGTTTGCAGTTCATAACTATATATATTTTGTAAAATAAGAGAAAGTATATCATTTTCAGTCAAAATACCGTAACTGTTATCCTTGTACTGAACGTATAATTCACTTGTTGAGATATAGTAAATCGTATTATTTGTAAAAAACGTGTTTAAAATATAATAAAATAATTTGCTTTTTTCCGGATTATAGTGTTCAAAATCACATAATTTATTAAATAATTCTTCTTTTATGTAAACGTTTGAACTTTGTAATAATGAATTTACCTTGTCGGTAATTAATAAATCATAATCCATTAAGGTAATATAATACTCTTTTTTATATAAAAACACAAAATATACTATATATATGGAATACATTAATACAGATATAACAACCTATACGATAGATGAACTATTTTCATTGTTAGACATTAAAGTAGATGAAAATAGTACAACAGAAAACATTAAAAAACTTATTGAAGACAGAACAAACTTGTATATCAAAACCTTTACTGAATCGGGAAGGGTAAATTTAGTACATTTTTTTGAAAGTATAAAAAAACAACTAACTGGAGAAAATGTCAAACTTACGCTCGCAGAAGAAGAATTGCTGAGATATGAAAATAAATACGAGCCTTTTAAAGGAACTAAACCGTCAACCGGAGATGACATGTTCAACAGCAGTAATGGATCTGGAAATCCCATCCATCGTAAAACCGTTTCAAAGTTATTGAATATTGATAGCAAGTTTAGATCTAATTATTTAAATACTTCGTCAAGTGATTTTATATTAGATTTACCTTATCCTGTTAATAATGTAATTGAAATAAAGTTCTGTGACTTGGAACTTCCTATTAGTTATTATCCTTTTACAACAGCAAACCAAAATAATTATTTTTGGTTTTCAACCTATACTCAAGCGCAGGTGATAAGTAATACGCCATCTATTTATTATTTTTTTATGCCTGATGGAAACTATTCTGATGAAAACTTAATAAAATATTTGAATGACAGTTTTTCTTCCATATCTACCTTAGATATAAGTTCGGTACGTATTCCTATAAAGGTGACTCAGGATTTAAGTTATAACAATTTAAACGTGGTATCTGGAACCGGTAAATTGACGTTTACCATAGATCCAAGTCTAAATGAATTAAATATAAACAAAATTGTTAAGGTAGAATTTAATTTTAATTCTCCTTCATTAACAGGGGTTTCTAGAAAAGTTACTATTGATTTTGATAAAAATATATATTCTTTACCTACCAATGTACCTTTGAACCAAAGAATGTCATGGATGTTAGGGTTTAGAGATAAAAGTTATAGCTTTACGACCTCTCTTACAACCGAGTCCGTTTTAAATATAAAAGGGCCGCGTTATTTATACATTATCCTAGAGGATTTCAATAAAAGTAGCAATATTAACTTTTTATCATCTTCAAAATATGGTTTGCTTCCAGATAACATTCTTGCGCGAGTATCCTTAAACGGATCTCCCTTTAATATTTTAACGCAAAATGATTTTAGCGTCTACGCAGAGCCTAGATATTATTACGGTCCTATAAATATGAGTAAACTGCGTATAAAAATAGTGGACGAGTACGCCAGATTGTTGGATTTAAATAACGATGATTTTTCTTTTACCTTAAGAATGACTACTGTTTATTCTGCAACCTAGCGAATATTTTTTTATAACTAAAGCCCGTATTACATATATCATATATATCACACAACATGTCATCATAATACAAGCGAAAGTTTATTTCTTTTCTTGGAAGGTCCGTTTTATCCCATGGCAAAAATCCATATTTCAAGTCAAATAACATATAAACCAATGAAATAATATCGTCTCTGTATTCGTAGACATATTCATTATCAAAACACGTATAGCTTGCATATCTTTTGTTTCCTACAAATGATTTTATAACACGCGGCGTCATCTTACACGATAGTCCTAGATCAATCAGATAAATTTTACCGTTGTGTCCAAGAATAAAATTGTCGGGTTTTATGTCTCGGTGAACGATTTGCATTTTATGCAAATGAAACAAAATAGTAAATAAATATTCCATGTTAGGCGTCTCTTTATCAATGGTCTTATCCAGGAGTTCTAAGACAATATACATAAATCCTTCGTGAATACCCGAACCCTTTATTTTAGGGATATTAACATCCGAATCTTTTAAAAAGAGATACATGGATAATTCGTGTTTCAAAAGTTCGGGAGACGTTAAACCTTGTTTTACAATAACCCGCGTTTTCTTCAAAATATGTTCGCATTCATAAACAACAGATAGGTCTGTTTTTGTCACAACTCTACATATCTTATACTTGTCTCCGATTATAGTATCTGTATCCATATAAAGATTATATGACCTATTATAGTAAGATGATTTTAAGTGAGTTTCAAAAAAATGCGATTGAAGCCATTGAAGCAGGGCATCATGTTTTAATAACCGCGCACACGGGTTCGGGTAAAACATTGCCGGCTGAACACGCCATTAATTATTTTACATCAAAAGGTAAAAATGTTATTTATACCTCTCCTATTAAAGCCTTAAGCAATCAAAAGTTTAATGAATTTACCAATAAGTTTCCTTCTTTAAGTGTAGGTATTTTTACAGGCGATAATAAACACAATCCAAAGGCGAATGTTCTTATTATGACCACTGAGATTCTTCAAAATAAACTATTAAATCCTTCAGCAAGTCATTTAGATTTTGATTTAAATGACTTGGGATGCGTCATCTTTGACGAGGTTCATTACATTGACGATGAAGAACGCGGAACCGTATGGGAACAAAGTATCATTCTTTTACCAAAGGAAGTTCAGATCGTCATGTTGTCTGCTACGATCGGAGACAAAGAACAGTTTGCTGGTTGGATAGAGCGTATCAAAGAAAAAAAGGTGGTGATTTGCAGTACAAATAAACGTGTTGTTCCTCTTTCTTATTATCAATATTTTACAACAACACAAAAATCAATTGATTTGGCTAAACCACCCTTCAAGGCATTACTAGAGCAAAATAATGATAAATTGATTAACTATTTAACAGACCTAAATATAGAACAAACTAAGAGGTGTCTTACTTATTTAACCAATCAAAATATTCGGGTTTCTAGAAAACATGTACTAAACCAACTATGCTTTACTCTTAGAGAAAAGGAAATGTTCCCGTGTCTCTGCTTTGTATTTTCACGAAAGCAAGTGGAAGAAATGGCGAAAGAAATTACAACACCCTTGTTTGAGACGGGTGAGAAGGATTATGAGATTGAACCCATCTGCCGACAACTGCTTGTCTCGCGGGTAAAAAATTGGAAGGAATATGTCATGCTACCCGAATACAGTTTTTATTTAGACCTTTTGCATAAAGGAATTGGTATTCATCACGCAGGCATGTTGCCTATTTTCCGAGAGATGATTGAGATTCTTTATGATAAAAAATACATCCAACTCTTATTTGCGACAGAAACCTTTGCGATTGGTTTAAACATGCCTACAAAAACTGTATGCTTTTCAAGTTTGTACAAACACGACGGTTATTCACAACGTCTTCTTTACCCGCACGAATTTATTCAAATGTCCGGACGCGCCGGGCGAAGAAATATAGACACCATAGGTCATGTGATCTTACTGACCAATCTTTTTGACCCGCCCGAGACAAGTGCCTATAACAAGTTGCTTCATTCGGCTCCCAAAATTCTAAAGTCTAAATTCAAGATTAGTTATTCTTTACTTCTTCATAATACAAATAAAGAGGAGTTAATTGAATTTGCGAATAAAAGTCTAATGTCTAAAGACATTATCAACCAAATTACCTATTCGGAAAATAGAATCAAAGAATGCGAAGAAGAAATGGAACAACATTCAATTAATAAAGAGGTTTGCCTCGCGTACAAATCATATAAGGATCAACTTCAGTTTTTAAAAAATAGCAAAAAATCTCAAATCTATAATTTAGTAAAGAAGATAGAAATGGAAGTACCAAACATCCAAACACAAATGGTATCCTTTGAAAAGATTCAAACCTTGGAAAAGGAAGTTGAGTCAAACAAACACAATAAGGAGTATGCAGAAAAATATATTTCTTCTCAAATAAATTGTATCTATAGCATACTAAATGAAAATGGATTCTTTGAAGAAAAAAATATAGCAAAGAGTATCAACGAAATACATCCCTTAGTATTTACAGACTTATTGGTAAGGTTTGACTGGTTTGATAAATATTCAACCCGTGATATTTTTTCAATAATCAGTTGTTTTTATGATGTAAAGGTTCAAGATGACTATAAGTTATTTAAACCAGTCATGCTAAAGGAAGAGATCCAATTTATAAACGACAGAATACATTATTATATGGATAAAGAACTTCAATATGGATTGTCTAGTTATACTCAAGAAAACATTCAGTATGACATGATGGAATTCATTCAAGGGTGGATGTGTTGCGACGACGAACCTAGTACTCTTTCTTTACTGGAAAGGTTAAAGAAAGAAAAAAATATATTTTCAGGTGATTTTATTAAGTGTTGTCTCAAACTTGTAAACGTGGCGAGAGAGATTGATTCTATTTCTGACCTGCACTTAGGACTCAGACAGAAGTTGAGAGAAGGATCTGATCTTTTATTGAAATTCATTTGTACAAACGAATCTCTCTATTTATAATTTGTTATATATATGTGTTGGAATGCAGACATATCCATAAACACCTTTCTATTCGCATGTTTTACGTTAATTTTTATTTATATTACAAATACTTATACAAAATATAAGACACCTTTGTTTGATAACCCAATTGTCTATTTTTTATTTTTATCTATCGTTTCCATGCAATTAATAGAATTTTTTTTATGGAGAAATTTAAAAAATAAGGATCTTAACCAATCACTTTCAAAAATGGCTTCCTTTCTCTTCATATTACAACCTTTCTTTCTTATCTTAATGATACCTATCTTAAAAATTAAATATACAATGTTGGTCCTTTATCTTTTTTTTATGGCATTCTATTTAATTTACAAGAAAATATACAATCCAATACATTTTCATACTTCGGTTGGAAAAAACGGTCATTTATTGTGGGAATTTGTTAATAATAAAGGATATGAAATGATCTTTAGTTTTATATATCTACTTTTTTATATATCTTCTGTTTTGTTCGTTAATAATTTCTTGATCACGCTATTTTTGATACCATCATTCCTGTTATCTCTATTTTTTTATTTCAGAGACAATACCTTCGGAACAATGTGGTGCTGGGGAAGTAATTTATTTTTGCTATACTTTATAGTAAACATCCTTTTAATAAAACCTTATTACGAGTACAATGGACTATGTTAATAGACACTATGTTAATTGAAACCTAATCTTTTTCTTCAGTCTTTTTTCGTCTTGAAAAACATATAATTTTACTTCCTTTTCTACAAAATTATCAAAATCCTTATCTGTTTTAAGTGTACTCGTTAACTTCAGTTCCGGAATGTATATTTTATATTTATCCGTTTCCTTTTCAAAAAGCACTGCATTAAATATCTTGGACTGTTCCCGTGTCGCAACATCTAACATTTTGCATTGATTCTGTGTTTTTCTAATTCGTCTTAAGGATGTATTGAATCGTTCTATTTCAGTGTACCATTTATCGCAAGACGAATCTTTAAAGATTAACAAATTTTGTTCTACACATAAATGATACATGTTAATAATATCAACCAGTCTTCGTATAGGAGAGGTAATCTGTAAATAATCTCCCTTGTACTCATATTGAGAGTATTGTTTGTAATAAACTGGTAAGAGAGAATGTGGTAATTCATCGGGTTTTACGGTGACACTAAATATACCTTTTTTTAAAATAGACGCACAATAGGTGTTAAATTTTATCATATAATGTTGTACAAGATCATGACTATTATCGCACCCAGAAATAGATAATAGTTTTATATAGTCTGCATATTCGGATAGAGTTGTCTCGTCATAGGAAAAGTTCCTAGCGACCTTTACCTTGCAGACCGAGAGGGAGGTCTGTCCACTAAAATAAAAGTCCAGGGCGAGACACGCGCGTTCTTCTTTTTCATTCAAAGAACAAAGTGTAGAAATAACAGAAGGCATCATTACATGACGTCTGTCAGGTAAATAAATGTTAGAAATTCGTGTAGTAAACGAGTCCCATAAATTCAGTTTATCTATTACATAAGGAACTAGACTAATATAGACGCTAACTTTTTCAGAATCTACACTTAAACCATCATCAAGGTCTATACTTTCTTGTCCGTCTATTGTAAATACATTTGCCTTTCTTAAAGGAAGTTCGCATGAATATTCTTGTACCCTTTTTAATGCGGTATTTGTAAACTTTTTAATAGAACAATTTAATTCATTGCAATATAAACTGTATTCATAATAATGGGTGGGGTCCTCTATAGATCCAAAATTCTGAGTTATATTTCCTACAGGTAACTCTAGGTCCCAATGTTTAAAAGAAAAGGTTATGTAAAGACTTATCCTTTTCTTTTCAAAATTATGCGGTATTTCATAAGGAATATAAAAGTAAGGTAATTCCTTATCATCGGGTTCACACAAATAAAGAAATTTATTCTTTTCTTTTCCAAATGTTCGCTGTGTGTTTAGTATGCCTGGTATATACATTTTTTCTTTTATACTTTGTATCAGTTCCATTCTATTCATTCTACTGTTTCTGTTTAAATAAAATTGACTTCAATTTAAACCGCGTTAGAATACTTAAAAAGATGACTAAGCGGTTGCAAAGATTCGTGGAGGATTTCAAAAATGTTAACCTTGAAGAGTTTTATCAATTACCCAATAAGAAATCCGAAATAGTAAGGATAAGTTTCAGGGTTTTATCAGACAGGGCGATAAAGATATTTATTTATTATGAAAAGGCGTATGCGTGTCCCGCTTTAGATTTGCCAACAGATTTAATGGAACATATAAAGGGTTATCTACCAGATATTGTTCAGATAGAAGTCACTCTAACTATTCCTGAAAGTCAATACCCTTTTAAACCTCATATGTGGGAGGTAATACGTGTAAAAAGTAATATATTTGATGAATCAAAATACCTTGAAATTATAAATAGACATAACTTGTACAACATTGCAGATTGGTCGCCAGCAATTACCATTCAATCAGATGTACTTTGTTTAATAGAACAGTTATATGATTATCTGTACACGGGTGAAAATAAATTCATAATTAAGTATAATAATATAAATATTACAAAGTTAATTATTCATAATGAAAGTAATATTTAATAACTTTTTTTATGATCAAGACCTCTCACCCTTTCTGTACTTATTTAAATTAGTATTTAATGAACCCATTGAAATTGGATCTTTAGAAGATAGCGATATTTTAATTGAAAGTATATTTGGAAGTAATACATTTTTGTATAAAAAGAAATGGCTTCACTCCTTTTGCTTTATTGGTGAGTCTGATCGGCGCATACCTATTTTCAGACAAAATCTTTATTTAAACGATTACTCATGTGTGTTAAAGGGTGAAATAAACAATAAGAACATTGTAAACTTTCCATTGTTTGTCTTTTATAACTATTGCTATAAATTTGTTTATGAATATAAAAATAAACCTCTTATTATTAAGGTTCCTCCAAAAGATGTATGTGTCATTATATCTAATCCGGATTCAGAAGGAAGAACATTTTTTTTAGACCAACTTGAGGAAAGAGTAAAAATAGATTATGCAGGTAGTTATAAAAATAATGTGCAACAGATTCAAGCACCACATTGTACCAAAGAGTTTGTTGATTTTGTCTCACAATACAAAATTATTATCTCCATGGAAAACTCCAAGAATAAAGATTATATCACCGAGAAGATATTACACGGATTTTCCGCAAACACCGTGCCGGTTTACTGGGGGTCGGATAATATTTTAAGTTATTTTAATAAAGAACGATTTATTAATGTGGAAAGTTTCAACAGGAGCGACATTCTAGAAGCGATTGAAAAAATAGTATTTCTTATAAATAATCCTGCAAAATATCTGGAAACAGTGAATCAACCCATTTATAAAGATGATCATGTTCCCTTAACTCTTACACACATTTCGTATCAGATTCAAAATTTATTACAAATCAAAAACACGCAACATAAAAGATTCATTACCTTTGGAAATGAGTTATATTACAATAGTGTTAGACGAATATGCAAGGAGGCGCAGAATCTTAAGTTTTTTAATGAAATCTACGGATTTTCAGACAATTATTTGAAGAAAGAGGACTTCTGGGTAAAACATGGTAAATTTATTGAAAGTAACAAAAGAGGATATGGTTACTGGCTATGGAAACCCTATTTGATAAAGGCCGAACTAGATAAACTGAAAGAAAATGACATTCTCGTCTATTGCGACTCGGGGTGCCAGGTCAATGAAAACGGTAAAAGAAGATTACACGAATACATAGATATGTTGAATACAACAGAACATGGAATCATATCCTTTCAACTAGAATTTTTAGAACCCTTGTACACAAAAAACAAAGTATTTGAAACCCTTGAATTTAAGGAGGACGTGTTGCAGTGCATGGCGACGGTGATTCTTTTAAAAAAGAATGCAAACTCTACTTCTATTATTAACGAATGGTATGCACACTGCGAAAATTACGATTTAATTAACGATGACCATGGTAAAGAAGATGTCCGGTTTATTGATCATAGACACGACCAATCCATTTTATCTGTCATTGTTAATAAACGAGGCTCTTTAAAAATAAAGGATGAGACCTATTTTTCAAATTGGAATGATGGGATGAATTATCCTTTCTTAGCAAAAAGATTGCGATAAGATATATTTATAATTATATTTATAATTTATAATTTATGTTTATTGTATTGGTATCTTATAGATCAAGAGGAAATCAAACTTTTAGAAGAGAACAGTTAATAAAAATGATTGATAATACTCGGACCTACTTTAAAAATAATGGTCTTGAATGTAAAATAGTAGTTGCAGAACAATACAATAATAATAAATTCAATAGAGGATTCTTGTTAAATGTCGCCTTTTTGGAAAGCAAAGTATTCAAATGTAATAAGTATTTTCATATGAACGTGGATTATTATTTTGATTTAACAAAACAGATACCTGAAGAAGTTTTAAATTTTGAAGGATTCGTAGAATTATTTAAACCGCCCTATCCTGTTTTAGGATCTGCATGCGTCTTTGACGCTGAATCTTACGAGTTAATTAATGGTTTCCCCAATGACCTGGAAGGCTGGGGCGGCGATGACTGGGCTATTTATAATAGAATTAAAATGAAAAATATTAAATTACTTCAAACGCCAAATCATATCTGTAATAGCGGTATTATTACAGAAATAAATAATCAGTTTTGTGTAGATCAGTCAAACAATGAAAAAAATATAAGACTTTCCTTTAGACCAGACATAAATACGAATGGATTAAATTCCATTCATTATAAAATAGATGGACACGGAGAATTTCATAATGGAAATGATGTCATACATTTATTAGTAAATTAAGACTCCCACAGCGCATCTGCTAGACCATATTCAATAGATTCATCTGAATTTAGCCATAGGTCATGCTTCAACAAGCGCTTAAGAACGTCCTTGGGGATAGTTGTATTTTCCTTGTAAATATTCCTGATCCGTCTCATAAACCCCTTCAGGTTCTTATATTCATCATCAATCTCGCTCATCTTTCCCCAACAACCAGACGAGAGTTGATGAATTAGCATATAAGCACTTGGACGAATATACCGCTTCTTTCCAAAGACGCTAATCAACGTACCTGCTGATGCAGTGGAACCCTCAATAATAGTATAGATGGGAACGGTACACGCCTTGATATAATCAATCGCGTTAAAGGCAGAAAAAATACAACCGCCAAAAGAGTTAATGTGAAGATAAATGGGTACCTTTTTAAGATTCAGTCGGCGCTTCAATTGGATACAATAAATCTCCGTCTCCCTAATTACTTCAATGAGTTCGCGGACAGATTCGCGATCAACTTCCGTGTAAAAATAGATATGATTCTTTTCTGCTTTTACAGAACTAGGTGGCTTACACAAACCACCGTCAAGAATATTTGCGAGTGCATCTGCCATTACAATCATTAAAAAATAACCTTTATATTAATCTAATTCATTTATAAATTTTAACTGCCTCTCCATGGCTATCAAAGTGGTCTTTAGTTGATTTATTTCATTCTTCAAATGCGCGTTTTCGCGTGTAAGAAGTTCAAATTTTATTTGGGTTTGCTTTATAATATTAATGTATTCAGATGATTCTTTTAGTCGCTCCAAATAATGGTCAATAAATTCCTTATGACCCTTATTTTTACGATGAACATTGAATTCAGATAAAGAGGTAAACAATGTTCCAGCATTCGTACATTTACATCTATAAAGGAAGCCTTTTGCACGAGGTGGAATAGGACATTTGTCCTCGTATTTTTGAGTATTAATATTAAACTCCGGGACGTACGTTTGTTCTCCTACGATAGACATTTTTTATAATACTTTTATTTATTATTTAAGAATCAATTTTTTTTAAAGGTATAATGTAATGACAAGTACCTCCCACTGTTTTGAGAAACATGATTTAAATCCAGAAAACTGCAAATTTTATACAAAATGCCCTGATGGTAAGGTAAGAAATGAAAACTTTAGATGCGTAAAAAAACAGGGTAATGCGAATACTATTATAAGAACAAAGGTAGAAAAGAGAAAGACTACCGTAAAACAAAGATTGACTGATAGAGCTGATAATTTAACTAGTATGGCACAAGCAATTTTAAAAAATGGAAACGCGACAGTAAATTCAAATGCTATAAGAACAAAACTTATGCGTTTAAAACGCCAGGCTATCAATAAGGGTATTCCTGAATTGACTGATAATATAACAAGTGTGATAGAGCGTATGAATGAATTTAAGAAATCTAGACCTAAGACGCCTAAGGCTAGAAGTTCACGAAAGAAGATCGCTTCTACGGACCTTAAGGAATTTAATTCTTTTGAAGAGGGCTTAAGACTAAATTCCTCCAAGTCTTCATCTAAAGGCTCATCTAAGTCTTCATCTAAGTCTTCATCTAAAGGCTCAGCTCAAGGCTCGGCACAAGGTTCCGCTCAAGGTTCCGCCCAAGCATCTGCACAAGCATCTGCACAAGGCTCTGCCCAAGCATCTGCCCAAGGCTCGCCCCAAGTCATAGAGGTTGACTTAAACGCCGAAGAAAGGTCTAGATTGAATTCTCCTAACTCTCCTCCAGAGCAAACGGAAGATCAAAAGGTACAGGCATATGCAAATGCCGTATCTAAAATGGCAAGCATGATGAACTTTTCAAAACTTAAAAAGCCAAGAAAACCAAGGCAGACCCTAAAATCGCGTAAAAATTCAGAATCTAAACCTAGAAAGAAGGGTACATCTCTTAATGGTCCTTCCAATTCAAAACCTAGAGCTTCTAGACGCAAAAAGACAATACAAAATGATATTTCGTTATAATATATGAGTAAATGTTTTAAAAAATACGACTTGAATCCGAAAACCTGCAAGTTTGTCGCAAAATGCCCTGAGGATAAGATAAGAGATGAAAATTTTAAATGTATAAATAAACCGGAAAAACAAACAAAAACAAAAAAGAAGATTAACCATGAGGAGATTCTAAGAAAAAGGGCTGATGATTTAAGAGATTTGTTTAAAAGCAAAACAAATGCATGGGAAACAGTCTTGAAAAAAAATATTATAAGATCAAAACTTATGAATATAAGAGATCAATCTGAAAAAAGAGGATATGATGATTTGACTCGTAATGTAACCAAGTTATTAAAAAGGGTTGACGTGTATACAGGCAAGATAAAAACAAATAGAAATGGAAATCCGGTAACCGTTTTTAATTATAATGCAAACAAAGTAAATCTAAATTTGGGTAAAAGAACTAGAAAACACGCAAATGTTTCGCTTTAACGTAATATATACAAAACGGCAACTAAGTTAATAACAGATGATATAAAGTATCCTGACTGTAACCATGTCATATCCTTTTGTCCGTTATATTTGAATAAGTAAAACATAAAACTAAAGGCGTACATTAACAAAACTGAATAGGCAATCAATTTCCAACCTGAAAATGTATCTAGACATATCATGTTATAACTCCAGACTCCTCTGAGACAATAATTGATATAGACACATAATAATGCTGTGATTATAAACACAAGACAGTTTGTAGTTTCTCTAAAGGAATATTCTTTTATATACATCAATTCTCCAAATACTAAAAAGATGATCATGAAATGTGAAAAAAAGTTGGAAAAGGATAATTGATGTATTTTTAATTTTTGTTTTGGATATAAAAAGTAAAAGTAAAGTACGCTAATCGTTAATGCAAGGGGTGCTATTATTTTAAAAAACTTAACGGATCTAATATTCAAAAGAGCCATGAAAAAATAAGTAAACATTAAAAATAAAGTATGATGCGTTAGTTGCGAAAAATACCAACATAACTTATCTACAAAGGAGTCATCTATAATAAATTTACCTTTATAGTATCCTCCTTCTGGAAAGAAGTCAGAACCATTTGTTTTTATATGAAACGTACTAATAAGACTTAGAACAATGGTTGTGAATAAAAAGATAGTTCCTATTAAATAAAAAGGTGTTCTTTCATTTAATAAACTCATTTATTATTACATAGTGTATTTCTTTATACAATAGAACGAAATAAGTATTTTAGTATACTAAATTAGGTTGACTAAAAGGTAAAAAAGTAGTAGCGGATTATTTTAAAAGAAGTATATACTTTTGTTACTTTAATAGGTTTTTACCTTTTTACCCTTTTTGTTACCCTTTTTTACCTTTTTTATACTTTCAGGGTTGACTAAAAAGGTAAAAAAAGTAGTAGCCAAGTATTTTAAAAGAAGTATATACTTTTGTTACGAAGCCAGTCACATACCCTTTTACCCTTTTTCTTACCTTTTTTAGGTAAAAAGTATACTTTCAGGGTTGACTAAAAAGGTAAAAAAGTAGTAGCGGATTATTTTACAAGGATCTTTACCTTTTGTTACTTTAATAGGTTCTTACCTTTTTACCCTTTTTAGTCAACCTCTTCGGAAAGAACGGAAAGAAAACCATGAAAAAAATTTTTTATTTTTTTATCTTTTTGAAAAGGAAAAAAATTTTTAAAAAGTCATCTCTCTCCCGGACATTTACCCTTTTTAGTCAACCCTACTAAAAAAGTAGCAGCCAAATTTACCCAAAAAAGTATAAAATTCGTTACGTTAATAATATTTAAATATACTTTTTTAGTATAATAAAGGTAAAAATGGTAGTGTACAATTGCGAAGCGTGCATTTTTAGCACTGAAATAAAGCAACATTATCAAAGACACTTGACTACTAATAAACACCTACTTACCCAAAAAGTCAACCCAAAGTCAACATTAGGTAAACCCGAAGTCAACCCAAAAGGTAAAAAAGGTAAAGATATAGTGGTAGAGTCTTCTAACCAAGTTGCGGTACAAAATAAAAATGTTTGTAAGTATTGTGACACCTTATTTTCTTGTAAACAATCCATGTATAGACATATTAAGTATACTTGTCATAAGAATAAAGATGAAGATCTAAAAGAGTTGGTTCGTTTATTGAATATCAAGTTAGAACAACAAGGAAAACAGATACAGTCACAGGCGAGACAAATAGAAAAGTTAATGGGTAAACTAGAAATAAATGGGTCTTTTAATACTACAAACATACAAAACATAACACTACTTTCTTATAAAGATACAGATACATCACATATCAAAGATATTGATTATATCAATTGTATCAAAAAGGTATGCCTATGTGTTATAAAACTAATTGAAAAGATACATTTTAATCCTGACAAACCCGAGAACAAAAATATTTATATTTCTAACATGAAAGATAAATATTTACTTGTTTATGAGAAAGATAATTGGGTTCTTAAGAATAAAAATAGAGAAATTGATAAGTTGTACGAAGAAAAAGAATTAATGTTAGAAGAATGGTTAGAAGAACATAAAGATCCTGAACTACAGGCCTTCTTTGATAAGTATTTAAATAATAAAAAGAATACCGAAACCATTGATATGATTAATGAGGAACTAAGACTTATGATGTATAACAAAAGAAATCGGGATATTAATCCCTTTTAATTTCAAATTTCCCAAACTCTTTCTTTTCATAATCAATTGTTTTTAAATATACATCCTCTGCATATTTATAGTTTGCGGTTGTATTATTTCTGTAGGTATTCATTCGTTTGAAAAAGAAGTTATCAAAATATTTCTTTGGAATAATGGCAGCATGATCATCATAGGCATAGTTACTTGACCCCATACATAATGTTACTTTTGTAGAACTATATTTATCAATTGTATCACAATCTTTTGTGAAAAATAAATCAGGACGAATATATACAAAGGTGTCAAACATAATATTATTTATCTTTTGATATTCAAGTATCTTTTTACCACATGCTTCAAAATTATAGTGACATTGTAATGCTCTAATAAGATTTTCATCTTTATCAAAAAATTCTATATATTTACTTCTATCTTTTACTTGAGACAAAATGTCCATGTCTTTTATTTCGTTATCATTAAGTATAATACTTTCAATATGAATGTTATACTTTTTTAGTTCATTTATTTTATCATTTATTTCTTTTCTATTAATATCATTAAAACTGTCAAACCCTGGATGTTTGGGATCGTTTAATTTTAAATATAAAAGAAGAGTAATGTTTGTATTTGTATATTGAAATAGTTTTGTTATGATATGTTTGTAACAACTATCTATACAATCTATAAAAGAACGTGCATTTCCTGATAATACAAATATAGCATTTTTGTTTTCAAATGCCTCTCTCTTTTTATAAAAAATTAAAAATAAGAATATCACAAAGGACAAAAATAAAAGATACATATATTACCGTGATAATTTTATTAAATGATAAAAGAGGGCTAGTACGCCAAGAAATTCAATAACATCATACATTATCAAAGGAGTATTTCTTTCATTATAGCCTATATACACTAGAAGTGGACCAAACAAGAGAACATGTAAGTAATTTATATAGGCAATCCTAGGTATCTTTTTAATAGACTTGAATAAATGAAATAGGATAACACCTATACCTAAATAGTATAGAAACTGATAAAAAGTATGAGACAAGTTCTGTTTTACACCAACATAAATGAGTAGAGGTGCTACAATAAAAATATGAAAGAGACTAATCAACATATATACTTTTTATATTTTAATTTGTTCAACGGTTATATCAAGTACTTTTTGTAATCGTCGTAATTGATCTTCAATTGTTTTATTTCGTCATTCAAAGAATCTTCATCTACAAAGTTTACAAACTGGTTATAATCAAATTTTGCAAACTTTTTATTCAATTCAATCTGCGACCATGAGAAAGTTGCACCATTTCTATATTTGTCTTTTGCAAAGGGTGCTCCGCTTCCAATACCATTTATCCAATCTCTCCATTTAATTACTTTCAACAACGGACCTAAGCATAATATATTTCTATCAGAATCCCATTCCATATCTGCAGGGCGTTCAGTAGGTTTTAATACATCAATAATCTTGTGTATACGTACCTCATGCTTTTTATAATAATATACAAAATAACCACCTATCTTAGATCTATTGTCGGGGTGATCATCCCAATATTTAGGTCCAAACTTGTTATAACATATGTTTGTAGGATGATAAGCGTTTTTAGAAATAAAGGTAATTGTAATAGCTGGAGGCATTTTTACGATTCTTATATTTATATTTTAGGTATCAATTTTATCCAACATACTTTTTATAGTAAAAGTTTACCTGATTTAGAATGGTGGAGTACTGTATCTTTTCAAGTGAGGCATCCTTGTTTAAGGGTTCTATATAAACAAACCAATAGTTAGGTATAAATAAAATACTATCTGGATGTACTTCTAAATGTATCATTTGAGTATGTTCCTTTATAAATTTTGAATCGTGTTTTTCTGTAAAATGATCCTTATACTTTGGATGAATGCACGTCATATGAAAGGAACCTGTATGTACTCTATAAAAGGTACGACACTCTAAATTTGTCTCAAGTATAGATTTTCCAGGCTTGTTAAACTTGTAGACGTGGGACGCCGGAAAGAATCTCACGGTCGGCTCCAAGAGAGGCGACGGCTGGTAGGTTGAGACAAATATATCATAATATTTATGAGATATCTTAGTATTTGATAATTCTGGTTCCTTTCGTAGAGTGATCCCATTAAATAAAAAGGGTTGTTTTTTATAAATAGTAGAGGTTAGTTCCGTCTTACATACATCACTTACGTTAAGTAATTCATTTTCAGAGTTAATACAAAAATGTATGTAAATATGAAAATAAAGAATGATTATAATGAAAACGACTGGTATCCATAACATAAAATCTATTTATTTTATATTATAGTAGTTTTAACGATTATTCCGTCAATTTAGGTGCAAGAAAGAAGTTGATATTCACGTCGCTTTTAAAGGTAATTCTCATGGGCGACTGATCGTCCATAAACAAATGAACCTGTTGATAGACAAGAGCCAATTTTGAGACAAGTAGTAGATATCTTAGAGGATAAGATGCATTAAATTCAAAATTCTCTACTACATTAAACTCTTCTAGATTGTCTCCCTCTATTTCAATTTGAATCTTGCCTTCATCGTTAGAGGAATGCAAAAATATCTTTTCATCCTTACTTTCAATTTTAATATCTTCTCCAAATAAAAGAATTTCCTGAAGATATTTATCAAACAGCTTACTTTTTATAGAAAAGTCCATGAGCGAATCTGTAATAGAAGGACTTAATAGATCCTGATCTATATCTATAAGCGGGATTTCAAAATGCTTATTTTGCTTAAGATTCAATAAATGAATTTCCAATTTTTCATCTGTAGATGTAATCTCAATGGTCGTGTCGCTCGTATAGAGACCAAAAATCTTTACTAGTACAGAACTAGAACAACTAAGAACCTCGTCTATAGATTCATATTCGTGAAACCATGCAGAAGGGAATTTTATTTCTACGAGACAAACGTGTGAACTATCCATCATTTGAATATATAGTTCATCTCTTTTAGCCATAAAGGTAACATGTCTATTGATATTTTTAATAAATTTAAAAATTTCAACCCATTCAGATACCTTTTGTGTATCATTCAGTTTAAACTTCATATACGTAATTATTCAGGAGGTTTTATATCATTTTCCTTTTCTTTTTCAACAGCTTCGTTTTTTACGATTCTTTTAAGGTTTAGCAACTCAATATTCATTTCCATAGAGAAGGTTTGTACCTTGATAATAATCTTTTTAAGTTCTTGTATTTCTTCCACAAGAGCGTTATACTGTGTTTTAAAATGGCCAATATCTTCTGTAGACATTGGTGGAGGCTTTTCCATCTTTAGATTATTTATTCTACTTTCCAAATCTGTAATTTGTCTATCGTGTTTAATAAGAACATTTAACGGATTTGTTGGTGTTGGTGGAGCGGATTGTTGCGCGACTACAGGTGAATCATTTACAGGTTTTGATTCAGGAACCGCGCGACGCCTTTTTGCAGCAGCTAAAGCAGATGCTCCACTCATTCTATTTTATTAATATTTATGTTTAAGTTATTATAATTAACTATTTAATTTCTTTCGTATTTATATTATGAGTGACCAAAATGAACTTGAATATGATGAAACACCAATGAAAGGAGGAGCCAGTAACACATCATTTTTTACCTACATGTTTAGTCTATCTTCTACTGAAAAAAACGAGATTTTGAATGCAATGCAATATATTTTGATCGTAATCATACCCGTCGTTATTCTCTTAAAGTTGATGAAAAATTACATACCTTTAGAAAACCCTGACAAAGGAAGTATAGAAATTACAGTTGAGGTTGTTTTACAGTTATTTATTATTTTTATAGCCTTTTTGTTTATACACAAGTTTGCAGTCTTTATTCCTACCTATAGCACGGTACCTTACGGAAAGATGAATTTGATTCACATTATCATACCTGTAATCTTTTTATTGTTATGCATGAAGAGTTCTATTTCAGAAAAGTTATCTATTTTGTTAGATAGATTCATGACTGTATCCGGTCTTTCCCCAAAAGAAAATATGGAGGATAAAAAGAAACCTCAAGAGGCTCCGCCACAGCAAAATCAAATACAATTCCCTCCACCTCCACAATCTACCATGATTGTTAAAGAACCTGGATACCAGGGAAACTACCAAAATCAAAATCAGAACCAGAGAGAACAGAATTATGGGCCACCAGAACCAATGCCCGCAAATGAAATGTTTGGAATAAATGCATATTAAAAATAATTATTATATACTATAATGGAATTTGAAATCAATAAAATAATAGATGATATAGATAAGTATAAATTGTCGGATCTAAACACAGAAATTATTAAAAATAGAAGGAATAATATTCTAAAACAAATACTTGACGACGATGAACTGAAACATTATAAGGAAATACTAAATGATTATCGTTATGTAGATGAGGTAGACGAACTTCGCATAGGAAGTTTTATAAGATATTTTGTTTTGAAAGACAACGACGATGTCCTAAAATTAGCGCGCGGTGGATTTATTGTTGACATTCAAGCATCAAAAGAAAATATTGTGATTTTATGTAAAAATAATGGTAATTTTTGGAAAATAAAAATAAACAATTGTGTTATTTTCCAAAAAAATACAAAGCAAGAAGAGGTTCTTATTAAAATATTAGACCATCTGAAGGAATAATTTATTTTTTCTAGATAGATTACGATACTTATAGTTACGACTGTTTAAAATACATGAATAAATAGGTTTGTAAATTTTATTGTAATTACATATTTTATTTATAAAAATACTTATGGCTTTTTCCCTTATTTTTTTTATACTATTCAAAGGTTTTATATGATAGTAACATAGTATGTTTTTAGAATCTTGTATCGTCAATGCCTTAAACATTAAAATACCTTTATAATATACAATTATTTTTAATGCCAGAAAAAATTATAGTTTTTGATTTAGATAACACAATAGGATTTTTTGAACAGTTTATTTATATATTAAATTGTTTATCAACTCCCGATGTTTCCTATAATTATCTATTTGATCTATTTCCAGAATGTTTTCGCCCTAATATTTTTGAAATATTTACCTATTTATTACAACAAAAGAAAAATGATAAAATAAAGGGTATATTATTGTATAGTAACAACAATAATGAGTACTTTGTTAAAAAAGTAATTGAATATATACATTATAAATTAAATGAACCTTTGTTTGATTGTGTGATTACAAAAGACCATCCTTACAGAAAAATAAAAGTGAAACATATTGACGATCTAATAGATTGTAGTAATGGGATCATAACCTTTTTTTCTAAAATTTGTTTTATTGATGACAAAGAACATTTATCTATGGTAACAGAACAAGTATTTTATATTAGATGCGAGAACTATACCTTTTATATACCCAATAAAGAAATATATAAAAGAATAAATATCATTTTGCCGTCTTACAAAAAGAAGCCATGTCTCAACCTAAACAACTACAAAAGGATCAGTATCTTTATTTACAACAAAATAGCTCAGTTTATCAGTAAATAGAAAGTGTTCGCGCACTTGCATCCGTTGCTTTCACGTAACGAGGCATCCAAAAATACGGAATAACATATCCGCAATCCTTATAGTGATATTCAAACTCAGAGCGATAACATTTTTGTTCCTCTGTTTTTGGAATGTTATGAAGATATAAAGTTTCGCTTGACTCTTCGTACTTTACATTTTCTTGTATGATTTGGTACCATGATTTTTTAAGACCACTTACTCCATCGCTAAATGCCTCCTTTTTTCTATACAGAATTTCATCCGGCAAAAGGTCAGGATCATATTTTTTTATAATGTCTCTAATAACATATTTTTCTTGTTTTTCATTAATAGAATGACACCGTTCTGCTTCATGTAGACTTAAATAAGCTTCTACAAATTTTCTATCCAAATAAGGAGTTCTTCCTTCTAATCCGTGGCTTGAAATACATTTATCACTTCGCAATACATCAAAGTAATGAATATGTTCCAACAACCTTACGCATTCTTTATCAAACTCGGTAGAATCAGGACATTTATGAAAGTACAAATAACCGCCCATGAGTTCATCCGCGCCGTCTCCGTTCAATATAACCTTTGCCTCGCTATGTTCTTTAATATACTTAGCAACATTCCAATTACCTACACTGGCTCTTACTGTAGTGGTATCATAACTTTCAATATCAACAATTACATTTGGAATAGAAGTTAAAAAATCTTCTTCTGTGCAAATAATTTGGGTATGTTTGCTTCCAATATGTTCGGCTACCATTTTTGAATACTTTAGATCTTCGGAATCCTCTAGACCGATACTAAATGTCTCAATATCTCTTCCTGTCATAAGCTTGTAGTATCGCGCGGCAATTGCTGAGACAATACTACTGTCTAGTCCGCCGGATAATAGACACGCGACTGGTCTGTCAGAAATCTCTATCCTTTTTACAACTGCATCAACAAGAGCAGTATAGATACCCAAATGACATACTGGTTCTTTAAAATAAAAGGGTGTATGACATTTAAAATAGGGTGTCAAGTATACTTGGTTATAGAAACCATTGATCACCTTATATTTAGCATAATTTCCTGGTGGAAATTGGGTGATATTATTAAGAGGTAAACATTTCATAGGTTCAATGTCAGAACAAAAGCAAATGTTTTTATTTACACGATTTACGTACAAGGGTCTTACGCCAAATGGATCTCGTGCGACAAAAATACTATCCTCGTCCTTGTCATAAATAACGAAGGAAAACTCGCCGTCAAGTTCTTGTAGACATTTTTCCTTTAAAATATCATAGAGAAGTAGGATCACCTCGCAGTCGCTTTTGGTAGTTACCTTAAGATCATATTTTTCAATGAGTTTCTTATAATTGAATATTTCTCCGTTACAAACAAGAATATAATCTTTATAATGCATGGGCTGTCCAGAGGAATTGTCAATACCATTAATGGCAAGTCTATGGAACCCTAAATAATTATGATTTACAACCTCTAGTACAGAACCCTCTGGTCCTCTCTTTTGTCCCTTTTTAAAATACGAATATACATTGATATTTATTCTAGGACCAAACAAGGCAAAAATACCACACATTGAAAGATATAAATATATATCTTTAATTTATTATAATATATAAATGAAAAAAATATTCATTTTCATTCTACTTCTGATCATTGTCTTTTTTTCTATTAGAAATTCGCAGATAACAACCTAAACAAATTTATACATATAGGATATAATGGATTATGAAAATGAACTAAATAAACGTTTAGAAACAAGATTCATTCCTTCTGCTCATTTACAACCTCTTTTTGATGTACGTTCGGCTGCAACAAGATATACTCATTTTAAAACACATGAAACCCCTATAAAACCAGAGTTACATAATTACTCAAATTATTCACAAGAGTCCGTTTTCAATCCTGGTAGCAGGGCACCCGTTGACTACTTTTTTAAATGCGTAGACGTAGAATCAACCTTGCGTTCACAATTTATGGCACTCCAAAAGTCAAACCAGGCTGTATACGTACCAGACACAACAAGTGATCTATACAATTATAACTCTTATGATAACAGAGACTTGTTTTCTGAAGTAAACCTTCCATCTAGGAAAACAATACCTGAAAACAATCTATTTAACAATATGACTCGTTTGGATATTAGAAAATAATACACTCTATATTTTAATGTATTATAGTACAATCTGTAAAACCTCCAAAAAGGAGTATACGAAAGAAGATATTACTTATAATAAAAAGGATATCATTTTTATTTTTAATAAGATGATCGCAGACGATGCCGAGACAAAATATCCAGATTACGAAACCTATAAAAACATTTTTCAGACGTTTGCATTTGATATTATAGAAAAAAATAATATTTTGAATTATAAATTCCAAGAACACGAATCTCAACCCTTTGTAGAAAATGACAAAAAATTGCTGTTAAGACCTAAAAACAAAACAATAATGGATATGTTTTATAAGGTTGAAAAAATATAATATTATTATAATGAAAACGTTTAAAAAACTTAACTGTCATCCAAGAAAAACAAAGAAACGTGATACCTGTTATGATGACAATGAATTAGTCATGTTGAAAGAAGACTGGAATAAACAAAAGCCCGACCTTAAAATAGTTGCTGTAACCCCAAAAGAGATTTGGAGTGAACTAAAAAATAAATTGGCAGATTGTCCGCAGGAATTATGCTGGGTGGATAAAATTGTAAAGGATAAATCTTTAAAACATAAATTATATAACAATTTTGCACCAAAAACACAAGATTCATGGAAATCAAATAGTAATGAATGGCTGGATAGCAATGATATAAAAAATGTACTACAACAGTATAAAGAACATTATAAACACTTTACCTATTTAGGTCCTTCGCCCATGGATTTTGATAAGAAAATAAGAGGTGTTTGCGTTTGGCCAGAATTATGCAAGTTTTCTGTGAAAGAACACTTAAAAAAAGGTATCACAAAAATAGGTGTTGCATTAAACCTAGATAAACACACGGAAGACGGATCACATTGGGTAGGCATGTTTATTGACCTTAAAGAAAAATACGTCTTTTATTTTGATTCAAGCGACGGGCCTATACCTAAAGAGGTGACAGCATTTACAAATAAGATAGTTGCCCAAGCCAAGGCTTTAAACATAAAATTAAAAAAATATAACAACAAGGGAATGCAGCATCAAGAAGGGTTATCTGAATGCGGAATGTATGTATTGTATTTTATTATTAATTTATTAGAAAAAACCAAGACCGTAGATGACTTTAGAAAAAAAAGAATACCCGATGAAGAAATTGCATCATTTAGGACAATCTATTTTAATAAAATATAAACATTTACTTTTTATTTATCAAATGAATACAACTCAAAACAAAGCATCCCTTTGGAAGTCATGTATAGAACAAGGTATATTTGATAACATACCTTCTTCTTATCAACCCCAAATTCAAGGTCAGTTTGAATCCATGATTAGACAGTTTAATAATGAAGGACTTGAACTATCTAAAGCAAATCAGATATTTTTAAGGGACTTTAAAATAGAATTAATGAAGTTAACAAATACACCTATACCTACAAAGACCTTTGAAGAAACAAATGCCGAATATAATAAACTATTTCAGCCAGATAAGCCTGAAAAGATAGACTTTAATAAAGAGATGGATACACCTTTAAAGGATATTGAGAGGTTGTTAAAGGAAAAGGCTGATCAGCGTTTACTAGAAAGTCAAAATTATTTCAAGGATGTAAGAGCCGAGACAATTATAGAAACGAAAGATCCTGTACCTCGTCCTGAACCTCGTCTTGAACCTCGTCTTGAACCTCGTATTCCCGAGGTAATTCCTATTCCTGCAAACGATAGGACGGAAGAATTAATTAAATTGTTTAAACAACAACACAAAATATTATCAGGTATTTTAGAATCACAAATCAAAATTATTGAACTATTACAAAAAAAATAAGACACACATATATATGAAGAACTATATTCTAGTTGCTTGTATATTACTTTTAACGGTTTCATTATTTTTTCCAATGAAAGAAGGAGCAGATAATGAAAATACACAAAATAATGAACCACAAGTTCCAGAGAAATTAAGAGTGCTGGACGAGGTTTATAAGAAAAAACTTTACGAAACCGTTAGTGAAATCGTTAGCAAGGGTTTAAATGAAGAATTTATTAAAACTCCTGCTTGTAAGGCAGAATGTGTTTTAGATGAGGAAAAAATAAGGCGTTCATTATCTGTTATAGATCAAGCACATGTTGTCTTAATCATAACATTTCTTTATAATTTATTAAATGATAATGAGTCTTTTAAATTTATTACTGAATTGTTAGGACCAAATTCCCAATTAGTAAATAGACCGCCTATAAATGTTACAAAGGAAGAATTAAGAACCATTGTAAACATTATTAATAACTTAAAAAATAATAAAAATGTTATGAGTCTTTTAAATAAAGTAAATAATTTAGTCAAAACCTAAAAAAATGAATTAATATATATGAAGAATTCCTTTAAGAATTTATTTATAGTATTTGCACTTTTTTTGTTTACATTTCTATTCTTTACCTATAGAGAGGGATTGGAAAGAAGTGAATGGATTACACCTGGTTATCATAACAAAGATCGTTATTATAATGAACATAAAACGAGTGGAATCCCGGAGATTGATGCAATAGAATTTAATCATCATGCAAAAAAACCATCGTACATTGACAGTAGTAAATATACTACGATTGTTGATATTGAGCCTATAAAACGGGTAAGTGAATGGAGATCTAAAGTAAAAAAGTTAAATGATTTGAGGTCTAAAAGACCTGGAATTTTTAAAATAATTCGTCCAACTACAACTATAAGATAATTTAGTGAATTAATTTAATAACAATAAAAAAAAATGAAATGATAAATATATATGAAAGAAAATACCATGTTATTTATCATTATTGGAATTTTTTTATTAACACTTATTTTTAATTATAAAGAAGGATTTTTAGATCTAAAAGATGTTAAACAAGTCGTTAGTGAAAACATTCCCTCAACCGTTACCGATACCGTTACTTCAAACATTCCTTCAACCGTTACCAATACCATTCCTGGAACCGTTCCTTCAACCGTTACTGAAACCATTCCTGGAACCGTTCCTTCAACCATTCCTTCAACTATTCCTGGAACCATTCCTTCAGGCATTCCCTCAACCATTCCCGGAACCGTCCCTTCAACCATTCCAGGACAAGACGTGACACAAGACGTCACACAAGACGTGACACAAGACATTACTTCCACAAATACAAATTCTACGACCATAGAAGATGATATTAACTATATTAAAAGTCTTGTTTCTTATGGTAAAGGAGCGATTCAAGATGCGATAGATTCTAATAAAAAAGGTGATACAAGTACCTTTAATACAATTATGGGTGATACTAAACTATTAGTTAAAGATATTGTAGATGTCTCAAAAAGCATTAATGATAGAGCGAATGCTTCTAAGGATACATCAGTAAATTCTATATATACCTCTGTTAAAACCGCATATGATTATATTGACAAACAGAATGTTAATATAAATGACCTTAACAACGCACTTAATTCGCTTTCGGCTATAGCTGGTGTACCTCCTTTAATAAATTCAGGTACACCTCAATTGCAAGAAATGCCTATTGAATTTAAACCAACGTCTGGTACACCCAAGCCATATGGAGATGAATGCACAGAAAATAAAGTAGGTTGTCTATGGAATAATAATCCTGCTGATATAAGTAATTGGTGGACAGAGCATAGAGAAAATGATGATCGTTCAATTAATAATGTTCAATGGAATTATCATTCCTTAGATGTGGGAGATTATATAAAGTATCCTGGAGTATATCGTAATCCATTAGATAAAACCAACGGATTTGTAAACTTTTCAAAATATACAAGCGATAAAGCGAGAGAACTAAAGGATTTAAGAGCAAAAATGAGTAGTTATGACATTTCATTTTCTTCCTATGAAAGTATCTTGAAAAATGATGCACGCCTTATAGATTCTATAAATGCAGAGAAAGAGAGAATGAAAAAAGATTTAACTAATACTCCGAGACAAACTGAAAACCAAAGTCAAAATAAAGGTCAAAACAATTCTGATGTAGAGGGAACAACATGTCCATCACTAAAATGTATTGCAGATTTTGGAACAAATATAGGAGAAAACCTTTGCTGTGGTCAAACAGGTGTTTTACAAAACACAGAATATGTATGTCCCTCTTCTAAACCAACTTGCCAAAACTTTAAGTGTGGAAGTAAATTCGGTCAGTGTATTTAAAGTATAAATAATATATATGAAGATACGTAATATCGTGTTATTATTTATACTTTTATTAATAGGAATTTTTTTTTATAAAATAAAAGAGGCTTTAACCTTGCAAGAGGCAGATGCAACCCTTAAAGACCTAAATCAACAATTAGATAATGCAATAAATGAACGAAAATTTAGAGATGTAGAAATTTTACAAGACAAAGTGTCATTAGCACGAAAGGAATATCTTGATTTGTTTCAAGCTGAGACAGAAGAAAGAAACAAGAATGTTCCGATTGTAGAAATGGATTTAACTGTACAACTTGAATTAGAGAAAAAAAGAAGCAATGAATCTGTAAAAAATGCAATAAATAATCAAAAGATTTTAGATAAGAATAATTATGATAGTTATATTGAACAAAATCAAGGCTTTTTTGAAAGTCTTACAAATAAAGCAAAAAAAATTCTTAGTGACCAATTAAACACCATATCATTGTTAAAACAACAGGCAATAGATAACAATTTTATAATAAATGATGCTCCTAAAAAACAAGTCCTTAATAAAACAAAGGATAGATATTTGGATCCTGAATGTAACAACAATGAATATCTTTATTGTTCAGGCGATAAAATAACTTGTGAAGATATATTTGGAAATCCACTACAAGATATGAAAAATAAAAATGGAACCTATAGCGGTTGCGGGAGCGCTATCAATAGTAAATCGTACTCGCAATTTTTAGATGACATGACAGCAGGATTAACCGTAGAAGGAACACAAAGCGTATTTTACGACATTTCTTCGTGTCCAAGCGATAAACCATGGAGAGTTGATATATCTGCCGGGGATTTATCTTTTAATGTAGGATATAACGACACTTCAGGTGAAGTAACCTTAGTGAACAGCGATTTTTATAAAAAATTTGACGTTGTTTATGTAGATGGTGAATATTTATATAATAAATACAAGACAGACCCCTCTTTCAATGTGATAGAAAAATACAAGGTTTTTATGAATAAAAAGGTCTATTATAAAGGGTTAATAAAGGAAGACATGACAACAAAACCAAATCAAAAGTATGATGTTTACATACCAGATTATAAAAAAAGAGTGTTTGTTGATATAGAGAATAAGTATTTGTATAAATTAATTGAAAAAAATGTCTTATCGGGTGTATATATAACAGATAATTTTCAATGTTATAAAAGCACTGTTGTTGCATCTGGTATAAGTAAGTTTAATGATAAAAAATCTCAAAATTTATATATAAATTCTGTTGTTTATGTGGACGGAGACTATTTATACGATAAATACAACAAAGACGCAGCCTTTAGATCCATTAGATCCCAAAACAAAATATGGGTAAACAATAAGACATGCTATAAAGGCGTTATCAAAAATATAAGATCTAACAATAACTTTGACGTATCTATACCCGATGAATACGGACAAGTATTTTACGACATAAGCAAAAAGTATTTGTATACAATCAACTTGGAATATACAAATGATTTAAATGCAACCTTAACAGATTTAAAAATTGGTTCTTTTCCTAGACCTGTTTGTAAAAATGGAAATTTTACAAAAAAATGTAGTACTAACCCTCCGAACGACATTGAGTTTATTCAAACGCCTGATAAAACCGCCTATAGCGCAGATGCATTTCCTTTATTGGGTGAAGGAAATGAAGCAACCTGTTCTAATAAATTAAATTTTAGTCCTTTTTAACGGCTTCCTCCTTTACAGCCTTTGGTTTAACAACCTTCTCTACTTTTTCAGCCTTTGGTTTTTCTACCTTGGGTTTGACAACCTTTTCTACCTTTGGCTTAACAGCTTTTTCTACCTTGGGTTTAACAACCTTTTCCGCCTCTTCGCCTTCATCATTAGAAAAGTCCCACTTTTCCTTTGTTTTACCTTCATATTTGTTTGCAAGTCCTTCTGAAATAAGATATTCATGAATTTTTACACCGGTTTCTGGTACAGTGATCTCTACCAACAACCGACCATATTTATCAAACTTAGAACAGTTCAACAAAACGATCTTATCAAGAATAAGAGCAGACAACTTTTCTCGGCACTCATAGCCGCGTTTCTTTTCTTCCAAGTCCTTGGTCCTTAGTTCAGGAGTGTCTACATGGAGGATACGGCAATTCCACTTGTAATATTTATCAAACATTTGGAATACTACGTGAACTGTGTCTCCGTCGTATACCTTTACAACCTTTGCCTTGGTCTCATAACCATCAAGCGAAAAATATTTAATATCTGCGTTTTGTTCTTCAAGAGCCATTACTAAGAATGGTATGAAGTCTTTATATTCTATTCTAATATAAGACCATCGGTTTTTGAATATGTACCAACCTGAGTCTTTCTACCATCGCGAGTAAATTCAACCAGATCATATAGAATATGTGGTGTAGAATCTACATCTACAGCATAAGACACGGATTTTCCATTTGATTTAATCGTCATCTTTTTAAGGGTATGTTTCACAACAACCGTTTGACCCTTTGTTTCAAAGGTTGGCGCCTCTTTATAATCATCCTCCGTAATTAAATATTCATTTGGACCCTTTTTACCCTTTGGTATTTGTAATGGATAATTAAAACATTTGCCTTTCTCTTCGTGGTTTACCATGCAATCAATAGAAACCTCTTTCAATGTATCTAAAAACATCTGAGACAAGTATCGTTTTCTTTCCATAATTGCATAAAGGGCTTCATCTGTTGTTTTAGAATTATCCAGAACTTTAATTTCAAGATATTCATCCGTTTCTATTTCTTTACCAATCTTAGAAATGTATAAAAACACCTTTACGGTTTGTAATTCTTCTGGTAAATCCTTATGACTACAAATACGTCTTGCACGACCAATAACCTGATTTATTCTCACATGATGCCAATAAGGCTCCATGACATGAACAAATCTGGTATTTTTTAAATCAATACCCTCTGCTCCAGAGGCAGTAATCATTAAAACCTGTATTAACTCGCCCAGTATATTTGTAGGAGCTTTATCAGATTTGTGTCCTCTTTTAGCCTTGTACATTTTTGTAAGAGTTGCCTTTACCTTATTGGGTAATTTTGTAAAATTATTGTTGTATATATTTCTTATGATCTCCTTTTGTTCCACGGATTCGCTACCTGTGTACAATGAAAAGTATCTGTCTTCAAGATAGTCAGATTCTTTATAGGGCGAACCTCTCAACGATACCACTTCAATATCATAGTCGTTTGCCTTTTTAACAATTCTTAACTCTCTATAGCCATGATACATTAAAACAAGCCTGAATATTCCAATACCCTCTAGAGTACGAAAGGTTGAATAGATTAAATGGCATCCATTATTGTCTCGGTCTAATACGTTTTTAATCATTAACTTAAACTTTGGACTGTAGATACTAAGAACGTCTGGGTGCTCCGTTTTATTTTTTGTAAGTTTTTCAATAGACGAATCATTTGTCTCAAAATAAAGATGTGGGTTGGTTTCAAACTCTCTTAGGGCCTTGTCAATCTCTAATTTATAGGTGTTAAGCGAAGTATCCTTTTTAATTACTTCCGCGTCATCTAAATCATAAATACCGACAGTCTCTCCTATCAAATCATTTTCACTAATCAAGTCCATTGTGTTTTCATCAATCATGTTCTTTTTTTCAAGTTCTGAAATGTTAAGAGGCATAGGACGCGGCATTCCTTCCGGAAAGACAAAATTACATGCCGCTCTTGAAAAGAAACGATACGATGCAGATATATTATCTTCTTCATCCTTCTTTTTAAAGGAGTCTTGTTTTCGTTCTTCCTTTCTTACGTGCGAATAGTATTTTAACTGAGGCTTACTCATAATAGCATTTTCAATAAAAATATCCTCATCATCTTCAGTTTTTATGATGGTAGGCATTAATTCCTTTTTGTCTCCAAGATAAGAAACCAGGCCTACGATTCGTGTCTGAAAAAAGGTTTTTTGTTTTATTTCATTTTTTTCCGTTACAAAGTAGTTATCAAAATCCTTTTTAATATCAGGAAGTCTCTTGATGATCGGTCTGATGGGTGGCAAAAACGCAAAGTCCTTACTACGAGTCTTTAATAAGGCGGTAACTTTATTTTCAAAATCGCTAAAATAAATCATACCAGAATCGTCGTATTTTACGGTTCCGTCCTTTAGTTTTATAAACCCATATGGATTTTTATAGATACATAGTCTCTTTTTAGACTCTTCGTATTTTATAATATCAATTGTATTCATAGAATCAAATAACTTTTTAAAGTAATCTTCTTCCAAAGGTTTGGTGGGTTTAATGGTAATAAAAAGGGCCTTTGTGTAACCAGCAATTAAATTGAAAAGTACTCCCAATTCACATGGATTATTTATATAGGGCGTACCGGTTAATAGTATGACCCGACAGTTTTCTGCCTGCATAATTTCATTGTACATGATCGTTGAAATAGATGTTTTGTTGGTATTTATTTTATTAATAATTCTGCTGACAAAGTTGTGCGCCTCGTCTACAATAACTACACTATTATCAAAGACATTTCCATCTTTTTTATAGTTTTTGTTCCAATTATTTGTAGAAATACCATTATAATTAATAAAATTATACTTAGCCAGTATCATAATATCAATTTGCTTTCCGATTTGATCTCTTTCTGCGATAGATAAATCCTTGTAGTTGGAAGCCCTTTCTTCTGTTAACCATATTCCATTAATTTCTTCTATGAATTTATTTAATACTTTATGGTCTTCATTAATGTTAAGTAATTTATAAACGGCGCGTCGTTTTTCTCTCGTATCAATCTCTTCAAATTTCCAATATTGATTGACACGAAACAGTTGGTCGCCACAAAATTTCATTTGTGTACGGTAGTTTGCCTGTAATGATGCAGGAGTCATGACGAATATTTTTTTGGAAGTAGCCATGCCTTCTAGTAAAGAAATAGAGGTACAAGTTTTACCTGAACCGAGACCATGATACAATAAAAGACCTCTATAAGGAGTATAAGAGTTGATATAGCGACTTACAATTTCTTGATGCATCAGTTTCTCAAACTCCTTTTCTTTATCACTGCAAGAGGCAGAAGTATTTGAAATATGAATACCCGCTAATTTCTTTTGAATTTCCTTTAAAAATCCATAACGGTTGTTTAAAAAAACATTATCTATTTTTATGGTTTTTTGTTTTAAATAATAACTGTATTTTCGTAACAATTCTTCATCAGAATCGCTTTGTATAAACGAATTTGTAGAAGGAACCTTTGAACCTCTTGTTACCGCCTTTGTTCGTTCCTTTTTAATCTTCTCTTCTAGTTCCAAAGTAACCTGTTTATTTAACTTTTTTGCAACACCTATAATCGTGTGAGAAGGATTTATAAATAAAAAATATCTGCTTTTTAATTCGGGCTGAATCATGGTATTTATTTTAATAGAATCAAAAGAAATGGGGAATTCTTCAAATGGTAATACTTTAAATAAATCTGATGTTAGCATTAGATTAATAAAAGAAATTAAACTGTCATATTTCTTTTATTTCCTTCGTATTTTTCAATTTTGTTTAATGCATCTAAACATGCCATTTGTTCAGCCTTTTTTTTGATTTTGTGAGTTCCTTCGCCTATAAAGATAAAGTTGTGATTGTACTTTCTAATATTTTCAAATGTTTTAATCTTATCAAAATCAATAGCGGTTGTATGATCTAGTGTATGAATATTATCACTGAGACATAAATATACTCCCATGTTGTATCGTAATTCATCGTCTTGTTTCAAAATAATATACTCTGGTGTTTTTTTGAATTCTTTTTGGATTTTAACCTGAAGTATGTTTTTAAAATTATCATCTGTTTCTAAAATCTCATTCCAATCTACTAAATTTTCATATATGTATTCTATGAAAATTTGACAATATTGAAACCCTGCGCCTACATTAAAGTAGGTTTTGAATAGAGGGTCGTCTATAGGTACATTATTTGCATCTAGAAATAATGCACCTAAAAATGATTCAAACAAACAACCTAATTTTTTATAGTTGATCCGTATCTTTTTATCTTCTGCGTTTTTTGATATAATAAACCATTTCTGTAGCCCGATTTTGTAGGCTAGTTTTCCAATATGTTCATTTTTAACAAGACATATTTTTTTCTCTGTCATAAAGCCCTCATCTGCATCTGGAAATCTCTTATATAAATACAACTTGGTTATCGCTTCTAAAATACCATCTCCTAAAAATTCCAGGCGCTCGTTAGATGAATGTTTTAACTCTATGCAATCATATGGTTTTTGCAACTGTTTCACATCTGGTTGAACCATATAAGAACGATGAATAAATGATCTTTTAAAAAGATCCATATTTTTAACTTTATAGTAAACTTGGTGGCTTTCTAATAAATTATTTATATCTGTTTCAGTAATTTCAATGTTTTTATTATTATAAGGATTGATTCTGTCTTCCATACTAGATAAATAACAAACTTATATTTATATTCTTATTGAACTCGTCAAATAAGTTTATAATACTTATTATTTTACTTTATATTTATAATGGCTAGAGTACAAATAAGAGATATTCCTCATTTGCAGGATAGTATAAATTCAATTTCAAAGGTAGTTCAAGATATTAAGAACGGGCCTTTTGAAATTTATTATGGTTCAATAAAAACAACTCTTGTTGTTGGATACCAATCCTTGGATCAACTGAATGGGTATACGTTAGATATAAATGGAAGTACAAGAATTAATGGAATATCGCTATTTAATTCAAATGTATCAATTAAGGGGTTTTTAGATGTTACGAAAGACGTAACCTTTAACGCGGATTTATATGTTATGGGTAATATAGCATCTTATTCTGATAAAAATCTTAAAAATAACATAACAAAACTTGAATCATGTTTAGAGAGTATAGAGCGTATAAATGGATATCGCTATAACAGAACAGATTTGTCCGGACAATCACAACTTGGATTAATTGCGCAAGAAGTTGAGATTAATTATCCTGAGATTGTCTTTGAAAAAAATGATATTAAAAGTATTAATTATTCATCTTTTATAGCCGTTTTACTTGAATGTATAAAAGAATTAAATACCAAAATAGAAAATTTAGAAAATAAAATATTAACATAATTTATATGCCTTACATAAAAAGAATTTCATCAATGGTCGCGGGCGCCGATAATGGAGGAGGTGGAAGCAAAAAGGCTGGACTTGTTTATGGTTCGGACTGGAGACGTATCCCTAGAAGTGTTTTAATGACTGGTACCACAAATACCATTTTGGATTGCATGTTGAAAAACTGCAGAAAGGTATACACAGGTAAGGACGTGAATGGTAATAGTGTGTATGACACTATTTATATGCCTTTTACCACAACTTATGTTAATAGACGTGCTAGAAATAACACACTTAAATAGATCTTGATATAGTAGATTAATGAATATACAAATTGATTATAGAGAAAGAGATTTATTGAAAGAGTGTCAGGATCTTTTATGTGATTATCCCGATAAAACTTTAGAATCATTAAATCTTTTAATTGGTGATATTAGAATAGAAGATATTCTAATTGAACGTAAGACGCTTCAGGATTTAGAAGCAAGTATAAAAGATGGACGTTATACGGAACAATCCTTTCGTTTAACAAACGCGTTGAATGAAGGTTATAAAATTTATTATTTTCTAGAAGGAAACTTAGAAAATTATAAAGGAAGTTTACCTAAAAAAACACTGATTAGTACGATTTATAGTTTAACATCAAAACAATTCTTTGTTATACAAACAAGTAATGTAAAGGAAACTGCGTTGTTTATCATGCAATTTTCAGAAAAAATAAATAAGCCAACTGTTTTAAAAACATATGAGGAGTCCAGCGTGACAAAACAAAAAAATAAAAACATAACCCGAGACAACATTAGTCTATATATGCTGTGTCAAATACCAAGTATTAGTATAAATACTGCAACTATTATTATGGATAAATACGGACATATAAATAATTTAATTGTTGCTCTAAAAACAAATCCGAATGAGATCCATGAGTTCTCTTATTTAAAGGACGATAAACCCAAGAAATTGAATAAAACAGTTTGTAAAAATATAACGGATTATCTATCGTAAAGCGTCATTACACCTGGGTTTCCTTGTGTTTGATTTTCTTTATCATAGGCCACATATTGATTTTGATTAAATGGCGGACGACTTAAGGCTGCGTCACCGTTACAGTTTGAAGGAGATTCATGCATAACTCCTCCTTCACTTGGTTCAAAGAAATTTTGTCTTATTTCGTACATTTGAGTGCCTTGTGTTGTATATACTTTTTCTAAATGTAAAATGGGACATTTTAAATTACTTGCCCTTTGCCATTCAATATACTCCTTGTATTCTTGAAGATCCTTCATTTGTATAGGGTTTACACCAGGTACCTTTGCCTTTGTAGGGTCATAAATTAAAATGTGATTTCCGTCTTTAATTAAGGTAGTAGGGCAATTTCCGCTTACAAATCCCTCTTTTTGGTTTAGTAAAAATACAATCCCCCAAATATACATAAGAATGATGATAATTAACATAATTTTATTCATTTTTATTATAGTGATATAATATAATGCCCAAAGTAGAAAAAATAGAGCCCTCTTCTTATCCTTCTTGTGAGAAAAAAACGCGTCATTTGACTGGAGTCGTTTTAATGTTTCATCCAGAATGCGGACATTGCGTTCAAATGCGACCTGCATGGGAAATGATGAAGAAAAGAGTACCTTCCAATGTTAAAATTGTTGAAATTGATGGGTCTGAAATGTCTTCAAGTCCAACTCTTTCGCGTAGTATGGTAGGACAGCAAACCGAGGGTTTCCCAACAATTATGCGTTTAACCAACGGGAAAGTTGTAGAAAAATTTTCGGGGGAGAGAACACCTGAAAATCTTGTTGAGTTTGTATCTAAATCTGCGTCAAAATCTCCAAGCAGAAAACGAAAGCGATCAAATAGTTCAAAGGTAAGAAGGACAAAAAATACTCGTAAAAATAGAAGATCTAAGAAATAAGAAAATTGATATGAAAATAATACTCTTTATTTTTATAAAAAAATGACTGAGTGCAAACTTATAGATTTCAATGTCTCGGACAAGGAGGAGTTTGTTATCCAAATGTTTGGTATAGACGAATCTCGCAAAACCTATTCTATTAGTATATATGATTATACCCCATTCATATATATTCGTGTCGGTAATGATTGGACTACTAAACACTGTGATGATTTTATAGATCATTTAAAAAATCATGAGAATGGTGCAATCAAATATAGTTTTAAAACAATTGTTAGTTATGAAATGGTTTCTAAAAAATCTCTTTATGGATTTGATGGTGGCAAATTTCACAAGTTTATCTACATTAGAAGTAAAAATATGAAGTTTATTTACGCGATCAAACAGTTGTATTATATAAAAGAAACACAGAAGGTCAAGCCCTATCCTTTTAACGGAGTAAACACGTCTATCTATGAATGTATGGTTCCGCCCCTACTTCGTTTCTTTCATATTCAAGAGATCAGTCCTTCAGGATGGATTAAATTGACAAAGTTTGATAAGGTAAAAGTAAAAAAAACGCGGTGCGATTACGAACTATGTTGTAAATATAAAAATATTATTGCTTTGGATAAAGATACGATGGTGCCGTATAAAATATGTAGTTTTGATATTGAGGCCAGCAGTAGCCATGGCGACTTCCCAGAGGCCATTAAAGATTATAAAAAGGTGGCGTACGACATTGTGTACCGTCTTGAAAAGGCTTCAAAGGACGACTACGGAATGCTACTCAAGGAATTTCTTTTGAATGTATTTAATCTAAAACGAAGTTTGGATATTGATATTTGTTTTCCCAAAGAACCTGTTACAGAGTCTATGGTGTTAGAAACTGTAAAGAGCATGTTGAAAATGAAAATAGAAAAGAAGACAGAACTAGAGGATAAGATTCAAAAGTATTTTAAAAGCGAGACGGAAGGTGAAGGTGACGGTGATGAAGACAAAGACTCTGAGCCTGTCTCGGAAGAATATTACGCAGAACGAAAGGTTGTTTATAACTCGCTTAAGTCGCAATCTGACCTGGTTGATATGTTATCTTCTAGCGAGATTGATACTCCTGTAAAAATTGTTTATTTGATGGATTTGCTGGATTCTTCGTTTCCTCCCTTGGAGGGCGATCAAGTGACCTTTATCGGCTCTACCTTTGTAAATTATGGAGAAGAAATACCTTACTTACAACACTGCGTGTGTGTAAACAAGTCAGATACGATTGTACCGAATCATACTTTGGAATGTTATCCAACCGAAAAAGAGGCGCTAATTGCTTGGTCCGAATTGATTAAAAAGGAAGATCCTGATATCATTATTGGATACAACATTTTCGGGTTTGATTACAAATTCATGTTTGAAAGAGCAAGCGAATTAGACTGTATAGAAAAATTCATGGATTTGGGTAGAAACTTGGAGTACTGCATTGAACCTGAAGAGTCAAAGATTGTTTTGGCGTCTGGTCCTTATGACTTAACGCGGCTTCCTATGTGTGGCAGACTACAGATTGATATGTATACTTATATGAGGAAAGAATTCAATCTATCTTCCTATAAATTAGACTATGTTGCAGGTTATTTGTTGAGTGATTCGGTAAAAGGATTTGAAAATATGGAATCTACATGTAAAGTTATCACAAAAAACACCAAGGGTCTTGAACAAGGATCTTATGTGCATTTTGAAATTGTAAATAATTCGTGTGACCTCTATGAAGACGGCAAAAAATTCAGAGTCACCGATATTTTAAAGGACGGGTTTATTGTGGAAGGGACGATACAATCAAGCGAAAAAATAAAATGGGGTATGGCGAAAGATGACGTGTCTCCGCAACAAATCTTTGAAATGACGAAGAAGGGTCCTGCCGAAAAAGGTATCATTGCAAAGTACTGTATTCAGGATTGTAATTTAGTACATCATATTTTCCAAAAGGTTGATGTGTTGACAACCTTTATTGAAATGAGTAAATTGTGTAGTGTACCAATAGACTTTCTGGTCATGCGCGGACAAGGAATCAAAGGGACTAGTTATGTTGCTAAAAAATGCCGAGAGAATGACGTTCTTATGCCTCTTATCTCAAAGGGTAACATGAATGATGCCTATGAGGGTGCGATTGTGCTTGAACCCAAATGCAATCTTTATTTAGAAGATCCAGTCGCGTGTGTAGATTATGGTTCTCTTTATCCGTCTTCTATCATTAGTGAGAATTTATCACACGATAGTAAGGTATGGACGAAGGAATATGACTTGGCAGGCGATATCAAAAAAGATCATCATGGAAAAGATATGATTACTGGTTCTAGAAATGTGAAGGGCGAGTTTATTTATGATAATTTAGAGGGGTATAAGTATGTAGATGTAAGATATGATACGTTTGCCTATAGAAAAACTGGAAGCAGTGCGGCGGTAAAGGTTTTAACCGGTTATAAAGTCTGTAGGTTTGCTCAATATCCCAACGGTAAAAAGGCAATTTTACCCTCTATTTTGCAGGAACTTTTGTTGGCGCGAAAGACGACTAAAAAACAAATGGAAAAGGAAACCGATCCCTTTAAAAAGAATATCTTGGATAAGAGGCAACTGAGTATCAAGGTAACCGCGAATAGTTTATACGGACAGTGTGGAGCAAAAACAAGTACCTTTTATGAAATGGATGTGGCTGCGTCAACTACGGCAGTAGGCCGAAAACTCTTGATCTACGGGAAAGAAGTTATTGAAAATGTATATGGTGATGCAACGGTAGACACAAAATACGGGCCGATGAAGACGGCTGCAGAATATATTTACGGCGACACAGACTCTATCTTCTTTACCTTTAACCTTACTCAAAATGGTGAAAAAATAGATCCTCAAAAGGCGCTGGAGGTTACGATTGAACTCGCGCAAGAAGCTGGACAATTAGCAACCATGTTTCTTAAAAAGCCTCATGATTTAGAATACGAAAAAACATTCCTACCCTTTTGTCTTTTATCAAAGAAGAGATATGTGGGGATGTTATATGAGTATGACCCGACGCAGTGCAAGCGCAAGTCTATGGGTATCGTTTTGAAAAGGCGAGACAATGCGCCGATTGTAAAGGATGTTTATGGTGGAATTATTGATATTCTAATGAAGGATAAAAACATTGATAAATCCATTGAGTTTCTGCATAGTATGCTCACAATGATATCCGATAAAAAGGTACCCATTGAAAAGTTAATTATCAGTAAGTCTATTAGATCCTTTTATAAAAATCCAAAGGCAATCGCACATAACGTTTTAGCGGAGAGAATTGGTGTCCGTGATCCAGGAAATAAACCGTCGCCTGGAGACCGTATTCCGTATGTCTACATCGTAAACCCTGGTGCAAAACTACAAGGAGAAAAAATAGAAACGCCTGCGTTTATTAAAGATAATCATTCAAAGATTGACTATGGCTTTTACATATCAAATCAAATCATGAAACCCGTGTTACAGATCTATGGTTTGGTTTTATACAAAATGAAAGAATTCAAGAGAAGAAAGATTTCCTTTATGAATGAACTAGACACGCTCAAGGATACGATGGAATATGATAAGTTTGTAAAAAAATCGCAGCAAATGCATAACAAGGAAGTTGAAAAGATATTGTTTGAAACCTATCTAAGAAAGGACAAAAATGTAAAAGCTGGAAATACACCCATTACTTCCTTCTTTAAAAAACCATAATATATATGATACCTCTAATTGTAGCAACATTAGCACCCATCGTAAATTGTGTCCAATTATTACCGCAAATATATAAAACTTATCGCACAAAAAGTGTTAAGGATTTATCTTTTTATTCTTTATTACTACTTTTAACAACAATTATTCTTTGGTTGCTACACGGATATTTTATAAATGATATTTCACTTGTTGTAGCCGGAATAATCAGTCTAGTTTTAAATATATCATTAATAAGATTATACTTTCTTTACCGGAAAGGATCTAAGGCCTAAGGTCTAATGCCTGAGGCCTAAGGTCTAAGGTCTAAGGTCTAATGCCTGAGGCCTAAGGTCTAAGGTACCAATTGATAGACAAGTAATCCATGACACCTCCGGTAGAAGTATCTACGGACTTTAGATTGGGTCCCTTTCCAAATACATTTTGTATTTCTTCATAATTTAATGCATGGCTATAGTAGCGCAAGGAAGAGATAAACCCGCTAAACCCTTCACTATCGCCAATAATAGTATCGTAATAATTTTGTCTCGGCAAATTTGTAAACGTTTTTCGCTGTGTTAACACTCCGTTAATATAAATATCTGCCGTTTTATGTTCAACACGCATGGTAACACATACCCATTTTTTAATAGGAATATTATGTATCGTAATGGTCTCCGCATATTCTTGTACGGACTCTTTATTTTTAAAGGTATTTATTACAAAATAAAGGTTTACATGACTATCGGTTGTCTTAGACGGTATTCTAGAAGGTAATATGGTTGAGTTGTCTTGTTGAGTGATAAATAATCCAGGCGATGCATTCACTATTTTTTTATCAATGTTAGTTTTTAAAAGCGGGTTAACACCTGTAGTATTTGTTTCGTTATTTCCTTTTGAAAAGATGCGTTGATACGAGCCGGGATCCTTGTTTATTTTATCCACATAAAACCAGACATTCCATGTATATTCTAATCCATATTCTTCGTTAATAGAACGTAAAATAGGTACAGAATCTTCTACATTCGGATTAGATGAAACCACCTTTGTATTATTTGACAAAACCATACCATTAATGATAAAAGGATCTGGGTTATTGCCTACCCACTTTTGAATGAGTTTAATTCCAAAATTAAATAGTACGACAAACAATAAAAAGACAAGTATAATAAATACAAATCTGGTAATTAAAGTATTTGAATCAGTAAAATTCTTAAACATTGCGCCTGCAGTAGACAATGTTGCAACCTTAGTGTCGGTTGACATGGTTTTTTTTGCCTCCGTAACCTTTTCGGCAACACTGTTCTTTATGTTGATTATTCCTTCTTTTGCCTTTTCACCCATCTCCTTTGTTTTTTCATAAGCATTGGATACCTGTTTACTTATCGTTGAATTTGTTTTGACGGAATTTAGTGGTTTATTTGAATTAGGTTTTTTGGCATTATTCATTATATTATATTAGAATATATTTAGCAACTGGATTATTATCTTGATAAAAAGTAAAGGTTGCATTATAACGATTCAACAAATTGCCGAATAAATTATCGCTAAAACCTCCCTTGTATATATCCCAAGCCTCTTGTGGAGACACGATTTTATTATAATATCTAGTGTTTGATATTTGTCCGGAAAATCCTACATTATCTTTACATAATTTAATTTCGCCCTGATTCTTTGGCATGAATAAAGGATCATTATGTATATGAGTATCTGTTAACTTACCATTAATATAGGTGTCTGTATTATTTGTATCAAACGATACCGTTATATTTACCCATTTTTGTATGTTAATATTTTCAATGTTGATGGTTTCTTCTTTTGTGGTCGTTCCTGAATTGCTAAATGTAAAATATTTTATAATTAATTTATTGTCATATCCATCAAGCGACAATGATGTAGATTTATCATCAGTTAATTTGTAATGAATAATATTTTTCTCTTTACCAAATCCTACATTCCAATCCTGAATATAAATCCACGTGCTTAATGAGTAGGTGGAAGTAATCGTTGGCAATTTATTAGCAGGGTATACTATTTCCAGGTCAGCAGAAGCAGGTGAATCCAATATGGGTTTGTAAGATTTAAATAAAGATAAGTTACCTAAAATAAATATAGATAAGACGGCTAAAAATACAATCAATATTAATTTAACTCTGCCTTGAACTTGGTCTGTAAAAACTAAGTAAACTCCAAAAATGATAATAAGAATAACTATAATTGAAGATAATGAACTAACTTCCATTATATTACTATAATAAATTAAATAGGTGTACTTTTATTATGAAATGTTTTATAAATAGAATTTATTTTAGATGCAGATAAGGGTATATTGTAATATTTCATATTGCAAACACCTCCCACGTTATCGTTATCAGATGAACCAACAATTAACATTTCTTGAGACGACATATACGGGACAAAACTCGTTGTGGTTACTAAATTATTATTGATAAACATATCAAATGTTCCATAATTATAATTCATTACGATATGGTTCCATCTTTGAAATAAAATGTTGTTTGTTTTGTAGATGGTTGTTGGTCTATTGAATTTATTTCTTGTCGCATTTTTATCTTTTACTTCAACTATTAATTCGCCTTTTTCTGGGCTGTAATACAGAGATGGTTTAAATCCAAATGTCATTATTGTTTGCTTTTTGGTGCTCTCAATTGTATTAAAAAATACCCAAAATGATAAGGAGTAATGATATAAGTTACCTGTTGTTATAGATTGTCCAAAAACAATAGACGGTACAGATAATGCGGTATAACCTAATGCAGATGTGGCAGAGTAAAGTATTTCAATTTTTTCTACAAAACTTAATAGGGCGGGATGTTTAAGTACTAAATAAGAAATATAGGCTCTTAATAATTCAGGACGATTGTCCCATAAAAAGGCTAGTTTGTCCATGTCCTTTTGTATGGAAGGATCTTCTTGAAATAGTTTATTCAAAATATCCTGTTCTGAAATTTTCAGATAACGAATCCAATTATTTACTGTTTTAGTATCTTCATTCATAACAGATGTAAATGATTCTATGGTTCCATATTTTGATTTAAGATAACTAAAATTTCCCGATAAATCCATAAGAGAGCCTGACAAATCTATAAGATTACCCGATACATCAACCTTTTCAGGTAATTTAAAAGACTCTAGTTTTAATAATAATTTGTGGACCCATCTATCATAAAAAGGTAAGGATTTTAGAATTTTTGCGTTTAGTTCGGTTCGTGATAAAGAAACGATGTTTGTATTTAAATATACAGGCTTATCTATTAATAAAACCCCGTCATTTTTGTATATTTCCTTACTTATTTCTGGTATCAAATAAACAAATAGGATATATATAAATAAAATGACAAATAGGATAAAGGTTGTTGTGGGAGTGTCATTGTAATCTTTCTTTACAAACTCAATAAAGTCTGTAAGTAAACATGGAATATACATGATAACATCCTTTACTATTTGTAGTACAGGATTGTCAAAGGATCCGTCTTCACCTGAATATTTGTTTAATAATGCTAAAACAATAATCAATAATCCTAATGTATACCACAATGAATAATCTAATAAAAATACAGAGGCGTGTATAAAGCCTCTATAGATAAAATAGGTTCCGGTTGCTACTGCAACTAAAATAAGAATGAATTTAGAATACTTTATAAAGTAAAAGGAGAAATCAGTAAAGAGATCTGAAACTTGAACTGTGGTTGATTTTATTTGTCTTTCCATAAAAATGATTGCACAAAATATAGTAAACACGTATATAACGATGAGGGGTATTTTAAAAAGGTCTACTACATGGTAAGGATTTGCATAAAATATATAATACCCCAGAATAAGAATAAAAAACAATACGCCAAAAATAATAGTATTTGACAATAAGGCCATTGTTATACTATTAGATTAAATATTCTCCATTGAAGTTTTTTCTCCGTGACAATTTCTACATAAAGCAACCAAATTATTTATATCATTTGTACCTCCTTGGTCAAGTCTTTTTACATGATCTACTTCAAACCACGCGGTAAGTTGTTGTCTGCATTTTTGACACTTCCAATTTTGATGAGCGGCCACATATTTCTTTTTTGTCTCACTCACGCTTCGCTTGTTGGATGACTTTCCGGAAGTTTCTATTCTCTGAGATGAAGGGTCTCCCTTACTTAAAAAAGGCTGAATCATATCCTTTGTGTTTCTGTCTATAGGAACAACATTAATATATTGCTTTGCAGCGTTCATCAATGTCCAACTTTCAGCGGGATTTCTATTCATGATAATTAACACTCCTATACTCATGAGTGCAATTAATCCAATTTTATAATATTTGGTATATTGTTTAAAGTTATTTACAATATAATTGTCATAATAAGTATTGTACATAAGACCTCCTGTAATCAAAAGAATCGTAAACTGAGGTGTCATTTAATTTTATAAATATAAAAAAATATTAAAACAACAATAGATATAAAAAAGAGATTGTGAGTCCGTCTTTGTTTATACATTTCTTCTTTTGGAAATATTTCATTTTTATATTCATCATACTCCTTTATATGTTTCTTTTTTACGGTATTGAATTTTTTATAAAGTAAATACCCATATTCATTCATTGTCTCGGATTTTTCATAGTAACAATGGATAGGATTGTTTATGATGATATCAAATAAAATATTTTGATCTTCTTCGGTCATAAAAAAGGGAATAGCTTTTATTAATTCGGATATTTTTTTCTTGTTTGGCTTAGAGGGTTGATAAAAATAACATGCGTATCTTATATATTGAAACACGCAATCACTATTCATTTAATATATAATATAAATATAATTACATCTATAAACTAGATGGATTCAAAAAAATATTTATGTAATAACTGTGGTAATTATGGGCATTTATTTTACAATTGTAAAAAACCCATAACCAGTTTTGGAATTATATGTTATAGACGTAACTTGAAAAATAATATTGAATATTTATTGGTTCAACGAAAGGACACGCTAGGATATGTAGACTTCTTGAGAGGAAAATATTCCGAGACAAATAATTTTCAACTCATTAATATTATCAATGAAATGACACAGGAAGAAAAAAAGGATATCATAGAAAAAACTTATAAGGAACTTTGGTCTAAACTATGGAATAATGTTCTAGAAACATATGAATTAAAGAATGAGGAAAAATTCAACTATATTAAAAAAAATAAGATGTTTTTATTTACTTCCGGTACAAAATGGGAAGAACCTGAATGGGGATTTCCAAAGGGTAGAAGAAATTATAAAGAAAAGGATCTAGAATGTGCCTTGAGAGAGTTTAGTGAGGAAACCGGATACGATAATAGCGATATCACCCTTTTGAAAAATTTATCGCCTTTTGAAGAAATCTTTACGGGTTCTAATTTAAAATCGTACAAACATAAATATTTTCTAGCATCAATCCCCTATTTTGTTTCTTTAGATGATTGTAATTATCAAAAGTGTGAAATTGGAAACATGAAATGGTTTTCTTACGATAACTCTATAAAACAAATAAGAGATTACAACATAGAAAAAATAGAGTTACTTAGAGACATAAATAAATTGTTAGAAGAAAACATAATTTTTTAATATGAAATAACTATAAATGGAAAAAATAGGGATATACCCTCATTTAGACGATCCACAATTACAAAAAAAAATTACCCTTAAAAAAGAATTTGCTTATAAATATGATGGCGCGATTGAAGGTATTTCAAAAAAATCAAAAAAGATTTGTATGAAAAACACCACTTTTGAACTTAATCCTCATCAAGAATTTGTAAAAAGATTTATATCCTATGCTACTCCTTATAATGGCCTCCTTCTTTATCACGGTCTAGGAAGCGGCAAGACTTGCTCTGCCAGTAGCATGACCGAATCGCTTAGAATGTATTCAAGATATATACCCAATTTTAAAAAAATACTTATTGTGGCTTCTCCGAACGTGCAGGAGAACTTTAAATTACAATTGTTTGACCCTAACAAGTTAATAAAAAAGAATGGACTATGGGATTTAAATGGTTGTGTGGGAAACTCGCTTCTAAATGAATTGAATATGTATACCATTCACGATTTAGAAAAAGAGGATATTGTGTACATGATAAAAAAGATTATAAAAGAAAACTACTCCTTTATTGGGTATGTAAGTTTCGCTAATTTTATAAAAAAGTGTCTGGATTCTAGAGATAGAAAGAGGTTGAAATATACCTTTGAATCGCGAGTAGTTGTCATTGACGAAATTCATAATATTAGAGTGAGCGACCAGGCAAGCGATAGTATAGGTAAAAAGGTCGCAGAGATGTTAGATTCTTTAGTAAGGGTTGTAAAGGGTATTAAATTGATTTTTTTAACCGGAACTCCTATGTACAATGATCCTAAAGAGATTATATTTTTGCTTAATATTTTTAACTTGAATGATAACCGACCCACACTTAAAATAAAGGATGTGTTTACTAAAAGTGGAGACCTAACGAGGGAAGGCGAAAGACTATTAATAAAGGCTTCTAACGGGTATATATCTTATGTAAGAGGCGAAAATCCTTATGCATTCCCTTATATGGTTACGCCTCAATTATACAACGACCCAAAATCAACCAAGAGAATGAGTTCGCCGAAGTATCAGTTTAATGGAAAAAAGATTGAGAGCCCTATAGAACATTTGGATTTGTATGGGTCCTATTTATCAGATATACAAGAAGCCGCGTATGAAAAAATAATTGACGATATTTATGATAAATATAAGGATAGTGATGATTTTGAGCACCTTGAGTCTCTTGGCTATAATCAGTTGTTAAGACCCATTCAAAGTTTAATCATTACTTATCCTGAAGGCAATCGTTTCTTAACAAGCGAAGATGGGTTGAATTATGCAATGAAATACAAGTCAAACAAGTCCGAGTTTGAATACAAACAAAATGAGTTAAATGGTATGTTTAAATATGAAAATATAGGCAAATATAGTTCAAAAATAAAGGCTATTCTGGATTGTATTTTAGAGTCAAAGGGTATTGTTTTAATTTATTCGCAGTACATTTACGGAGGCATTCTTCCAATGGCTCTTGCATTAGAAGAACTTGGATTCAAAAGATACGGTGACGCAGCAAATAGTTTATTAAAGGACAAGCCTAATCCTCTTAACATATACAATTTAAAAAATGATCCCGGATATACAGGTAAAAATAAACAGGCAAACTATTCCATTATTAGTGGAGATATTAATCTCAGTACAAACAACAACGCGGAGATTGATGCTCTAACCATAAACAATTCTGAAGGAGAAAGAGTAAAGGTTGTATTGATATCCCAGGCCGGTACAGAAGGTATAGACTTAAAGAATCTGAGACAAGTTCATGTCATTGAGCCGTGGTATAATCTAAATAGAATAGAACAAATTATAGGAAGAGCGCGCAGAAATTGCAGTCATATAGAACTTCCCCTGGAAGAAAGAAATGTAACTCTTTTTTTACATTGTTCCTATTTAAATGATCCTGAGATGGAATCCATAGATAGGATGATTTATAGGTTTGCCGAAAAAAAATCCGTAAAAATCGGGCGCGTGTCTCGGATTTTAAAATCGGTATCGGTGGATTGTTTGTTAAATCAAGGCCAACAAAACTTTGCAAACATAAAGGAGATCATTCCTATCACTTTAAGTAATGGAATAAATATTCAATATTCTGTAAAGGACGAACCCTTCAGCAGTTTATGCGACTATATGGAAAACTGTGAATTTAGTTGTGTGAATAAAGTAGATGAGGATGATAAAACGGATTTTTCAACCTTTTCTTATTCAAATCTAATCAATAACAAAATCACTGAAAAAATCAAATTACTCTTTAATAGGAGACATGTTTATAAGTTAGATGAAATATTACATTTGTTGCGTTCTGCGACTGTTAAAAAATTGGAGATCATTAGAACTCTGAATGAAATGATTGAATACAAAACTACGATTAGTGATAAATTTTCAAAAACGGGATATATTGTGCAAATCGCAGACCTTTATTTATTTCAACCCGACGAAATATCTGATCCTCAAATACTTATGCACGATAGAATGCGTCCTATTCCTATAAAGGAAAAGTATTTCAAAGGTGAATTAGAGGAAGTAAAAGAGGAGATTGACTTTTTTAGTGAAATAAAGGCGCTTTATATAAAGGGAACTACTGAAAAGGAAAAAAATGATGATGATTGGTATAGTTCATACTATTCTGCATCTCAATATATGATAAATACAGTTGGAATTTCAAGAGATAAACTAGATGACTATTTAATAACCCATTTATGCGAACAATGTGTAGAAGAGGAAGAGGTTTCGCTCCTGGATCATTTATTTTCAAAAGAGGACCTGGATGAGTTTGAGACAAAATTAATGAGATACTACAGGCCGTTGATTGTAGAAAAGGAGGGTATCACTGCAATTGGAATCTTAGGAAGAGAAGAAAGTCACTCTATTATGAAAATTTATATTTTGTTACCAGAGTTAATTGGTATTGCCAAAAATATTTGGAGAAAGGCAACCTTGTCTGAAAGAGAACTATTTAAAGGTATTTACAAATATAAAAAGTCTCCCTTTTCGGACGTTATTGGATTCATGGGTTATTTTAATGATAAAAAGTATCAGTTTAAAATAAAAAAGAAGGTTGTTACTACAACTGTTACAGGTACTTATGTCATGAACGATAAGAAGAGCGACATCTTAAACCTAATCAATAATGATATTCTTAAAAAGACAGTCTATACGATAGAAAATACCAAGGGTATAAACAGAACCAATATTACCATTATGGCTGAAATTTATATGAGATATTATGATGAGATGAAGAGTATAAGATATTTTTTATCTAAAAGAGAATATTATATTTTAATTGAAAAACCTTTTTTAGAAAGTTAAAATTGAATTAAATAAAATACAATATATTATTGTAGAATGGCCGAAACAATTCCAAATCCTCCTTTTGAGATTAAGAACGTAGAAGGACTTGAATATTTAAAAACCATTGAAAAATCGTCAGTTGATTTAATATTAACAGACCCTCCCTATATTATTTCAAGAGAATCAGGGATGAACACTCATTATAATAAGGTTAAACATAATGAAGAAAATGATATAGAGTTTGAAAAAACAGAAGAAGAATGGGAAGCCTATAAAAAGGAACACGAACTAACAGACGATAAGAAGAATAATTATATGAAATATGGAACCATTTACGGGAAAAAATATTGTGTGAAGACGGACTATGGAGATTGGGATAATGATTTTACCGTTGAAATATTGGAACAATTCATAAGCGAATATTATAAGATTCTAAAAAATGGAGGAACACTTATTATATTCTTTGATTTGTGGAAAATTACCATATTAAAAGATATTATGGAGAAACATAAATTTAAACAAATAAGAATGATTGAATGGATCAAGACAAACCCGCAACCCTTAAACTCTTCTGTGAATTATCTAACAAATTGTCGCGAGATCGCTCTAATAGGTATTAAAGGAAGCAAACCAACCTTTAATAGTAAATACGATAATGGTATCTATATGTACCCACTTCAGGGAGGTAAAAATAGGTTTCATCCAACCCAGAAAAGTTTACCTTTATTTGAAGAATTAATTAGAAAACACTCAAACGAAAATGATATTGTTTTGGATACTTTCTTGGGTGGTGGAACAACCGCGATTGCTTGCAAAAATATGAAGCGTTCCTTTAAAGGTTGTGAGGTGTCTACGGAATACTTTGATAAAGTTATGACACTAATTTAATCCTCTTTTTATATTTAATTTCATTTATAACAGGAATAACAAATTGTGAATAAGAATAAATATTTTTATTGAATTCTACCGGGTCGTACCAATAGGTAGTACTTTTACAATTAATACTATTTTTATAAAATGCATATTTTTCCCAAGGAAACTCAAATGGAAATGATCTATAACATTCTATATTTTTTGCAGAGTAAATTTTATCGGTGTCTCTTTCTGTTTTACAAACCTGTCTCTTTTGCAAATTGCAATGATTACATAATGGCTGAAAATCTGTAATCAACTGGGTTTTTGTATTTAATACACGTTCGTCATTATATAAGTCGTTTTTATGATCACAAATTGTAGAAGTGTTTCCACAAACTACACACGACATACTTGTAATTTTTTTGTGTATCTTTGGACATATATCTCTTTTTTGTGTATTCATTCTTTCGGAATGAATAAATATTCCAATAATACCACTCCCTCTTTTATTTTTTAAAAACTCACACAACATATCTTCATCTATTTTATCATCATTTTCACTATAGGTTTTTGTTTTTTTTGTTGAATAAATAACTGTATAATTATATTTTTTATTCCATAATCTATCTCCAACCCCATTTCCACCCCAATGTAATTTTGGAAATTTGCGTATTATTTCTTCTGTTGATAATATTGTTTTGAAATTATTTGTTGCGGTTCTAATCATTTCGTCCATTACTTTCAATATTAGAAATATGATTTTTAAATTCAATTTTTAATATATAAAATTGAATTAGATAGAATAGAATAATGCATTGTAAAGATGTCTTCTCTTGTTAATTACTCAAATATTCCTGAGACCATTTCTATTTCGTACGCGGACATTCCAAATGACATTAATAGTTACTTTATAAATTACGCGAAAAAACAAATAGAGGGTCGGTGCAGAAAGGAAGGATATATCTATCCAAATACCCTGTCTATTCAAAGTTATTCAACCGGTATCCTATTTGGAGATAGAGTAAAATACGACGTTGTTTTTTCGGGACAGGTCTGCAATCCTGAAACAAACATGAACGTAGACTGTAAAATTATTAACATCACAAAAATAGGAATACGCGCCATTATTAGCGATGTTAACAATCCAATGATATTGTTTATTAGCAGAGAACATAATCAAACCAAAGACTTTGATGATTATAGCGTGAATCAGATGATAAATGTGAGAATACTTGGTACTAGGTTTGAGATCTATGATACTTATATTTCGGCGATTGCAGAAATTAACTAATCGCAGAAAGTATTTAAATATTTAACCATACCCTTTTTTATTATGTGTACAAAGGATCTTGAGAAAATGTGCCGAACCATAGATACATTTTCAAAAGAAGAACATATTAATATTTTAAAGGTTATCGTAGAGACAGACACAACACGAGTGAGTGAAAATAACAACGGTACCTTTATTCATATGGAGGATCTATCAGAGCAAACGTTGATAAATATTCAAAAGTATATAGACTATGTTCTTTTGAAAGAAGGAGACATACAAAAGATTGAGGATACAAAGGAAAAAATCAAAAAGGATATAAATGAATATTCCTATCCTATTTAGATGATTACTGTTGATAAGGTTTCGCCATTCTTTTTGAAATCTAGATTTGATATTCCAGATTTCAAAAAAAAGAGAACCCATGTGAATATAAAGGACAGGCTTTTTTATTCCATTTATACAAAAGCGAACTCTATTGACATAACAGATATTAATTCTTTGCATTATAATGAGTTAAATGAGAAAATGAAGATCGCGGAGTCTATTGAAAAAATTAAATTTAAGAATAAAGAGACCATCATGAATAATTTAATGTATGACAAACAAATAGACCTATTTACATTGGCAATTTTATGCCTTCATTATAAAATGAACCTTATTTTTATTAATTCTCAAACGTATCTTCGTTTTGAAAATTCCGACAGCCCCTATTTGTTTATGGATGATAGTTATAAGTTTGTGGATAAGACGATGGATGTCATAAACGATCTTCTAGAGATTTCTTTGGATAAACCGTTGAAATCTATCGCCTATTATAAATTAGCAGATCTTCAAGATATGGCTAGAAGACTAAATCTACCCGTTGAAAAAAATAAAAAGTCAGAGTTATATGAATCTATCAAATGTATATTAACGAAATTATATAAAATTGAATGATTTAATAAATATATCTATATATATAGAATGCAAAATTTATCATCTGCTTTATTTGTATATGAAAGTATACTGAATTTTAAGTTTGATAAAAAATCATCAAAACCCATAGAGGAGTATGATGTAAGAATGCCAAACACAAATGTAGAGTGCGAGGTGAGATTTTCAAAGATTGATAAATTGCGCTTTGAAAGAGTCTATAAAACATTGCTTTCCTATGGCTTTAAAAAGCATAATGACGGATATCAGCTAAAGATCATGCACTATCATGAACCATCTGCAAAGGTTAGGTGCGAACTTAATGATTTGACTCAAATACGTGAATTCTGTAAAACAAACATACTTCCAGATAAGACAAATTATGTATTAAAACAAAAATTTACAGAGTATCCTAATTATTATGATAACAAAGACTTTAATTTTAGAGTGGCAATCCAGAAAGAATTCACTCTAGACCAATCCGATAAGATTGTCTCGGATATTTTGAATGAATGGGCTACGATAGAGAAGTCATTTCGTTATATGAATCGTATCACTCTCATTCATCCTGATATAAAAGGATTGCAGGTTGATTTGAGTATTGTTAAATCCGTTTTGAACAACGGTGCTCTTGTAAGAGAGAAGAAATTCTCTACTAGCAAACTCTTTTCACAGCCCGAGACCTATGAGATAGAGATTGAGTTGACAGACCTTAAATATAATCAGTCTCACATGCCCGATGTACTTAAAAATTTACAAAAAATTATACGATATGTTTGCATAGGAATTCAGGATTCGCCTTTTCCTATTAAAGAAATGGAACAAAATGAAATACTCATGGAATATTGTTCTCTTATTAAAGTCGCTGATAAGGGTCAAAAGATTACCAATCGTTTATTTATAGGTCCATCGTCTTATACTTTGCAAAAGGTTAACTTGATAGACGATCCTGAAAATAATAGTCCTTGCGTTCTAAGAGATTTTTGTGTCACTGAAAAAGCAGACGGTCTCAGAAAAATGTGCTTTGTCTCAAAGAAGGGGCGTATCTATATGATAGATGCAAACATGAAGGTACAATATACAGGGTCATTTTGTTCCGAGACAAGTTTATTTGACTCTTTGTTAGATGGTGAATATATTCAGTCTGGACACAATAAGGCATATATTAATTTGTATGGAGCATTTGATATCTACTACTACAATGGAAAAAACTGTAGAGCAGAGCCCTTTTATAATAAGGTGAATAAAAAGAATAGATACAATCTTTTGAGGGACTTCATTCAGAAATTAAATTCTTCTATACAACACGATTCTCCTGTTAATAAAATACGCTTTATGAAAAAGGACTTCTTTATGAGCGACGTAAATTCTATCATGGAATGTTGTCAAAAGATATACAGTAACAATGAATCAGGTATTTATGAGTATGAAGTAGATGGAATTATATTTACTTCTATGAGTTTGGGAGTTGGTATGGAAACGCCTCAAGATTCCATCAAAAATTATAAGTATACTTGGGGACACAGTTTTAAATGGAAACCGCCAGAGTTTAATACCATTGACTTTTTGGTAGAAGTAAGGCAAAAACATGGCTCGGACGAGATACAATATTTACCTTCTACAAAAAATAGTACAATTGTTCCATATAAAATTCTTAACCTGTTTGTGGGACATGATCCAAAAATACATGGACTTATTAATCCACAAGATATTTTGTTTAAAGGAAATATACCTAAACATGAGAAGTCTGAATACACCAAGACTCTGTTTGTACCAACCAGTCCTTACGATTCCTTCGCAAATATTTGTTATACTCCACTACAAGATGATATAAGCGGAGATGTGAAAATGTTTACGGAAAATAATGAAGTAATTGAAAACAATATGATTGTAGAATTTAAATACATCTTTGCAGACGACAAGAGATTTAGATGGGTGCCTCTAAGAGTTCGGTATGATAAGACGGCTGAACTGAGACAAACGGGTAAACAGTTCGGTAACGCGTTTAATGTAGCCAATAATAATTGGTACACCATTCACAATCCAATCACGAAAGAAATGTTAACCGATAAAGACCTTAAAATAGGATTTAACGAAATTGAGGATCAGTCCGTTTATTACAATAGAGTATCCGGTGACTCTCTTACCGTAAACTTACGTAAGTTCCATAACATAAACGTAAAAATGGTTTTATATGATGGCGTGATGAGTAAAAATTGTCTACTGATTGATTATGCTGTTGGAAAAGGCGGAGACATATCTAAGTGGCTAAAGAACAATCCTAAGTTTGTATTGGGAATTGACATTTCAAAGGATAATATTCATAATGTAAAAGATGGCGCGTGCGTAAGGTATTTGCAGAGAAAAAAGGAAAAAAGGAACATCTTTGATGCCCTGTTTATTTGCGGAGACACTAGTAAACTTATTTTAAAAGAGGACTTTGCTCAAACAGACGATCCGGAGGAAGAAGAAACTACTAAATTTGTATTTCAACAAGTAATGGGTGTCAAAGCCAAGAGCGGTAAAAAGGGAGCCTATGTTGAAAAACTATACGGTATCGGCGCGCAGTTATTTGATGTTGGAACCATACAGTTTGCGCTCCATTATATGTTTAAAGATAAGATAACCTTTCATAACTTTATGAAAAACTGTTCTGATACGATTAAAGAAGAGGGGTATTTGATCGGTACATGCTACGATGGTATAAAAATATTCAATCGGCTTTCAACAAAAGATTACAACGACAAAATAGAAATTTATAAATCTGAAAATGATGCAGACCCAAATGTGGAAAAGAAAAAGATATGGTCTATTACTAAAAAATACAATAACAGCGAGTTTAATGGCGACGTAGACTCTCTTGGATTAGCCATTTCAGTCTATCAAGAAACGATCAATAAGGAAGCAGAAGAGTATTTGGTTCACTTCCCGTATTTTATAGAAACGATGAAACAGTATGGGTTTGAAATGGAAAGTAAAATTCCAGGAATGGATGTTCAAGGTCACGGCGACTTTAGTGTTTTGTACGAGTACATGTTAAAAAATTCTCCTCCAGAATCTCAATTTATTATGGATGATAAAGAAAAGGAAATATCCTTCTTAAATAAGTATTTCGTATTCAAGAAAGTAAGAAAGGTTAATACGAACCTTGTCCATGACGGATTTACGTTAGAGCATGAACAGCCTGCTCTAAATAGGATTGGAGCGCCTAGAAAATTAAATAGACTAATTGTTTTATCAAAATAGAGACATTAACATATATAGAATAATGAATAGTTACAGTGTCTCGGATACATTAAATATCATTGACGATAAATCAGTAAAAATTAGAGACGTGAATCGTGTTTATTACAATGAAACTCTGCGTAGTTACATTCATAAACTTAAAACAGAAATAGATTTTTTTATTATAGAATGGGAGAAAAATAAAAAGTATCTCAACCCATACGAGTTTGTAAATACTCCCTTTGATACTTTTACACCTAGCGTTTGTTTATATAAACCGATATCTCGTGCATTTTTTAAACTTACCGAGATTCTAAACACATTTCCCTTTCATTTTCCCAAAAATATGACAAGCTTTCATTTGGCTGAAGGTCCAGGTGGGTTTATTGAGGCGATCCAAAATTTACGTAAAAACAAGGAAGATATCTATTATGGAATGACGTTGTTGAACGATGATAAAGATGTACCTATTTGGAATAAATGCGAGAAATATTTAATGAAAAATTCAGAAAATATAATTTTAGAGACGGGAGATGGTACGGGGAATTTGTTTCATTTAGAGAATTTATTATACGTAAAGAATAAATTTTCCGAAAAAATGGATTTTATAACGGGTGATGGCGGGTTTGATTTTAGTGTAGACTTTAATAATCAAGAGGAAAATTCTATCAACCTAATCTTCGCGGAAATATGTTTTGCGATTGTGATGCAGAAAAAAGGCGGATCATTCGTATTAAAAGTATTTGATACCTTTAGTTCTACTACAAATGAACTGATCTATTTACTTACTTATTTGTACGAAGATGTTATTATTACAAAGCCGGTCATGAGTAGACCGGCTAACTCCGAGAAATATATTGTTTGTTTGAAATTTAAAAAGGTTCATAATCTTTCTGCGATTATTGATAATTTGATATGTATCTTTCCAACGATTAAGGGCACTCCAATTTTATCATTTCTTGACTTGGAAATGTCAAATATTTTTATTTCTAAGATGAAAGAGATCAACTCCATCTTTGGTCAATCTCAACTTACCAATATTTTAGCAACTCTTACTTACATAAGTGATGAAAATAAATTTGAAAAAATAGAACAAATAAAAAGGTCTCATATTAACAAATGCATAAAATGGTGTAAAAAAAACAACATGTTAATCAATGATAAATACTATTAAGATTAGACAAACACGCATAATAGGTTTGTAGTATCAACAATGATTGAAATGCAACCTCGGTCATTTTATCAAATGGTTTAACGATTAATACGATTATTAATAAAGAATTTACCAATAAAAACGGGGTTGCAATAGGAGTTGGAGAGTTCATAAATATTAGAAGGCAATCACACGCAACCGGAACACCCAAAATTATTTTATGACAATCCAAAAATACGTCAACTTGCGATTCGTCTAGAAATATATGGATTGCATTAATATTTTCAAGAAAAAAAGAATACATGTGAAAAATGCCAGATACAATTAAAATATAAATAGATGTATTTACATGATAATAGTTTGTTAAAATACTTAAGTAACTCCTTAAATGAATAAATAAACATTCTTTTAAAAGGAGTTGTATATTATTGGTGTCTAGTAGTACAGTATACTCTTCCTTATTTTTTAAAATTCTATTATAAATATTATAATGATAGTCATAGGTTGAGATAGATAATAGAGTTATACCTATCATATCGTAAATATACCTTTTAGATGGATGATAAGAGTACATAAAAAGAGATAGAGGTATATTTAAAAAATGAAGATAGGTGCAAATCCTACAATTTATTAGATATGTATTTATCATTTTTATTTTATGAAAGACCTCATTATTCATCATGACAAACCAATACAAATTAATAATATACAGTATATAAAGACCTACTATACAAATACTTGTTCCAGTATTAAGGATTTCGTAAAAATCATAGATTCTAAACTTAAAAAAGGTCAAATAAAATAAAATATAATTTACGTCATACAAAACTGTATATTTAGGTATAAATTTCTTTAATGTATAAAAAATGTTGGGGATTTCTGTATGTAACAAAGTACATGAAAAACTAAATAAATCGTTTCTTGAAAAACTATATGCACAAAACCCGCTCATACAAATACGATAAATAATTGTATCGTATTTTTTAGATGTAAATAATTCCATAAATGAATGTTTCAATACATACTGATTCAGGGTTTTTAAAAGATAAATATAAGTAGTTTGTTCTTTCAAACAATATAGGTATGTAAATAATGAATAATTTCCAATCATAAAACAAGAAAGTTGATGCTTATTATTAATTAAGAAATCCAACATTTTTAATAATACATTCAAATATATATTTAAGTCGCTTTATTACATGTTGTAACCGCTCTATTTTCTACTACCTTAAAGCATTGGTTATTTTTGTATATTTTTAATCCAATATTTTTTTGATCCGTTTGCTTTTCTTGATTCAGTGCATTATACTTTAATAAACTTGTTCGGGAGGAGGCCGAAACCCCGCCCTGAACCTTGAAATTCTTATTTGATGGTTTATATTGTATTACATTACAGTCTCCTGTTACATTTCCGCTGTAAGAACAAGTTCCGCTTTTGAACGTGGTTCCTGATATAAGTGTACCAACCGTTTGATTCTGATCGTAGGTTTTGCATCTTTTTTGTAAATATTCGCGTGTAGTAGTACAGTATTGTTTATCTAAATTTGTAGTGGCGGTTCGTCTTATCGCATTTGTTCCTCCAATACAACCCTTTTCTGTTTGAAAGCCGTCGCACTTTGTGATTGGATGCGTAACATCCGTATATAATACATTTGTCTTTGCTTGGCAAGTAGACTGAATTACTGTACCGGGTGCATTAATTTGGTCAATCGTCGGTTTTAAACTACTGGAGGATTCAAAATGTTTGAATAGTTGTTTTCTCCATACTTTCACTGGACGCGGATACTTTTTATAACACGTTGGAATACTTGTTCCAACATTCGTACAAGTGATATTCCCAAAGGTTAAGGACGGATATCTTATTCCAGTAATTGGGTCTCTAATTAAAATACCAACCTTGGTTGTAGTGACAGGCGCGCTTTGTGCTCTTGGTGCAGGATATGGACCTACTATATTCGCTATTTCAGGATCTACATTTTTATACGGACGACTATTTGAAGGAAATACATTTTGGGTTGCAGTCGGTTTCCATCTTTGATTTCCAAGTTGTGTATCAGACCCCCTCCATTTTTGATTTCCAAGTGTAAAATTCATATTAATATATATATATGCTAATATATTTATTAATTCTAGTTGTCTTAGTGGTTCTTTATAGGTTTAAAGAAGGGTTTAATAACCCGTTTGGAGAAATGGAACCATCCTGTCTTTATCAAACAGATAATAAACCACCAATTAAACATGTATACAATGGTCTATCTGTTTATACAAATGAAAATGATTTTATGAATTATAACTATTACGCCATTTTAAATAAGGCAGATTCAAATGTTTATTTATCGCGAAATATGCCTCCAAAATGTAGAATATAAATATCTTAATAATATAATGCACGAAAATGAAGACTATGAAGTTAAAAAAACATTAAGCGAAACAGACAAATTATATCTTGGAGCTTGTGCTATATTTGCGGTAGGATTAATTTTTATGGCCTCTGCTAAATTTAGATAATAGAATTTAATTTATTTAATGTTATTTTTCTTTGTTCTGGATCTAGTTTTCCAATTTTTATTTTGAATTGTTTTTTTATTTCTTCATAAATTCCATATTCACATATTAATTGTTTAAATAGTACAATTGGCTCTTCTAAATTTTTTTGAATGGAACTAGTATCTCCGCTATATCTCATCGTCTCTATATGATCTAAACCTATAACAGGCTTTTCAGATCCAATAGTCTTTTTTAAAAGTGTAAATAACAAATCAATAATAACATATAAATTGTTATTTTTACCTCTAAAAGTGCTTAATAAAATACGAGCATAAGAATGATAAATAGACCGCATGTTATCAAATAAGGTACAATTTGGGCATTCAGTTTTACAGTTATCATGAAGAAAACAAACATCCATTTTGAACCGAGAACTAGTCATATCTCTTCTACGATAAGGATTTGATACAACAACCATATCCTTATTTATCTTTACTGGTTTATTCACGGTTGTTTCCGTGCAATCATCAATAAGTGTTTGACACACAACAATCGCTTTAAATAATATTTCGGTTTTTAGATTTTTTATATTTTTTTTTAGTTCTGGTTTTCTATCCGTAAACGTTTCCTTGATTGAATCAACCTCAAACTCTAATTCTTTTAGTTTATGTAAAATTTGATCATTTTGATAGGCAACATTTTTAGCAATTTCTTCTTTGTATTTCTCAAACCCCATTTCTCCTAATGCACCTTTAATACCATTAAATTGTTTAACCCCCATAATCTCGTCAAATGTTTTAAACGTGTTCATGTAGCCGCCTCTTTGTACCCCACCACCGTTTTGTACAGTTTCATCCTTTTTACAATTATCACACTTTACAACAATACTTTTTTTAACACTTACTCCTTCGGGAAGATTAAATTTATCTTTATGGTCTCCTATTCTTTTAACTAGCCCTTCTTCGGTCGGTTCACGTTTGTAGCCTTCAAACATGTATTTATATAGTTGTATCCCAATTGCATTTGAATGATCCTCGTCAATTCGCTTGCCAGTTAAATTATGTATCGTATTCAATGGCATATTTGCTAACACCGTAGCAATATATAAAGGGGACATTATGATTGCACCTAAACTAAACTTTAAAACTTGTTTTACGTCATTTAAATCGGTACCGGTTTTCACTCTCTCTCCTTTTTCATTTATAATCGGAATTTTTGTAGAGCGAAGACCCGGAATTCTTTGTGCTGCTGAACTCGCAAGAGAACCCACGCCAGATGCCGCCTTTAAAGCCCCTGATCCAATCGCTTTTCCCAATCCTGCTGCCAAAAATGCTCCACCCTTTATTTTATATCTTTGTCTTCGTGATTTACTCTTACTAGTCTTACGAGATTTACGCGCCTTACGTGTCATATAATATTCTTATATTTAATATCTTCTTACTCTCATTAAAAACTCGTAACTTCCATTATGAGCATCTCCACCAAAAGACAAGTCGTTGTAATTTTGATTGGTCGCACTTAAGTTTTTGAAACGTGTGTAGAGGGAACTGTCGGATACATACTTATTATTTCCATAGTAAAGTGGTATATCTTTTGGCGTTACACCGTTTGTTACTGTATTACAATTATTACTACTGAGTCCATCCGCCATACGAGGTCTTAATACTTTAGAGTTTACATCATTGACCTGATTGGAACCTCCGCAAGTCTGGCCGACACGATTTAAAAAATCTCCTTGGCTTAACGCCGTTCTAAAGGGACCGGCGGTTGAGACAATCGTAGTATTGTTTACAACTACCTTATTTGGCTTTAAAACCTTTCTTAATATTTTACGTTTCATGGCATCCTCCGCTCCAAAAGTAGTGTTGCAAAAGCCTATGCCGGGTCTAGAACCTTGAATACCACCACCTAAACTAGACATTATATATACATAACTATAAAAAATTATATATTTATGTCATAATGCGTGGAACAATATTCATAGCAATCAATTCTTGAAAGAGAAGTTTACAACTAAAAGGGATTTCTACATAAGAGAATTCGGTCTTGTTTTCACAAATTTTACAAAGGTGAATATGCTTTTTATCATTATAAATTGCAATAAGCCCGCATTTTTTACACACATGAACCGAGTATTTATCAGATACATCATACATCCTTTCCTTTGTAAATCTTGAAGCGCCGTGAGAGATCATACAGTCGCGTTCCATTTCTCCGAAACGCAATCCACCGTCCCTGCTACGCCCCTCTGCAGGCTGCCGTGTCAAATTTACCATCGGACCAATGCACCGACTGTGTTGCTTATCATTTACCATGTGTTTCAGCCTCTGGTAATAGACCGGACCAATAAAGATAGATGTCTCAATCTGTTCTCCGGTTTTTCCGTCGTATAGAAGTTCGTTTCCCTTTGATTCATAATTATACTTCTTTAGTTCCTTGAAAATAGTCTCTAAATTCAACTCGCCGAAACTGGTACCATCTCCAAACAATCCTAGTTCTAAAAGAAGTTTTCCTAATACGGTTTCCTTGATTTGTGCAATCGTCATTCGCGACGGAATTGCATGCGGATTGATAATTAAATCCGGTCTTAATCCGTTCTTTGTAAAAGGCATGTCTTCTTCATTAATAATGTTTCCGATCGTACCCTTTTGTCCGTGTCTGCTTGAAAACTTGTCACCAATATTAGGTTTCCTCAAGGTTCTAATACGCACTTTACAAAAGTTATATCCTTCCCCGTTTCTATCAATATAATTTTTATCTACGTAGCATTCCTCATCAGTTCTGTAAGACCTGCTTTGGTCCTCGTACTTGATCAGTTTTGTGTTATCATTTTTATTTTCCTTAATGGCTACTACCTTTGCAATAATAATATCTTTATCTTCAATTAGTTCATTCTCGTCAATGACTCCGTTCTTATTTATTTTTTCATAGTTTCCAAACTTCATATTTTTCGTATTTAATTTATTTGGTTTTATGTGCAACTCTTCCTCGCCGTTTGTCTTTTTGTCTTCATCCTTCTCTGTATGATAAATCGTCGCATGAAATAGTCCTCTGTCAATGCTTCCTTTATTGAACAAGATGCTATCCTCCTGATTGTATCCGCTATGAGTCATAATTGCTACAATCACTTGATTTCCGGAAGGAAGTCTGTTCAGTTTAAGCATATTCATGATTCTAGTTTCAACCAAAGGTCGCATCGTATAATTCAACACGTAGGCAGTCTTGTCCATACGACTGTTTATGTTTGAAACATACACACCCATAGCCTGTTTACCCATCGCAGACTGGTATGTATTACGAGGCGACTGATTGTGTTCTGGAAAAGGAATACATGACGCAATGACACCAAATATAGTACTTGGATGAATTTCGCAGTGCGTGTAATGAAACCCCTTTTGAATATTGATCGGCTTGATTGCGATCATACAAGCAGACTGCTCAAAGGGATCTACATATTCAATTACAGATTCCTCTATTTTTATACTAACCAACAAATCATCCCACACCAATTCCCCCGTCTCTATTTTATGAATCATCTCTTTGGTAATAAGCAGTTTGTTATCACGCACTTTAAAGAGTGGTCGCAACAACCTACCGTACTCATTCGTAATAAAGATCTCTTTTGTCTTGTAGTTTAGTACGATGGAGGTATAAATATTAATAATTCCCTTTGACTTTTTTAGTTTCAAATCGTTAAATAACTCAATCGGCGTGTCCGTTACTCCAATCCAGCGACCATTTACAAATACTTTTACTTTGTTAAACAAAACGCTTGATGTAATATCTTTGTTTAATAAAGTAATCTTTTCTTTTAAATACTCATAAATAGGCGCGCTGTCCGAATAACCCGACACAATCGTCATATAACTCAAATTTTTTACGACACCGATAGACTGGCCCTCTGGTGTCTCAGCAGGACAAAGGAATCCCCACGAAGACCCGTGCAACTTACGAGGTTCAATCAGCTTGCCGCTTTTATCAATCGGCATGTTGATTCTTCGCAAATGACTCAACGTAGAGGCATACGTTAAACGGTTTAGAACCTGTGCTACTCCAACCTTGTTTGAATTAAGATGTTTAATACCGAAATCGCCTGTAGATAGCGCGCGTTTCAAACCATTCTCAATCGTAGAAGACTTTACAATTTTATAAATATTTGTAAGAGTAATGATGCTTGTATAATCTTCGGTAGATTTCCAAGAACCATTATTGATTTCGCGAATCACCCTTTTTTGAATATCCTTTACAACTTTATTGAAATAATTACGAAAGAGATTGTTCATAAGTGTACCGGTAAGTTCAATCCTTTTGTTATTGTAACAATCCCTATCATCGCTTGGAATATGACCCAGAGCGCATTTAATGATGCGATTTGTCATGTATCCGAGCAAGTATATTTTTTCTGTATCCGTCACACAGTTTGGAAAGAGATCATTTGTAAGAACGTCAAGAGCAAACTCTCGTTTCTTTTTTTGTCCCTCGTCCTTATCCATATTGAGAGGAGTATAAATAACAGAGTTGATAACATATTTTAAACAATCTTCGTAGGTTACACAATCGGAAGTTTGCAAAATAGAAGCCTTTAGATAGTTTAAAATATCCGCGTTTTCTGGATTGTTAATATCCAAACAAATAATATTGCAGATTTCCTTGTCGCTCTTTAGTCCAAGCGCACGAAATAGAATAAACAAGGGAATCTGTCTTTTAAGACGAGGAATTTGAACAAGAATCTCATTTCCACACGAGATAAGTTTAGAGGAAATCATCATGTAAATTTGTTTCGGTGAGATACATTTCCAGTCAGGTACCGAGCGAATCTCAGACGTCCAGAGCCATTTATGACCGGGCTTTTGCTTGTAACAAAAGATGATATTGTCTGCAGGCTTTTCTTGTCCAATGCACGTTTTCTCCGAACCGTTAATGATAAAATATCCTCCGGGATCCATTTTACATTCTTCCATTACATCCGGACTAATGTAATTATATTGGTTCAAGATGCAAATACAAGACTTTAACATAATAGGTATTTTTCCAAACTGAATCTTGGACAACTTAACATTCTTAATTTCTTCATTCTCTAACTGCTCTCCACTTCTGATAATGTATTTGATATTTAGATCAAGAGTAATGTTTGAAGTATAGGTAAAATTGCGCAACCTTGCATTATTAGGAAACATTAGTTTTGTAGCACCGTTATTCTCATGAATCTCCGGTCTGTACACACATAAGTTCTCAAACTCAATGACAATCTCCAGCCTGTATTTTCTAAACTCTTTTATGTAATCGTGAGGCGACCTGATATTTATAGGATTAAACATCTCAACCGTCTTTTTGATTTGATTCTGGATAAAATCATTATAGGATTCTATTTGATGTTTTACAAGTTGAAGTAAATGTTTATTTTGGAAGTAACTTTCAATTACTTTCCAGCAGTCGGTCATTTTATATTCTTCTGTCTTGGAATCAGTCATTTTACGAATACTATCTGTTATTAGTTCTAAATCAATTTTTTAATATGTTAAAGATATTCATTTTTTTTGTATAATATCTTATATGAGTTTGAAAACAATAAATATAGAACCGGAACATTTAAAGGTTTCTAGTAGAAAAAATAAAAGGAAGGTACCTGTTTTATCTATCAATGAACCTAATCTTAGACAGGTTTTACTAAATAAACTTATACAACGCCGAAAAACCCAAAAAAAGGCTTTGGTCCTTCCTGTAAGTGAAGGAGGCTTTGATGATGTAGATAAACCCGTACAAGCACCTATACAGCCTGATGTATGTCCAGTAGTAAATCCCGATAAACCTTATGGTGTATTGAAAAATGGTACAAAGCCAACGTTTAAAGAATGGTCGTTAAATAAATCTTTGACACCTTCAGCACCTTTGGTTGAAACGCCTTGTCCTTCAGTAATTGAAAAACCTTTGGTAAATGAAATACATTCAGTAATTGAAACAGCGTCGCCTTTACCCGTGGTTGAAACACAATGTCCTTCAGTTGAAATACCTTTGGTTGAAACGGAACCTACAATAACAAAAAAAATAAAGGTTGGTAAAAATAAAAGGACAAAGTCAGTAGATGTATTGATTGAGAATATACATACCCGCAAACTTAATAAGGATAAACTTCAGTTATTAAAAAAAACAAACATCACAACTATTAAAAATTATCTTAAAAATCGTCAGTTTATAAAGGTTGGAAGTAATGCACCAAACTCTTTAATAAGATACATGTACGAAAATATAAAGGAATGCGGAGATGTAGTAAATGAAAATAAATCAAATTTAATACATAATTTTACAAAGGATACTAGTACTAGTTTCTAGATCATTCAAGGTTAATCCTGCAACAAGGGCAGGTATTGTTATTTTCTATCCAAGTTTGAAAAGCCGCCTTTTTAAAGATATGTCTACACTCACGAATCATAATAACTACATCAGTATCTAAAAAGTCCTCACGTGTGATAGGGCAACTAGTAGATAATGGCGTATTAATATCAGAATACGTCGTTTCCAAATAAATATTGTTATTCATGGATATGTCTGTATGGTTTCTATTATTTAACCGCAAATTTTCATTCGTAATCACCACGTTGAACAAATCAACAATATGTGTATCCGTTGCGGCCCTGGCCCGCGTGATTCTTGAGATGGTTTCTTCGTGAATTTTTAAAAGTTTAATCATCTCTGTTAAATTGTTACTACTTTTTAGTAATAGTTGTTGCTCCATATATTAATAGGTAAAATATTATTTAAATTAAAACACTCATAAATAATAATGAATGGGTGTGGTCTTGTTAATATGGGCAATTATTGTTATTTAAATTCTGTGTTACAAGTTTTATACCATACACCGGAGTTAAATGAGTATTTAAAAAACGTACGAAAAATAAATAATATTCCGGAATCATTTCTTAGTTTGGAATTAATAAAATTAAATAAAACGATGAATGAAAGTAGTCGCGTTTCTCCAAGAGAATTCATTATTAAAATGATTGATATTTCAAGAAAAAAGGGACGTGATGAGTTCTGTTTCGGAGATCAAAATGATGCAAATGAATTTTTTTATTTTATCATTGAAAATATACACAATTCATTTAATAACATAGACCAAATAGAGTTAACAAAAACATCGTATTCTATTATTAATAATTACCTTAACAATATTGAAAAAAAGGAGTCTTCTATCATTAATAAACTATTTATGTCTTGTATTTTATATAATTACATAAACATAAAAACTCAAAAAAGGGAGTTTTATAAAATAGAACATGGTAGTACGATAGAATTAACGATTCCAAATACAAACATTATTACTTTAGATATGTGTTTTTTAGAGACGTTTAAAGAAGATAAAATGGTAGATGATAATGCATGGTATGATGAAAATACAAATACTAAAAAGGGTGTCATTAAAAAGAGTTTTATTTGTTATTTTCCTCAAATATTAGTGATTCAGCTAAAACGATGGAAGAGCGATCTATACAAAAATTCAAACCTTGTTATTTCTCCCTTTATATTTGATTTACAACCTTACACTATTTATGAAAAACATAATGGTTGTAAATATGAGTTATTTGGTATTATTAATCATGTTGGTTCTGTAAAAGGAGGGCATTATTATACTTATATCAAAAAAAATGGATGGTTTATAATTGATGATGAAACAATACAACCCATTCAGGAAAATAAAATTATAAATGAAAGAAACTATTGTCTATTTTATAGAAAATTAAAATAATAAAACATTATAAAGATGGGTAGAGATATTTCTTCTAATAAAGTAAAATCTACTGATAACAAAAGTTCATTTACTCGCAATAGTCACGTTGATTATAATGAAAAGGAAAATGAAAGAGAACGAAGTGACGACTTTTTTAATGTATACCGTATTAAAAGCATTATTCTGCTAGTGTTTGTTATTATTTTGTACGTTATTTTTTTTAGTATATTAAATAGTGAAAGTTTAAATACTCCAGATACTAAACCATGGATACTTATTATTGAAGTATTTTTATGGGTTGTATTGATCGTAGTTCTTGTCATGAATGTACGATATTTTAATGATAAGGATTTTAATTTCAATAATACCTTTAAACATCTATTTGATGACGATAAAAAGCCTGAGTTAGAGGTTCACGTTGAAAAAGAGATGGAAGTAAAACCACGTATATGCAAAGACGATGAAGGTGAAGTCTTTCATGTAGGTAGAAATCACTATACCTATGAAACTGCTAGAGAAGTATGCGATTCCTACGGTTCTAGATTGGCTTCTTACGATGAAGTTGAAAAGGCATATATGAATGGTGCAAACTGGTGTAGTTATGGTTGGTCTGATGGACAAATGGCACTATTTCCTATACAAAAGGCGGTTTTCAATGAACTAAAACAGGTACCTGGTCGCCAGCATGATTGCGGAAGACCAGGAGTAAATGGCGGATATATAAAAGATAAGAATACTAAATTTGGTGTGAACTGTTACGGTAAAAAACCGTATGCAACAGATAAAGATGTTGAGTATTTCAAAAAGCATCAATATTTACCTATCACGAGTGATGAGATTCAAAAGGAAAAGGATAAAAAGGCAGGAAAGTTATTAGTATCTCCTTTCAATAAAGAAAAATGGTCCGAGTCATTTTAATTTTTTAGACAGATTTTTAGATTGTCTTCTTTTTTTGGACTGCGCTTTTATACTTTTTATACCAAAAACCATATTAAAAATTTCTTTTTCAGTTTCTAAATTAAAGGGTTCCATATAACAAAGATTTTTTTGTTTTTTCTCAAAAAAATCAAGTTGTAAGCCTATAGGAAACATATAGTATTAATCTATACTTTAATTGCGTCATTTTTATTTTATTTTATTAGTATTCTATGTATAATGAATGTTATAGATCATTACGATAGTAGTAAAATAAATATTGGAAATGCAGTAGAATTAGATGACGATAATTACTTTTGTAAGTTGACTTATAATAATTCTCCTCTTGTTATAAAAACAAACAGACTTTGTTACTATAGAAAAAGACCCGGTCTGTATAAATCAAGTGATGACTACATTCATGTTTCTATTACAAGTAAGGATTATTTAGTATGGTTTGAACAGTTTTATCATGATTCCATAAATATTTTTCAAAAAGCGTCTGTAGACTGGTTTGAAGACCCCTTAACGATTACTGACATTGAGTGCTGTTTTATAAATCCATTGAAAAGTAATATTAAAAATAATTGTTTTGATGTGTTGTGCTCTATTGATGAATCAAGGCTCATTATTGTAGATTCTAATGAAAATATGAAAAATTTAGAAGGATTAGAGGATTGTAATATTATACCCACTTTTCATATTAAAGGGATTAAATTTAATAGCAAGCACTTCCTCTTTGACATTGAGTTGAATAACTTATATATAGTTTCTGATACTGAATTAAATTCCGAAACCTTAGAGGAACCTGAAATAAAGGTACCCGAACCCGAAATACAAAAAACAGAAATTAAGAAAGAGATTAAGGAATTAAATGAAGAATTAAGAGATAATGAGGATTTAAATGAATATGAAATGAAGATTGATAATTTAGAAGAAACCGATCTACAATTAGAAGAATTAGGTATTTATGAAGTATACGAATTAATAAATACAAAAATAAAGGAAAATATGATGCAAAATATTAGAAATATTTTAATATCTAAAAAAATAAAAACAAAATTGGATTTGGCTGAAATGGTAGACGACGAAGAAGAATAATTTTAATACTTATGATAAAAAATATTTTATATTCTACTCTATATAATGAAACTCGGTAAAATGTTTAACAAACCAAGTCAAAATTTTTTCGGTGTAATTTTAGCCCTATTAGTTGTTGTTTTTATTGCCGTTTTATTTAGATATAATGGAGCAAAATCTGTTTCTATAGATAAAATGACTAACTACAGTGGATCTCCTTACCCTCAATCACAAGGCGGAGTTGATTCGTCTATGAATCCTGTATCGGCATCTACGATGCAAGGGGATAATTACCTTCAGGTAGGGTGCAATAGTTCTGCACCCGAGACAAATGGTGTAAAAATGAACCCACATGATTTGCTACCAAAAGATAGAAACAGTGAGTGGGCTTCTGTTAATCCTGCGTCCCAAGATTTAACAGGTTTAAGCCTTTTAAACGCGAATGAAGCCATTGGTATTAATACTGTAGGTAGTTCGCTTAGAAACGCGAATCTTCAAATTAGATCCGAACCTATTATACCAAAGACAAATATAGGTCCTTGGAATAACAGTACTATAGAGGCGGACATGTACCACAGACCATTAGAAATCGGACAGGGTGTACTTTAGATTTAGGAGTTAAAGAATAAATTTATTTTTTAAATAAATTTTTAAATAAATTTATTATATAATGGACGCGTATGTTTTTTTAGCATTAGTTATCATAATTTTACTTCTAGGATTACTCATATTCGTTGTGTATAAAGAGTCCGGATGGAAATTTGTCAAAGAGGACGAACGTCGTGAACATCGCGGAAGGTATTCAGAAAGTGAAAGACATCGGTGGTACCATGAACGTAATAAACCACACAATCATTATTAAAATAAATACATTTTATAATGGACAAAGATGATTTTTTAGCATTAGTTATGGTTGGATTAATACTTTTTGTCGCTTATAAAATGTATAAAGATTCGGATCTTTTTCAGTTGAAATGTATTGTCTCCACCGTGGATGGCGATAAATACTGTGTAAGAGAAAGAAAGAATATACAAGAAGCGTCCGATCTTTTAGCAAAAACCGCAAAAAAGATGGATAAACTTGTAGAGTATTTGAACGGAGAACATCCTGAGGATAAACGAGTAAAGAGATTGGTAAAGAATTTCAATTCTTCTAAGATCGTGGAAACATTGCCTACCAGCGAGTTTACAGCCTATAGTGAAAACAAAGGAAGAAAAATTGCATTATGTCTCAACAAAAAAAAGGAGAATGATAACAACTTAATAGATGAAAACACCCTTATGTTTGTAGCCATACATGAAATGGGACATATTACAACAGAGAGTATCGGACATGATAAGGCCTTTTGGGATAATTTTAAATTTTTATTACAAGAGGCAGTAAAGGCCAAACTATATATTCCTATAGACTACAAAAAGGAAAAAACGGATTATTGTGGAATGACTATTTCTGACAATCCATATTTTAAATAGATATATTATATGTATGTATTAATAGCAATTTTTATACTATATCTATCTTTATTTATTAAAGAGGGGTTCAATCCATACAAAGAATCGCGATTAGACTACTATCCAGACCAAAGTAAAAGTCCAAATTTAATCTATGCACAAAAATGTATTCAAGATATTATAGATTCTGGTGTAAGTCAGAAAAATGGTGAATATTTAGACGATTTATTAAATCTATTACAATTTATATGAAAATACTTATTTTGCTATTTTTACTATGTTTGCTACTTACCCAATATAAACCAAGAGATGGCTTTAATAATCCAGAAGAGTCTTTTAACCAGGCAACCGCCTATATAAATGCTGAAATAAATGAAACAACTGATCCCGAACGGAATCAAAAGTTGGTGAATGCCAATAATTATATCGCCTTTATAAAAACATTGATTAAATAATTTATATTATAATTTTAATGGATTATGTAATGATAACTGCTATATTGACCTTTTTTGTTTTATTCTTTTTTTTGAAGAACAAAGAGGGTTATACAGACTCTTATATTAATGGTGCTATTGAAAGTTTAAAAAAAACAAGTGGGAACATTGAGAAAACAGTCCTTAATATTAAGGACCTGACAAACACAAATAATACAGGGAGTTCTCCTCTTAAAATAGATGTTTTAGAAGCAATAGAACAAGTTGGTGAGTCTTTGAAAACAAACAAGGAAATGGACCCGGACATATCAACAAAGATTGAATTGCAAAAACAGAATTTGAATGAAGTACAAGATAATATTATTAAAATTAATAAAAAAATAAAGGAGGTTTTAGATCCTGTTTTTGTAACAGTTATAAGAATGAATGAAACAAAACCCGTATCAGTACCATTATTAACAGCATTAAATTTTGTTTCTACTGATATAACAACTATAAATAATTATTTGCAAGCAATACCAGATAAAACACCGGATAAAAAATAGTCATATATAATAATGTCCAACATTGAGTTTGTAATATTAAAGGGAAATTCACAAATAGAAACACATACTATTTCTATTTACGAAGATGATACAATAGAAAATGTTAAAAATAAACTTTCCTTGAATATTGCTGTAAAAAATGTAGAACATTATTATCTCTTTTATAAAAAGAAGGAAATACTGAATCCGTATGATATTTATAAAAAATTAACCCATAATAATACCAAGAGTATAAACTACAAAACGTTTCATTCCTTTTGTCTCAACCATGGAATACAAAACGATGAGAAGAAGGACGTCTATGAACTAGAAGATTTATTGAAATTAAATTTGGAAGGCGAGACAAATGTTCCGATAGGTATTGAAAACAATTCTCCTTTTGTTGTAAATCCATATGAGAATCCCTTTAATAATATAGAGGATTCAAGTACAGAATCAAACTCCTTGTGGATGTCATACTCTGACCTGAAAGATAGAGTTTTTGTCTGTTTGGCAACAGATGTATTTGACTATGTAAAAGAGAAGGATCTTGAAGTAAATCAAACTCTTAATGTTTATTTTCCGTATCTATGCAGTCAAGGAAAAATGAAGGAACTAAACCCTGACATTGATAACAGTTCTAAATATGATAATTACAATAACCTGATTGACTTTCATCATAACATTTATCAAAAGGCCGATATAAACCAAGGTATCACAAGTATATTTTTTGTATTATACACGTTACAGCCTTTTAAGTTTCCTGTAGAAATATTTTTTAAATTAATCCAAACCAGATTGGAATATCCTTTTATTAAATTAAATGGAACAAAAAAGCAGGACAATATTTATAGATTGTATTGTGATAAATACAGTGAAAACGGTAATAAAATACCCATTTTGAAGAAAAAAACAATTTTAAAGTACGGAAATGAACAAAAGACTCCAAACAGTATTACCTATTTATTTTATAATGAAAATCCGCTTGTCATGACAATTGACAAAAACGGACATATTTACTTTAAATTAGAAAGGCTTAATATGTTTACAGTAGAAGATGTTGAAAAACTTATAAAATCCACGACAACCATGGTTTTAAATAAACTGATAGAATACTTTGATCCGTCGGAAAAAATATTCTCGCATTTTATGACTCTTCAACATGACAACATTGATATTATTGATTTGAATTACAAACTAGTCTTTAAAAAGGCGGGAAAACTTGATATAAAAAATAAGATAGAATGTTTTTCTCCTATTTTCAATTATATTGATGATAAAGGTCCTACCTTGAGATACAAACGCGTGTCTAACTTTAACACACTAGAAAGCATGGATTCCTATATAACAGAGGCCATTAATCATCTTGTTCCTTTTAATGAAATGGTTCATATTTTTTCTGTTAACTTTATGAAAAATGACACGGATAAAGCAACCGAATACATACATAGTTTTTTGGAGTCCGTTAAACTAGATCAAGATGTAAAAATAAATCGCATTAGAAAATTAAAGATTAGTCCTGGATTTTTAGTTAATATAGAAAAAGGCGACAAGAATGTTGAGGTAACCGTTCAATCTATAGACAATATAAAATATATAAAATTCATTGAATTATATGTTACAAATCTTATATTAATCTCTCAAGGTTTAGTTAGTGATGAGGGTTGCAAAAAGGTAGAAGAAATAAATGTGGTTGACGTAAAACACGTGAATGATGCCCCAGGTTTCTTAGATGAGTTTGTCTTATTAGATAAATCTGAAGATGTAGATATAGACTTAAAGGACGAAATTGCCCGTGAATCTCCTGATGAGATTGTAGATAAAGAAGTATTTGATCTAGATTTAAATTCCCCTGATCTAGAAGAGGAACCTACCGAATTGAGTGCCAGTAATGAAAACGAACTAGAAGAAGAACCAAGTAATTTAAGTGCCAGTAATCTTGCCTTAAATGAACCTGCTGAATTGACTACAAGTAACGTTGCTTTAAATGAACCTGAAGAATTGAGTGCCAGTAATGCAGTGGAACTTCCAAGTAATTTAAGTGCCAGTAATCTTGCTTTAAATGAAACCGAACTAGAAGAGCCTGAAGAATTGAGTACGAGTAATGTTGCTTTAAATGAACCTGAAGAATTAACTACCAATAATGTTGCTTTAAATGAACCTGAAGAATTGACTACGAGTAATGTTGATTTAAATGAAGAAGATGAAGACGAGGAAGACGAAGATGAAGAAGATGAAGACGAAGAAGAAGATGAAGAGGAAGAAGATGAAGATGCGTTTGTGTTAAAGAATGAAGACGACCTTGATCTAAATGCGGTTAATTTAAGTGACATTGATGAAAGTCCAATCGTACAAAGCGGTGGAGCCATGATGGATGTCTTTATTTATGATGATAACCACCCCGAATCTATAACAAAGTTATTTAAACAAAAACTTAATATTTATCCCGCGGAAATTACAGATTATTTTAGAGCATTCAATGGTTCAGATTGTACCATAATAAAAAAGACCGGGACAAAGTGCAAGGGTTTTGTCGTTACTCTTACAGACGAACAAATCAAAAAAATAAATGATGATCTTGTAAATGTAATGGTTTATGATAAGGCAGGAAATGAAAAAAATGTTAAAACCTATATAAAGGATTTAGATGAATGGACCTCTGACCCAAGCGAAGCGTATCTAAAAAAGGTTTATTTAACAGCAAGTTTTGGTTGGAAAAATAAATTAGATGATAAGGATGTTTTATTTATTTATGATATCAATCACAATGTCAAAGGTAAATACAATAATATTCATTATATAACTACGGATGATGACGCGGATTTAACAAAAATAAGATTTACTCCAAGTAATCCCTTTTTAAAAAGACTTCAAGAAAGAGAGCCAACTCTATTTTTCAAATCAACCGATGGAAAACATAGTCAATACAGTCGTATGTGTTTATGGTCTTCAAAAAGACAGCCAGTTATTCTTACCAAAGAGGAAAAGGAAAGAATAGACAAAGAGGCGCCAGGCTCTTATGACAATGTCGTTGAATATGGAACAGACTCAAAGAACCCTTTTTATTATATTTGCCCGCGTTTTTGGGATTTAAAACATAACATATCCGTTCATCCATCAAAAGTCAGACCCGAGAATCTAATTTCTAGAGACGTTCCTGACAGTAAAAAACACTTGAATATTCAAACAAAATATATCGTAGAATTATCTAAACCCGGTAAATTACCAAGTTATATGACAAGAGTGGGCTTTTTAAGTAAACAGCATCCGCAAGGATACTACATGCCGTGTTGTTTTACTGAAAAACATAACACGGAAAAAAAGAAGCAAGATGTGGTAGAAAAGCGTATTGAAGATGCAATAAAATCTTATAAACAGTTAACGGTAGAAGAAAAGGAACCTGAAAAACAACCCAATTATATCCAAGATGGAAATAAATTTCCTTTGGACGAAGGTAGAAAAGGACATTTAACACCATTACTAGGAAGATTTTTTCAAGTATCTACGGCAGATTGTTATAGCAACATGCAAAAAAGAAAGTTAAAATTAAACTACCCATGTCTTCTGCGAAAGGGTGTTGAAAAAAGTAAAAACCAATCCTTTTTGGGTTCTATAGCCTTTTTATTCAATATGGATTCTATACAAGACTGTAAAAGTAAAATACTTAAACTAGTAACCATAGATACGATCCAGAGTTTTCACAATGGAAATTTGTCTCACACTTTTTCTTCCAAAAATTACGAAGATCAAGATATAACACCTTATAAAAGTAGCAAATTATATAAGGAACTAAAAGATTCGCCTGAATTCAAAAAAATAGTAAGCGGGTATGAAAACTTTTGCAACTATATCAACAGCGATGAACCCATAGATTACACCTATTTATGGGAAATTATTTGCATGCAACTCTACAAAAAAAGAATAAACATGATTATTTTATATCAAGAGTCTGATGACGTTACTCAAAATATAAGTATTGTATGCCCGACTACCGAACATTCTATTTATTCATTTGATCCGAAATATCCAAGTATTATTTTATATAAAAAAGACGATTTATTTGAACCCATCTATATGTATACCGAAACTGAAAAAAATTTTGTACAAACAAAACTATTTGACATAAAAACAATAAATGCAAGACTCGTCAACATACTTGAATACATTAAAGTTAATATGAACAAATGCAATAGTAAAAAAAGTAATAGAATTTACGAGTTTAAAGATAATCTTAGCCTTGAACGGTTGAAAGATGAAATAAATAAAATCAAGGGCTACACAATAGAAAAGGAAATTATGCATGTAGACGGGCGAATTATAGGGTTGTTAATAAAAGAAAAGGAAACCTTTTTTGTTCCATGTAAACCAAGCGCATCAAGTGAAAATTATAAAATGATGGATGATTCCATATGGAATAATTACCGTACAACCGTTTCTTCTCTTGAACGTCTACACAAACAATCCTCCAAAAGAATTCCGTGCAAGCCCGTGTTTAAAATCATAGACGATGAAATGATTGTTGGAATTTTAACCGAGACAAATCAATTCATACAGTTGAGTGAACCAGAGGAAAACAAGGTAATGGACGACTTGAAAGAATTAAATGAACATAGTTATTTAGATATAGATAAGGAGATTGCAAAGCATCCTTTCAAAAAACAAAAGGATAAATTCATACATTATTTAAAATTGGAAAGATCCTTTTACAATGCCTATTTTAACACCATAAAGATTACTATTAATGAAATATCTAATATATCAAAACGTTCCTCTATAGAAAAAATCATAAACTCCTCCGAACCTTATGATACAAAATTGCAAAAAGTAAAAGAGATACTACGACCTCTTTTGGATTCAAAGTTTATTTTTACAAAATATGACGATGCAGTTTTAGATGAACTAGATGATATTAACATATGTAAGTCTGAAGAACAACCTTATTGTCAATTTACGAATGAAGGTCATTTATTAATACCTATAAACAATCTATTTAACGGTTCTGATAACTCAGAATTATACGAGAATCGGTTTCTAGATGATTTACTTATGAATGTTCATGTACAGAGAGTTATTTTTGAAGAAATACATAGCACCATTTATTACACGGACCGTTACAATTTATCAGATAACGAAATTCTATTGCTTGAATCCCTCATTAACAATTATTTTGATAACAACATACCGATTAAAAATATACCCTCCATTATTCACAGACAATTTGAAGATGTACAGCCTAGTAAAATTTTTGAGATTCTTAACAAATCGCCGGCTGAAGAAGATATTGTCTCGGAACCAGAACCCGAAGAGCCTGAGGAGTCAGAAGATGTTGAGTCTAGTGACGAGGAAGAAAACAAACCGGAACCCGAGACAAATCCGGAGGTAAATCTTGACGTAATTGAAGAAGACGACGAAGAAGAGGAAGACGACGAGGAAGAAGACGACAAAGAAGAGTCGGAAGAAGAGATCGTAACGAATCAAGAGGTTAAAAATAACATGGCTAAAACACAAAAACTACTTGAAGAATATAAAAATAACCCCACTAAAGAAATAGGAACAAAACTGGATACGCAGATTGCTGCTACACAAAAAATGGCGAAAGAATTATACAAAACGAATAAATCACCCGAAGCACAAGAACTAGTTGTAAAAACAGCGGCGCCAACAAATAAAAAATTGGAAAAGCCAGGAAAGGATTGGGAAAAATGTTTTGTCGTCGTTTATCTTACGAACAAATGGAAGCAATATTTCCCCAAAGGAACGAAAACATTCCGAATAGAAACGGATAACATTACATGTAATTATTATATGATTATTCAAATACTTAAAGACTTTAAAATGGAATATGGAGAACATACCATTTTAGATGTCAAGCACATGTTGATAGATTCCTATAAAAAATACGACCAGTACAGACAGTTCATTTTACAAAAATGGGAAGTAGAAAAGCCGCGAGAACATAGATTGTTTACAACCTCCTTTGAAACAATTATTATGAACGAAACTTATCCCTTAACGCAGGTAGATGTGGCACTTCTTATGTACAATTACGATTTACCCATTTCTATTATAAACCAATCTAAAATAAATATTAAAATGATCAAGAGGATAAACCATTCTGAAGACTATTCCTATTATTTAAAACTAAAAGGAAAGGACGAATTTATGTTATTTATTTATGATAAGATAACCTATAAATTATACGACAAAGACCTTGACGAGTCATTTAAAAAAAATATGGCTAGAACTGTACTAACAACCTATTTAAAGTCTCCTGATTTTTAAAAGTCAATCTCAAAGTCATTATCCTTTTGTTGCATTACATCTGTTTCCAAGTTGCTCGCTATCTTTAGATTCTTAATAGAACATTGGTCATCCTCCTTAAGAAGTTCGTCAAATATATTTGTCTCCTCTTTCTTATAGACGCTCTCCTTCTTTAGTTTCTGTAGTTCCATCATATTTAGATAAACGGAAAAGGCAGACGTTCCGTAATAACCATTTTGTCCGCACATGATATTCGCCGATACTCCGCGCATTTCGTCCAATTCTCCGTGTCTGGCCGCTTTTAGAAACATCTCAGTTGTTTCTTCAAAGGACGCTTTTGCGATTGGTCCTATATCATCATTATTGATACCGTGTCTGAAGATGGAAACCATACTTTCATTACATGTCATTCGGTCGCACAACAACGATAAATGATGATGATTTACATAACCGCCATCAAAACTTAGAACTTCCAAAATTTCATTGAATAGACACTTTCTAGCGGCTTCAATCCCGAGCACCTCCAAGGTCTCAATAATGTTATTTGTAAAGGTCCTTTCTGCATCAATATAATCAAGCGATAATACATTCAACAAGTTTGATCCAATCGTATCTAATGCATAGATCTCCTTTTTATCAAAATCACCTGTCACTTCATTGAAGACCATGTAATTTTGAATCTGTAAAAGATTAACTTTATCTATTCCGTTTACTCCTCTTAGTACAATGTTGTTTAACAAATTATGTTGGAAACTTTTCACCATGTAAATGTGATCATCTTCGTCCAAACTTAGCGGCTTGGATTTATTCTTTAGAATGTTTGTAAGTCTGATACGAAAGACAACCTCGTCATCGTCCATGTCATTGTAAAAGCAACTTACGTTATCATTGTAGATACTTTTAATGGAAAAGTGAATCTCGTCCAAAGTAAGATTGGAATCAATCATCGCGGTCTTGTTCAGAGTAAGTCTGATGATCCAGCGATTGACCGAAACTTCCTGGTCTTCTACAAAACAATCTTTTAATATTTCATTAAACTCCTTGTATCTTTCCATGACTCCCTTATCCTTTTCAATAATCGTATTTAGATCATCAGGATCATAGTAAATCTCGGATTTAGTGACGAAATTCTTAAACTTTGTATTTTCAATACGCGAAATCATATCAAACGCCTTGTCTCGGCTTGATTCCTCGTCTTGCTTCAAATAAATTGTCATAGACGGATTCTTCATGTTACTCGTTAGAGCAAGAATCTCTTCCATACGAGGTACACCACGAGTTACGTTTGACTTTGTAGAGATACCAGCAAGATGAAAGGTGTTCAAATTCATTTGGGTCGTAGGCTCGCCGATAGATTGGGCTGAAATGAGTCCAACCATTTCTCCGGGGTTCACAAGTGACTTTTTATACATAAACACGATCTTTTCAAGTAAGAATGCAATGCTATCCTTTGTAAAACGATGATTTACAACAATAGACGCTGGATTCAAGTAATAATAGTAGGCAAGTTTAAACATATAACAAGGTTTAAAGACATTTTCCAAAAACTTTTCATAGTATTTGTCAATTTCTTGGTAAGCCTCAAAGGGAGTAATGTCAGTTTGTTGCGAGTTTTGGTCAAACTGATTTTTGATATTCATAATAAGTTGATTAAATGAAATAGGCAGGTAGATGGTCTCGTACATTCCAGCATGTTCCGAAACCTTTTTAATATACGTGTCGCGCGAGTCAATACACATGTGAACGTCCTTTTTAACTCGTTCCTTCAAAAGAATCATCTGATCTTTGTATCGTGCAAATGCCTGCTTGTTAAAGACCGCGTTCATCGCCTTTAGTTCCTTTCCTTCATATCCATATCGGAAATATTCGTAAAGTTCTTGACGCGTTTTTCCAATCATATCAAACTTAATATTCTCTACACGAATCGTGTCAAAATTAGTTCCTCCGTAATCAAACTGAATGATTTTTTGTTTATTATTTCGCACCGTTCTATCGTAACAAACAACCACATCTTCCATACCTTTAATCAAACGTCTCTGAATATAACCGGTTTGACTGGTTTTGACTGCAGTATCAATCAGACCCACTCTACCACCCATCGCGTGAAAGAAGAGTTCTTCGGGGGTTAGTCCTCCGATAAATGAACTTTCTACAAACCCTCGGGCCACTGGAGTGTCGTTAAATTGCTTAAAGTGAGGAAGGGTTCGGTTTGGAAAACTATAGGGGATACGCTTGTTATCTACATTCTGCTGTCCAAGACACGAAATCATCTGTGAAATATTCAGTACACTTCCTTTTGAACCCGCCTTTACAATATTTACAAACCTGTTGTTTGGATTGAGACTATCAATTGCAATCTTACCTGACTCTGAACTGGCTTTATTCAAAATATTATTGACTTCACTCTCAAAATATTCGTTATTGGTTCTTCCGGATTTATTATCCAATATACCCAATTGTACTTGATTGATCAAGTTTGCCACCTCCTTTTTCTGATTCATGATAACCTCGCTAATTTTTGTATTGGTTTCGGTATTTGAAATCAAATCACTCATGCCTACACTGAACCCAGTTGTTTTCATATACTCTGTCACAATTCCTTGAATATTATCTATGAAATACTGTGATTCCTCTTCAGAGAAGTCGGTATTAATACGCTGAATCAAACCTCGCCCGCCACCACACAAAGAATCCTTTTCAAACTGTCCGCGAATCATCTTACCGTTTACAATTTCAATAATATGGTTTGAAGTAGTTGCGTCCATGCTTTCTTTGTAAAGACCGCTCTTGTATTTCAAGGTTAGGGGTGGCAGAATATTGCTTATAATTTCAAAACTCGTATAAAATTCTTTGTCTTCCATAAAGATGCTCTGATCTAAGCGATTGCATTTCGCCAAAAGATTCATCGCCTGCTTTCGTGGAATTTTTACGTCCTTTCGTGTAAACAAATAACTTCCTAGCAAAGAATCCTGAAAGATACCGATAATACTTTTGTTCAACGCAGGACTGATAATTTGGTACCGAATCGCCGCCAAATATTTTAACTCCATCTCCGCCTCATCGTTTTGAGGCATATGCATATTCATTTCATCACCGTCAAAGTCCGCGTTATACGGCTTCGTGTCTGCAACATTCATGCGAAAAGTATCTCCCTTTTTCATAATCCGAACGATATGAGCCATCATAGACATACGATGCAGAGTAGGCTGACGATTAAAGAGAACATAATCACCGTTCATCATATGTCTGTGAACAATGTCTCCGATGCTAAGACTTATATTTTCTCGGTCATGATAACGAAGAGAAATGTTCTCGCCATTCGCTAATTCCAAAATCTTTGCACCTGGATATACATCGGGACCATTCTTCACTAAATAGGTTAGAAATTCCATATTTGATTCATTGACATAAACAGGTTTCGTAATATTCATTGCAATCTTTAAAGGAACTCCTAGTTCGGTAATAGATAACTCTGGGTCGGGTGTAATGACGGATCGCGCGCTAAAATCCACGCGCTTTCCCATCAAATTTCCACGAACACGACCCGTTTTTCCCTTGTGCCTCTCTGAAATAGACTTGAGAGCACGACCTGATCGCTGCTTTACCGGGTCTGTTCCTGCAATTGTATTATCTACAATGGTTGAAATGTAATATTGTAAAACAGTTGTCCAGTCATCAATCTGTTTCGCGGTTGAATTCTTAGAAATCTGTTCTTTTAACAAATTATTGTACTTGATGATATTGATAATGATATGGGTCAAATCGTCCTCGCTTCTTTGCTGCGCGTCATGCTTTACAGAGGGTCTTATACTGGGCGGCGGAACCGCGAATATCTGACAAATCATCCACTCCGGTCTAGACCATTTGCTTGAAAAGCCCATAAAGTCAATGTCCTCGTCCGAAATCTTTCTAAATACCTTTAGCACTGCCTCTGGTGTAAATTTCATCGTAATAACATCTTCCTTCTCATCATCCTTATCAGACCACTCTGCAATAATGGTCGCAAATCCCTCCTTCTTAATTTTAGATGGCTGCCTGCACTCACAACCATCGGAACTTGCATCACCACAACGTTTGACTTTATTTGATAGAGTAAATACGTTTTGCCAACGCTCGGACGGTTTGTATTTTAACAAGTTTGAATTTGTTGTTTTATCAATAAGTAATCTACCGCATTTGATACACACGCATTTTAAAATTTTTATGGTTTCTTCAATATATTGGATATAAAAGAGAGGACGAGCCAATTTAATATGTCCGAAATAACCCGGACAATTAATATAGTTTTCGCCGTCTGTAGGACAAATCAACCCAGGTTCCAAAACTCCCATGCGCGGATCAAACAAACCACCAATCTTCGGTTTAATACCATTATAGGTCTCTTTATTTGTAATTTCCGCAACCGAATTTCTTTCAATTTCTTCGGGGCTCAGAAGACTAAACTGAATACCAATAATTTTTGCAGGGGTTTTCTGTAGTGAACTCATCTCTTTATCTATCTTATATATTTTTTATATTCATTCAATTTTCTATATAAAATTCTTTCGTTAAACTAGAGTATGACGAAAAGGTGTCCTCCGGAAGACATAAATTCTATTATAAAGAGACCATCCAAAATGGTACAATCCTTTATTAACTTGACCTCAGGATTATCATCGCGATTAGAAGATATTCTATATTTCAAAAATTTACCTAAAGACTCTCAAAACGCTCTTATAGATAAGTTGGAAAATTTACACACCTTAACAACATGTATAAAACCAAAAATGATTCAACTATTAGAATCAGACATACCCCTGAACTTTAAATATATAGCCTTGAAAAAAATGATGAAAATGGAAGATGATAGTTCACCTAAAATACAAGAATGGATTGATTCTTTTTTGAATATTCCTTTTAACATTTATTGTCCCTTGCCAGTTCTTTATTCCACGAATACGCCGGAGGAGTGTAAAAGTTATATGGAAAACTGTCAAAAAACATTAGATAAGTATACGTATGGCATGAAGGATGCTAAAAGCCAGTTTATGCAATTGATCGGGAAATGGATTGTTAACCCAAGTTCAATGGGTACGGCGATTGCTTTAAGAGGACCAATGGGTACGGGTAAAACAACGTTAATTAAACAAGGGATTAGTAAGATTTTGAATAGACCCTTTGCCTTTATTACTTTGGGTGGAACAGGTGACGGAGCCTTTTTAGAAGGCCATTCCTATACCTATGAAGGAAGTAGTTACGGAAAGATTGTGGATATTTTAATACAATCTCGGTGTAGTAATCCGGTTATTTATTTTGACGAGTTAGATAAAATAAGTCAAACTGAAAAAGGTAATGAACTGAGTGGTATATTAACTCATTTAATAGATACCACTCAAAATTCGCAATTTCACGATAAATATTTTTCAGAGATTGACTTTGATCTAAGTAAGTGTCTATTTATTTTTAGTTATAACGACGAGAGTCTTGTCAATCCTATTTTAAAAGACCGAATGTATACGATTGATATTCCAGGGTACGAAAAGAAAGAAAAGATTATCATTGCACGAGATTATTTAATTCCTGTCATGAATAAAGATTTCAATATGAGTGAGTTGGTGTGGACTGATGAGATATTGGATTACATTATTGAAAAAACTGATACTGAATCTGGAGTAAGAAACTTCAAAAGAAAACTTGAAACTATCTTTAGTAAAATTAATTTATTGCGGATTTCAAGTCCTGAAAAAATTAATTTTCCTTTTACCATTACAAAATCTTTGATTGACGAATTTATAGAAACTAAAAAGACTGAGCACACTTATTTGAATATGTATTTGTAAATGTTTGAGACAATATATTCCCTCCTCTTGTTGCAATTATGTTATAATTTTGCGGTTCATTGCAAAGACAACCGCTGGAAGATGAATAGGTAGCAGGACAGCATTCTGGTTTAAATTTTGCATCGTAAAGAAGGTCAATAGATTTACCGGGATAGTTTTCTAACGCGCGAAGTGTATCCTTTTTAGTAAATGATTTTTCGTTTTCTTTAGAAAACGGCTCAATAAATTGGGGCATTTTATAGATTAAATAAAGGAGAAGAATTATAATTATTATTTTGGTCATATAATATTTATAATATTAAATTATAATGTCATTTTCAAAGACTTTAAAAAAGTATTCTAATCCTGTTGTAGCGCAAAAAATGGCCTACAAATACTTAGGAAAGACCGCGAAACTGTATCCTGCAAAGAATCCTCAAAAAAAGTACTCTATTTATGATCCACACGAAAAAAAATGGGTTGAATTTGGTCAAATAGGATATGAAAACTTTACAAAACATAAAAACAAGGCCAGGCGAAAAAACTATTTAACGCGTACGGCTAGCATGAGAGGAAACTGGAAAAAAAATAAGTATTCGCGAAACAATCTAAGTAGGAAGATTTTGTGGTGACCAATTAGGATAAATCTCTTGACAGTTAAATCCAAATTGTTGTAATTGATTACATTTATTCCTTGTATTCTTTAACAAGGAATTATTAGGAGTATTATTTTGCCTGTTAAACGCGTCTATCATGTCAATCAATTCCTGGTATCTTTCTATCGCGTCATATCCGGCGTTAATTGCTTTACTAAAATCTGTTCTTTGTGGATCAAAGTTTGGTTCCTTTCTTTTCTCTTGTAATAGTCTAAACGCTCTATTGTATTCATTATTACAAATTGATGCATACTCGCTGTATAATCCACGATTTAAAACATTTACGTCAATCACATCTATGTTGTATCTTTTATTCTTATATTTTTGTAACTTAAAATTTCGTTTGTTTTCAGATACTTGGTATAGTAGTTTATTTTTTACGTAAAATGTAATACTATAGAGTACATCATGTATTCTTTGTGCATAGATACGAATTTGTTCAAACATATCCTTTTCCTTGCTATACCGTTCTGACGCCTCATTGTTTATATTTTTGCCTTCTTTGTCTAACTTTTTGTGATCATCGCTCCAGCGATTTATTTTATTTTCCATATCTTGATTGATGATATTTACATATTTTGAAAGATCCTCGGTATTTTTACCAATGTTTTTAGTAGTGTTATTAAAATCTTTGTAACTTTGCGACTTTTTAATAGACAAATATGGTTTAATACACTGAATAAAATTATTCTTGGTACTCTTATAAGGGTCTTGACCTTCAACCGGATTCATGTAATAACTAAAAAACATATATTTTGGATTGCATTTTTGATTTTTCCAATCTATGATAACTTGCGTTTGTGATACTTTTAAATAAAAATAGAATATGATCAATATTATTATGACGATTAAAAGAGACGAGCCGGCGCCACTATTTTCTTCTTGACTATAAATATTTTTGATACTATCTATAAACATATAAAATAACAATATTATTTACCTAACTATTTAGTCATATAACTGCTTATACGTGAAAATATATCTTTTACATCATTTTTAAAATCGTCTATTTTTTTAGGTATGGTTACTTCATAAGACTTTATCGTATTCAAATAAGAGTTTGTATCATCAATTTTTTTATTTGTATCCTTGTAGTTTTTATCAATAATATTTGTCTTTTCTTTAATGGTTGAAGTGATCTCATTCATATTGTTATTCGCAAGATTAGACACCTCTTTGAATGCGTCATTTTGTTTATCCACAATAGAGGTGAGTTCACTTTTTGCAACACCCTTACTAAATTCTTTTATACAACTACCAAACTGATTATAGGATTCCTGTTCTGTTTGGTAAAAAGACGAGGTAAATAGGTTTAAAGGATTACATTTCGTATTGTCCCAATCATTTTTAAGGCTGATTCTTGTCTGTATCGTTAACATATAAAAGTATACGCCAATGAACATAATCAATACAAAGTTTCTATCACTTGTATCGCTCATAATAATAATATTTATTTTTATATAAATACATAACCGATATTAATATGTATGGCACTTGTAAGATCCTATTTTTCTTTATTGGCTGATTATCAAAAGAAATATGGTCCTAAAACATTTTTATTAATGCAGGTTGGTAGTTTTTTTGAAGTATATTCAGAAAGAGACGATGATCCAATGATGGAAGCATTTTCTAAAATCTGTGATTTAAAGATTGCCTCAAAGGGAGACCATTTTATGGCGGGTTTTCGTGATTATATTTTAGATAAGTATATTTCTAAAACGAATGAAAATCATTATACATCTGTTGTTTTTATTCAAGAAGAGGTTGCAGGACTCATTCAAAGAAAAGAACACGCAGTCTATAGTCCAGGTACTACATTTTTAGACGATGAAGTAAAACTCTCTAACAATACAAGTTGTTTATGGATACATAAAACAAAAATGACTCCATGTAGCATTTTATTTGGTTTATCCAACCTAGATATTTATACAGGAAAGGTTGATGTCTTTGAATATCAAGAAATTTATTATCACAATCCTACTACATATGATTCCATTGAAAGGTTTCTTTCTATTTACAATCCAACCGAAATGATTGTCATTCATAATTTGGAAGAAGTCATTGTAAATGGTGTTTTGCAATATCTTGCATTGAAAAGTAAAAAGGTTACCTTGGTTGATTTGAATAAAAACGATATTTATTCAACTCAAGCGGCTAATTGCGAAAAACAAAAGTACCAAGCAGAGATTATAAAAAAGTTTTATCCGCTGCTAAATAAGGGTTTGGTAATGGATACTCTTTTTGAAAAGGCGATTGCATTTCAGAGTTTATGTTTTTTGTTGGATTTTGTCTCGCAACATAATCCGTCCTTAACTCACAAACTCTCCGAGCCAACCTTGGATAAATCTTATTCGCTTATTCTCGCAAATCACTCTTTAAAACAGTTGAACATGATTGATGGAGAATATAGTGGCGAATATTCAAGTGTTCTTTCTTTATTAAATACATGCAGAACTAAGATTGGAAAGAGAGAGTTTCAGAGAATATTATTAAATCCTATTCATGATATAAGTGTACTACAAGAATCTTATGATATGATAGAGCATTGTATCATAAATGAGTATCAATGGACATCCACACTTTCTAAAATTTGTGATATTGAAAAAATAAACAGGAAGATCATTTTACAAAAGATTGTCCCTTCAGAATATGCGCAACTATACGAAACGTGTCGTTTGTTGGAAGACATAAATGGCGACGAACGATGGTTTTCTCATATTTCTTACGATAAAGTAAAAAATGAAATAGACATTGTTAAAAAGACTCTGACAAGTTATTTAAACCTAGAGGTCGCGCGAACGACTCACGAACTAGATGATACTTGCGAAGCCCTTATTCAGAAGGGCGTGGACGACTCTCTTGACAGAACTTGCCGAGACAAAATAGAGGGGCGCTTGCGGTTCAATAGTATTTGTGACTATTTAAATACGTTATACAAAGGAGTTGATAAAAAATGCGAACAAGTTCAAGCCTTTAAAATACACGAAACGGATAAATTTGGTCTTTCTATTATTATCACGAAAAAGCGAAAGACGTTAATTTCTAAACTTCTTGTACCTGAAGTCATGTTGACGTTTTATTCAAGTTATACTAAACAAATGGAATCGTTTACTTTTAGACCCTTCTTGTTAGAATTTAAAGACCACAATGCAAGCCACTACTCTCTTTATTCAAAGGAACTGGTTCAGTTGAATGATCAAATTATTACAAACAATCAAGAGTTTCTTCATAATCTAATAAGGGTTTATAAAAATATTCATTCCTTTATGAATATCTCCTATGAGTATTTGATTCAATGTATTCAAAAATTAGATGTTATGAATACAAAATGCGAAATATCAAAAAAATATAATTATTCAAAGCCTGTCTTGGTAAAAAGCGATCATTCCTTTTTTAATGCAACCCAGTTGAGACACGCGCTTATTGAACATTTGGATAAAAATGAAGCCTATGTACCGAATGATGTTTGTCTCGGAAAAGAAACCAAGGGTATCTTACTGTTTGGAACAAACGCAGTCGGGAAGACAAGTCTCATTAAGTCTATCGGAATATGCGTTATCATGGCGCAGGCAGGACTGTATGTTCCATGTAACCTAGAATATTGTCCATATGAATACATTTTTACACGTATCATTGGAAATGATAATATTTTCAAAGGGCTTTCTACCTTTTCTGTAGAAATGAGTGAACTTCGCGTTATCTTACAGAAATGTAATGAACGTTCTCTTATTTTAGGAGATGAATTATGTTCTGGTACTGAAATAGATAGCGCATTAAGTATTTTTATTTCTGGCGTAGAACACATGCACTCAAGAAATAGTAGTTTTATTTTTGCTACCCATTTCCATGCTCTGCAAAATTTTAAAGAAATAAAGGATTTGAAATCCCTTGCCATGAAACATTTGACGGTGGAATACAATCAGGAAATTAAAAAATTAGTATACGGAAGGGTTCTACAAGATGGTGCGGGGGAAAGTGTATATGGTCTAGAAGTGTGTAAATCATTGATGCTGTCAGACTCGTTTTTAAAGCGAGCCTATGAAATAAGAAATCAGTATTGTAATAAAACAACAGTGTTAACTATGAAACAAAGCCCTTATCACAAGGATAAACTAAAAGGAGTTTGCGAGTTTTGTAAAAAAACAATGGGTACTGAAATACATCATTTACAGTATCAAAAAAATGCGGTAAATTCGCATATAGATACCATGCCAGTGGATCATCCATCAAATCTTGCAAGCATTTGCGAAAGTTGTCATAAACATATACATGCGCTTCATCTAGTTCATGAAAAAAAGAAAAATATGGAGGGAGGCTATAGTATAATTCTTAAATCTTTATAATAAAATTGATTTGAAAATAATATGTGTAATTAGAATAAAATGCTCATTCCAGTAAAATGTTTTACGTGCGGAAAAGTGATTGGCGACAAATACAATTATTATCTATCGGAAATTTCCAAGCGAAAGGGATATGTTAAGGAAGAAGAAATTCAGTACCTGGATGAATCCAGCATTGATAAAACGGTAGAAGGTGTTATTTTAGATGAATTAAAATTAACCGACATGTGCTGTAGAAGGCATTTCCTTACACACGTAAATATATTTTAATATAATAATGGCAACAAAGCGTAGGGGTAGACGTAGACGCAAAACGAATAGAAAAAGAAGAACAAAAGTACTAAAAGGCGGATCCTTTATTGAGGCCGGGTCCTTGGCATCTCATATTTTTAATACAGGAATAAATACTTTTACGATTCCTAGTCCAACGATGGTTTCTCAAGATCCAAGAATAACAAACCAATTTCTTTAACAAATAATATTTGAATAATATAATGGCACGTTTTAAGAAAACCGAACTAGCACCCTTTAATCTTCGTAAAATGTGTACCCCCGCAACAATTTACTTTGTTATTTCTCTAGTTGCACTTATTCTTTTAGGAATTTCAAATTTAAATAGTTCCGACCGTTTATGTATCGGCGATTACAGTTGTTATGTAGGAAATAATACCATGGTCTTTGTCTTAAACGCCATTTACATATTGTTCTGGACCTTTATTTTAGACTTAATGTGTAAGGGTGGATACAGTTCATTGTCCTGGTTTATTTTGCTTTTACCCTTTATCCTTACTTTTCTATTTTTAACTATGGTTATGATTAAAAACCCATAATCAGACAAGGAAATATATATAAAAAAATAATAATCTAAAATATAAAGATGAGTATAGAAGATTATCATTTTTCATTTATTGATAGATATTTCAAGGAAACCTCTTTAGTAGAACATCATATAAGCTCTTGTGATAATTTTTATGATGTAAGTATCCCCAAAATTTTTGCAGACATGAATCCTATCCGTTACTACGGAATTATGGAAGTAGATAAATACAAATATAGCGCGCGAATTTATATTGGAGGTAAAAATACGGATAAGATTTATTACGGTAAACCAGTTGTCTTTGATGAAAATAATCAACATTATATGTTTCCGAATGAAGCGAGGTTACGGAATATGACCTATGGCATATCTATACATTATGATGTGGATATAGAGTTGGATGTCTTAGAAGGAGATGAAATTGTAACGATTGAAAAAAAAATGCCTCAAACGGATACTCATTATTTTCTTGGAATGTTTCCCATCATGGTTCAGTCCAAGTTGTGTGTTTTAAAACAAATGCCGCGCGAGACACGTTTTTTTATGGGTGAATGTAAAAATGACTACGGCGGCTATTTTATTATAGACGGAAAGGAAAAGGTTTTAATCCCACAAGAGTATTTTGGAAATAATCTTATTTATACAAGATTAGTAAAGGATAATAAACACGATTTCTCTGTAGAAATCCGATCTGTATCCGAAGATATATCTAAACCCCGTAGAACTTTAGCAATAAGGCGTGTTATGTCAAGTAATTCATTATCCAACGAACATTTTGTAGTTTTTATACCTGATGTTCGTCAACCGGTTCCACTTTTTATTTTAATGAGGGCGCTTGGTATTCTAAGCGATAAAGATATTTGTAAAACAATATTATTGGATATTGAAAAAAATAAAGAATATTTGGAATTGTTGCGTCCGTCTATTCATGATGCGGGGTTCATCTTTAACCAGAAAAACGCACTTGAATATATTGGTTCTTTTACAAAGTATCAAACGATCCATTCTGCTTACAAGTGTCTCGTGAATCAATTATTGCCGCACGTAGGAGAAATGAATTTCAAATCAAAAGCGTGTTTTATCGGACACATGATTTTTGAACTTCTCAAAGTAATAAAAAAAGACGAGCCTCCTACAGATCGCGATAACTATAAGTATAAACGAGTACAAACGACTGGCGAACTAATGAAGGATCTTTTTATTGAATATTCCAAGGAAATGTACACTGAAATATACAAGGATATTGATAAAGAGTTATATTATCACGAAGGTACGTATAAAGATGAAGAACCAGTTACCGATAAAAACTATAAGTTTTTAAATCTATTCGTAGACGAGTATTTTAATAAGAGAATTGTAGAAGAGGGTTTTCGTAAGGGATTTAAAGGAAATTGGGGGTCAAAAGCACATACAAAGAAGGTGGGTGTCATTCAGTCTTTAAACCGACTTACCTATCATTCCTTTTTAAGTCATATGCGCAGAGTTGATTTGGACATTGATGATTCTAATAAGTTGGTTGGTCCGCATTTATTACATGGTTCGCAATTTGGTTTATTTGACCCGATTGATGTTGGTGGAAGTGTAGGGATTGATAAACAAATGGCGGTTCTATGCAAATTTACAAAACACGTTTCTATTCATGATATTTCAAGTTGGATTCAGGACAATATGACGGAAGATGATGTTAAAGTAAATTACATAGAAGAAGCGGACTATGAAGACCTTGAAGTTAACACAAAACTATTTATTAACGGTGTATGGATCGGCTTTATAAAAGATCCTCTTAAGTTTAAAAGAAAATTCATACTTTCACGAAGAATCGGTCTTATATCTCCGTTCATAAGTATTTCATTCAACATGAAGTACAAAGTCATTTACATCTTTAGCGACGAAGGGCGTGTTGTAAGACCGCTCTTTTATTTTGACAATCAAGACGTAAGTTATGGTAAGAATAAAGATAAGCGATCTTGGAGTCAGTGCGTAAATGGTCTATTTAATACAAATGCTGAACCTTTTTTATCCAAAAAAGTATTAGAGGGTAAAACGACAAAGGACATTATGGATGGACGGTCTATTATTGAATATCTTGACAATTCTGAGGTAGACATGTGTTATATTACAACATCTCTTGATCATGTGACTCAAAATCACGAATATACACATCTAGAGATACATCCCTCTGTTATGTTCGGTATTATGGGAAATCAAGTTGTTTTTCCGGAAAATAGTGCTCTTGCTCGTAACGATTACAGTTGTATTCAAGGAAGACAAGCCATTTCTATTTATCATACTAATTTTTTGCACCGGATTGATACAACCGGGGTTGTTATTAACTACGGTCAGAAACCTCTTGTGAAAAGCAGATATACAAAATTTATAAACAACGAAGAGCATCCTTATGGCGAAAATGCTATCATTGCTATCATGGCTCACACTGGTTATAATGTAGAAGATTCTATTTTAATTAACGAATCCGCAGTAAAAAGAGGGTTGTTCAACATAACCTATTACAGTATGTACGAAACCTACGAGGAAACGACTAAGTTAGGAGTGAGTAGTGAGAAAAGAATCGCAAATGTATTGAATTATGGAGCAAAAGGAACAAAACCCGGATATAATTATAATGAACTTGGTGAGAATGGTATTATTAAAGTAAATACAATTATAGATGAAAAAACCGTTATTATTGGAAGAATACAATATCAATTAGAGAATCCAAATGATGTTACTGATGCAAGTATCTTTTCAAGTAAAGGGCAAAGTGGAATTGTAGATCGTGTCTATCTAACAGAGAATGTAGAAGGGAAAAGAATTGCAAAGGTTCGGATTCGCGAAGAAAGACAACCGAACATCGGAGACAAGTTTTCTAGTAGATGCGGTCAAAAGGGAACCATCGGAACTCTTATCCCAGAAGAGAACATGCCTTTTACAAAAGACGGGATAAGACCTGATCTTATTATTAATCCGCATTGTATGCCAAGTAGAATGACAATCAATCAACTAATTGAATGTTTATTCTGTAAAATGGCGGTTCAAAAGGGTACGTCTGTTGACTCTACTCCGTTTATAAATAAAGGATCAAAACATGCTTTAATTGGAACCTTATTAAAAGAATATGGCTGTCATTCTTCTGGAAATGAAGTTTTGTACAATGGAATGACTGGCGAGCAAATAGAAAGTGACATTTATATGGGTCCTACCTATTACACACGTCTAAAACATATGACTCAAGATAAAATAAATTACAGAGCAGGCGGTCCAAGAGTCTCTTTGACGAGACAAACTAACCACGGAAGAAGCAAGGACGGAGGTCTAAAGATCGGAGATATGGAAAGAGATTCTATTGTTTCGCACGGAATGAGTGCGTTTATGTGTGATTCTATGATGAAACGTGGAGATGCCTATCGCATGGCTATTTGTAATCATTCCGGTACAATTGCAATCTATAACAAGGAAAAAAATAATTTTTACAGTCCTATGATTGATGGTCCGCTGGCATTTGAGAAAGTAGATTCCGAGACATTTACACCCTCCTTAATTACAAAATATGGAAAGGAATTTAGCGTGGTAGAAGTACCCTATTGTCTAAAATTATTAATACATGAATTAACTGCGATGAATATTCAAATGAGACTAATTACATCAGATAATATAGAAAATTTAACATCATACGGCAAACACAGTTTAGGTAATTTAAATAAATTTATAGAAAGATCAGAGTCTTTTGTAGAGGTAGAGAAAGAACCTTCACCTAAGCCCTTACTTTTATCAAAGGAAAAGAAAGTAACTATAAGTCCAAATTCAACAGAACTTGATGCAAACGAACAAAGGGCACTGATTCATGATATTGAAAGACTTAAGAAAAATAACGTCTATACACCCGAAGAAGAAGAAAAAAGTAAACAAAGCATTTTGGATTTGAAGACTCAGTTAAAAGAAGGAAATATTAGCCAAGATGAATACAAAAAATTATTAATACCTGAAACAAATGAAACTGAGTCTCAGTCAGAAAATGAGTATACGAATGAAAACGAGTCACAAACATCTGAAAACGAGTCACAGTCAGAAAACGAGTCACAAACATCAGAAAACGAGTCACAGTCAGAAAACGAATCGCAGACCTCGGAAAATGAATCTGGAGAATTAAAAGAATATAATCCACCACTAACCGAAACAAACAAGATTATAAAATTGAATTAGATATAAATATAAATGTAATATAATATAAATGGAGTCCAAAAGCAGTTATCTAAACCAATTGTACAAATCTCGTAACAATCTTATCTTTTATCTTAAAAACATGGGGTTTGATTGTGAACAATACGAGAATTTTAGTATGGAAGAGGTAGACTCCATGCAAAAATATGAACAACTAAACTTCAAGGTTTCAAACTCTTTGGATGAACAATGCTATGTAAAATATATGACAGAAGATACGACTACTAAAAAGACTACTAGCAATCTCATTAAAAAGATAAACATTTCAGGTATTGTAAGCGAAGTATTTTTAGACGAAGAAGTTTTGAAAAACACCGACACTCTTGTTATTATTACCAATGAATATTCACAAGAAAGTATTCACAAAAGCCTTAAAAACATTTGGGAATTGGAACATTATTATGTTGTTATCTTTGACTTGAAACAACTACAGATCAACATTTTAAAACACAACTACGTTCCAAAGCATGTAAAACTAACAGAAAAGGAAAAAGAAGAACTGTACGCAAAAATAAACATAGCGAATGATAAACAACTGCCTGAGATTAGCCGTTTTGATCCTGTTGCAAAAATTATCTTTCTTCGCCCTGATAATGTTTGTAAAATAACCCGTTTTGATAAAATCTCGTACACAAATGAGTATTTTAGGATATGTGTTTAATATTTATAGTATATAATGTCTGCTATAAATCAAATTGATAAAAATAATTCTGCCGAAGCAATGAATAAAAATACTCAATCTATCTACGTTAACGATTTGGTGTATGTAGTATGCAAAGTATTTTTATTTGTAATATTAGGAATAGTATATGTTGTTTTTTTTAAAAATCCTGAAAACATGAAAAACGTTCTTATGGAAGCAAAAGATAATATCGTAGAAAAAATCAAAGCGGTTAAAAATAAAGCGATTGAAGTAAAACCGATTGAGGCGAAAGCAGAGGCGAAAGCAGAGGCAAAGCCTGCTACAAATGTTAAGCCAGAAGTGAAGACAAATGCAAATACAAATAAAAATCCTACCGCCTAACGATAATATGTATAAATATATAATGGGCTTTAAAGACTATCTTCAAGATTATGCCGATGGCTATTTTGCGCAGGACGGTTTAACTAAAAAGGATCCTATTCAAAAGTGTCCGGAGAATATACTAAATGAAATAAGAAGTCTAAAAAATGCTAATTACGCTGAGCTTCCAACGTATCATCATGTATTTCCAAGTCGTGAATATGAAAAGAGATATCCTTTTCCTTACCCGTTAATTGACTGTGATAGTGATTGTAGAAAAAAAATAGATTACAAGTCAAGCGTAGCAAAGACATCAAGTCCTTTTATTAAAAAAAATGAGGATATACTTGAAGAAAGTAAAAACACTACAAATAATACATATACATTTCTTTACATTTGGTTTATTATTATGGTAGTTGTTATCTATGTGCTTATCATAGCAGTTGTTTCAGAGAATTCATATCATCCGCTAATGAATATTATTATTTTTATTTTTTTACTTTATATGTCTTATTACCTATATAATAATTTATCTTTATAAATAAATGTCCTTTTCTAAATACAATACAGAACAAGATGAATTACTTATTACTTTTGATAAGGCCGAAAAAAATGTAAATGGAAGGAATCCTTATGATGAAACGTATAAATCATATGTATCCATCCACAAAGAAACAGAAAATATCTTACTAAGAGAACAAACCGTATTTATTATAACAAGTACAATAACTGCTCTTTTAGTAGCATATACTCTACAACAATTGTAAAATAATAGTATATAGAATGGCGTTTAACTATAATCATTTAGAAGATGTAGATACTTCTCAAAATAGTGAGATTCTTAAAAAATTCAATGATATTTTAGAAAAAAATAATTTTAATGCCAATTTTAAAAAGAAACTTGAAACTATTAACCTGCAATTCAAAGAGGACAAAAGTCCTCGTGATGATATTGTGAATAAAATAAGATGGAATACTTATTATTATAAAAAATATCGCCAGCAAACTCGCGTCCTACTTTTTATCAGTTTTATATGCGTTTTAATGATTGTTTTATCTAAATTACGTTCTTCTTATTTTGATGAGAAGGCGTATAGTTTGGTTGTTGGAACTATATTAGGATTGGCCTTTATTTATACCCTTTATGGAATATGGGATCTTTTAATAAAAGATGATAAAAATTTTGACGAATATAATTTTGCTATTTATGGAAGACCAAGTAAAAATATAACCGAACTAAACCCGGTAGAAAGCAAACCCGAGAAAAAAACATGTAAACCGATCACACCTAATTCAGTGAACTCTTCATTTTTAAATAAATATTTTTAAGTATATAATGAGTTATATAGTTGATGAACTAAATTCATTAATTATTGACTTGAGTAATAATAAAGTACAAACCGAAGAGACTGATATTATTTATTACAATATTATCACCCAATATAACAATTTTTTAACAGATATTTCATTTTCTGATACGGTAGACGAATTAATAGCCCCTTTAACAAGTCCGTATAATTCTATCAATTCAAAGAAAAATATTATACAAGATAAGCAGTTAAACATTAATACTTATTATAACAAACTCTATGATAAAAAGATTAAAATAATAAAGGAAATTATTATTATCTGTTGTCTAGGATTAATTGGCTGTTTCCTTTCAAATAGACAACTCATTGATGAAAAGATATTTTCCTTGTATTTAGGACTTGTGTTTTCTATAGGGTTTATAGTAGTTTTTTATGATTTATGGGACCTTTATATTAGAGATAATAAGGTTTTTGATGAATACGACTATAATGTCTATTATAATAAAAGCGATTTATCTAATAACATAGTTTCAGGTTCATTACATCCATTAATTTTTGACTCACAAACCGATTGTTAAAATATTTTAATATATCATATGCCAGAATTCACTGATACCAAATCCTATGCGGCATTTAAAGATGGATATAATGCAGGTTTAGCCCGTGACGAACAGTCAAAAGATCGGATTTTAACAAATGCCAGTGATGCATTATACGAAGATTGTAGAAAAATTGATAGTATCATATCATCAAACAACGATATAGATTATGCTCGTCCTCCAAATGTACAAAAACTTAACACAGATGATTTATTTACTCTTTATAAAAATGATGTTGAATTTACAAACTCTTTTCGCGAACAAGTATTACAAGACGAAAAAAACTACTTTGAAAAAAAATATAGTAAAACAGTTTACAAATACTTACTTGATAAAAGAAGCGAATACAATAAAGATAATGATACCCTTGTTAAGACGGATGCTAATTTATGTCCTACCATTACGAATAAGAAAGATGTATCAGGAAACATGCCTAATAATTACGTTGAACATATTAAGTTGGTATACGATAAGTTAACGCAATTTTATCCGCAGGTACAATCGGATACAACCTATAGAAAAATAGAGTATCGTGACGAAGAACATAAGTTATTGATGACGGTTAACAGTTTTATAAACATTATTTATTACGTCTTGCTTTTTATTATGGCGATTTTATTAGCAAGTAGTAATAGATTGCTAATAAAAGAAAGGTTCTTAGTATATTTGTTATTAATAATACTGCCATTCTTATATCCATATATCTTTCATTTTTGTAAAAAAATCTTTAATTCGCTTTTTATTAGTAAGCCGAATCATGGACCTAAAAATGCGTTTGTAGAAATACCTCCTCCAAACGTTGACGCCTTCAACATCTAAGTCTCTATCTCTTCTAACGATAATTTACTCCAGCCTTCTTTGGGATAAGGTCCAAACTTTTTGATAAGATATTCCTTCAGATCTTTAATCGGTACAGTTTTACCATTTCCTCCATGATTCGCCATAAACCAATTCTTAAATGCATCATTGATGACGGTAATCTTCAACTTATTGGGTTGAGGCGTCTCATGCGTCTTGAAGCATAGATTGATAAACTCCAAATAGATATCCTGCTTTTGTCTGTATTTTTCACTCGCCACTTTCACCTCCTCGCAGTCATAGACTTTTCCTTGAAGCTCGTAAGCAATCTCCGTCAACATACTCAACATTACCGGCGCCCATTTCTCAAATTTTTCATCCAGTTTCTCGTCTACTGGAAATTGGTGCGGATAAAGTTCATTCGGAAATTCAGGATCGTTGTACGGATTCTCTGTAAACTTTGAATCAAAGGGTACTAAACGAATACGACGCCAAGTACCGTCATCATTACTTTTAAATTCAAATAAATTATTAGCGCATACCGCCAACTTAAACTGCGGAATAAAGGTAATACTTTCTTTGAATAACGCACGACACTGAATCGGGTCGCTACCTGTAATCTCCTTCATAATACCCTCATTAATTACATCACCTTTTGTCGGCTCTTGCATCACCGCGTAGCGAGTGCCGACAAGTTGGCAAATTTCTGAAGAAGTAGACCCAATACCCGTCCTCTTTTGGGTGATCAACGTAATCGGGACGGTCGCCTTGTACTGACCGAGAACCTTTGACATTAACTCCACTAATTTGGATTTTCCATTTTTCCCCGTACCAATATAGATATTAAATGTCTGGTTTGGATTATTTCCCAGAAGGGTTGACGCCAAATGTTGCCACATGTATTTTTTAATATTTTCATTCGGAAACAATTGACTCATAAAACCATTCACTTCTTCAATTACCTCTGGGCATATTCTTTTGTAGTCTGCAAGCGGTTTATAATCAATCCCCGTTGATAAACTAATATAATCGTCATGTCTTCCGCGTCTATGCGTCTTTGCTTTGAAATCAATCACATAATTATTGCACCCAAGCAAATAATTATTTGTATTTAACTTTGCATAAAAGTCCTTATCGTGAAAGATGTCAATCGCTTCTCTCATAATATTATTTTTTCTCGCCGTATTTTTTAGTATATCTGCCGTAACTCCTGCGCTGTTCACATTCTTTTTCTGCTGATGAAACTGCTCTGGTTTTAGTTGTTCAGTATGTTCGTTTGCAATCATTTTTACACCCTCATTCGTTATGTCTGTATAAATTTTAAACATTTCCGTTGAAATTTTAGTACGTAAACTAGAGTCGGCCTCAATCGTTTCCCAGTGATTATTACAAAACTCGTACCATATTTTTTGTTTCGGGTTTGCACATACATAAATGTCTTTATACATATGATACAAAATAATCGCCAAATCATAATCGGTGTTATGACTGAAACTGTATTTCACAAAATGGCTTACTGTATTTTTGTATATTTTCCGGTATTCAGCCTCGTTGGATTCTTTACACCAATAAATGATAGATCTAAGAGTAAGCCCGTCTGTATTTTTATTAAACCCAATCCAATTTTCATACATTTCTTGTATCGTACCATAATCAAAATCCTGTAATTGTGAACTAAACTTTACCCAAGTTGTAAATAAACGAGTGTCGGTATTTTTCAGAGCCCAACCTACACGAATCCATTTTGCATAACTGTTTGGTCCCCAATACTCAATCGGTAAAATCATAACATAATTATAGGCCTCTTGTAATCTATATTCGGCATACGATAAACTACCCATCAGGCCTTCAATATAATCATCCAGTTCCTCTTTATTACTAATATCACAAGGAGTCTTTGTGATAAAGGCAGAATTTTCTAATACTTTTACTGTCTTCACCGATTTTTTTCGCGTATTAATCGTGGAGTCGTACTCAGACTGAATGTCAGGATTGTTTTGCATAATAACTAGGTTTTGATTACGCGCCGTTAAATTTTCAAAATTTTCTAAAATCCAATCCATTATGACAGCTCGTTCTTTAATTTCCCATGCATTATCTACTACCACAGCCGAAAAGATATATTTAAGTTTATAATCCTCTTTTCCGGGCTTTTTTGAGCCGTATAATTGCCAATTAGAGTATCCTTTTATAACAGATTCGTCAATCACATCCTCCCACGAATTTGTAATAGGAAGATCATTCCAAATGTTCTTAATTTCTTTGATCAAATAGTTTCGCAATATAATTTTACAAGTATAGTCCATTTTTACATTTATAATAATATGGATACCATCTTTGGTTTTATCGTCTTCCATGTTAACATTATTTTTCTCCATTACATAACATTCTACCGTTTTTCCTCCGTCCAATTTTATTTTTCGTATACCATCCAAAATACAAACCATTAAATCAGTAATATGCTTTTTACTATGTTGTCTCTCCTCAATCTCTACAGGATACCTAAAATCTAAATCAATCAAAATGGGACCTTCATCTAATTGTTTCTCAGTCATAAACGCATTTATCTTATTTACTAGGACTGCCTTCTTATAGATTGCATAAAATTCGTTCATATTCTCTAAAGGTATGGAATAACATCCTCCAAAAACATTTAGTTTCGTATCACCAATCTTTGTATGAGTATGCTCGCCACCTTTTGTTTGAAACTTTTTAAGAAAGGTGTCCATGGACATTTCTTTTTAGATATATTATACTCTTTATTTTTATCTCAATTTTATTTCTAATTTTTACAATTTAAAATTAAACGATCATAGTATTTATTATGAATCGTAATATAAAGCGTATTATTATTGACTATAAAGAAATATTGAATGATCCTATTGAAAGAATTCAATATATACATGACGAGACAAATGTAATGAAAGGTTATGCAATGATTATTGGCAGAGAGGATACTCCGTACGAGGATGGATATTACCTTTTTGAATTTAAATTTCCGGAGAATTATCCATTTAGTCCGCCAGTCGTAACTTTTATTAATTATGACGGCACAACAAGATTCAATCCAAATTTATACATTGGAGGAAAAGTATGTCTTTCCATCCTAAATACTTGGGATGGGGAGAAATGGAGTTCGTGTCAATCTATAAAAAGTATTCTACTTTCTTTAAGCATTTTAATTTTAAACGAGGAGCCGATTCTAAATGAGCCTGGAATTACGAGAGAACATCCTTGTTTTAAAAGTTACCACAAATTGATTGAATATAAAAATGTAGAGATTTCCATTTTGAAATATTTAGAAAAGGCAAACCTACCTGAACCCTTTCATCCGTTTCACCCGATCATGGTAGAGCATTTTAAAAAGAGATTTCCCTTTATAAGCGAAAAATTCAAAAATCGTAATAAAGAACTATGTCACTTATCTATTTTCAATTCAAACGTAAATGTATTAAACTATTTTTATCTTAATGATATTTTAAACAATATGTATAATAGAATAAAAAATTGATTTTAAATAATTAATTATATTAATACATAGAATGAACTTTTGTGTGAATTGCGACAATATGTACTATATGAAGATAGACTCAGAGGAAAATGGAAAACTTATTTACTATTGCCGTAACTGCGGCAAAGAAGATTCAAACATTTCGCTTTCAAACTTATGTGTCTCCACTTACGAAGAAAGCGACGCGCAAAAGAATAACAAAATTAATGAGTATACGAAGTTTGATCCTACCTTGCCACATGTTTATAACATCAAATGTCCTAATGATAATTGCGACTCAAACAAAAAGGATAAGCCTGCTGATGTCATTTATATTAGAGTGGATGATACAAACATGAAATACATGTATTTATGTGTCAACTGCGACACAAGTTGGACGCCCTAAAGTATATGCGGAAAGATTTCTTCTATCAATTCAATTGCCATAAATGAAAATACAATCATTTTATCTTCACCTTCTAAACATATTTTTTTTGACCACGGGTTAAACCAGTATAAGAATAACAAAAGCGATGCATTATAATACATGAATCTGACGACCTTTACTTCTGTTTTTATTTTTGGTATATTTACAGGTGTTAATAATTTTATTGATGCAGAAAAGATAAACAATAACTTAAGACATAAGACAATTGTAACCGGTACGTTCATTAAAATAAAAGATATTTTAATGAATGAGTGTGAACATTTATTAAATCATGGTTTTACTTTTCGTATAGTAATAACTTTTTTATCGTTCTATATTTTACTTTTATTTATTAATAAAAAAGGCGTTAGAAAATATATTTTCTTAATAATCCCAATAATTTTGTTGGGGGTAGAAGGACTTGATAAGCTACCTCCAGAAAAATGGAACTGGAATATTATAAACATTTTTACATTATAGAAAATGCGGAAAAACATTTTACTATCATAAAAACGATAAAATGGCTGATTGTATCTCTTATATAGTTACCTATCTATTCTTGGCCTTATTTTTTGAAAATGATTTTTTACTATTATTTTTTGTTGTATACAGGATATTCGGGGTATTTATGTTTTCAGTTACAATGGATAGTTCTTGGCTTATTCTATTTTTTGATTTTGTAAAAGAATATTTATTATATTTGTTTTTATTTGGAAAAAACTTTAACTATCTACCACCGTTTATAGTGTTAAAAATATTATTTGAGATTTTCTTACATACAATCTATAATCCTAACCATTATATTAAAAATTGAATATAAAATTAATATTAAATTATTATATAACATGAGCGACGAAGAAATTGAAGATGAAGTACTATCTGAAAGTGACGAGTCTGAAAAATTATCAGATGAAGAAGACATGTTGGAATCCTCCGACGACGAACAGATTATTCCCGATGACATTGCAACAGTAGACAACGATTCGGACGAAGAAGATGTCACTCATTTGTCAGATAGTTATAAAACAAAGTTTACAGATGAGATGAAAAAAAATCACTTGGCTTCTTTTCATCCTGAGGAAATTCATAAATCGTTTGACGAAATTTACTCGCTTTCTATGATTACTCGTAATGAAGAAGGAGTGATTGTTGATCCAAATCATAGAACTTATCCTGTCCTTTCTAAATATGAAAAAACAAAGATTATTGGATTAAGAGTGTCTCAGTTAAATAAAGGAGCCGAACCCTATGTTACTTTAAAAACAAAACTAATTTTGGATAATTCTCTTGTCGCCGAAAAAGAACTTCAAGAAAAAAGATTACCCTTTATTATCATGAGGCCATTACCTAACGGTAAATGCGAGTATTGGAATGTTAATGATCTTGAATACTTATAGAGCAGATGGTTTATTTTTTTTGATTCGCGGCAACTTAGCATTCAACAATTTTTCTATCCTTGAAATAAATAGGTTATTTGGAATGGCCGTACCATTTTCATATCCTTGAATTACTTGAACTGTTACACACAGTTTTTCAGCCAAGGTCTTTTGGCTCATTTTATTCGCGAGCCTTGCCTGTTGAATGGCAATCTTAAGGTCTGTCGTAATCTCTGCTGGAATCGTCAAATCCTCAAAATTGGTCTGAATCTCAGGTGGTCGTTGAATATGAACCTCTTTTACTGTAATTGGTTTTCCGAGTGTAACGGTCTTCCAATCAAAGTTAGGATCTACTTTTGGCATCTTTGACATTATAAATAAAAACATATTATATTTTTATGATTCAATTTTATTTAACATTTCCATCTGTTTCCGCATTCTAGACAAGTTACAAATACGGTCATCGGCTCGTCTGCCGACCTAGTTTGTGCCTGATAATAAGTACATCGGTTTTTCTTGCAGCGCCTGCACTCAAAAGTATCTGTACTTGCTTCAATCTTCGGGAAATACTTATTTTCCAATCGTATCTTTTTATTGTCCATCATCTGTTTCCATTTTTCGGGATAAATTTCTTGATGGGTTTTATAAGCCAAATCCTTTGTGATTAACACACCCGTTTTAATTTTATCCTTTATTTCGTCCTTTTTAATCGTAAAGTAAATCATTTTGAATTTATCCAAATAAATTTGTACGAAAAATGGATTGTCCCACCTTTTAATTATTTTATACTCTTCCGACTTGTCTATAGAATAATTAAAGATACTCTTTTCAATATTCCGAGACATAACAGAAGGAGATCCAAGTAATTTATCAATAGAATCAACTACTGTGGATCTCAACTTCTCTGGATTATCAGATATCATGTTAATACTGTTTGCGTTTATTTTTTATATTCAATTTTATTTCATTAGTTTAATGAAAATAATAGTCATCATGATAATTATTTTATTTGTTAATAAAATTTACAGAACCAAAAAAGAATATAAGATTCCTGAGTGCGACGCAGATATTATTTTTGCACCTGCAGGAATAAAGGCTCCCTATAATTTTGGAATATGTCATTATTTAAAGAATCATTTTGATCTTACCCATAAAAAAATGGTTGGATTTTCTTCAGGATCTTTAATTAATTTATTAATGACAATGAATAAAGAAAAGACATGTGAGTTTTTGAAAAAACTAATGAAAATAAAATTAAATGATGACATAAAAGCATATCTTAAAAAAACGATTCATACGATAGAAACAGATTTTACCGAAAATGATTTTAATTTAAATCTTCTTAATGTTGGAGTGACGCACTCAGACGGTCTGTACGTTTATAATAATTTTTCCAATTTAAAGGATGCGTTAGAGTGTTGTACAAGTAGTTCCTTTATACCTTTTATTACTTATAAGGATCTTTTGTATTTTTATAAGTATAAGTTGTGTTTAGATGGCGGAGTTTTTTACAATGCATATAAAAGGAAAAAAAATGACGTTCTTATCATCAACCATTATATGTTTAAACGTTACAAAAAAACGAATATAAGTGATATAAATACGATCCTTGCAAAAAACCTAAATCTATATCAAATGTATCTAAATGGATATAACGATGCTCGTAATAATCATGATTATTTCTTGAAATACTTGAAACCATTATGATTCGGGTTCATATTCTTCCTTTGTTAATTCCTTTTCATCTGGAATTAACGTTTCTTCTTTGACGACATCTAATTTTATATTTTCCCACTCATTCAAGGTTAGATTTGCGAGTTGACCGGTTACTCTTTTTAAAATACATAAGGTACCAAAAAAATGTTCTTCATTCAAAGGGGGTGGCAAAATGACCTTATTTTCACAAGCAGCCTTTCCCTTTCTTTTCCCATACAATTCATAGATTGATTCGTTTCTCCACGTGTATAATAGTTCAAAATTGTTATTATTTCTATAGTTACAAATACTGTATAACTTTTCAGCAGATTTAATCTTTTTTTCGCTAATAGTACCTTCCTTTTCAATAATAAGAATGGTACTATCGGACATTATAAGAATACCGTCATTTTTTTTATATTCATTTATGTATAAAGATTTATTATTAGTGTTACTAATGAAAGTATTCGTAGAACATGACTTTTCTAACATAGATGTAGAATATGAAAACAGGATTGTTCAAAAGGTAATTTATTCAAACAGCGGAGTATATACTTTTATAAAAGATGGTTTTTATAAAAGTATTGATCTAACTACGCTTAGTATAGTACCTTTCAAAACAATTAATTTTTTAGTAGAAAAAGGTAATATTAGCTACGGAGAACCTATTTATCATATTCCCTTTCAACATATTTACTGTGAAGAGGTTATCTATACAAAGACCATTGATACAGGTATTAAGTTTTGTAAAAAAGAGTATTTGGACCAAAAGGAATATTATTTTGAAATTAGCGGAATATTAGAATCGTTTATGTTTGCAAAAATGTTTAGTTTCTTAATTTAATGATAAAGATTATTATAGTAACCATTTCTCTTCTTTTATTTATACAATTTGTATTGTATTATTGTAACATTGACCTTTTTAAGTTTTATATAAATAAACCGGTTACAAAATCAAATGATCCAGGCCTTGAAGAAACAAAGGAGATTTTAAAGGGCTTTGTAAATGAACTTAAACAATATGATAATATTATTTAAATGGAATTACTTCAACACAACTTTCCTGCGATTGAAATACAAAAATATGAAATAACTCATTCGCTTTCAAAACAACAATGTTTACTTATACCTGCCGGACCTAAATATTTTGCATGGTTTACTTATTATGAAAAAAATCCTATTTGTCTATTTTTACCTATAGAAAATAATCAAATACAAAAGCTGGTTCATTGTTTTGTTTCATTTAAGGAGGAATTGTGTAAAGGTGTAGGAACCATTTTATACGGAACTCTTTTAGACAACAAATTTATTGCTGAGAATGTATATTATAAAGATGTCAAAATTAATACAAATTACACCGAAAAAATGGTTATCATTAACGATATACTTTCTTGTATAAACTTTAGTAATTATTCAAAAAGTATATCCTTTCATTTTCCCATGTTATGTAAGCAGCGTTTTATTTTAGAAGCGTCTAATATGCCATATAAAGTATATGGTATATTACAACTTTTTAACACACCCAAAATTTATATTTTACATAAAAAATCAAGGACATTTTTAGCAAAAAAAAGAGAAGAAACAGAAGATGTTTACGAACTTTATGCGTACGATGAAAGACAACAACTTCAATTTATTTCTACTGCGTTGATAAATGATTTTAAGACAAGTTTTTTTATGAAAAACAATATGTTTAAAAATAAGAATCATTACAAAAATATAGAATTTAGTGATTCGGAAGAAGAGGAATATTTAGGAGATATTATTGTTTCTTGTATTTTTATACCAGAATTTAAAAGATGGAAGCCGTATTCTACAAAAAACAAAAATATTGATACAATTAAGGAAATCAAAATGACCGAAAAAAAAAATATTTATGTATGATATATGTCCGAACCTACAGCTTTTGATCCTGCAGAAGACAATCTTGGTAATGTTAACGCTATGTCGGGTGGTGCTAGACGTAGACGTAGACGTACCGGTAAGAAGTCCAAGAGTTCTAAGAAGTCCAAGTCTGCTTCTCGTTCGCGCCGAACAAAGCAGTATGGGCGTAAGAAGCAGTCTAAGAGCCGCAGACATTAAACCTTTTTAATTGTTGAATACACTGTTAATAATTTTGCTCTTTTCTACTTTGTTGTTTTTTTTTAAAACTATTTTATTATCATAAATAGTCTCAAAATCATTACTGTCTTCATGTAGTTCTGGATAAATTTTTGTAAGAGGCTTTTCAATAATAAGCAGCAGTCTTTCATAGGTAAGAAGTTGTCTGTATTCTTGAATATCTAAATTACCCATAAACTTATTCAATACATAATACGGGTTTGGAGCAAATTTTATATTTTTATCATAATTATAAATTTTGCCATAAATAAAGTTAAGAAGTTGGTATCTTTCATATTTTGTACTATCATCTATGTGTTCTTTGAATAAATAACTACACGCGCATTCTGGACTGCAAAAGCAACCATAGACGTTGTATTTTTCCTTGTAATATAAACTCGGTATGTAAATAGGTAGTGATTCAAAATCACATGTACACCAAAAACACGCCGACTTTTTATTAATGCTGTTTGTATTCAATGATTTTTCAAGTTCTTCTAATTTAGTGTATATTGACTTTTTTTGCTTATCTACCTTGAGATCCTTCTTTTCTTCTGCTAAAGGTGATTGTGATTCAACCTTTTCATATAAACTGTCCTTTTCAAAGGGTTCTACGTTGCATAAATTTGGGTTATAAGATGTTATATCTTGAAAGGTGTTGATATCCGATAGTTTACATTTTAAATGCAATATAATATTTTTCTTTTCAACATTTGTATTTACATATTTTATTTCATTTTTTACAATTTTTCCTCCCTTGGGTTTACGACCCCTTTTTTTATGTACCTTTTCAGGATTTTGTTCATCGTTCATTTCTAATTTCTACTTCTTTCAATTTATATTCTTTTCATAATGAATATAAAAGATGAAGTCATAAAATAATAATGAGACCATGGATTGAAAAATACAGGCCTATTGAACTTGAAAATATCATTATTGATAATGTAACGCAAAAAATATTTACAAATCTAATTAAAAATCAACTATTTCCCAATATGCTTTTTTATGGACCGCCCGGAACCGGAAAAACAACAACCATTTTATGTTTGTTAAAACGTATCAAGGACACGTATGGTTATAACAATGTGATCCATTTAAATGCGTCAGATGAAAGAGGTATTGAAGTCATACGCAATCAAATCTATAATTTCATTTATTCAAAGAGTTTGTTTAATAATACAGTAAAATTTGTAGTATTAGACGAGGTTGATTCTATGACAAAACAAGCACAGCAGTGTCTGCTATCTCTTATTATAAAGTCGGATGTTATGTTTTGTTTGATTTGTAATTATTTCAGTAAATTAATCCCAGCATTACGAGATTACTTGTTATTAATTCCCTTTTATAATACTTTCAAAGATCAGGACTATATCAAACATATTATTCAGTCAGAAAACCTTGCCATTGAAGAGGAAGTACTAGAAGATATTAAATATAATTATTTTCCAGACATTCGTTCATGTGTAAATTGTTTACAAATATATCATTCTTATCCATTTCCCGTGATTAGAAAAAAAATGATTATACAGAATTGTGAGAACTATAATTCGGGTGAAATAAAAGAATATATCAAAACGCATTCCTTTAAAGAGTATCTATTCAAGTTATTTTTAATGATGTTTCAATACAACATTGATTCGGAGTTGGTTACTATGATGCAAGAACTCATATTCAAACCAGACTTTGAATATTTTGACCGTTTTTTCATGACAAGGTTTATATTATTAAATAATTGATTTGAAAACAATTAATTATATTATGTAGAAAATGAATTTAAACGATGAATGGAGTAAGTTCCTTTTGTCAGATGAGCACGAGACGGTAGAAAGAGAAGCAAGAGATACTACATTGAAGGTACCTAAATGTGGCGAGATTTCTATCTCCACCAAAACCAAGATTGTTTACTTGAATATTGAGATTGACCTTTTCAAACTGTTTTGGGATTTTCCAATGATTTCCTATGACGATTTTGGCGAAGGAATTATCAAGAAACAGATCAAATTTAACTTCAATACCAAGGAACAGGTACAAGAGTTTGAAAAAAGAATTAGCGAGGTTAAGTTATTCAACACAGTTACCGTCATTAATAAAATAGATAATCCGAATGGTCGCATCATGTTTAAAGATATACGTAAGGTTGATATCGGTATTTGTAAAAAAGACCTTTTAAAAATGAACAAAAAGAATGAAAAAAGTGCCTTTTATAACTGTTTTGTTTTCATTTATAGAATTCAAATTGAAAACAAATACAAGGAATTTCATATAAAACTGTTTAATACAGGTAAAATTGAAATACCAGGCGTTCAGAGCGAGGCGAATGTGGATTTAGTGATAAAACATATTATACAGTTATTGAGTCCCTTTTATAAGACGGAGGTCCTTGAAAAAAGAGAGATGCGCGAGACCATCCTTATCAACTCTAACTTTATTTGCAATTACTACATTAACAGAGACGAACTATTCAATATTTTAAAAACAAAATACGCAGTAAAGTGCAGTTATGATCCATGTAGTTATCCTGGTATCCAATGCAAATATAAACTACCGAATTCAGAGGTATCGTTCATGATCTTCAGAACAGGAAGCGTGTTAATTGTTGGAAAATGCGAGGACGAAGAATTGTATAAAATTTATAACTTTATCAAGACCATATTTCATGACGAGTTTTATAACATCTATGAAAAAAATAACGAGGTTTCTAAGAAAAAAATTAAAAAGAAGATTAAAAAAATATATATATTAGAAAATAAAATTTAAAGATAGAGACAACTATTCAAATATATGGCAACTGAAAAAGTAGAAATGGTATTACCAAGCGCAAAAGTGATGCAACATGCGTGTAAGTTGGCTTGCACTGATGACAAGCCAATTTTACTTGATTATTGGCTGGAATCTCACACTGGAAAGGTTATTATTGGTGTTAGGGATGGAGAGGATAAAATACTTGTTCGCAGTCAAGAAGAGTACACAAGTCCTATTGTAAAAATTTTTAAGGTAACAGAGGAGTTGATCGTCATTACCGAAAATTCTATTTACATTGTCTCTTCCAAAATTCCAAGCAAAAAGATTACCTAAAAATTGAATGCGAACTTTTTAATTTATATTACTCAAAAATGGATATCCGTACACCAGATTCGTTTGTTACTGAGAGGCTTGTAGATGACAATAACAATAATGATTTGGAAATGGCGCTAGCCATTAAAGAAAGTTTGAAACTATTTGAGATTAGAAAGGAACGCGAATCCTCTTGCAGTCGGCTTTTAAATACTTTAAGGCGCGTCATTCCATACGACAATAGCGTTAAAAAAGCATACGAATATTTATTGGAATCTTTAGATGCATACTATGAAGGTAGGCCATGTAAAAAGGATAATGCGGATTTTATTCGCGATCAATTAACCAAAGTAAGATTACATCAAGAAGATGTCATTTTACTTTCTAACATACTATAATATATTTTTAATATATATATGGATGAAGTTAAAAATGAACTTAAAAAAATGGTTTTAAAGAGAATAGAAAATGGAAAGGCTGAAAACAAAAAAACTAAAAAATCGCGTAAATCTAAAAAGGGTTTAACTTTAAAACAAAGAAGACAACAGGAAAAGGCGGAAGAAGAACATTTAAGGGCTATGCATGAAAGGGGGCAGGCTGTTACAGGAGAAATGGAATTAAATATGGAATTACGAAAACAAGTAAGTACTTCGCCGCTTTATGATCCTTCTGGTTCCCCCTATAAGCCTCGCTCTCCCATTTCTAACCCGTCTAACTCACCTCCTTATCAACTTTCTAACTCCCTTCAGGATAACTCTCCTTATAGAACGAATGATATAACAGTTGCAGAATCTGAAAAAAGATTACATGATGCTAGAATTTTTAATGAACTACAAAGACAAAATTTACAAGCAAAGAGAAATGCTGTACAAGGTGAACTTGCAGATCTTGGTTCCTTGCAAGTAATGTTTGCTCAAGATGCGTACGCGAATGCTCAAGCAGCACGTCAGGCTGAACTATACCCAGTATACCCTGAACAAGTATACGGAAAAGAAGCGGAAAAAATATGGAATGAAAAATTTGTTTATAAACCAAATGCACCTAAAAGACCCCAACCCTCTGTACGAAAAACTAAAAAAAATCCTAGACCTCCACCTTCTGTACGAAAAACAAATGCCCCTAGAAGAAATGGTCCTAGACCCAAACCTGTAAATCGTAAGGTTAAAGCTCCGGTACCTGAAGTTCCAGTGCTAAAAAAAATGCCCGCCGCACCTAAACCAAAACAATCAAGAAGACGGTCGTGAAATATAAAATAAAATAATATATTATATGCCTAAGACTAAGCCTAAGCCAAAATCAAGAAGGGACGAACTAAATCCATTTATTAATACTTTCAATGCATTAAAAGGAATTTATTATCCGTCAACAATGAAGAGTTTAATAGAAAAAACCAATCAAAAAGAAAGTCAAATCAAATCCCTTAGACAAAAGGTTTTAGAAAGAAAGAATGAGTCCCAAAAATATTCCCAACCAGTAAAACATACTAGAAAAAGTAGAAAGAAATATGTTGCTCCTCCATCTACAATTATTACGCGTTCTATGAGAAGGTCGCAAGAAATTCCTTTTAGTGGATTAGAAGCACTTATTCAAGAAAATATAAAAACGGCGAGACCCAAACCTTCCAAAAAGCGTTCTAAAACGGCTAATGTCTCCTTATAATTCATCCTCGTTTCTTTCTCTAAAATAATTCATAATATCTTCTAGAAGACCCGGAGGAAACTCTTCTGTAGGAGTGATTAAACCATTCTCTAATTTTATATGTTTTACTGGATCGTAATTATGTTTAATGAGTATTTGTGCTCTATTTATGTAATTACGATTTACCTTTTTCCCATGAAAGAAATGTCTAATGACACCGGGAACATAGCCAAATCTTAATCCGTACATTTTTTCTTGAAACTTAAAGATTGAGTTTTTATAACTCTCCGTATTGTTCTTGTCAATTACTTTGTGTACGTTCTTAATTAAGGACCACATGATTAGGTTGTCTCCGGAACCTAAAATGGCGTACTCATAAAGCCCGCCGATTCTTTCATAGGCTTTGCGTGTGATCGCCCACGCGAAGCCCGGGTGCCAAAAGTTGGGGCCGTTCTTAACGGGGTTTCCTTTTTCGTATTGATATCCACCGCTATTAAAGACTGACATTGTCAGTTCGTCGTTATCCATGTCCAATGCGTGGCTAAAGAGTTGGACTATATCCGAATGGCCGTTTAAAATAGAAAGAGTATCGGTTATCCATGTACTGGATTCAAACTCAATATCCGCGTCAATCCACGCGAATGCCTTCCAGTCTTTAGGTAAAAGAGTTACCCCGCAATTAATCATGTTTTCTTTATGCCATAAAGGGTGTTCTGATCGTAATTGTAGATGTCTTGGGTTATCTTCTGTAATGACAAATGGCTGTTCTCCGTAGCATAATTCAACAATATACAATTTAACCCTTTCTTCTTGATTCATTCTCATCATAAATTCCTTTGCTAATTTGTATCTTCTTTTAAAATTACACGGATTTGAAATCACCATGATCACGTGAAGAAATTCTTCAATGGGCGCGTTGTTTCTTATTGCTTCTTTATTGTAGTTTCTTTTGCACGTATCCAACTCAATTCCGTCTACAACCGTCATTGTTTTTAATAAAGATAATAATTTATAATATTTTCTTTATTATATGTGTCTCAGTGTATTTCAAAACAAAAAGAAAAGAATGACTGTTGCTAGTTCCTTATATGTACTCAAACTAAATAACTGTAACAAAGTTAATAGTAATAAAGTGGATCAAAAACTTGATAAAAAGCATAGTTCTTATGAAAGAGTTTTGCAACGTAAAAGATGTATTAAGACAACACCCTAACTATTTTATAAAAGGATAGATCCGAGACACAACAATTTTCATTTAAAATATAATTTACTGAGTTTTCATTTATTTTCGCATACAATTCATCTTTCATATCGTGAAAGCGACTGGTAAAATTATTTTTCGCAATCTCTGAAAATGGTTTCAAAAATTTATATGGAAATAAATAAAAATTATCGCATATCAAATGTGGCTTTTCTAAGATGCTTACCATGTTAAACTTATCAAACTGTATATTACTTTGATTGAAATCTTTTTGGAAGAGTAAATCAAAGCGCGTGATCAAAACTAAATCATACACGTTCCCACTTTCAAGACACAAATCTACGACGTTAATAATTTTTGAGTTTCTGCCTATGATATGATGTGGGTGATTTTTTATAAAGTTGCATTTAACGGGATTATATTTTTTGATAATCTCAATTCTGTGTTCTTCATTTAACTCGTTTGTTGTAAAATAGACATCTATGTCGTATCCTTTACTTTTAAAAAACTCAAATATATATTGTTGATAATTTTCATAACTTTTCTCATAATCTATTACATATCTTGTTCTGTACCAATAATTATCATAATCTGCTTTTGACATTCCAAAAAATAGCACTGCTAATTTCATTAATTAATTTAAATATTACTTTCTAAATTGATTGATTCTAGTAAATTACATATAGTTACTGTAGAACTGATCCAAAATATTCCTTAGTTGAAAGATGTAAAACGGTAAGGAATTACAAATTATATTGCGATTTAAAATCTCTATAATCTTTTCTTATATGTTTATTTTCTAATGACATTTCTGAAAATTTTAGTCTATAATTACGGTTACATTCTGAACGCCAACTGTAAAAAATTTTGCGTGTTTCTATTTCTTCAGTTAAAATAGTTTTTTCAACAAATATTTTTTTAAACATAGTTTTGTCATCAAATATTTTTTTAAAATAATTTAAGTAAAAATAAAAATTATCACTTGGTTTTAAGTCAAACTTTTTATAATTATCATCGTTTATTATTTTTAACCATTTATCTATTATGAATTTAAAATTTTGTTTATTTACACTAACAATTATATGCATGCTATTCATATAGCTAAATTCTAATGGTGAGAAAGTTGTAATTGTTCGTTCCTCAATGCTATCAATTTTTTTTTTAAAATCGTCAAGATCTTGTAAAGATTTTCTTTGATTATCAGATTTTTTTTCTTCATTTTCTTTATTGCTTTCAGTGATTATTTTTTTGTTTTCAAGTAAAAAATTATCCCATAATTTATATATTTCTTCAGATTCCATAATTTCTTTTTTAGATTTAAATAAAGTATTATTTTTTTCAATCCAATCATTTTTAGAATTTATTAGCCAAAATGAGTTTTTTTCTTCTTCCGTTAAATTGATATCTGAACGATTTTTACCTACAAGGTTTGTTTCTTTTAAAATTTTACTAGAGTTGATAACTAATTTCAAGTAATTTTTCCATTCATCAATTTTATATTGTGATGTATAATTATGATGTTTAAATATATCATAATACTTTGAATCATACATAAAAGACTCCCATTCTTGTTTGATTTCTAAATTTAACATTAATGATTTATTATTTCTATAATTTTTTACATTTCTATCAATCCAACCATGCATACGGTTATATTTTGTAGCCGTACACGTACGGCTTTCTTTATCTATTTTACATTCCGCAGTTAAATAATAGTTTTTATAATCTTCTAATTTCATAAACCATAATTCATCTTTAGAATAAAATTTAGAACCTTTTATTTCATCATTTTTTATAGTTTCCCATAAATGTTTAATATCTTGGTCTTTAAATAATCCTGCGCTATTTTTGTAGTGTTGTTTATTTATTGATATCCACGATGAATATTTTGAGATATTTTCTAAAGTATCACTCATAATATTATTATACATCTCTAACCATAATTGCTTCGTATTTGCTACTACAGTTGTTTTTATAAAACAACCAAAAATTTTTTTACTAAAGTCTATTTCATTTATTTTATCTATATCCCATAATACCTTTATTTTACTATCAGCATGTACGAATGGTTTAATATTTCTATTTGGACGTGTAACTTTTATATCCCTTTCTTTTTTTCCTAACACCTTTATATATCCTTCATTTTCAGTCTTAACAAAACATTCATCAAAATCGTATTTTTTATTAATACGAATATTTTTTTCATCAATATTTTTACAAAAAATTTTGATATTTTTATTTAATTTTTCTGATAAATTTTTAAAATTATCTGTTGAACTAATAGTAGAGTCATAAGTCATTTCATATTGATTGAATAATTCTTCATTATTATATTCAGTATCATCTAAAATTAAATTAAATCTTTTAAATTGTCGTTTGAATTCGTTATTTGTATATGTATTAGGATATTTAAGACATAATTCAAACATATATGGATCTTCTTGTCTTAGTGCGGATAATACACTTAATATTCCATTATAATTACTGTTATTTGACATTTCACTACGAATCACATTATCTATTTCATCGTTTGTATGACAAATATTATAATTTTCTATATTTATATAACTTGGAATAAGAACTGTAGAATTTTTATTTGTTGTTTTATTTTTTCTACAAATTCTACCGATATTTTGTATTATTTCAGTATAACTTTGTTTTGGGTCTATAAAACAAGCCATATTTGCGTTTTTTGTATCAACGCCTTCTCCAATTGTTTTACATGACGCTAAAATAAAAATTTCATTGTCTTTTGTATTATCAAATTCTCTTAATATAGATGTTTTATTTTTTGTTTGTGATGTAATTCCTTTTAAATTTATTTTATTATATTTATTACTTAAATGTGGAAACTCGCTATTTAATATTTTATAAAAAGATTTTTTGAATAACACCTCATTTTCTTCGCCTGAAAAACTTACTACGTCACTTGATGTATCTGATTTTTTCAAACTTCTAGAATGAAATGTTAAAACTCTATTATTACCAGTTTCTAAAATAGCTCTACTTATAGTTTCAAAAATAGTAGATTTGGTATTTTCACTATACAACTCAACTCGTATATTAAAATCATTTAAAATATCATCTGTCACACCATCTAAATGTGAATATTCATATACTAACGGTCCGCACATAGATTTATTATAATTATCTTCATTAATATTATCAATAATATTATGTTGTATATCATCAATTGTTATTTCTGTTAAATTATCATACATTTTATAGTCCTTTGTATTTTTTGGTGTAGCTGTAAAAAACAGAGTTTTATCTACAAAATTATCTATAAAATTTTTTGATTTAGATAATAATATTTTACTTATATTTTCACCCAAAATGTGATGGGCTTCATCAAAACAAATAATATCAATTAATATATTATTATCTTTAATAATGTCAATTAAATTTGGTAAACTTTGATAGGTTACAAGTAATACCTTTTGATTATTTTTATTAATAAATTTATTAATTTCATATTTATCTGTTGTAATCAAATTATTTCCATCTGGATTTTCTAATTCATCTTTTGAACAAATAGACATTAAATCAAATTTTTTATTAAAATATTTTTTATTAAAATCATTTACTAATACATTTGACATATAATCGTTATTAAACTGCGTAATTAAGTTAATACTTGGAACAACCAAAACTGATAATTTTTCACAATATTTTAATAAAGAATGATATATTATTAGGCTTTTTCCTGATCCACAAAACATTTTAATAAGTCCTTTTTTATGTTCCAAAAAGTTTTCTTCAATACTTTCTATACATTCTTCTTGGTGTTTCCTTAATTCCATATAATTTATATTAAAATAATGTTTATATCTTTATGATATATAAGGTGTAAAATATAAATAAAGCGAATCATTTTGTACATGCTCCTGGATATGATATTTGGAAAATGTATATTTAAAATCCATTCCCAAAGTTATGAAATGATAATAATCAATTTAAAATATAACTTTTAAATTAATTATGTTGTCAGACATTGGGATCGGAAATGAAGACATGGAAGTTTTAATTGAAAAGGGAACACCACTACCTCACGAATTTACGTGCAAAATGTCGCTCCATATTGATTCTATTTCTATCTATGAAGGCATGAGTCCTTTTTTAAAAAATAACAACATGTTGGGAACCTATTTGTTTAATAACATCAAAGAAGGTACCTTTGTGTTTAGTTTGAAAGTTGACTCGGATTATAAGATGAAGATTTTAGTGGATGACATTTTGTTAGACACCGTACAATGTAGCAATGCTGTTACCGAATACACATTATCGGAGGAAGAAGTGGAGAGAAAAGAATGGATAAAGAACCGTAATGAATACAGAGACTATATCAAAAGCACCTTGTTATTTGTAAGCGAACCCTTTGTTTGCGAGCAGTTATCAAAAAAAAATATTGCGTTTTTAAATAAAAAATTATTATGGGCGAGACAAGTCCTGGATTGTCCCGATGTCTCGGCGCAAGAATATAAGGACAGTCTGACAGAGATTGAAAGTATAATAAACCCTATTTTAAAAAATCTAAAGAATAAAATCTAACAAAATATATGTCCATTCAAGATACCAAGACTTTTGAAGATTGTATGGAATATGTAGAGAAAAGTAAAGTAAAATGTAATTACTCAAATCCAGTATGTAAAAAGGCGATTATCATTTTATATACACATTGTTACAAAACCTTTAACAAGGCCTCTACCTGTTCTTCTGTCAAGGTTTTAGACGGCAAAACCTTGAACTGAAGAAATAGTTCTCCTGTGGTACCGTCACGTGTCATACCCTTTCCTTTCAATACCTTTTCATCCATATTTTGGATCACATTTCCAATGTTATTTTTGATCTTTAAAGCGGTTCCGTCTAACTGTTGTATGGTAAAATCAAACCCACAGATAGACTCTTTAAAGGTAAGCGAATGTTTATAGAAGAGTTGTAGCCCCCTTCTTTCAAATACTTCGTGTGGTTTTATTTTTATATGTACACGTAAAACGCTCTTATGATTTCTTAATACATGTCCTTTTTCTTCCATTTGAATAATTTCTCCGTTATCAATACCCGGTGGCGTATTCACATAGACTCGCTCTTGTTCTGTGGCAATATACTTTCCGTTATTCACTTGTCTATCAATGGTAATTGGAGTATTATGACCTTTGTAGGCTTGTTCCAAGGTTATTTCCATTTCTACATCCAAAGGATCGGGTCTTGACATGTCTTCAAAATGAATATTTTCGCCCATATTCATATTTTGCATCATCTCAAAAATATTAATGGGCTGATGCCCCTGTCTCATATGCACTTGAACGCGCGGACCCATATGCACTTGATGAAACATATGAAATGGATTCTGACCCTGGTCTCTTTTAAATAGTTCATTGATAATATCATCCAACGTACTCACACTTTCTGGAGTGTCATATTCACTCCGTTTTTGCGGGTCGCTCAGCACTTCATAGGCCTCATTAATTTGTTGCATTTTTGCAGAGGCTTCAGGGCTGGGATTTCGGTCTGGATGATTTTTGAAACTCAGTTCGCGGTAAGCCTTTTTAATAGCACTTTCGGTTGAATCTTTTGGTATTCCTAATACTTCATAGTGTGTCATTATAAGTATTTGATACTATTGTTTATACGTATTTCAATAAATAATTTAAATACTTTAAATAATTTAAATAAATTAAATAAGTTTAAATACTTTAATTTAGTTCTTAAAACATGAAGTTAATTGAGGAAAATTATATTCCAAAAACACTGGATCAGATTATTGTGCCGAATCCAAAAGAATTTATGGAAAACATAGAGTTTTCTATAGAAAATAATAAAAATGTACTATTTATTGGTTCTATAAGCACGTTTAAAATCCACGCGATGAAACTATACATCAAAGAGTATTATTCAAAGAAAAACTGCGAACATTACAACGAGTTTGTCTTGACCATTGATCCCTTTAAAGATATTACCTTTTGCAATGAAACGAATGAACTGAAAACCTTCTGCAAAACTTCTACCGTTTATCCTAAATGTGTCTTTATTGATAATTTTGATATTATTAGCGAAACCAATCAGCAATATTTTAAAAATTTAATGGAATCTTCGCTCAATGTTTTCTTCTTATTTGGATGTGAAAATACCACAAAAATAAATGAGATTATTCAAACCAGAATGAACCCCGTTTATTTCATGGACTTAACTGTGAAAGAGTATCGCATCCTCGTGAATCAAATCATGGAGGGAGAAAATATTACGATCAAAAATGTAGATGATTTACTAAACTATTCCAATCTTACCATTTATTCTATTTACAATTTGTTTAACAAGTTTAAATTACTGGAACTTTCTCATATAGAAGACATTCTTCCGTATATTACCTTGATTGATAACACGATTTTGGATAAGTATTTTGATTTTGTCTCCAAGGATAATTTAAAGAAGGCGACGGAACAATTGTTTTCTTTATACGATACGGGTTATTCTTTGCTTGATATCTACCATTTCTTGTACGACTATTTAAGGAATAAAAAGGAATTACGAGGTATCAACTATCTTTACATAAAAAAAATATGCTATTATATTCAATATATCTACAATGGATATGATAACAAACTTATGATTTTATTTTTTACGAATGAATTATTGGGGATCTATAAAACGAAAAGCGACCTATATTAATTTAAAAAAATAATCTATATGTCTAAGATTTTAAAAGAAAGGATCCCCTTTTTCTATGAATACCTACTTAAATTTGGTACGCTTGAAAATAATTATGTCATGATGAACCCCAATAATTTTAAACGTGCTAAATATAGCGAGACTTTAAAAGATTTTTTAGATAAGCTTGAACCTTACTATCATTCTTCAAAAAAGAAATATATCAATAGAGATATGAATTATATGCAATTTATCACGGTGCTAAGACAGATATCGCACATGAATGATGTATTTTTTACGTACAAAATTAAATACACCAATTCAAAACATTACATGGAATACTACTTCTTTTGTGAACCTAAAATTGAAGAGAAAATAAATGAATCACAATCGCTATAAAAATGCTATCTGCGGAACAAGAAAAATGTTTGGATTTATTTATGAACGATCAAAATATATTTCTTACTGGACCTGGAGGTTCTGGTAAATCGTTTCTTATCAAGAAAATGATTGAGGCTTCAAGAGAACGAAAGAAAAAGGTCAGTGTTTGCGCGTTGACCGGGTGCGCTGCGCTTCTTCTAGACTGTGGAGCAACGACCATTCATTCGTGGAGCGGTATTAATTATGTTTCTCCTGTTCATAAAGACGATGCGATCATCAAACGTGTCTCAAGTAAGAAATATATCAAGACAAACTGGAAGGAAACAGACGTGTTAATTGTGGACGAGATTAGCATGCTTTCGGGTCGCATCTTTACTTTATTAAATTCAATTGGACGAGCGATCCGTAAAAGCGCCAAACCATTCGGAGGGATTCAGGTTATTTTCATAGGCGACTTCTTTCAATTGCCGCCCATCGGAGACGGTGAAGAGGGACAATTCTGTTTTGAATCAGATGATTGGCACGATGTCTTTCCTCTAGAAAATCATATTATTCTGAACACTATTTTCAGGCAAACCGATATGGATTATGTTGATATCTTGAAAGAGGTAAGGAAGGGTAAACTGTCTAAACAGAGTATTGATATCTTGAATGAATATGTTGGCCGAGACAAAGACATGTCAACCGTCATTACTAAAATATTCCCGATTCGCAAACGGGTTGCCTATATTAACAAGGAAATGTTTGAAAAACTTAAAACTCCTATTGTAACGTGCGAACTAGAAATACATACAGACTTGAAGACGGTAAATGAGGGAGCCATTCCGATCATTATCCTTGATAAGTGTTCTTTGCTAACAAGGGGTGAAATTGAAAATGAAATTGAAAATTTAATAAAGCATCATTCTTTGGAGCCGCTTGAACTAAAGGTGGGAGCCTTTGTCATGTGTACTAAAAATCTTAATCTAGAAAAAAAGATTTGTAATGGTTCGCAAGGAATCATTACAAAATTTATAGACGGAAGACCGCAAATTACCTTTTCAAACGGAGTGGTTATGACGATGAATCAAGAAATATTTCAATCCGAAAACTATCCGACGATTGGGATCGGTCAATTTCCTTTATGTCTTGCCTGGGCTATCACCATTCATAAAATTCAAGGTACCACTCTAGAAAGAGCACAAATTGATGTGGGAGAAACGATATTTGAATACGGCCAAACCTATGTTGCCTTGTCTCGGGTCAAATCTCTAGATGGACTATATTTAATAAACTTCAACCCTTCTAAAATAAGGGCCAATCCAAAAGTGATTGAATTTTATCAGATGCTGGAAATGTCGGCTCTTAAGATAGATTAACTGTATTTAACATATAATATGAAAAATTGCAATTGGTATTTAAAACCTGTTGTTCGTTCATTTTGCAAAACCAGTTGTATATTTTTCTTTTAACTAACTGATCATGTGGCATGTAAAGACCAATATTATTTTCTGAATAAATGATAGGCTCTGTTGACATTAATCTTTCAAGTAAGATACCCTTGCCATTTGCGTCCTTTGTTCCTATGACTTCGCCATCTATATAAGGTATTCTGTTTGCAACAAAATAATTTTCGGTGAAGTTAGGATCATTATCTTTATAAAGGTGTTCTATGTATTTTTTCAAGTGTGTATTGTTTGCATTTGAACCGGTAAGACACGCGGAAGTGGTTCGTTTAAAGATGGAAGAGTTATCTACATTATTTACGTCGCATACATACCAAACATTTTCATTGTCAATGACCGAAATGTTTTTCTTTAAAAATAGAGAAGGCGGTACCATAACCCCTCCGTACTTATCAAGTATTTTCATTAAAGAGATGTGTCTGTATTTATCTAACAAATCCCCCGAAAGTTTTGTATAATCAAAGTCTTCTTCTAATATTTGATTTATATCAACATCGCTAAAGATAATAATATCATAGGTTTCGGCACACACATCTATGATAGATTTAATGCAAAGATTCATGTAAGCAAGATTAAGTTTTGTAGAACTTCTAGAACCGAAACTTTGCCAGAGTCTTGAATTTTTTTCAAACTCTATATAAATCCATATCTTTCTTCTCTTAGACGCCTTCAAGAATTTTGAAGTATAAAAAAAATTATCTACATCCAACAGTTCCTGTCTTTTTGAGTTTAACTCTCTCTCCATCTTTTCCTTTAAGTATTTATAATTCAGTATGGAAAAAAGTAAAAAAAAAATTACAATATATATAACAATACCATTCATATTATATATATTTAACATAAAAATATCATCTAATCATTAAAAACTTACTACAATACTCTTTAAACTTTTTATTAGATTCCTCTGTTTTTTTTAATAGTTCATACGATAAAGTAATTGCTGATTTATGTTCTTCGTTTTGCTTTTGTCTCAATATTTCTTCCGCCTCTTCTTTTGTAGTGGGACCTGTTAATGTATTCTTTCTGTGTCTCTGGTACTCGTCCACCGATTTAAACTTTCGCGTATCATTAAAGACCTGATCCTTATCTATACTAAGTATGGTATTGGTATAAACATCCTTCAAATCTTTATTATCAGTTTCTACATAGGATTTGATATCTTCTTTCACGACAATTTGCAAGGCCTTTTTGCGCGACCCTTCCAGGTCATCTTTGTCGTACATGTCTTTTTCAGACTTAATCCATTCGCCGTGTCCCGTTTCGTCCTTTATATTTACATTTTCAAATACTTCATTGAACTTTTTATGAAACTCCTTTGGGTTTTCGTGTAGTTTTTCTTTTTTGCAATACTTATAAAAGCCCTCTTGAGTTACTTCATCTTTTTCTACGTGCGGGTCGTAATAAGTTTTTATTTTCTTATCGTGGTTTACAAATTGGCTGATCTTTTCAAGTTTTAGATAAGCCAATTTAAAATATTCATAATATTCGCTTGTATCTACACCTATGTTTTTATCAGGATGAAGAAGAAGAACCTTTTTTCTTGCGACTTTTAAATTCTCATCATTTATTTCCATGATTTCAAACAACGCATAAAGATCTTCTACGGAACATTTTTCTATATTTTTCATTAATATTTGTATATATTCTAAATACCCAAACTTTCTTTATAAAAATTCTTTACTAAATTTACATCTGCTCCTGTTGCAGACTTGTACGGAGCATAAAAAGTATCTGGGTTGTAGAGTATCTTTTTATAGCACAGAAATGCTGGAATACCATTTATCATTTTTGTTTTCTTTAAAAAGGCATAGAGGTCTAAAGCATTATCCACATCTATTTCAATATATTCAAAATTAATGTTTTTTTTGAAATATTCGTTGTTAATGGACTCTACAAAGGGCTGAATCTGTTTGCATGGTTTACACCATGTGGCAGTAAACTTTAAAATAGTTGTGTCACATGTTGTAGTTTCTAAATATGCCTTAAGATCCTCCCTACTTTCTAGTTGAATTGTATCCATTACTAAAAGTAATTATTAATTTTTAAACCGATTTGCAAATATTATAAAGTATTCTATTTTGAAAGTAAATGATCAAGTAACTAATCACTCCGCTTGTCATAATGACGAGCGCACCTCTGTTCATCTTTTTATCAGAAAACATAAAAACGGCTGTTAGTACAACCGCAAAAACCATGAAAAGACCGAACGCGGATAGAAACAAAAACAAATTGCAATACTGCTGACTTAGAGGACCAAACAATGAATTCATCTTATACAATTTATAAATATTTTATTTTATAGTTTTTCTAAAAACGGAAGGAAGCGGCGGAGAATTTTTCGGGGATTTTAAAATAAGATTTTTCATTTTGGACATGTCCAAAACGACTTTTCCAAAAAATAAATGTCCAAAAAACTCTCCGTCGCCGCCACAATCTTTTTACGGTTCATTTTTACTTGTCTATTTTCTCTCCTTACCAACGAGTTTTTTTGGACATTTTTTTGGACATGCTCTGCGAATTGCGTTTTTGCGCGGACATTTTCCGCGAACCTATCAAAGACTTTAAAAAATCAATGTCCAAAATATTTTCACACCTATTTTTTCAAAATGATAAAAATGGATAACAAAATTGCGGGCAATGTCCAAAAAGTTTTGCGACGGGATTGCGTGCCAGAAACTTTTTGCGCGCAAAATAAATTAGCGGGAGGCAATCAATGTCCAAAAATAAAAAGGACAATGTCCAAAAATAAAAAGGACAATGTCCAAAAAAAAGATCTATACTATTTCAGAAAAACAATCATTGTAATAAGTATCAGAGAATTCTAATCTTAAGGTATGCTTTAAAGATTGTATACTTTCTACTACTTTGTTATAATAATTCATATAAAACCTCTCATTAGGTATAAGTAATGTTTTAATAAAGCTTATTACATAATCTGGTATTTCTATATCATCCTTTATGGTTAACACGTCTATCATGTTACCGCGCCGATAAGGCACGCAACATTCAGGTAAAATCCAATTCCTATAAACACTTTGTTTTTTTATAAATACATTACCTCTTACATCTATCTTTACAAACAAGGTCTGGTAATGTAAAATAGAATCAAATAAGTTATCGCTTTGTTTAATGTTATGAATTGTTATATCAAGTAAATTATCATTCATTGAGACATAGTTAATATCCATTCCTATGATTTATTGTATTTTTTTAATTTATTATACAAGTTGTATTAAAAGGTAATATACTATAATAGTATATGCATCAATGCACGCTTTGTAACTATAATACTTCACGTAAAAATGATTATCAAAGACACTTAACTTCTGTAAAACATCTGAAAAAGTGTGAAGTAAAGAAAAGATATACTTGTGAAACTTGTAAGAAAAACTATGCATTTCAGAGCGGATTGTCTCGGCACCAAAAGACTCATGACGCACAGGCGATCACGAACAAAGTACTTATAGAAGTTTTAAAAGATAACCAGTCTTTAAAGAATGAGTTGCTGAGACAACAGGAGCAACTTACCGCGTTGATTCCTCACATAGGGAACCATATTCATAATAATTTCAATATACAAATCTTTTTGAATGAAAAATGTAAGAATGCTATAAATATGAATGATTTCATTAATACCATCCAAGATGTAGATATAAGTAAATGTCAGAATCATGGATTAATAAAAAACATAACCAATACCTTTATTACAGCATTAAATCAGTTAAGTCTATATGAAAGACCTATTCATTGTAGTGATAAGAAGCGTTCTACTTTGTATATAAAAGATAATGATAGATGGGATAAGGATCAGGAATATGTACGTATAAAAAGTGCAATTGATAATATATCTTACAAGCATCTAGTATCTTTAAAGGAATGGATAAATTTAAATCCTAGGTTTAATGAGGACCAAAAGTTATCAGAAGAATACATTACCATGTCTAACAGTCTTACAATGGACTTGAATAAAGAAAATGGTAAACCTTATAAAAAAATTATTAATAGTTTAAGTCAAGGTTTAAAAATTGAATTATAGTTTATTGGTTTGATTACTTTAAAAAATGGCTTCTATGTATTGCTTTCACGATCCTTGGTTCTTTGGTCTTAAGGACGGAGACATGGATGATCGTGCTGCTTTCAAATACTACGAGAAATATCTTGAAAAAAATCCTGATAAAAATATTGTGGTCTATATTCCTGGAGATAGGTTTCTTTTAACGGTTGAGTATTTTAAACATTCAAAAATTGTCTTTCATGATGAGTTTATAAAGGAGTTAGCAGAAGAGTCCGATAAGATTTGTATCTGCGCGCCTGTATGCGACCCGGAGATACGCGATCATTTAACTGATATTATTACACGGAAGAAGAATGGATATTGTCAAGGAGACAAGATTGGAGTGACTAACTTTCCTTCTATAAGTTATTCAAACCTTTTGGAGTCTATTCCTGTTTGTAACCGATACAATACGGGTACAACCAATATTCAGTTTCATCATAGTATTTTAGATATTTTGGACCCAGAATACAAGAATGATTATATGTCTTATGCGATTCTAAAACTTATCAGTCCCGCAGGGATCATGCATGTTCCGGGGCTTTTGTATCGGCTCTATTGCCCGATTCTTGGTGGCGGACCCGGGACTAATATGTTAAAGATTCAAGAAATTCTTCAAAAACATTTCGGATTGTTACCTGATCTACTTATTCATGCAAATACCTTTCATCTATTTAACACCGCTCTCATTCGTGAAAAGTCTCTGACGGTTACCGAACCTATTAAAAAACTTATGGCGGGCTATCCAGACAACAAGGTTCTGGAAGAGGCGCTTATTGTCATGGTCTATTTTGCAAACTTGGTTTTCATAAAGAAGGATGGTACTCTACTTTATGAAAAAAATGATATTTGTTCTTTGAATACTGTACCCGAAGGTATGTTGAAGATCCAGTTGGAAGAAACGCCTCCGTTGTATGATTTAGTTGCAGTCTTTTGCGCCCTTAACGACATTCCTTCTAACTCTCTAGACGACAATAAAAAGACTGAGATGATGATACTCAACCATCTCTACTTAGGACTTGTTTAGAATAACATATTCATCTTTTTCATTTTTAGACCACTTTGAAATGATACGTGGATACTGTGCCTTTTGCAAGACATCTTCACTTGAATATACGTTGTGATTATCGTCAATGTATTGATGAATCCCGCAAATTTCTTCAAGACGGATTTCCACCTGAGGATTCTCTTTCGTTGGCGCGTCATTTACTTTGCCATAAGGCAGACCCTTGATATGTGTCCCGCAAAAGTTCTGCTTATCTTTATTCTTTCTAGTACACTGGTCGCCGTTTAACTTTAAAGCACAACACCTTTCGTAATTGGGAATGACAGTCTTGATACGGGTACGGCGTTTAAAGTCTTCCTTTGTGAGCTGAATCGTAGGAAAGTCTGAAATATGCTCTATAAATTCGTTTGATTTGTCGGCACCCGTTTCATCTGAAATATTAACATTATTTCTTCTAATCCACTCAATCATATTTTTCTTTAATTCCGACGAGTTTTTATTAATTTTCGCGATGATATTCTTTTCCATGTTACCATTTATCTCAAATTAATATTATATTCAATTTTATATTAATATTTAATTTTACTACGCTGTGTAGGTAATAGAGTAATTAAAAATATTACTATCGCTAACCATATAAAATACATGTTTAAAATATTAGTATCAAGTCCAAAAAATACACCAGTTGCGTATAGGATTTTATAAATAAATAAAAAAAAGGCGAAGGCAATCACTAATTTTACAAACGAATTTGATAATAATTCTGAAAGTGCCATTGTATATTTATATTATTTTTTATATAAATGATATGATATGCACGCAAAATTTTCCGAACTTTTTATCATGTAGATAGAATTGTATGCAAAAGAATCATACTCTTTGCGCGATCTTGCACCAATCCAATGACGTTTCAAAAACATAACATATCTTATAACAATACCGTCTCTTCTCGTGTTCGTTAATTCGCAATGATTTGGCTTATCAGATTTTAAATAAACAACGTCTTTATCGTAATAATAAAGTATGTATTTTGCGGTTTGATCACAATGTTTTGGAACGTCTCCAATAAACATGCTATTTATAAAAAACTTATCATCTTTGATGGTTATATCTACATCATCTATAAGCGAATCTGTTACGGATATATTTTTTAATTTTAAAAGATAGTCGTTGGTATCTCTTTCGTAATTTGCTTCATTTAAAGCGTCCTTATAGTCTAAAAAATAATACCCCCTTTTAAAGATACCGTCCACATTGTTTTTTGTCTGCATTATGATTTGTTCGTTTAAATCTTCTTTTCCTATTCCTACATATCCGACTACAGGTACTTCTAGGTGATCGCTTGATGTAATAGACAATAGTTTTGGGTATTGTTTGAAAAAATTTACTACTTTGCTGTCAATATCAAAATCCAATACCTTTTTAGTATAAAGTATTTCATAGGAAAGAACCTTCCAAAAACGCTTATCATCTGTCGTTGGCAAAAAATTACCCTCTGATTCGGACTCTTCAAATAAGATATAATTTTCATTTTCAAAAAAGATACAACCACTGTATTTGTAGTCTCTTTTATACTCTGTATAATCCTTTGTTTTTTCAAACGTAATCAGATTATTTTTTGGAAATAAGAAATAAATATAGGGCTCTATAATTGTATCAATACCACAAATAATAATGTTTTGAGGTCTATCCATATTTACAGCAATATTTATATCATAATGACTGGGTTCCATTATTATGTTTATTTATTTTTTTAATCTTATATTCTCTCTTATTTGTGTCTCTCTGTTTTCTAATATATAGTCACAAATCTCTTTTGCTGCCTGCGGAGTTGTGCTGTAGTATTGGTTTAAAATATCATTAAGGTATTTTTTATTAATACTCTTTTTAACCTCGTTCTTTGTATAAAGAATTTGCCCCACGTTGTTTACATTAACCGATTCTATTTCACGTTCTTTCATAATTACCTTTAGCCCTTCAGTACATTCCTTTTTAAGTTTTTTTAATTGCGTGAGTTCTTTTTGTAAACTCGCAATTTTAGCGTCGCATTCAAGCCATTTTTTAATGTTATCTGCGAGGGGCTGTTTGTCCATTAGTAAGTATATTTTAAATGTTTTATATTATTTATGTTTATTACAAGTGGTTTCATTTTCTATTGCTGTATTCCTGCATTGTTTACCATTTTTACAAACATGTTCACACTTCTTTTTGTTTGCTAATAAATAATGTTTTTTGCAGTAATCGCCGCATTTATATTTATGACCTGGAATGGGACATTCTCTCCACGTACACTTTAAAATAGGCAATACATTTTTATGATAATTTACCATGTTGATCTGTCTTACTTCTTCTATTTCATAAAAAGGTATCGTTGAATTGTATTTTTTTCTGCAATAAGGGCATTTGAAATACTCGGAATGTCTGTTTTTTTGTTCAATCACTTCGTTATATAAATAGTAATATTCAAAGGAATGGTCGCATGGAAGAGTTATTTTATGTTCTATAGGCTCTTTGCTAATTAAACAAACCTCCATACTTAAATTCATTTCCAAATATTTATTTATGTCTTTATATATTATTATGTCTAAAAGTGTATGGGGGCCAGCAACATGGTATTTATTACATTCTATGGTACTTAAAATAAATGATGACGCTCCTACAGCAGCAATTACCGATTTAAAAAAACTTATACGAAGTATAACAAATAATTTGCCGTGCCCCGTTTGTAGCGCGCATGCAACAAGTCATTTGAATAAATTGAAATTTGACTATATTAGCACAGTAGAAGGATTGAGACGTTTTATGTATCATTTTCATAACTCTGTAAACGAAATGTTAAAAAAATCAACGAGTCTTACTTATGAACAGCACATTGTTATGTACGATAATATGGACCTAAGAATGGTAATACAAAACTTTATGAACATTTATAACAACATGAACAGTACAAATGTTACCATGATGCTTTATAGTTTTTATCGTAAAAAAACATTAAACGATCTAAACACATTTTTTGTAAATAATCAGAAATTATACAGACTGTAATAACTGGCCATTTTTATAGACGGAGCACTTGAATTTTTGCTGGGTTGGTCTGCTACATGCAACTTTATTTGAAATTAAGTCATCATAATACAACAGTTCGGGTGCATTTGAATTTATAATTAAATACCACAAAATCGCAATAATAATACCTATGATCGCTCCAAAGAATATACCTATTAAAGTGGTACACTTGTTTTGTCTTCGTACCGTAGCATCTACAGCAAATAATATAAGCAGGATGCAAATAAAGGGCAAATTTATTACATTACTTACAATCATAGGTATAAGCATGTACACAAGGGTAAAAAGAAAAACCGCACTGTTAAAAGAGGGGACGCTATAGTATGGAATGGCGGATGAAAATAATCTACAATAACCGGGTGTAGTGTCGCTTATCACATTAATGCTAGATTGAAATAAATAAACAATGAAAAATAAAATGATTATTCCAAACAAATAGATTAATCCTTTTATGTTTGAATTTATGATGGAATTTAGTAATAAAACTAAAACAATCACATACGGAGATATAAGTGAAAGGAATGTAAACATGGTTGGATAAGACATTCTTACGTTTGATTCTGCAGTAGCCATTAATATTAGAATAAAAGTATATTAAAAAATAACAATAATAATATGAATGGGTATTCCAAGTTATTTTTCTTATGTATTGAAAAATCATTTTAAAATTATAAAGCAACTTAAACAAACTCCATGCAATTTACTTTTAATTGATGCAAATTCCTTTATTTACGACGTCATTCACGAAGGTAAGACGGATATCAAGGAAGCAGTTTATTTGAAAATAATGAACCTGATCTCTTTAGTAAAGGCGAAAAAAACATTTGTGGCTTTTGACGGGGTTGTTCCTCTTGCAAAAATGAAACAACAGAAACAACGTCGCTACAAGTCCTATCTTATTAAAACGGTTCTGAAAAAAGAGGGTTGGAATACAAACGCTATTACACCTGGCACGCAATTTATGAATGAACTGGATATTTATCTTAAAGATAAGTTGGCTCATGTTGTCTATAGCGGACCCAATGAAAAGGGAGAAGGCGAACAGAAACTATTCTCCTATTTAAAAGAAAATCCCACGCCACATACCGTTATTTACGGACTAGATGCGGATCTTATTATGCTGAGTCTTTTGCACTCTCAACTATGTTCTATTTATTTGTACCGCGAGACAAAGTACTTTAAGTATTTGAAAGGGATAGACGAAAAGAAGGATTACGTATTTAGTATAGACGAAATGGCTATACAAATAAGTGAATGTTTGTATGATTCTCCCAATCATATTAAAAAGGCCGTGGAAAACTACTGTTTTTTATGCTTTTTATGTGGGAATGATTTCTTACCTCATTTTCCTTCTATTAACATTAGAAATGAAGGAATACCCTTTCTCCTGGATACCTTTAAGAGCGTATTGAAAGAAGACGACTTGGTAAATGGAACGAATATTTTATGGACGAATGTGAAACGGCTTTTCACGGAACTCTCTAAAGTGGAGCGCGCGATGATGGAGACAAATATCAAATGGAAAATGGGTCTTAAAGTATATTCTAAAAATAAAGAGGACGAGTTAAATAATCTTCCCTTGAGAGAAATAAAAGAAGATTATTTAATAGATCATTACGAGGACTATTACCCCTTTTTATTCGGCCAAGATGAACACGGACCTATCTGTAAAAAATACATTCAAATGTTAGAGTGGACACTTTATTATTACAACGGGGTTTGTAAAGATCATTACATCTGTTATGATTTTCATTTGGCGCCGTTGTTTTCCTCTTTGTTAAATCATATTCCATGCTTCAATTGCGAGGAAGTATTGGCCGTAAATAAAAGAGAACCGCCTTCAACTACGACACAACTTCTTTATGTACTTCCTTATGTAGATTTTCATCTAATTCAAGACCGGACTGCAGAGAAGTTCTTTCCTCAATTAAAATGTATGAATTTTCCTATAGAAACACATTTCTGTAAATTTTTCTGGGAAAGTCATGTGGATTTTAACTATATAAGTTTGATTGAATTAGACCAACAAGTCAGGTCTAAGCCTTTGGAGTAGGTTTTGTATACGCAGAGCCGCCTGCCATGCATTGTCCATTTCCGCACCCACCGCGCTGCCTGGTCTTACGGTTACCCTTGCGACGTCTTGTCTTAACCTTCTTTACGTTCTTTCTAGTTGCCATATATATTATCTAAAGATAATCGTACGTGGTTGTATTTGTTCCATCAAAATAAAAAGGTTTTCCGCACCCATAGATTAGATCCTCTTTTATAAACCGTTCACAATCTTCTTTTGAACTATGTGGCGGTATCGGCTCCATCGTCGTTTTAAAAACTCCGCATCTAAAGATCCGGCAATTTATTTCCAGGACTTCTATCGTAACATTGCAATGAGGGCAAAAAATATAGGACATTATATTATTTGCCTAAAAGTTTCTTTAATTGAGTTTCGTGTTCTTTCTGCCTTTTCTTATTTGCAAGTAATTCATTTTCCAAATGCTTAATCTCTGGAGTAATAGGTCTCGCGATCGGCAAATCCAATAGAGTTTCTCCGATAGAGGTCATTTTCAATTGCTTAAGCATTTTATTCATTCTGTTAAGCATGTCTTGCTGGTCCTCTAACTCCTCAAACTTGGCACCGCTTCTAACAAATCGGTACTGATCCTCTGTCAAATATTCTTTCAACTGCGAAATCCTGTTCCCGTTAAGGTCTAAGATTTCATCCATACATTCCTCCAGCTCTTTGGTCAGTAGCGGAGTTTTCATTATCCTTAACATCGTCTCTTTTACCATCTGGATTTCTTGGAGTTTGTTTTCAAGTTGTAAATATAACCATGGAATAGAATTAACCATACGATAATAAATCATTCCCATTCTGGATTGCATGTCGGCCTCTGTAAACAAAGAAACCGTAACATATTGTTCTTCTATACCATATAGTTCGTGATGAAATATTTTATTATATTTATTTTTAACTACTAAATAATTGAATGTAAATCCTTCATGATTAGTCCTTTCTTCTTTTTTTGATTTACAGTTAAAACAAATTAAATCTTCAAAATCATAACCAAATATTTTTTTTATAGGAGTCATTGTTATTTTTCTATTTGAATGACCGCCATTTTTATTCATAATATAACACTTATCTGTCACCTTTTTACATATACAACACTCATTATGAAACAATTTATTGTAAAGATAAATGAATGAGTCCATTTCAATTATTTCTGTTTGATATGCAGTATGATGTTTTTTATATTCTTTATTAACACAAATTATGTTTCTACGATACAATTCACCACAATATATATATAGTTCATTTAATGAATTGGCTTCTATTGATAACTTAAGTTCTAAATAATCCTTGGGATATGTTGCGGGTATATCATGACCATCAATTATTCCAATGCATTTCACTAACAACTCTTCTACAGAAAGAGATTTAAGTTCTGAAAGCGATTCATCGTCAAACAATACGGTTGATTCCATAGATGCCATTTTTTACAATCAACGATTCATTACTCGCGAATCAATTTTGCGTTTATTAAGGTCAAAAGATATATCCTCTACCTATAATGTGGGAGGCAAATGATATTAATACTTATAAGTCTTTGACCTCGCATAACATCGGGCAAATATGCAACGATGGATTTTCAGCAGAAATTACGCGGTATGCCGCCGATCTAAAAAATAAAACATTCTTGGAAGTTGGAACGTGGAATGGTTTAGGCTCAACGCGAGCATTTGCAAGAGGATTTCATAGTAGAAGTGATGATTACGTGTTTTACAGTCTTGAATGTAATAAAGACAAATGCGAAGATGCTGCCAAACTCTATAAAAGTAATTCAAAAATACACATCTTAAACGAGGTGATATGGAACGAGGAACCCGAAGATTTTTATAGAATATTTCCACAGGTTTTAACTAACCAAATGTATAAGCATTGGAATGAAGTTGACTTGATGAATATGAAACGATGTAATTTATTTTTAAAACGACCCGATCTTCCGGAACTATTTGATGTTGTCCTATTAGATGGCGGCGAATTTACGACCTATCATGAGTTCCAAACTCTTAAAAATAGATGTAAGATATTAATGTTAGACGATATTAATGTTGACAAATGCAAATTAATTGTAAGCGAAATAGAGAGCGATCCTACTTGGAAAATAATTAAAAAGGAAAATGTTAGGAATGGGTACCTAATCGCTGAAAGGAGTTAAACATTAAAAGGCATAAAATAATCTACAATCCAAGAATAGAGTATGAACATAAATTGTATAAAATATAACGTGCATAATACACAAAGGAATATTGTGGATAGAATCGCAAGTTCTTTTACTGCTGAGACAAATAGTTCGTGCATTTCTTCTTGCATTTTTATAGTTTGATCACCATATATTATATATTCAATTTTATATAATGTATGTGTACTTGCTTGTCTGTAGTGACGGCGCAACTTATGTGGGAGCGACGGTAAACTTGGATCGCAGGTTGAGACAACATAACAAGGAAATAAAAGGCGGCGCTGTTGCGACGGGACGAAAGGTTAGTCAAGGGAAAACATGGCGCCGAGATCGGTATGTGGAGGGGTTTCCGGATTGGCAGGCTTGCCTGCAATTTGAATGGAGATGGAAGCAGTTGTCTCGGAAATTAAAAGGCGCTCCCTTAGAGCGGAGACACAAGGCCCTTGAGACCCTACTGTCTTTGGAAAGACCCACCCAAAAAGCGCTGGCCTATTCTGAATGGGCGACCCCGCCAAATGTAGTGATTGAACCGATAAAAATTGAAGAGGAAAATAAAGTAATAGAATCTTTATAAAAATGGTTGTTCAACTTATCATCGGTCCTATGTACGCAGGCAAAACAACGAAACTATTTGAGACCTATGATCAAATTGGCGGGTTGATTATAGACTTCTGTGAAGGCGAGACACATAAAGGAATCGTAAAAAATCATAAAGAAGAAAAACAAGAGTGTATACGCACGAGTCGTTTAAGTTATTTAACCACGAAGGAATTTTCGCATTTTATGGTACATACCAATATCTTTATCAATGAGGCACAGTTCTTCCCTGATCTACTTGAATTTGTTGAACAATATGAAACGTCTAAGGAAATAAGAATTTATGGACTTGATGGCGACTATTTGCGTAAACCTTTCGGACAAATTTTGGACGTAATTCCCTATTGTGATACAGTTGAAAAGTTGAGAGGTATATGCGTGTGTGGATACATGTCTATTCATTCAAAACGGGTGACAGACCATAAGGGTCAGTTTCTTTTGGACGAAAAGGCTTATGTTCCGGCGTGTAGATTATGTTATAGTTTGTAAAATAAAAAATATCAAGATAATAATGAAATATCCCGTATCTCGCGAAATATCGGAGTATTTATTTTGTTCTAGTTTTTTAATAGGTATACCAGCAACCATAACCTATTATAATAGGGATTATATATCATCCTTTTTTATTTCTTCTTTGTTTTTTACTTCTATAAATTTTTGGAGAAACCCGCAATATAACATGCATCGTATGCTTGACATGACAATGTGTAAAATTATTATGGTATTTTTTATAATAAATAGTTTTACATTTTGTGAGTTTAATCGTGTATTATTTAATTTTGTATTATTCATGTGCATTCTTTATAATATCATTGAAAACGTATTATGGATTTTTGATAGTCATAAATGGATTATTTTTCATTTAGCAATGCATATTTATGTGTCTTATTTCATAATATTTATATATTATATTCTATAAAATGTATATAACTTATGATTATGAGTATACAAAATATTTATTTTATACAAGTTTTTTATTTTTATTGTCTTCCTTTTTAATATTTTTTTATGATTCTCTTTTATCTTCCATCATCATTTTTATTTTGTTTTTAACTTCTGTGAATCATTGGAAAAGACCCGATAATAACATCCTTAAAATATTAGATCTTATTATTGTAAAATTGGTAGGATTTTTATACTTTATTAACTCCTTCTATAAGGACGAGTTTTATAGAGTGTTATCTATGAACGTTGGCATATCTATGGTTATGTTCTATGTGATAGAACATATCTTGGATTTTTATGAGAACAATCAATGGATTATCTTTCATATGTCCGTACACATTTATGCGGCCTATGTAACCATTTTATTTTTATTTGTATAAAGAACACATCTCTAGAGTTTCCAGGTCATATAAAAAATAATCATTGGACTCTTGATCATTGGACTCTTGATAAATTGGTTCTGGGGCTCCGCATATATATTCAATAAGTAATATAAAAAATTTCATTACCATATTATTCATTACTAAAATAGTTAACAAATTATTATTTCCTTTATTAATGGAAATATTTCCGAAATTTCATTTAAACAAGCAATCGCAACATCCCTGTGCTCTTTTTGTGTCTCAACTCCTGCGCGGACCTTTATGTAGTGAATCCACGAACGAAGACTCCCGTTCATGTACAGTCTTGAAACCGTCATTCCTTCTGGCAGGACAGCCCTCGCCTGTTCCTTTGCAATCCCCTTTTCTATCGCCCAGTGATAGGCGGTTGATGCAATAGTAGAAACCAAATCTTGCTGCGCTTTCCATTCCGCATGGATCTCGTTTTCTGCATCAACCACAATACTGTTCTGTCTATTCTTTGAATCCTGAAGCCGCGCTTCTTTTTGTTCAAACCCTAAATCGGCGACGGCATAGCGCTGGGAGAACTCCTGAAAAGAAAAGGATCTGTGTCTAAGCAATTGGCGCGCGATATCTCGCGTGGTTTCAATCTCAAGACAAATGTTTACCATCTCAAAGGGCGACCAATGTTCGTGTTTCATCAAATACTTGATTAATTTTTCGTTTGTCTCGGTCATGTTTTGGTTGGACGGGTTGGATACCCGCGCGCAATAAGAAACAATATCTTGTATACTTTTCTCGGGCGATTCTAGGTCCCGCGTATAACTAATTAGTTTAACCTTCATTTTATGGTTTGATATTTTATATTTATATTATTTATATGTATGAATTTACTGAAAATTCGGTATTGGATGATTATAAAAAAATGGTAGAAGTATTAAATAATATAAATCGTTCATATGTTAGATTTGCAGAGTGTAAAGAAAAGAAAGAAAGGAAATATTGGTGGGATGCTAAATATAGCAGAGCTCCAGGTAAACTTTTAAAAGATATTGAAAAACAACTTGGTAAAATGTTAAATGGTGAATTAGGTGATAACGCCACACAAAGAGAAATTTTATATAATAAAATACTTAAATTTTTAAATATTTTTATGAAAAAAATAGATGAAGCCAATATTTATAATATCGCGATTTTCATTTTGAAGCATATAGATGATAAGCTACAAAAAGAAGATTGTAGTCTTAAAGGAAATTATAGGGGCGACTACCCTCAAAATAGTTTACATTTATCATCTTATAATATGCTAAAACTTTCAAAATTTCGTAATTCTAAGAGTAAAAAACGTACAAAACAAATCAGTTTCAATAAAAATAGAAGAGCCAATAACAATAATAGAAGTAGAAATAAAGTATTAGGAACTCAATTTTAGCCGAAGACTAATCAGCGGTTCCATATCAATGAACGGCACCTCAACTTTGACATAATTATCAGAGAGGTTGCGATGCATAAAGACCAGGTTCATATCCTTTATGATAAAACCGTATTTTCGTTCTAGGATAATACGGTATACGTTTAACTGTAGAGAGTAATGAGACACGTTGCAGTCTTCCATATTTACATACGGAACCTTTTTACCTGAAAAGGAATTGTACTGAATTTCCTTTGAAAACTTCCAGTCATAAATGCTGAGAGTTCCGTCGGGGTTAATAAAGAGCATGTCAATAGATCCGCAAATTTTAATGTCCTCGTCATAGACCATCATCTCTGTCCGAAACGGCTCCATGTGTGCGTGATCATTTCTAAAATTTATAAAGTAGGACCATTCAATCATGTCTGACTCGTCCATAGACCCATTGTAATAATTTTCAATACATCGGTGCATATCCGTGCCAAATGTGGCGGCCTCCGCGCCATTCTTACGCCATAGTTCCTTAATTTCATATTTCGTCATTCCAAAGTATTTACTATTGAGCCAATCAGGCTTCGCCATCATCTTATCAATAATCTTATTCGCATCAAACTTTTCAAAGAAGGACTTCACCCACGTCGTACAAGACGTATAACCATTTTCGCCCTTGATGGTATAGATGTGTCCATTCTCCTGGAAAGTAATATCTTTGTCTCGCTCGTGTTCGTTAATAGTGGAAAGCATTTTTTATGATATCTTGTTAAGTATTTTTCAAATCAATTTTAAAATTGATTGGTTTAAAAATCGGATACTATAAGTAATTAAATGAGCGATAACAAAATGACGGATCAATTTAGATACTATCAGAAATTGGCAGACGATGCCATCACAAAACATTTACTAAATGAAAATAAGTGTTTGGTTAAAATGTTCTGTGGAACTGGGAAATCAAAACTAATGCTGGAGACAAAGATAAACAAGGATAAAGAATTAATCGTTTATGTATTTCCATCATTGGCTTTAATAGATCAGTTTTGTAATGATTATTTGACTGGGAGAAATGTTCTAAGAATCTCATCCGAAAAAGATTCTACGACTGAACCGCAAGTAATCAAACAATTTCTTACCAAGACAAAGAAGATAATTTGTGTTACCTATAATAGTTTTAAAACCTTACTTGATAATTTAAACGGACATATCATTCAAGTTTGTCATTACGACGAGGCGCATCATGCAGTTGGAGAAACGTACCAGAGATTAATCTTTGATAATGAGTGCGAGAAGCAAATCTTCTATACTGCAACTCCTAAAAATGCAAACGGAATTATTATGTATGATTCAGAGAAACCCGAGACAGGCATGTGTGGTAAAATGGTGTACGATTACTCCTATTTATCTGGCGTAAATGAGGGCTATCTGAATCCAATTGAAATCCGAATTGACATGTATCCCAAGAACGAAAATAGGTCGGTTTTTGAAAGAATTGCGCGCGCAATTTTAGCCACGGGTAATAATCGTGTCCTAACCTTTCATTCGGATGTAAATACGGATAGAGATACGTCTGTAAATAATTTTGTGAACGAAGAAGAATTTATCAAGGCCTTTAAAGAGGTACAGGAACGAGAGTTTCCAAAGGTAAAAAAATACAAAAAAATAAATATGGTCGGATTAAGCGCGTCATTGAAAGGTAAACAACGTAGTGAAATACTTAAGCGGTTTGAAAAGAATGGAAACGACGTGATGGTTATCTCTTCTTGTGAGACGATTGGTGAGGGCATTGATACAAAAAACGCGAATATGTGTGTTTTTGTAGATCCCAAGACGTCTTATGTAAAGATTATTCAAAACATCGGCAGGATTGTTCGCAAGATCTTTGGAGAAGAGAAACCAAACTCTACGGTGTTAATTCCGTGCTGGGTAGACAAGGAGAAATATTTGGGTTGCGGTGGAGACAAGGAAAAATGTGATGAGGTCATTCGGCAAGACATGAGCGAGGGTGGTAACTTTAACGGGATTTTGAATGTTTTGAGTGCATTGAAACAAGAGGACGAGGAAATCTACGATCTATGTTTGCATTATCCTGATGCTTATTCTCCTCAAGAAATTTCAAATCATTTTGATAAACATGGGTACACGATTGGCGAGCCTGGCGATCTGAACGAGGTCTTGGAATCATTATTGGATACCGATTTGGAAAGTGACGACCTCATGGAGATTGCTGAAGATGAAGATGTATGCATAGAAGTATACACACATTCTTTAGAAAATCCCGTGGAGACTTACAATCCAGATGCGGAGGAAATAGTTCGGGTCTATCAGACAGAAGAGGGCGAGTTTTGTCCTGTAACCAAAGGTTTAAAACGAAGTTCTGAAAAAATACCTAGACCTGACAGGGAACATAGAGTTAGTCTTAAGGTACATACTCACCCAGATATTAAGGTTCTGTGGAATATAACGAGTGACATTACGGGTGATATTTGTAGTTGTATTATTGATTGTGAAGTGGTGAAATATGATCATATGGAGGTCGCAATCGGTATTGTGGAGAGGGCGAAGGAACGGGTTTCAAATGGTGGTCAGTTATTACCTAGACAAATAAAAAAATATAAATCAACAATATTAGAACCAGAATTAGTTCAAGAAACCAAAGATGCAAATAAAATTGGTAGTTGGAAGCAAGCATTAAAGGGTTCAAGAAATTGTTGTTGTTGTGATAAAGTACGTGATTATTTAGATGTAAATTTACTTGGATGGAGAACCGAAATTGATTTAGAAGAAAATGCTTTACGAACAGCAATTTCTATAATAGAAAGAGCAAAAATAAGAGAATCAAAAGGATGTAATTTATTACCTAGACGTACTGATAATAAAAAAAATAGAGTTGGCGAATTAATACAAGAACATATAGATTCTAGTAAACTTAGTGATTGGAAGTGTTCAATAAAGGGTTTAGGACATAGTTGTTGTTATGATAAAGTAAGAGATTTATTGGATAAAGAATTGTCTGAATGGAGAACAGAAATAGATTTGGATGAAAAAGCATATCAAGAAGCTGTTTCTATAATAGAAAGAGCAAAAATAAGAGAATCAAAAGGAGGAAAATTGTTACCTAAACAAATTCCGAAACAAAAAAGAGAAGGAGAATTAATACAAGAATATAAGGATGCAAATAAACTTTGTAACTGGAAACAAGCGTTAAAAGGAAAAGGACAAAAATGCTGTGATAAAGTAAGAGATTTATTGGATAAAGAATTGCCTGAATGGAGAAAAGAAATAGATTTGGATGAAAAAACATATCAAGAAGCTGTTTCTATAGTAGAAAGAGCAAAAATAAGATACGAAAATGGAGGTAAATTACTACCTAGAATAATTCCGATAGAAAAAAAAACAAGCGAAATATTAATACAAGAACATAAGGATGCAACAATAATTTCTTTTAGAAAAATGGCATTAAATGGTATAGAAATTGGTTGGACATGTTCTGATAAAGTAAGGGATTTATTTGATGAAAATTTTCCTGGATGGAGAAAAGATTATAATGAAAAAGCATTTGAGATAGCAGAATCTATAATAGAAAGAGCAAAAATAAGAGAATCAAAAGGATGTAATTTATTTCCCAGACAGATACCAAAAGAAAAAAGAATAGGTGAAATATTAATACAAGAACATAAAGATGCTATTAAATTAAGTGATTGGGATAGAGGGTTAAAAGGAAAGGGTACAAGTAATTGTCCAGATAAAGTCCTCAACTATTTGGATGAAAATATTAAAGGATGGAGAAGTGATTATCAGTATGACGCAATGAAAGTTGCACAAGGTATAGTAGAAAGAGCAAACGAAAGAGTAAAAAATGGTGAACTATTACTTCCAAAAAAATTACGTAAAAGAACGACAGAAAAATTAGAACAAGAGGGTAAAGATGCTTCTAAATTAAGTGATTGGAGAAGTGTATTAAAAGGTAATGTTAAGGGAAAATGTCCTGACGAAGTAAGAGACTACTTGGATGAAAAGTTAATTGGTTGGAGAATAGATTATAATGAAGAAGCAATAAAATATGCAGAAGGTATTGTAGAAAGAGCAAACGAAAGAGTTGAAAAGGGTGAGAATTTATTACCTAGATATATTAGTAAAAGAACAACAGAAGAATTAGAACAAGAATATAAAGATGCTTGTAAAATTAGAGGTTGGAAACAGGCATTAAAAGGTAAAGGTGATAATAGATGCACAGACGAAGTCCGCGACTACTTAGATAAAGAGTTACCAGGCTGGAGGACGGAAGTAAAGTCTATGAAAGCAAAGGAACCAAAAGTAAAAGAGTCTTCAGAACAAAAGAGAGTGCGATTCCATTCCGAGTTATCTGATCTGCATAAAAAATATAAAACATTAAACTCTGAAAATCTTGGTACATTATTCAATGAAAACAAGGATCTATGGCATACATATCATGTTATTTCAGAAGAGAATGAAAAGAGTTTTCCGGAAGAAGGAATTCCGCGAAACCGGATCATTCAAGAACTTAATAAAATAAATACAAAGAGAACTAGGACCGTAGTTGATATGGGTTGCGGAAAGGCGCAAATATCACAACACTTTAAAAAGGATACCAGATTTAAGTTTATAAATTACGATCATATTTCATCAAATGAAACGGTAATTTCATGTGATATTTCAAAGATACCTTTGGAGGACGCGTCAGTAGAAATTTGCATTCTATCCTTGGCGATGTGGGGATCAAATTGCAAGTCCTATCTAAGCGAAGCATGTCGCTTACTGGAGAGCGGTGGAAAACTATACATAATTGAGCCTACAAAACGTTGGACGGATACAACCAATGCAGACAGATTAAAAAACTTATTGAAGGAAAGCGGATTCCAAATCATACAGGAAAGCATAGAGAAGTTTTGTTTGTTTGAATGTATTAAAAAGTAGACTAGAGCGATATATTTGATCTAGGACTTGACTCAACTGCGTTCAAGTTAACATTATGTCTTTTATAAGTCCTGCGTCTTTTATAGTGCTTCAAAAATTTATTTACATTCACATTTCCTCTGGCCTCTGCGTGTCTAAACGCCGAGACAAATTCTTCCCTATTAAAGTTTCCTAAAGCCTTCGCCTTGTAATAGGCATTCCTAAATTTCTCCTCGTTTATTTTTTCTTTTTTTGCCACGTTATTCCTAAATTCTTCCCAGTTAAGAACAGCAGGCATTAATCTTTCAACATATCGCGGATCATTTCTTAGTTTTGATTCAAGATACGGAACATATCTAGACGGTGGAGGTATTCTAGAGGGAGGTGCTCTTCTAGTCTTCGTTGGAGATGGTCTTCTAGACTGTGGCGACTCTCTTCTAGACTGAGCTCTTCTAGACTGGGTTGGAGGAGGTCTTCTAGACGGATTCTTAAGCATATAAAATATGCCTCTATAATAATGAGCATGTCGGCGTTAGAAATGAATATTAAAAATTTCAATATTTTGTACGGATATTTATGTAGAAATATAAACAAGTCAATACTATTAAGACCTGATTTTTTTACAAAAAAAATAATGGACGAGTATGAAAAAATTCTTGAAAAAATAACGGGGTATTATTACATGTCCTATAACTTTCGGCACGCGCTACATAGGACATTTTTAATCGTAATAAAATTTTTAGATACTCCTTCAAATACGATTGAAAGAAGACCGTATAACTTCTATAGAAAAAAATATATCAAACGAATAAACAAAATAGTATTAGGTGAAAATACTTTTGTTACCATCAATGAACTATTGAAAGACATTAATGATGAATTAATCGCGAGAATTAATGAACTTAAAAGCGTGACGATAGATGGAGAAAACGTATCTAATATCCCGTATGCACAACAAACCACCATGCGCGTAAATGGACCAAAAGCAAATAAATCAAATACGTCCAAATATAAAACTGCAACGTGGAGACTAATCAATAGCCCCATTAATAAAAGGGCGCCGTTAGCGATCGCAACGCTTAAAAATAAAAATTCAAACCGAACCGCAAAGGGAACAAAAATATAGGTATTATATAATGCGTAGAGTTACATTAAAACTAAACAAGAATCAAGAAGAAAAACAACGAATCAAAGAACAAAGATTAGAAGCAGAAAGACTAGAAGCAGAAAATAGATTAGAGGAAATAATTGAAGAACAATTAGTTGGAAAGAATGAAAAGGAACGTTTGGATTTTATTCATACATTTGCACTTGTTATGGATGAATATGGAGGACTTGATAGTTATATAAATTTTGTAACGCGTAAAAATAAAAATAAAAATAAAAATAAAAATTCAAGGAGGAACATAAATGGTAAAAATACAAGAATGAATATAAATTTAAATCAAAACAATTCAACAAAACACAAAAGGTATCCAGCAGTCAATAATGTAAGAATAACTCAAAGATCAATCCACGGAAACAATACAGAAAACACATCTTTAAACGCCCCAAATGTAGCCCGCGGATCAGCCGCGCAAGGATCAAGAATCTAACAAGAAAGTAGAAATGAATATAAAGGCAAAATAATAAATAAATAAAATGTATCAAGTGAAGTGGTTCAATAAGAAGAAGGGGTACGGATTCGCAAGCGGGTCAGATAAGACGGAGTACTTCTGCCATCACACGGACATAACAGT